ACAGCTGGCCGATTTAACAAAAAAAGTTATCCTTGAACAGTATGGTACAATTCTTGGGGAGACCGAATTAGATATTCGGATTCCAACCGATCAGCGTGAAATGAAGCAGAAGATGGATCAGGAAAAGTCGGAAGATCAGGAAATGCCATCGTTTAAAGAGATTGAAGATGAGGATACAAAGACGGCGATTCACAAGCGTAAGATCCTAAACATGATTGCGCAGGGCGAGGCAATCAATTCAAAAAAGATGCTACTGGGCGATACCAATATGGATGGCCTAATCGAATTATTTGGCGAGGCCAATGCCAAAAAAATGGTTGAGCTGCTTGTCATGATCACCGATATTTGTAATGCGCGTGATTGGCGAATTCCAGAAGAGGTTGGAGCCCGCATGATTGAAATGGGTAATGGACTCAGCGGTGTATCCAAAATTGAATGGAAACCTGCTAAACCTGAATCGGAAGAAGATCAGGAAGAAGAGGAGACAGAGACTCCAGCCGAAGACTCTCAAACAACACCAACTTTAATTATCTTGGGTCTTGATCAGGCAATGCTATTTCATGAAGCAATCAAGGCAATATACGGGCTAATTAATCAGGGAGGGCTTGCTCATCTTGACGATGAAACGATTGCTAAAGTATTTATGAACACTGAAACTCCAAGAGACGAGGTTCAGGACCTAAAGCGCGCCAAATTAACAGCAGCCGATCTTAGAGAGTTTATTCAATCCTTCCCGGAGGTTGATGATATTGAAAACGGTCGTGAATACGTTTGGGGTAAAATGATTGATGCCAATCTGGTATCAGATCGAGAATTCCTTGAGCTGATGAATTTGATATTCACAGCTGCGCCGGCCTATCGCGAACTTGCTGAAGGCGAACCTCCTTACTCTGAGGCTGAGATTGTTGCGGCTGCTGATGCAATGCACGCAGCTCAGGCCAAGGTTCGTAAGCTGATTCAGATAATTAAACAGGAACTTAAGGATTGGCAAGACTCGGTTGATGCTGCTAATTACGAAGATCCCTATGCAGAAGACGATCAGGACTTCCCAAGCTACCAGGCCGAAGAGCCAGCAGACAGAGAACCCGATCAGGCTGAGATCCAGGAGCTAATCGACAAAGCGCTAGATCGTAGAGACTTTAAAGAAGTTGAACGTCTTTCCATGATGCTAAAGGAAAGCCGTGAAGACCGTCTTAAAAGACTTAAACAGTTAGGATTAGTTGACGATCCAAAATCAATAACTATTTCCGAATTCATGAAATTGCTTAGAGGTGAATATCGTGAATACATGGATTCAATTCGTCACGAAGACGATGCAATGGGTCTATGGGATTTCTACTCGGAAAACGCTAGATTCTATGAGCGCACCTACGGTATTACACAAGATAGAGACACTGAAGAGCTTGAATATACTTGGGACAACAAGAACTACTCGGAAGACGAGGATGACGACGATGACTACGACTACTAAGTCGACCTTTACCCACTAATTTTAGTATAATATTCTTAATCGACGGAACCAACGTGGCTTCGTTAAAACCTTTGTGTATTGGCAAATACAATAAAACGATATGGCATCTAATAAAGAAATAAGCAAAAAGTATCAGTTACTTGACGAGATTGAACACGTGCTCAAGCGCCCAGGCATGTACATTGGTTCAACAAAACCTCACACGTCTAACGAATGGATCCTAAAGGACGGAGTCTACGAAAAGGAAGAGTTGACGCATAATCCAGGTTTTCTTAAACTATTTGATGAAATCATTTCCAACTCGGTCGATGAACACAAAAGAACTGGTAAAATCAATACAATCAAAGTTCAAATAACCGGCTCAACCATTTCGGTTTGGGATAACGGTGGAATCCCGGTGTTACAACACCCGGAACACAAGGTGTGGATTCCAGAACTAATCTTCTCGAATCTTAGAGCGGGTTCCAATTTCAACGACGATGAAGATCGAACGGTTGCCGGCACAAACGGGGTTGGTGCATCGCTCGTTAATATCTTTTCCAAAAAATTCACGATTGAAACAGCAGACGGTAAAAATAGGTTCTTGCAAATATTTAGCAACAACATGTCAAGTCGTAGCACGCCAAAGATTAGTAAATCCGGACAGGGCTTTACCGAGATTACCTATGAACCTGACCTATCGAGATTTGAAATGAAGTCGATTGATGAGTCCCATATCAAGCTCATGAGAAAAAGAGTAATTGATATTGCGGCTGCGAATCCAGGTCTCAAGCTTGAGTTCAACGGCGAGAAATTTAAGTTTAAAACATTTAGAGAATACGTTGACCTCTATACTCAAAACTCAATATGGGAAAGATCAAAGGATTGGGAAATTGCGTTCGGCGTCTCAAAGGACGGATTTCAGTCGGTGTCTTTCGTCAACTCAATTGGTACAAAAGACGGCGGCACGCATGAGAATTATGTGCTCAATCAAGTAATCGAAGGGCTGAGAACCCTAATCAAAAAGAAGCACAAGGTTGAGGTTAAACCGTCTGAGATTCGAAATCACGTGTTCCTGTTTGTCAACTGTACAGTAATCAATCCAGCCTTTTCATCCCAAACCAAGGAGAAGCTCATCACCGAGCCCAAGGACTTTGGCACAAGCCATCAAGTTTCTGAAAAATTCGTGAAGTCGGTCTTTGCGTCTGAGGTGGTCTCTTCGTTACTTGACTGGATTGAACAGAAGAAAGCGGCCGAAGAGCGCGCTGAACTCAGAAAATTAAATAAGTCGCTAGCCTCAACTAAAGTACTTAAGCTGATTGATGCAAAGGGCAAGGACCGTAAGAAATGCGTGCTTGGAATATTCGAAGGAATGTCAGCGCTGTCAGCCGTTCGGAAATTCAGAGATCCCCAGACATTTGGAGCCTTTCCACTAAAGGGTAAGTTCCTAAACGTTAGTGAAATGACAAACTCTGGGGTCATCCAGAATGATGAAGCTGTCCAGCTTATGGCATCATTAGGAATCAAATTAGGAGAGGAACCGAGTGACCTGAGATATGGCAGCGTGTATATCTATACTGACGCGGATCCGGACGGCGACTCCATCGCAGGTCTGCTAATGAACTTCTTTAATAAGTATTGGCCAGAGCTCTTTGATCAGGGCCGAGTCTTCAAGGTAATGACTCCATTGGTTGTTGCAAAAAAGGGCAAGGAGGTCAAGCCGTTCTATTCTAACGAGGAGTATCAGGCCTGGGAAAAGAAAACTGGTGCCAAGGGCTGGGACGTTGAGTACAAAAAGGGACTTGCTGCCCTAGAAGACATTGAGTATCGAGATATCATTCACAATCCAGTATTGGTCAAAATGCAGAACGATAAGAAGTACAAGGAGAGTCTCAATGACTGGTTCGGCACAGACTCAGCAATGCGTAAGGAGAAACTTTTAAAACTGTCGTTATGATCCGTCGCTTTGTCAACTTTCTAAACCTGTTACAGAACCACCTGGATCAGGCCAGATCATTTTCAACAATTCAAAAATTCTAAAATGGAAGATAATTTAAGCTCAATAAAAACAGAATTTGAAAATCTTAAGGGGCAATTCGTTATAACAGATTCGTGGAAAATTGAAAGACTTGTGGCGGTCGGTGAAGATGAAATGGATTACTATTGGATAACTTACAATGGTCGTAAGTTTACTTGGAATACATGCGTTGGCCGAATTGTTCCATTAAAGGGATACATACTCGACAAGGATTACAATGAGTTCGTGAGACTTGCTAAACTGAATCATTTTGATCAGGCAACTCTTTGGGGAAATAAACTTACTGAGGAAAGCGAACTCTTTGTTCAAAACCATATTGCCGAGTTATTTGCTCTACCTGAAGATCATAAATTCTTGACACCAGTCTGTTTAGACATAATTTAAGTATAATAATACCGGATGAATCAATTACAGAATAAAACAATAACCGAATATCTCGATCAGGACTACGCAATGTACGGCATGTACACGCTAGAGAATCGAGCAATACCGTCAGTGATAGACGGTTTTAAACCTACTGCACGTAAGATTATCTTTATTGCAGATAAGGTTTGGCGTAATGGCTCCGAAAAACCCCTAAAGATATTTCAATTAGGTGGCCGCATCGCATCCGAGGCCCACTACCATCACGGTGACGGTTCACTAAATGGTGCAATCATTGGCATGGCGCAGTCATTTAAGAATTCCCTGCCACTCCTAGAAGAGATTGGTCAGTTCGGTTCCCTACGTTCGCCAGAAGCGGGCGCGGCTCGATATATCTCAACGAAATTAACCGGTAACTTTAGGCTGCTGTACAAGGACTTTGAACTGCTTGAGAATCAGGTTGAAGAGGGTAATTTGATAGAGCCCAAGTATTTTTTACCAATCATTCCAACTGTCTTGTTGAACGGTAGTTCGGGTATTGCGGTTGGTTTTGCAACAAACATCTTAAATCGTAATCCACTTGATCTAGTTGATGCCTGTCTTAAAGTGTTGGACGGTAAAAAGGTTGGCAAGCTTCTGCCCTGGTGGAATGAGTATCGTGGACCTGTCGAACAGGTTGCGGGTACAAATCAGTACATGATGCGTGGAGAGTATCGAGTTGCAAACACAACAACAGTCGAGATCTCTGAACTGCCGCCGTCCATAACCTTTCAAAAATACGAAGCTCATCTTAATTCTCTACAGGATAGAGGTATCATCTTTTCGTATGAGGACAACTCAGCAAACGGTATCAACTACACTCTTAAATTTTCAAGAGCAACCCTTGCTGACCTAATTGCAAAGGGTCGTCTTGAACAGACTCTAAAAATGGTTGAGACCGAGACTGAGAACCTAACCTGTTTGGACGAGCGCGGCAAGCTTATCATCTTTGATACGGTGCCCCAACTGGTGGAATACTTTGTCAAGTTTAGATCAACCTTCTATGCAAAGCGCAAGGCCTATCTCATCAACAAGTACAATGAGGAACTTACGTACCTTTCCAATCGGGCAAGATTCGTTAAGTTGATAATCGACGGCAAGTTGAAGATCAACAACGTTCCGCGTAAGGAGATCATTCTCTACTTGCAAACGGCAGATTTTGATGAGGTCAACGGCTCTTACAACTATTTGCTTAACATGCCAATTCATTCCTTGACCAAGGAAACCTATGAACAGCTTTTAAAAGAGGTTGCTGACAAAAAGGCTCTTTTGGCCGAGATTAAAAAGAAGGATCCAATTGACATGTATCGTGAGGATCTGGCTGAACTAAAGAAAAATTTAAAAGCAACAGTTAAGTAATGGAATTAATTAGTACCTACATCTGCAAGCAGGGAGATATTGGAGTTCACAATAACATGTTCGGTGGAATAATCCTATCGATCATTGATGATGCTGCCGCAAGTTATGCTTCTCAAATCTGCGATACTCAACGCGTGGTCACCCTAAAAATAGATGAGCTTGTTTTTAAATTGCCAGTTAAGTCAGGTAATATCCTAAAGATCTACGGTAGCGTTAAAGAATTTGGCACAACGTCAGTCACTCTCTACATTGAGGTTAGAAAGCACAATGTCTATACTGGAGTCCAAAAGGTCGTGACTCATACTAACATGAAATTTGTCAGAATTGACGATGAGGGCGAGCCGCTTGCAATCAGCGATCGCGTCAAGACCAGATACGCAGATCGTGTCAAAAAATTCGGCAGAGCCCTATTGACGCCTGAAGAGATGACTCGCAGCAAGGCTAAGAAACCAGTTGACGACTCCAAGGATTGGGACTCCACTCTTGCTGACGGTCTGGAAAATCTCTAAATTAAAAAGTACACTTAACAAAGATGGATGCGCCCTGTTGCATTGGCACAATCGTCTTATTGATGTAGTAGGGATATCCCTGATAGGTTAAGGTATGTAACACACCAACCTCATAGCGATCCTTTAACTTGGTAGAGATTGAAGAATTACTGCGAATGTTTAGATTATCCGCAAAGCTAACCTGTCGACTTGAATAGATGGCCGGTTGAATTAGATTGACTGATGAGAACTTTAAAATCTTACCGCTGATCTCAAGCTTGAATCGGGTCGAGCCCCTAACCGTAAAGTTATTTAGTTCAGTGTTCAGGCTTGACCAATAGTATTCAGGTAGAATAAGTTCAGACACTGAGAGCCGAACTCCTTTTAGATTGAGTAGATCAACCCCAATTCCAAAACCAGCAGCTGATCGCAAGTCTATTTTTCTTAAATAGGATTTTTCGTTTTCGGAAAAGCCTATCACCTTCCAGCTCTTGACCAATGATCGTGTCAAATTACCTGTCAAGTAGAGCTCGTTCTCATAGAGATTTAGGTCTCCTCCACCAACCTTTGACTGTTCGCTCCATCTAAAGTTGGGCGCAATCGCCCATTGATAGTTGCCACTGTCCTTTTTAATCTCCGACCGCAGTGTCAGGCCAATCGACTGAAAGTTACCTGAATTCCAATCGCCACCTATTGAAATGAAGCCCTTAGTTTGACTAAAGGCTTCAATAGGAATAATTAGTAGTAATAGAAATATTAATCTCATACAATGTCCGCAGATTCAATTAGCGTATAGGTAAAGGAATTACCGTGAATTGCTTGTGATTTTTTACAGATGGCCAAGAACTGATCAAAGTCCGCTGACTTTTTAAATACTTGACAACCTTCTGACCAGTTTTCAACATAGGTTGAGTCCGCTCCAGCTTTGTGAATGTTGATTCCAAAGATTCCTTCCTGAATTTTGGTTTCATCGTAAGTTAGATCACGATTTGCATCGCGATACACCTTGACGTTTTTAGCCTGCTTTAGGGCTTCGTACTTACCCTGGTGTAGACCGATTGCATGCGATCCACGATATTGACCCTCAACCAGTCGAGCAACGCCAGCTGCATTATGATACTCCATAACCCCCTTTTTACCGGGATCGGTTGTTGCGGCCCAGGCATGAAAGTGCCATTCACCGTTTAATTTATAGGACACGGTCAACAGATCATCAAACACGTTAGTGACCTTTTGGCCGGTGCTAGAATTTCTAATACCAACAATATTGACATCATAGTCCTTTGCGCCCTCAAACCATGCATAACCCTTGGCCTTGACCGCCTTTTCAATTTGTTCTCTTGTGTAATTCATATTCTTTATTTTTTAATAATATTTATCTGGGTTTAAAATTTTAAAGTTGTTCCGACTAGAATGTTGTGCATGACACCCCAGTTTGGAGTTGTGTTCATATTTGCACGCCAATTAACATTTAGCCTGAATTTCTTGTGAACTGCGATTGAGATGTTGTTGCCAACGACCGCGTTGAATGTTGTGGATGTGCTGCTAAATTTTTTACCAATGTCATAGTATGGCGAACAAGTAGTTATGAAAATCTCAGGCTTCCATTCAAGTCTTTTGCTTAATCTAATCTCTCGATCCGCTAGAAAAACAAGATAGGGCACCGCAACGTAATACTGATTTTTTAAATCCATGCTCTCAACATCGGATACTCCAAGCTGTACACCGACAGTTGTTTTATCGAATTCCCAAACTCTGGTTGCGCTTGCGCCAATGTTTCTGACAAGACCCATTTTTCCAAAGTTGAGATGAAAGTACCAGTCTCCATTGCGATAGAAACCCGAATAGGTTTGTTGGGTCAAGTCAAATGTCAAAATAACGTTGACACCATAACCCTTACCCAAATTTACATTACTGTATCCCAAGCCAGTACCATAGCGCCAACCCGATTCAAAGGTTGGATTCTGTATGAAACTAAAATCGGCTGAGGTCAGCACTGGGTTGGGTCTAATTATTGAGCCGCCGCCAAAAGATCTGGCCTGCGCGCCCATAATATTATTTTGAGTATTGCCAAAATCCTCAGCTGGCGCCTTGGGCGGTGGAGGTGGACTTGTCTGACCGACTGCTGCAATTGATGCTAGCATTAAAGCCAATGTAATTAAGGTTTTCATTTTATCTTGGATTTATAATAGAGCATGCGGTTGAGCGCATTCTCGAATAGCCAATCCTCAAGGTCAGGAATTTTAAATAAAAATTCATATTCTATTGAGTAGGCCTGATACTCCTCAACGTTTGGATCAAGCTTTATGCCCTGATTTGCAATGTACAAATGATACGACTCGTGTACCAGAATGGCAGCAATGTTGTTGATTGAGTTTAATCGCATGTCGTTTACCGATATTGCAATTACGCTGGGCGGTTGAGTGGTTGACTCTCCCGCGATAATGAATTGAATCGATTTACAGTTTTCAAGCAGGCGCTTGTGAGCGACTGGATCATGGGCCTTAATCACAGCAATCGCCGAGTCGACCTTTGGTCGCCAGCCGTCTCCCACATCGGGTATTTGAATTTGAGCCTGTGCTGAGCCAGCTGCCAGCCAAACGATTAGAGCTATAATTGCGAAACGCATTGAACCAGGGCTTTTTTAATGGAATTGGACAGAGTCATTTTGGAAAAAGGTACAGACTCTTCCACCACCTCCAACATTATTGTTCTAATCTCAGTTTCCGATTCGCCATAGCCCTCGTATGCTTTACCATCAATGTGCAGCCTGATTCCGACCTGCGTGATTGCCTCTTCTCGTCCAACTCCAAGCAGCCTAAGTTCCTTTCTCGGCAAGCCAAAATAGAATATTTCAACCTTGACACTTGACGACCCTGGCTTAATACAGAACTTCTCAGAGATCAATTCCTCGGTCATCTGCTTGACACCGAACCTAATATCGCGTTTGCCCAATTCTCTAAACTTTGCAGTTGAGTACACAGTATCAATGCTAAAACATCGATCAGTTTGGGAAAAGGCCGTGACTTGGGTTGAGATAAAAATTAATAGGGTAAAGATTAGTTTTTTCATGTTAGTTATTGTGTTTTTATGCCAGTTCTCAACAGATAAAAATTGGTTGAACCACCGTTTGTTGGAGTGAAGATGATCATTGACTGAACACCGGGAATCGTACCCCTCATGTCAGTGGTGCCTGAATTAATTGTGGTCCACTGGGCTGGTGTGAATATTCGATAGTCTGCAATTGGAGAGATCCAAAAACCTGGTCTGTTATTTATGCGAGCATAGATATTGTATGAATCCGTGACCGTGAATCGGCCATCGCCGTTGACGTCCATCGTGTAATAGAGCTTGGAGGTTGGCGTAATATTATAGAGACTTATCTCGGTTGGATATTGCGCATCAGTCGGTGTAGGTAATGCAACCGATAATGATTCTAGTCGAATTTCAAATTGATAAGACTGTGCATCCAGATTTGGATTTATTGTGTATTGACCGGTTGCACTGGTTGAATAGGTACCCTTTAGCGAAAAAGAAGTTTCCGGCACGGCTGGCGTGTATCGAACTGCGTAATTGGTCGCCGACCAGGCAGAGGCATTCTTGCCGCCAACCGGTACGACATTCGTATTATCAATATTGACCAAGCCTGCGGTTGAGTTATTGCCTGAGCACAGGGGCTTGTCCTGATAATAGACATCAATCACATTGCTTGATTCGTACAGCACAAATTGAAATGTGTGCAGATTAGTACGACAGCCGTAATGCGGCACTGCATTGAATGAAACTATTAATTTACGATTGGGCGAAGTGCCAACCGTTGTGTAGTAGATATTGGCTGAACCTGGATAGAGGTCTTCCCAGTCCGCCATGATAACGTTCTTTGGCGAACCTGCATTTGGAATGTATTGAGCAGTATAACCTGTTGTTTGAGCAGAAGAAAAACCAATCCAGCCGTTTGACCCAACATAGAATTGGGTGTAGTTATTACCAAAGAAGCTAAAGGTGAAGCCTATATTAAAGGGTCCATGAGTCGCGTCGTCGGAAGATGGAATCACCGTGCCGGAATTAAATGCACCAGCTGGGCTGTAGGTTGGAAAGCTAATCTCGTATGGGTCAGTTCGTTTGCCAAACAGTTTGACCGGAATGTTTTGAAGACCCTGGCCGTTTGCGCCGTAAACGTAACCTGAATAGGTAAAAGGCTGAGCCGTGAGTGTAATTGAAAGCGCAATCGCCGTAACTAGCAGTAATATAAGTTTTCTCATAACAATAATCTGGTACCCATCATTACTGTGTAATTTAGGGTGTTTTCTTTTAGAGCCCAAGCGCCACCACCGTTAATGTTTATCTTGAATTTATTTGTGATTTTAATATTGCACCCAAGAATTGGTAAAACAACGTGAGGCGACTTTAGCAAAATATCGTTGTAATAGCTAACATACGGTGCGTAAACATAGAGACCCATTATTTTAGCATCAATTCTTTTACCGAGTTTAAGATCCCACATGCCGCCCGCAATTGCTGCCGTACCAATGAATGCTTGATCATAGACACTACCGTAAGAGCCAGTTAAAAGATAAACAGCTTTAACGTTTTTCTTCTTGTTGATATCCCACATTTGACCCAGCGCAATCGTTCCGTAAATTGATTTTTTTATGTCAAGACCAAGAGTTAGCGTGGTTGAGATAAGGTCAATTCTTTTGGGCTTAATGAATGCATAGAAGCCGCTAATGTTTGGACCCTTTAGTGCGGTCGTGTAGTCAATGAGTAGTCCATGAGCTCGAGCGCCGTCCCATCTGGCTGAGGTATAGCCTCCGGTAAATTTACCGCCGTATGAGACATCTGAATTTTTAAAATTAAATCCAACAAAATCGCTTGAGGCTATGATATTGGGTCGATTGCCGTTTTTTGCATCAACTCGCTGCACATTATTAACTGACGATCCAACCAGATCGGTTTTACCCGAGCCAGATGGCTGATCCGTTTTGGATTCCCCAGCGGGTGTTGTGGTTACTTTTTTTGTTGCATCATTTTGTCCGCCTCCCTGTGAGCCTCCTCCAGAGGAAGACCCATTTTGAGAAGTTGAACTATTATTTGAACTCGAGCCAGTTGTTTGTCCACCTGATCCGGTTGTTGATCCCTGGGCTGATCCACCTGAGGTTTCCGATCCTGGATTTTGTGGTGAGCCGCTGCCGTTTGATCCGCTTCCTCCGCCAGCTTGGCCCGATCCAGATCCGCCCGTTTGATCAGGCTTTTGGCTAGCCGGTTGGCTCCCACCGCTTGATTGAGCCTCGCCTCCAGATTGGCCTTGAGATCCACCAGCCGATTGAGCTTCGCCTTTATTCCCAGATTGCGGCGATGTTGCCGAATTACCAGTTTGACCGCTAGCGGCACCAGCATTAACAGAAGTAGAGTTAGTATTATCATCTTTCTTTTCCTTTTTTTCAGATTTTTTAGTACTCTCAATTGTACCAGAAAGAAAATTCGTTCCTCCTCCCGCTAAATCCTTGACCGCATCGAGCGAATTAATTATTCCTAGAAAATTCAACGCGCTGCTCTGAGCAACGGTTAGACCGGTTGGCATGCCGACAATGCTTGCGCATGGATTATTGGAGCCGAATGATGCGTAAACGCCATTTGCCCAATTCTCAAAAACTCCGCTGTAAAAATCGGTCGGTTGAAATGTGTGTATTTGACCGTAATAGGTAACGGTCACGCCGTTAGACGGCACCTGAATTGTTTTCTTTATCCCAGTACAAGGGTCAATGTATGAATAATTGATTTGACCGATTGCAACATTTGAGATAATTAAAAATAGTATGAATATGATTTTCTTGACATGCATTAAGATTTAAAAATTCCCTTTTTTATCATGCGATTAACTATTCGAGCAGCAGCGGTTTCCAAAGCTTTTTTGGTGGTTATACCAATATGGGATTGATTAAATTTAATTTCAGTATCGTCAATACCTTCCAAGATTGAAACCGTTTTTACTGTCTTGGCCTCGCCCAGTCCTGAGCCCATTATGATTTCGCCGGTCTCAGCATCAACGAATTTAACCTGTAAGCCAAGTCTCGTAATTTGGGTTGTTTGCGATTGGCCGTTCACCTTCACAACCTCATCGTCTGACACCGAAAAATCGTAAACTTCAATATAGACAAAGTATTTTGCAAGTTTGATCTTACCACGACCGTCCATTTTGTTCTCGGTGAATCCCTTGTCCGATGCTTTGAACTGATTAATCATGCGCTCCTTAATCTCCAACTTATCCTCAGTAAAGACGAATCGGTTGGTGTACTCTAGGTATTCCAACACAATATTGGTAACACCAAGTCCAACACGCTTGTCCTTTAATTCTGGATACATTTCGTAAAGATCCGAGCTGATTCCAATTTTTAGAATCTGCACGGGAATCTTGATTGTGTCCTTGTATTCGGGCACAGAGTCAAGCGACATTTTCTTTTCAAAGTCAGCTTGGTATTGCTCAGACTTGATTGAACCAATCTGAGCAACACACATGGCTGAATTTAGGAAAAGCGCAAAGAGTATTGCTAGCTTTTTCATGTTATTCTGGGCTATTTGTTGTTACGTTTGATAGCGAAGTTCCGTCCTCTTCATCTACCTTTTGAATCAGCATCTTGTCGCGATCTTCTGAATTAAACCAGTAATCAACAACCTTGTTTAGATTACCAACAAACGCTCCCAATAAAATTAGTAACATTTCCTTCCATGATTCTTGGATTGTAACTCCAAAGAAAACGGCTGAATTGATACCTAAAATAATAAAGAAGAACAGGCCCAACACGATCGCTGTAATCTTCCAACGATTGGCCTGCATTTGTTGTAACATATAGTAGAAGCGATTCTTGTCTTCCACCTTAACGTAGGCGTTTTCGCCAATTAAGAGTTTTTTCAGTGACATTTTAAATTACGTATTTTTACCAAGGAGAGTCTTCAGTCTCGCTCTTTTTTTCTTTCTTTGCTGGCTTCTCAACAATCTTTTCCTTGATGATTGTTGTTGTTCCACCCGCTTTTTGTTGTTGAGTGTTCTCTTGAGTTTGCTGAACATTAACAATAACTGGTGCAGGAGCTGGTGCTGCCTGTTCAGTTTTTGGCTCGGCCTTGGGTTCTTCATGCCCCCCATAAAGGAAGGTTCCCAACCAGACACCGCCTCCCGTAATTACGGTAGTTAAAGTGGCGATCAAGGTTTTCTTGAGACCTGACCAGGTGCCGTCATTTTGATCCTGTACGTTTGTTTCTTCTGACATGGTTTTATTGGTTTTTTTATTCTTTAATAATTTTTGAGGTCTTCACCTCTCCTTTTTGCTGTAGAGTTGCAATGTAAAGACCTGAAGCTAGATTAGAAATGTTTGAAGAGTAAACGTAGTTTCCTTCTGGCATGTCCTTGTCTAAGATTAGGTGTTCAACTATACCGCGGTTATTTAGAATGTAGAGGGTAACGTGACCGCTGTTCTTAACTGTGAAGTTAACGCTGAAATCGCCGGTCGTTGGATTAGGATAGACGATCATTGACTCCTCGGCCTCGTTTGGACCGATTGGAGCGGCCATCTTTGCAACAATCAAGATTCCATTAGTTGGTGTCACGCTCATGTCCTTGGAATTAGCATCGCCCGTAAATTTACGAGTTGTCCATAGTGGTGATTGAGACCAGTTTGATTGTGGCTGTTTAGCTATGAATTTAAGAGTAAAGATATTGTAGCCGTCCGGAATCATGTAGTCCTTGTTTGCAGATGGATCGTAACCCGACCATTCAACCATACCGTCCATTGGATTGATTGAAGAGAGCCACAGCATTGATTTGTCCGAATTGCTTAATTCTTTAAAGTCAAGAGCGCTTGAATCGTATAACATTCCCAATTGTAGAGATGAGATCTGCTTACCAAAGGTTTTAACGGTTACTGGAATTTCAACCAGATTGCCGGCTGTAACCTTAATTGAAGGCATGTTGATCTCAACATGATCGGTTGGAAAGTCGTATTCAGCGGTCATGTCAATTATGTTTTCCAATTGAGATGGATAATTGGGATTGGGCGTTGGCAGGATCGTGATAGGTGTCAAACGAGCCATGTGATAGCCTGTACCGTTTGCATCGCCCGGTACCAACACATAATAATTAACCGAATCTGGCTGACCTGGTAAAATATTGTAGTAGAAGTTGGTTGTGCCGGTATAGGTTGCGGTGTAGTTTGTATTTGGCGAGCCTGTGATTGCAGCGTACTCGGCTTGAGTAAAGAACTTAAGATCCTTTACGCCATTGGGCCAAGAGTTGAATCGGCCAGAGATTCTACCAAAAACTCCATAGGCATCGGTGATGGTCAAACCGTTTGAGCCGTTAATATCTCCAGTATAAAAATCCCAGGCCTGTGGAGTACCGTTGCCTAGAATCCACTGATTAATTAGTTGAGCATCAGCGGTTGAGATTACATTACCAACTCCCATCGTATCGCCCTTGATTGCCAAGCGAACATCGTAATAGGTTGTGTCAATCAATTCAGCGATTGAAAATTTACCCTGTAGATTCGTAGTATAGGCAGCGTGCTGGGACCAGGTACCTCCAACCTTTACCTTCTTTTCAAGAGAAAGTGTTAGGTTTTTAGCGGGTGAGCCGGTAACGTTGGTGAATGTGCCGTGGAATTTTAGGGTATCCCTTAACCATTGCCCGTTGTAGCTGTGTAGAGTAAGCACGGTATCTAGACCAGGTTGAGATGATGCGTATTGGCTGTATGATTGTGCACCGGACCAGGTTAGGTTAGAGATTGAAGCTAAGCCAAAAAAGGCATTGGGCGCAACGTGAGTGAACGTCACGTCAAATCTTTCGCCGTCCGGTATTGTGTAGGTTGCGCTGTTACCCGTGTAAACCAAAGAAATGGTAACATAACCGTTTGCGTTATTGTCAACCGCTTGCAGGTCAAGGTTCGTTGCTGAACCAATTAGTGCAACTGAGGCAGAGGCAAACGCGTTTTTATCGTAAAAGAGTCTAAACTGAACACCTGTGTATTTTGTGGTAACGCTGTTCTTAAGAGTGATCTTTGCATGGGATACACCCTGCGAATAGGTTCCAACTTGATAGGTGGTGTCGATTAGAGCATAGATCCCCCAGCCTGGAGCGGGTGGACCGGATTGAGCAAAGGCTGGGTTGGACCCAACCAGAGAGGCAAGTACAATTATTAATCCGACAAAGAAATTCTTCATTTTTTAAAATTATTTTAAGTAGTTAGTAGAGAATAATACTCCTTAAAGTGCTTTAGACGATCCTCTAATCCAATGGTTCCACCGTTAACTCGTTTGGTAACTGCAGTAACCGTTGCATCGTCAGCTCCTTTATCGCAAACCGTCCATAGACCGTTATTGTTAAAAAAGAAAGCAGCTGATGCCAATGGATACTTTGTGGATACTAGATCTGGATTACCGATGATATCGTCGTCCACGAACTTATCAAATGCTGAATAGTTAGACTTTCCAGTCAATTGAATGTAGCCGCGGCCCCTAAACTTAAAGCCATCGCCTGAGGTCTCGTCGCCGTTACCCATTCTTGAAGAATAGACGCGGTTAGCGATTTTTTCAGGTTGTCTGGCATAGGACTCGTTTAGATTGCCGGGAAAGTACTTTGGAAAGATCTTTTTTAGACCGTCCGCTGAGTAATTTAGGTTCTCACTAACCGCCTTAAATCCGCCGGATTCGTGACCGCATTGAGCCAAGAAATGAGCTAATCTTAAAACATTAGTAATTCCGAATTTTGCAGCCGTGTCAGGAATCTGAGCCAGGACTGCATCGGGCACATGCCCTTTTAATTTTTCCAGTTTGAAACTTGACGCTGGAATCGTCGTTTGAGATTGTGCCGCTGGGGCCGGTGTTCCAAGCATTTTTGCAAGAGTGTCCTCTCCAACAATACCGTCCGCCTTTAACCCGTGTGCAGCCTGCCATTCCTTTACCTTTGCTTCGGTACCTGGACCAAATTGGCCGTCCGCTGGGATGCCCAGGAATGACTGGAGCTTAGAAACCTCTGGGCCAGAGGATCCGTTTTTTAGAAGTGCCATCGACTAAAAAGTTTTTTGTTTATTTATAAAGCGAGGTCTCAACTAAGCGGGCCAAATAAATAATAAAGAAATCATTGAGAGTACCGAATGGTTAAGCTTATCTCCAGAAAAAGTGCTCTTCTTGCCCTGGACTGGTGCATTGAAAAGTACGGCCCAAGCAGATTCGCGGATCTTGAAACTCTACGCATAAAGTTGGATTCTCGAGTTGACTACTTGGGTAGTTACGACGAATTAGACAATCTAATTCTACTTAATCCAAAGCGGCACAAGACGCTTAAGGATTGGGTCACGACCGTGATCCATGAGTACACTCATTTCAGGCAGCCGATCTTTGAAAAGTACGATGACTATTTTGAAAGGTATGGCCGTAACTACGATAATCATCCGTATGAAATTACAGCCAATAACAAGTCCACCAAACATGCGGACGAGGCTCAGCGCTGGGTGCTTCAGCAAATTAGGGAGTTAAATAAAAAGAATGGGAAACTTTAGCACCAGGTATGGTATAATAGTTTTACAAAAAAACAAATGACTATGAAAAAAGCAATCTTTGCTATCGCTATCGCGACAATGTTCGCAGTTAGCTGCACCACAGGAACCACCGAAGCAACAGCCAATGCGACCGACTCAACTCTAGTTAAAGTTGACTCGACCGTAGTAGACTCAGCTGCAACAAAAGCTGATACTGCTGCATGCTGCACTCCAACAGTAAAGTAATTAAATTACTGAGACTGACGCTGAGGGAGCCTGTAAGCTCCCTTTTTTTATTTAGCAGTAAACCAAATTCCGCATTGAAGTAAAATAATATACAAATCAAAATTCATATATGGAGAATCAACAAGTGAGGGTCGGTCTAGAAAATTCAACCGCAATCGTCTGTGAAAAATGCGAAAACTCAACCTTCAAGGAGGCAAGTTACCTAAGGAAAATTTCAAGGCTTTTAACTGGATCAGCCGAGGACATGATTGTGCCCGTGCCAACTTTCATTTGCACGGCATGCGGCCATGTCAACGAGCAATTTCAGATTAGAGAGCCTAAAAAACCGGATACAATCATAAAATAATAAAAAGGCAAATGTTAAAAGTAATTGATTTTTGGGCTCCATGGTGCGGACCCTGCAAAGCAATGGCACCCACGATCGAAAGTTTAATTGTTGAGTATAATAAACCAGAAAGCGGAGTTGAGATTGTGAAGGTGAATGCTGATGAATCGGCTGAGCTCTGTAGGCAGTACAACGTAAAATCAATTCCGCAAATGGTTTTTGAAAAAGAAGGTAAAATAGTAAAGACTGTTACCGGCATCAGACAAAAATCAGATATCATTGAATTAATAACTGAATTAAAATAGAGAATCATGAAAATCACGTTTATTAGCGATACTCATTGGCTTGTTAAAAACGATGTTGAGCGCGATGACATGACGTCAATGTTGGAAGGCGGTCCTATCTTGGTGCACGCTGGTGATGTTTCAGGCCGAGGTACCTACTTTGAGGTTGAACAGTTTTTAGACTGGTTTAGCGAGCTACCCTACGCGCACAAGATCCTAATTGCAGGCAACCATGATTTCCTATTTGAGGCTGATCCCGAAGAAGCGGCCAAGCTGCTTGCCAAATATCCGGGCATCACCTATCTAAACGATAGCGGCGTAACGATTGAAGGTATTAAATTTTGGGGTAGTCCAATAACTCCGTGGTTCCACAATTGGGCGTTCAATCGAACTGGACCAGAGATTCGCAAGCACTGGGACATGATTCCGGATGGAATTGATGTTCTCATTACGCACGGTCCGCCGAATGGAATTCTTGATCTTACTCAACACACTCAATTGCACGTCGGCTGTCCGTATCTACTTGAAAAGGTCAAGCGGATCAAGCCCAAGGTGCATGTGTTTGGCCACATTCATGAGGCCAGAGGAGTTCATGAAGAGGGCGGCACAACTTTTGTGAATGCGTCAGTCGTTGATTTAAGATATGAACTTTACTATCAAAATCCTATTCAAATAGAAGTATGAGCAGATACACAAAACGCGCAGCTGACAAACTCCTAGTGTATGGTCACGATCATGCACTAGGTTTCTTTTACGAGGAGTGGTTACAACCGGAAGGAGACGATGATCGTCCCATCTCGGATCGGTGTCAAAAATTCGGCATGCCAATTCGAGAAATGGTTGACAAACTGATTCAATATCGAACTCCGCTCTGGCACAGAGAAGCCCTAATTGGGGAGAGACCTTTCTAAAAACCGACAAGGTCTTTGGAGTAAAATATCTAAAACAAATTAATTATGGCAAATGGTGTCTATAAAATAACCGAAGACTTTGAAAAAGCTTTATGTGACTACACTGGTGCACCTTACTGTATTACTGTGGATAATCAAAGTAATGCTCTATTCCTTGCGCTCTACTATGAAAAAGTTACTGGTCAGGAGATAACCATTCCGGCCAGAACCTATCCTTCAGTCCCATGCGAAATCATTCACGCTGGTGCAAAGGTTAAATTTAGACCAGTTGAGGGCAAAACAATCAAAGGCGCGTATCAACTAGAACCAACCCGAGTTTGGGATTCAGCACTGAGCTTCACTGCTGACATGTACAAGCCCGGCACTCACATGTGTATTTCATTCACTGGGCCGTACAAGCACTTCAAATTAAGTAAGGGCGGTGCAATCTTAACCGATAACTTAGAAGCATATCATTGGTTCAAACGTGCAAGATATTCTGGTCGTAGAGAGTGTTCGTATCATGATGATCACTTTGACATGCTCGGTTGGAATTTTTACATGATGCCTGAACTGGCGGCTCGAGGTCTTTTATTAATGAATCAGTTTTACAATCTCGATGGTTCCAAGAAAAAACAGGCAGATCTAGAATTGCCATATCCGGATCTATCAAAATTTGAAATTTATAATCAATGAGAAAGGGAATAGTTGGAGCAGGAGGATTTGGTAGAGAAGTATACTGGAGTCTAAACCCGAGTGAACGAGAAAATACGGTTTTTTTCGTAGATGATGCATACTTTAATGGAAGTGATCCACTGATTCTACCTCTATCTAAATTTGATCCTCTTGAATATACGTTAGTCGTCGCAATAGCTGACTCAAATCACAGACAGCGAATCGTAGAAAGTTTGCCAGCCAATACTAAATTTTTTACTCACATCAATTCGTCCGCTCAAATTCATGGGCCGGACGTTGAAATTGGGGAAGGTAGCATTATTTGCGCTGGCTCTATAATAACAACTAATGTAAAAATAGGTAAACACGCTCACATAAATTTAATAACTACAATCGGTCATGATTGCATAATCGGAGATTATTTTACAACTGCACCAGGTGTACAAATTTCAGGAAATGAAACGATCGGTAATCGAGTTTACTTCGGTACTCGATCATGTATCAAACAAAAATTATCAGTATGTGATGATGCTGTAATTGGAATGAACGCTGGCGTAACTAAAAATATCGATCAACCTGGAACCTATATTGGAACTCCCGCTCTTAAAGTATGAAAGAACTAATAGCAATTTCGGCGCACTGTCCGACTCCGGAAAAAAGGCAAATCTTACTTGAGTTATTATTAAAATTACAGGACTATCGAAAGTCTTACGATTTATTGATAATGAGTCATTGCCCAATTGGTGAAACCTTTTGTGAACTTGTTGATTTTGTAATATACGATAGATTCAACAATATTCTTGAAGACTTTGATCTTACAAATTCTTTTGAATTTAATCACCCTGATTTTTTTATAAATTCAACATTGATCTTCTCAAAGAGCACTCATTTGGCCGTATACGGAATGATCTATAATTCAATTAATTTTGCAAAATTCAATGGCTATCGAAATTTACACTATGTTGAGTACGATTTACTGCCAGAGAATCTTAAAGCTATCACTGATGCAAGTAAAATATTAATAGATTACGATACGGTTTTAGTCAGAGACTTTGAAATAGGTTGGACGCATGGCCCATACTGGGCTTTTCGAGTAGACAATCTAGAAATTGAATCACCAATGACTAATGAAAAAATCATCAATGAGTTACGTGAATCTGAATCCAAACATACTGAGCATATTTTTTCAAGACTAGTCTCAAACAACCGAAGTGTGTATCATTATGATGTTTCGAATCTGGTCAAAATTTCTGGAAAAATAGATTTAATAGATTCTCATAATTCTAGAGGCCTGAATTGGGTCATTCCAATATACAATACGACAGCTGATCATTTAGAGCTGTTCATCTACAATGAGCATGGCGGAAACTATAATATTGCAGTTTCAGTCAACGATACTATTCGTACATACTCGTGTCCGCCGCCATCGTCGTGGACAATGACAAGACTTTGTGAAATGACTTTGCCTATCAAGATAAAAATTTATATTGATGATACTCTAACCAAGTCGGTAGAATTAAATGAAACTAATTTAGAGTTGTTCAAAAGTAAAAACTTCCTTATTCAAAAAAATCAAATTACATCATGAAAAATTTGAAGCAGATCCTATTGAATTCAATTGTACAGTACAATCAATATCTTGAGGATAAGGTAGAAGACTATTATAATCATAAGGGATATCAGTTAAGAGTACGTCAGATGAACACACTAGTCGATTGTCTTTCCGAGAATTTTCAATTTGACGAAATTAATTTAATAGAAACTGGCGTTAGTGGTCATCTGGAGTATGGACTATTTGGATTATTTTTTGCGCACGCAATAGATCAATACGGTGGGCAAATGCATTCGGTCGATCTAGATCAGTCAGCCTGCGAAAATAGTGAAATTATTTTTAAAACTCAACTACCTAATCTAAAGTACAAAACCTATTGTCAAGACTCAATAGAATTCTTGAAGACTCCTCCAATCATCCCAAATATCATTCATCTAGATAGTTATGATTTTCAGCTGTTCGATCCTTTTCCGAGCGCGCTTCATGTATGGAAAGAATTCACAGCAATCGAGAGGCTGATGAAACCTGGCAGTATCATAATAATTGATGACAATTGGAGAAATAATAGTTTGCTACAATGGTTTCAGAATGGAACCGAGAGTAATGTAGCTATTCAATATCCAATGATCGGCAAGGGCGCACATCTATATCAAGAGGCGCTGGCTGGCAGAATAGAATGGGAGTTAATTGGTAATCACTACGATCACTATGATAACTTAAAAATAGTCTTAAAGAAAAAATAACTATGCTTTTAAAAAACGAGGAAGGAAAGCTAACATTTATCGTTGATACGCTATGTTCTATTGGTTTTGAAAATAGGGGAGGTTCAATCGCAGTTCACAAACTGGCCTATGAGTTAGCAAATCGAGGACACATTGTATATGTTTTTGATGAACCGTGCTATCCCCATGAAAATATTAATACGATTCCAACTTCAAAGACTGAAGAAAAAGGTAATCCTTGGGATTCGGAGTTTAGTTGGGAGCCGTTTGCGTATGATCTACATAAAACCATTTCAATATACAACCAAAATACGTGGCACAATCCATTTGGAACAATACATACGTGTAGATGGATTTTACATGATGATCATGAAAAATGGAAAAGTTATGACGAAACTGATCTAATATACAATTATGGATCCTTTTTTGTACCAAAAAATATAAAACAGCAAAAATTAATTGTAACTGACTATAAATTAGAAACGTACACTAGCAAAAACGCTAAAAGAAATGGTTTTTGTTTTATCAATCATAAGTACACTCCAGACTGGGGTTTAGATTTTGTTGATAAATTCAATGCAAAAAATTTAACTAGTTTGATGCTTGATGGTAAATTCAGTGAACTATCCGATGAATTTAATAAATTTGAGTATTTGGTCACATTTGATTCTAAATCATATATTACTGCAGCGGCCGCTTTATGCGGTTGTAAATCAATAATATTGAATCCGGACAAAAACACTACTCCGTTGGAATATAGATTAAGCAATCCTACTCAAATGTTTGGAGTAGCCTATGGCTTAGATGATTTAAAATGGGCTAATGATACGGTCGGCTTGGTTAGAAATCATTTACAGGAATTGGAAAAAATAGATCAAAAAACTATAAACAGTTTCGTGCAGTACTGGGAAGAAAAATTACTCTAATAAAATGGATAAGATCCTTATCATTATTAATAGTAAAATAAAGAACCAAACGCTAATAAAACAAACAATATACTATGATACACTTTAAATTGCACAATCAGCAGAATCCTGAGCTTTTTACATTTAAAATAGAATTAGATCCTGCGCTGGCTCTCATAATAAAAGAACCCCTGATCGTTAGTTTCAATGATCTGGCTGGAGAGGGCTGGGAAACTCAATTGTTACCAGGCCACTGGTCAGAATGGAATGGCGGCGGCAATAGTAGATGGAACATAACTGTCATGGATCAACAGAGAAATGTTATTTTTACCAGAGAATACAATTCGCTATACGACGGTGGAGATTTGGACAAATTCTTTAATTTCTATTGTAAATATAACAAGAATACCAAAGGCATTGTTATAGGATCTCACAATGGAGTTTGGGGACATTGGGTACAATCGGTAAGGGATCAAGACACAGATTGCATAATCATAGAGGGTTCCGAGCCTCAATTTAAAGAGTTACAAAAAAATTATGATGGCCTAGCCAACTGTACCCTGGTAAACGAAATTGTAACAGTAGACGGTGGATTAATTGAATGGCACACGGGCGGAGCGGGATACACAGACTCGGTCGTGAAGCAGGTAAATCAGCGATTCTTGAAAGACGAAGAGATCTTGACCGAAAAAAGGCAAAGCGTTTCAATAAATGAACTCATTGAGTCCAATAACTATCAAGAGTACGATTGGCTGCATACTGATATTGAAGGTTATGATGCTGAATTGATTATGGGCTTAAAGTACTTGCCCAAATTCATTATTTTTGAAAATGAACATGCTAAATTCATAAATACTTATCAACCGTGTATTGACTATTTACAGAGTTTAAATTATAAAATCATTGAATTTGGTATTGATACATTAGCTATAAAACAATGAAGACAATAACAATCATAGATGCATTCGTGGATCGGGACCAACAACACGAATTGCTGATTAATTTTTTGAATAGGGTGAATCCAATTGATCCAGTTCTGTTGATTACAAATAGTGTGCTGGATAAAAGCATTGCCGAACGAGTTGACTATCTTTTCTACGACAAGAGTAATACTCTATTTGAAGGCAAATACGAGAATTATGAGAGATTTTTATTGTGGAGAGTAGTTAATGACCTAAAATTTTTTACTCTACAAGTTCACACTCAAAAGCATGGACTGTCGGTGCTCATAAATCTATTCAGAAGTTTAAAACTGGCAAAGGACCTAGGTTACACCCATTTTAGACGAATTGAATATGATACTTTGATTGGTGAAAGAACTTTGCAAGATTTTATCGACACTCCACTTGCGTGTGCAGCTGCGGGTAAAAAGGCCAAATTTTACATCAATGAGCCAGCTAAGGTAAATACTTTTCAATATTTTTTCAGCGAAATTGACTTTTTTCTAGATAACTTTCCAGAGATAAAAAATGAGCAGGATTACTCAGATTTATTGAACAGAGAATACGGTAATCAGGATTTTGTTACTGTTGAAAAATTGATGTATCATTACATTAGTAAATTAGACAAGGATCAAATTTACATCGAGAATGATTTGGCTGAAGTATTGAACGATACTGTGTGGAATCAGTCTATTTCCAATTCTCATTTGCCGGAATCAATGCATGAGTGTTCAACCGATGTTTACAAATACGGGGACCAAACCATATTATTCTCTTTGAATAGAAAAAATTCCACTCTACGCAGAAAGGTAAAGGTCTACGGCGATTTTTCAAATTACGAAATTTTTGAGCATACTTTTACAATAGACGGTGAATGGACCTTTAACGAAATTAGGGGCGGAGTTTCAAAATTTGAGGTTTACGATAATGATCTCTTAGTCTTTAGTAAATCGGTAGATCAAATAGAAAATTATATTGAACCCTATCCGTAAATTTTTTTGACTAAGGTAGTATAATATAATAAATCAGGAGAGGTGGCAGAGCGGTCGAATGCGGCGGTCTTGAAAACCGTTTTAGTGAAAGCTAACGGGGGTTCGAATCCCTCCCTCTCCGCCAAATAGTATCAATGAAAAAGCCAGACAATGTAGCTGATAATCCGGGGCTTTTACCCTATGCAAGTAATGTTGGAGCGCCGGCAATCAAGATAGAAGACATCAGCGCATGGAAGGCCAGGAGCTCGGTCAAGGCAAATGCCAGCTTGCAGACAAAGTTCAATGAGCTAAAGGCCGAGTATCAAAAATTGGTTGAAGAGTACAAATGGAACGAATTGGTCTACAATGCTAAATTTGCATTTGAACCCATCATAGGTCAAGCCTATCATCTCTATGTTGGTCGGGACTCTAACCTATTTTTGTCGATGATAAATCCAACCGAATGGTCTTATGAATGGATCGGCAGTTTTGTGCTAGACTCCAATAACAAATGGAATAAAATTTAAAAACAGATAACATGATAAAGAATCAAACGCCCTACTCGGGCAAAATCAGGCTAAAATTTGAAAAGCACCCTCACTATTCGAGCGGTTCAAACAAATTAAACAAGGTTCATCTAAACTTGGGCTTTACCAAGTTGGTAAGTCGAATCGATACTCGTGAACCCAGACCGGAAGCAATCGCGTCAATTCTGAACACAACAGGTTTAAGAATTGAAACTCATACCTTTGGGCCGAAAGGCGAGCACTCTCTAGAAAACTCGTGCATGCACCCAGACGGCGGATACGTTGGCGATTTGGAGAGAGGCTATTGGTATCTCAAGAACGGTCTTACTGCCAAAAAGGGAACTCACGTATTCACCGCGTGGAAGAAATCGACCAAACAATGGGTTGGTTATTCGCATAGAGCGGCCTGTGCCTTCGGCAAAGGTGATCGCCTATTCGATGCAACTTGGGTGCCGGGCGATGATGAGCTTTTACAGTACGAAAGATACTTTGCAAAGCACCTTGGTGAAATTCCAGAAGGTCAGACTCTCAACGAGTGGGCAGTCGGCCACATTCCTTTTAGACAACGCGGGGCCAAGGTAATCAAGACCTATGAAGAGGCTCAGATTGCGGCAGCGAATTTTGCAAAATACGTAGGCTAATCCAATGAAAGGGTCGGAATTTAGAAGTCGGGCCGAGCAAGAAGAGCTTAAGCGGCTTGTTGCGGAATTCACCGAAAAGATTGAAACGGATCCATATCAGCCGGGCATTGTGCACCCAAACCTGTGTACGGATGATCTGGCGGAAGCGGTTGACGATGTGCTCTTTGTTAGAGGTCATTCGGAAATGACCATTCGGGTCAAACGGGACTCTCCTGATGGATACATTTCTATTGAAGTAATAGACAGAGTCTTGGATAAATAACAAGAAAGATATTACTTAATGAAGAATTTTGTAGCAAATTTCGGCCAATTCGTGAATGAATCTCATCACGGCGGACCCCAAATGATTACCGTTGAAGATTTTGAATTCACAATGGACGGCCGTGATTATATTTGCACAGCCGAGGTAGAGGGCGAAACCGAATACACGCCATCACAGAGAGAAGAGGGCCATGGCTTTCATGAGCTTGGCGATTTCTATGGAATTTCAGACTTCAATATTGCCAATCTACAGTTGGCTGTTGCACAAGGCGACGAATACGTTGAAACCTCTGATCCGGCTGAAATTGACTCAGCCATTGAATTTTTGCAAACCGATCCAAAATTTACCAGAGCAGTTGCTGAAGAGTTTGATCCCGCGACCTGGTACGACGAGGACGAGTACGATCCAAATGATGAGGTGTACGAATACGGCCGTTATCATAAGGGAGCTGGTAATTATCCTTACCGTAGAGGCCGCAATGAAGAGGGCGACAGCAATGATGATTTGGTACACGGCTATCGACAAGACGTTAGCGCGCTAGATCACCTTGAGCGTTGGGGTTCCGATCCTGAGCATGCACAGTACAAACACATGTCACAAGAGGAAAAGGACAACATTCGCGAGCGCGGTGAAGCGGCTAAAAGAGCCCTAGCAAAATTACGCAGATACTAAGTGAATCATTCCCTTAAGAGATTTAATCAATTCATAACCGAGAACGAGGACAGATTAGGCCGCCTTGCTCAATTGGGTCTTACTGACGAATTGACTAGACTGGAGCACAGAGCGGCAAGCCTGGTTAGGGAGACAGGCGAGAGTTCAATTTTTATTGATGAGGAGGATTATGTTCAAATGCTGCTACTATCAAACTCTGGATTTGATAGAATACCGCGATACCAATGGATTAGACTTTATGACTATGATCTTGCGAATTGGTTTTCGGCTGCGTTTGACGAATACGTATTGTCTTCGGGTTCTCAAGCAGATGCAATCCGAATGCTGGGCCAAGAGGATTTGGTTCACGATGAAGACAAGCAGATGACCGAATACGAGTATGAAGACGCATGTCGCCGTCAGATGGAATACAATTGGGATAGCGTTTATGCTAAAACTTCCCTTGAGGTCACGCACACAGGGGACATTAGAGTTCACGGCGAATTCTTTGGCCGTAGCGGACCGGACTACGATTTTAACAGGCTGGTGCCAGAACGCGGATATTTGCTTGATGAGCTGGACGTAAGCAATTCAGATAAAGAGACAATTTACTCTGACGTAGTTTCTTTCCTGGAAGCCCAGACTCAAGACTAATCTTTTTTACATTTCCATTAAAAACTTATTGCGTGCTGATTAGTATAAGATCGGCGTGAAAAAACTACTATTAGCAGTTCTGCTTTTCGTTGCATCAGCTACTGCCTCTGCAAAATGTGATTGGAGCACGTTAAAACTTCAACAATGGAATCAGCGTAACCTTTACAAATGGTATTTAAGCGGTCAAGTATTGGATGATACTTGTGTCGATTACATGTTTACAGTAATTGATCTTCAAACCAAAAAATTAGATACTGTCTATTCGTATAGGGGTATTTGCGAAGTTCAATTCAACAAAAAGGGTAAGTATTACTTGCGTGTCGTAGTGAAAAACCGTTGTAAAGGATGCGATACTCTGATTTATCGTCCTATTGAATTGATTTATTTTCCCAACTCTAAGTTTGTCTATAATTTAAAGAGTACTACCGGAACCTGTAATGATAGTATGGTTGGTGAAATGACTCTGGGTCCTTGGAAGAAAGGCGATACTTGTTGGCAGTGGTATTCTTATATTTGGAATGGACCTATGCTAGATTCTCTAAATCAGCACGACTGGGATTCTATGAGTGATGATCAGCTGTACATGTATTACGATTTTAATGATAGCGATCTGGTTTGGCAGAAAGGACCGGGTAATGATGCTCGCATTATCAAATACAAATTCCCTCATGATGGTCATTACTTGATTGCAACTCAATGGTATAATAAATGCTTGGACCAAGATACATTCTTCTTCACACGTATTACAATTGAAACTTGCACTACAAGCGGAATTAAAACTTTTACTAAACGTGAACCCAAATTAATTGGTGTGGTTGATATGTTAGGCAGGCCGGTTCAATATATCCGCAAAGATGAAATCATGATTTATCTGTATGATGACGGAACCTCCAAGAAAATTATTCAACACTAAGAACCTTTTTCCGAAAAGTTGGTATAATAGCTTTATAAATAACTAGACAAAAAACTTAAACCGTGCAAAACTACGCGAACACATCAAAAATTTCTCAAAACTGGAATCAGTATCCGGCAGGCACAATTACTGTGAATGCAACGGAAGCGATTAAAGATTTTGGGGCATTGCGAGGTTCAAGCGGATTAAGTTAAGGAAATATTAACTACGAAACACTGAACCTCGAACCTAAAAAATTCGAGGTTTTTTGTTTTACCCGGTGCGGTAGCTCAGACGGTAGAGCACAGGACTGAAAATCCTGGTGTCGGCAGTTCGATCCTGCCCCGCACCACCAAATTGGAATATAGCTCAGTTGGTTAGAGCGCATGACTGATACTCATGAGGTCGTAGGTTCAAATCCTACTATTCCAACCAAAATACGTGTGTGGTGCAATGGTAGCATACCGGTCTCCAAAACCGTTGATGGGAGTTCGAATCTCTCCACTCGTGCCAGATCTCTGGAATATAGTATAATATTCTATACAAAGAGAATTAGGTTCTTTGACGTATTGGAGATAGTAAATTGTCCTGTGGTGTAACGGCAGCACATCTGGTTTTGGTCCAGAGAATTGAGGTTCGAATCCTTGCGGGACAACACATCGCGGGTCGGAGAAATGGTAACTCGTTGGGCTCATAACCCAAAGATCGCTGGTTCGATTCCAGCACCCGCAACCAGTCAATGCTTGTGCGAATGTTCCATCACAGCGCAGCATGCCGCAACAACCAGCCACTGTAGTTCCACAGGGACGGCGTGGAGATGGACGCTTCAACCTGCGAAACGGTGGGAGAGGGTACCCAAGCCTTTCATAAAAGTAGAAACAACGTCTCCCCAGTTTCTTGTTCTGTGCACGGGAAGGATTTATAAGGAGCAAAAGGTCTCATAGTTAATCGGCTATAATATTGCCCTGTCACGGCAAAGTGCCGGGTTCGATTCCCGGTGGGACCGCAAAAACATAATATGGGTAGGTAGGATTGTTAGAAGTCGTTGCCCAATAACGGTCTAGCAAGGTAACGCGCTCTGTTGTAAAATTGGGTAAGCGCTATTAAAGTAGTATTATGTTTTTATTTGGCCCGTTAGTCTATCGGTTAGGACGCATCCCTTTCACGGATGAGAGACGAGTTCGATTCTCGTACGGGCTACAAAATGGGCTGTTAGCTCAGTTGGCTAGAGCACCTGCCTTGCACGCAGGGGGTCGAGAGTTCGAGTCTCTCACGGTCCACCATGGATGTCACCGTCAGAAGGTCGCGGTTTACCGATGACTGAAGAAGAAAATGACCAGACTGAACCACTGTGACGGTTCATCTTGCCTCCTTAGCTCAGCTGGTAGAGCAACTGATTTGTAATCAGTAGGTCGCTGGTTCGATCCCGGCAGGAGGCTCACAGCGTATCAGGGTCGAGCCGCATCTTGCCACGATACGAAATAGACTTGAGAGGACCAGAGGCGGCCGTGACTACCTCAAGTCGAAAAACAAATGGTGTCTCGGTACGCTCTGACGAAAGTTAACGACGAGGTCTCGGTAGGCAGACCTGCCTAGTAGGCAGAACACGTCTGATCCTACCCAATTGCGGGAGTAGCTCAGTTGGTAGAGCGCAACCTTGCCAAGGTTGAGGTCGCCGGTTCGAACCCGGTCTCCCGCTCAAATAAGCGGATGTCGTATAATGGCTTATTACTCCAGCCTTCCAAGCTGGAGATGCGAGTTCGATTCTCGCCATCCGCTCAACTGGTGGCTCCCTTAACGGTTAAGGCCGACCTTAAGCATCAGTAATACGCCATACAGGGGGCGAAAGCGTATTGATTTTCGGGGTGTAGCGTAGTCCGGTTATCGCGCCTGCTTTGGGAGCAGGAGGTCGTAGGTTCGAATCCTGCCACCCCGACAAGGTTGATTGGGGAATGAGCTGTCAATAGTTTGAGACTAATGGTCGACTGGCAGCATCGGAGTTGGCAGATCATTAGCAGAGTAAAGCCAATCGTAAAAGGGGTCGTCCACACAACCATCTTCCCCTTTCCTTATTTTGGGAGTATCGCATAGCGGCAATTGCAAGGGACTGTAAATCCCTCCTCTTCTGAGTTCGGTGGTTCGAGTCCACCTACTCCCACTTTTAGTATAATATCATTAACTAAAATAGCATGACAAAGACACTATTTCTTTTACGAGGTTTGCCGGGTGCGGGCAAATCAACACTAGCTAAAGAGCTTGGAGGTTCTCATTTTGAAACAGACAGATTTTTCTTGGATGAGAATAGCGAATATCGATTCGATGCCTCTAAATTAAAGGAGGCTCATCAGTGGTGTTATGGTGATGTGGAAACCGCCATGATACTAAATCACACAACCGGTCAAAATTCCGTGATTGTGGTCTCGAATACATTTACTCAAGAGTGGGAAATGCAAGCCTATTACGATTTAGCAAAGGAATGGAACTATCGAGTTTTCTCAATCATTGTTGAAAATAGGCACGGTGGCATTAATTCTCATGGAGTGCCGGCTGAAAAAGTAGAGCAGATGAGAGCTCGTTTTGAAATTAAATTATAAATGACCCTAACTCAAACTATCTTAAAGGATTACGTCAACCGTGGATTGGTCGTTGCCAATCGGCATAACAAATTACCGTTGACAATTTACAATTACTCTAGAAAATGCCAATACGATTCGGCATGGGATGAAGTGACTCTACAGTGTCGAGGTCTCATCATGGATGATTCAGGCGAGATTGTGGCTAGGGGTTTCAATAAATTCTTTAATTACGAGGAGGCTGCGCAGACTGGTCAAATTCCAGTCAAAGGTGATTACGTTTATGTGCAGCAAAAAATGGACGGCTCATTGGGAATTCTATTCTATTATGCTGACGCCTGGCACATGGCCACTCGAGGTTCATTTCATTCGGATCAGGCAGTTGAGGGTTTAAAAATTCTAAAAGAGAAATATTTTGGACTACGTCAATTTGAGCGTCGAGTAACCTACTTGTGCGAAATCATCTATCCCAAGAATCGTATAGTTGTTGATTACGGTTCCAAGCCCAGGGTGGTTTTTCTGAGCGCCATCTCTGAGGGTACTGAATTGCACTGGACAACCGCGTGCGCTTTTTTTAGGTCAAACGGAATTAGCAAATCTGATCTGGTAAAAACTGAGCAACATTTTAATTTTAGTCCTGAACTCTATGAAAGCCTAAAGGCCATGAATACTAGAAAGGCTGAAGGTTTTGTTCTAAGATTCCAGCCCGGAAATTTTAGAATGAAGATTAAATTCGAAGAATACGTTCGATTGCACCGGCTCTTGACCAATTTTTCTAATGTCGATATTTGGGAGCACCTGAGCCGGGGCGAAGAACTTGATCAATTTTTAGAGATGGTGCCCGATGAATTTGATGCATGGGTTAGACAGTGGGAGGCTGCCCTAAAAGTTGCACATGTCATGCGAATGAGGTCTGCGCAAAATTATCTAAATCAATTATCTGAACAGGGTTTCAAGACCAGAAAGGACGAGGCCTTGTGGATTCAAGAAAATGTTCCGCAAACCGCTTGGAGCACCCTATTCTGCTTGCTGAACGGTCGGGATCCCAGTCAGCAGATCTGGAAGCAGATTCGACCAGATTATCAAAAACCTTTCTGGAATCAAGAAGAATAAATAACTAGAAAGATCTAGTTACTGGATGGCAACATCACGACCCTTCACTCGTAATACTGGCGCCGCAATCGGCGGAACAACCCAGCTTGGAAACCTGGCATACGGTACCCCAAGCGCCGGCTTTGGCGCGACCGGTCTTACCTGGTGGATGGGTCCAGACGAATCACTGGGCTATATTATCGCAAAGGACGTTGCTGCAGCAAATCAGCCCACACCAAACGGCCTGAACAACGGAACCGTTGGTTTTTGGAGATCGAGTAGCTTGACAGATGCAAGTTTTTTAAGTATTGCAAATGCTGTTGCTGGCGCAAGTGGACCCTTTGCAACAGCTCAATTGGCGTATGATTGGTTGAATACCAATAATTATTTTACAACATTTGTACCGTATGCAGCGGGTCTCTACAAAACAACCTATTCTGGATATTTTAGTGATAACGTAAGCTTTTTTGCGACCGCTACGCCAACGACATTCGGTGCTAACCCGGCAACATCAGTTCAAACTACAGTGATTTCCGAACCATCCTCAAATGATGGAGAAGTATTTAGTTGTCAATGGTTGGGTTATTTTAAACCAACTACGACTGAAACCTATACCTTTTACACATCAAGCGATGATGCTTCCTATGTTTGGGTTGGAAGTAATGCAATTAGCGGCTTTACCACAGGCAATGCAACTGTGAATAATGGAGGACTCCATGGAACGGTTGAAAGATCCGGCTCAGTTGCTTTAACGTCCGGCACTTATTATCCAATTAGAATTCAATTCGGAGAGAACACAGGCGGTGATGTATTAACCTTTAACTATTCAACGCCGACCATCACCAAGACGACCGACGTGACTGGTAAAGTTTTTTATAACACTTCAACCAACGGCTTTTAACAAAACCTAAGTTTACGATAGAGTAAAATATTTGGGGCGAGCACTAAAAACACCCTAAATATATGACAATAATTTCAACTGTCGTGTTGAGCGTACTAGGCACTTTGGCCGTAATCTATCTTGGATGGATTGGGTTGGGGTTACGTAAGGCACAAGCAATCAACAATCAATTAAGTAATGATCTAACAGGTCTTGCTAACACACTTCATTCAGTTCGGGAAGATCTTTATCGAAGATTGGAAGAGAACACTGAAGAGATTCGAAAGAATCTTGAATGGGAATTTAGATCCATTCGAGAAGAACAATCAAACATTCAGCGCAATGTATTTGAAGCGGGCGATCGATTTCAACGGGATCAGGATCGCAGATTTGACAGAATCTATCATAAACTGTACACTAAATTTCCAGACTTAAAGGACATCGAAAGTCCAAAAGAATACTAAAAAGACCGCTCGCCCCATTTTTTAGTATAATAGTTTTAAACCTATAAAACAAAGTTATGGACAAGAAACTCATGATCACGAATGCATTGGCTCGTTTAAACGTCTTTGCAAAGAAACTTGGTAATCTGCTTATTGTTGCGGTCGCAATGATAACTGGATTCTTTATTGGCTATTACTATTGGGTAATGATGAGTCACGCAAAGAAATCCCCACTTAAGAATACAAAACCTCTATCCACAACCTCAGTTGCGATCAACGAGCGCAATGAACTTCTTGTAATCGATAGAGCGGACGGTACCTACACCGTGTATCAAGATTCGGTAGGACTAATGATTTTTAACCTTTATGCTTCTAGGAAGTATGACCAAATCGCGAAGTAATGTCACTAAGATCAACTCTAATCTTTGGAGTGCTGTTATTATTTGGCGCAGCCTGGTCTTACGAAACAGCTAAGCACGGGGATAGAACCCTAGATCTCTCCAAAGTTTCACTAAAAAAAGCGCCACCTTGTATTAGGCTGTACGATTATCTGCAGACCTACTCAAAGCAGTACAACGTACCCTTCAACATTGCGATGGGCGTTGCTGAAACTGAAAGCGGCTATCACGGCCCATTCGACTGGGGATACAATCCAAAACTTGTGTCTTCAGCTCATGCCTACGGTGCAATGCAGATTCAGGTGCCGACCGCAACCGCAACTTGGGGCAAACAAATTACTTCAAAGCAGCTATTAAACGACTTGGAATTAAATGTAAAGATCTCAATGAAGCTGCTCTCAAACCTCTATAAAAAGTACGGCGATTGGGGTCTGGTGCTGGGCTGTTATAACACAGGCAGACCTATGATCAACGGCTACGCTCTTAAAATTTTAAACAGACAATAATATGGCAGACTTTTGTAATCGATGCGCAACCGAAATGTGGGGCGAAGATTTTGAACCGGAAATAGACGTTCAGAAAATAGCTGAGTCCCTTGAACCAAATACTTACATGCCTGTTCTATGTGAAGGCTGCAGAATGGTCGCAGTCGGAAAGAATGAGAAGCAGGAGATTATGGTCGCTCATGTGATCGAAGAGGGTCAAGTTGACGATCTTGTCGAATGGACCTCTTACTCGGATTGGGAAACCCGACCACTGCCTTTTTAGTACAATTAAATTATTAAAAACGATATATGAAACCTACAACCTCTGATGAGTTTAACAAAAAGTGGGGTGCCTTTTTAAAAAAGGGCCACTATGGGCTTGCACTAGATAAACCGGAAGTAATTGAGTATTTAGACGCGGAGTTTGAGAGCCTAAGCAAATTACCGGATTTTAAGTTCAGTCAAATCAAGAGCAAGTTCAATTCATTTAGATTTTACGCAGATGGAGTTCCATCCGAAAAGTGTTATGAAATAGAACGCAAACTTGCCGAAATATACAAAGAATAAAAATGGAAAGAAAATTAGCAAGTATTCAAAGAGTCAGAGACGTTAGACCGATCGAAGGAGCTGACGTGATTGAAGTCGTACAGATCAATAACTGGAACGTCGTTTGCAAAAAGGGCGAGTACAAACCGGGAGATCTGTGCATCTATTGCGAAATTGACTCGTTCCTGCCAATAAAGGAGGAGTTTGAGTTCTTACGTAAGAGTTCCTATCGAAAATTAGCGGACGGCTCTGAAGGCTTTCGATTAAAGACGATTAAGCTCAGAGGCCAAGTATCGCAAGGTCTAGTCCTACCGCTTGAAACTCTAAACTGTGCTGAGGAAATGGTCGTTGGAGTCAGTGAACAGCCATGGGGAGAGCAGCTACAACTGGGGCCTTACGATGATGCGCTGGTGATTGAAGAAGGATTGGATGTAAGTAAACACTTGGGAATCATTAAGTATGAACCGCCGGTACCGGCTTCATTAGCTGGTGTGGCCAAGGGTCTTTTTCCATCGTTCATTCCAAAAACAGATGAAGAGCGAGTGCAGAACTTGACCAACGAGTATGAGGGCTACACAAAAACCTCCTTCTATGTTACTGAAAAGCTAGATGGATCCTCTTTCACAGCCTACGTAAAGGATGGCGAATTTGGCATCTGTTCTAGAAATCTTGAGCTGCTTGAGACTGAAGACAACACAATGTGGAAGGTTGCCAGAGAATTGGATCTTGAGACAAAGATGCGTAGTCTTGGTAAAAATGTTTCCTTTCAAGGAGAGATTATCGGTGAAGGAATTCAGGGCAATCCATACAGGCTGAAGGGTCAAACTCTGAAGTTCTTTAATATCTTCGATATCGACGAACATCAGTACTACATTAAAGCCCAATTGGAAAAAACGATCAATGAATTGGGCCTTGAAACGGTACCCATGCTTCATAATCATTTTCTACTGCCCAATACAATTGAAGAGCTGTTGCAGTTCGCCGAGGGCAAATCTGCCCTGTGTGAAAGTACGGAGCGTGAAGGTTTGGTAATCCGAAATATGGTTAGATCAATTTCGTTTAAGGTAATCTCAAATAAATTTTTGCTAAAAGGCGGAGACTAGTAAACCCTAGCTGATTTAACTTAGTATAATAGCTACATGAAATACAATATTTACCTAGACGACGTAAGAACTCCAATCAATAAAGAAGATTGGACAGTAGTACGTAACTACGAAGAGTTTGTAGCTAAGGTAACTGAAATTGGATTAGAGAACATTGCTCTTATTAGCTTAGATCACGACTTAGGTGACTCAGCCATGAAAGAATGGCACACCAACGTGTATCATAACTACACTCTTAACTACGACAACATTACTGAAAAAACAGGAATGGATTGTACAAAGTGGTTAGTAGAGCAATGGATGAATGGAGCCCCAGTTTGTAAAGTGATGGTACATTCAGCAAATGCGATTGGGTCTGCAAACATGATGGGATACATCAATAATTACAAACACATTAATCGACTACCTCAAGATTGCGCTAGGTGGATTGTAACTTTTAAAATGGAAACACTAATCGATTAATTTCATAGAATGCCCTCTTGGCGGAATTGGTAGACGCGCTAGACTTAGGATCTAGTCTTCGGGTGAGAGTTCGAGTCTCTCAGAGGGTACAAGGGAAGAGTAGCTCAGTGACACTACATGAGAGCAAGCCCTAACGGCCGTGACGGTGGGTTGGATTCCCCCCTCTTCCATTTTTCAGTCGGGTGGTGAAAGCGAGCAGGTGTACAACTGCCGATGGACAGACACAGGGATTGTACAAGTCCCCGCTGGCAACAGCATACGGGTTCGAGTCCCGGACCGACTACTTTTTAAATACATGCAATGGCAAATAAACAAATAATTATAGAATTAAATGACAAGCAGCAGAAGAAGTTTGATAAATGGATTAGTCATATTAAGGCTATATATGGTGAGGTTGGGCTACTTACTTGGAAATGTACACCGAATGGAATTGGTAGTGAATTACGTCTCTTTAGTCATTTAACTGGAACTGAAATAGATTTAACTGATGTTGATAGCTGGTAAAGAATTATGCGATTGCGGTAAGATCGCAACCTGGGTTTACTTGCCCGGATATTCAAGCAAAGAGAACGACTATTCTTGTGATGATTGCGTTCCAAGAGGTTGTGAATGTAATCACAGACACACTGACGTAAATGCCTATCATCCGCCTTTAGAAAGACCTGAACTTCCGGGAAAATCGGATGAACCTTGGGTATGGATTAAGGAAGGCAAGGTTTGGACTCACGTTGACGATAAGGGTCGACAGTTTCCCTGCTGTGAATATGACCATGCCGAGGAAGGCTGGGAAAAGGATTAATTATGAAAACTCTAGTAATATCGGACGTTCACATTGGCTCTAAAGGTTGTAATACCGAGGGTGTAATAGCACTACTAAAAAATACCGAATTCGACCGATTGATTCTGGTCGGCGATATAATTGACGGTTGGTTGTTTAAAAAGTACAAGAAATTTTCGGTTGAACACACTCGCCTCATTAGAAAGTTATTAAAGGTCTCAAAGGAGCATGAGGTTATCTGGATCGCTGGCAATCACGATGAATTTCTTAGAGAATATTTACCAGTTACGATAGGTGGAATAAAGGTAGTTGACGAATTTTGTGAGGCCGGTATCTGGTTTTGTCATGGTGATCGCTATGATGGTATTGTAAAGATGCACTGGTTAGGCATGCTTGGCTCAATCGGTTACGATTTAGCAATAGTAATCGATAGACTACTAAAGAAGTTTAATAAAAAGACAAGCCTATCCAAATACCTAAAGGATAATGTCAAAGCGGCTATCTCTTTCATGACCGACTTTGAAAATGAAATGGTAAGGCAAGCAAAAAAGAGAAATTGTCATACGGTTATCTGCGGTCACATTCATACGCCGGCCGACAAACAGATCGATGGAGTTCGCTATCTAAATACCGGTGACTGGATTGAAAATACTTCGTACGTAATATACGAAACTTCTGGATTTAATCTAAATTCTCAAAAATTAACCCTATTCATCTAATGCAGGATCTGCTCACAATCGTCATTCCATGCTACAACGAAGAGCTCTATATTGGCAGAACTCTTCGACATATTAAAAGACAGCTTGGTACGGAAGGCGTGAGAATAATAATTGCGGACGCTGGCTCAGTTGACTCAACCCTCAGCATCATTGAAAAGTTAAAGAAGCAACTTGATCTAAGAGTTGAGATAGTTAAGGGAGGATTACCGGCGGTTGGCCGTAATGCCGGCGCGGACCTCGCTACCACACCATATCTGCTGTTCATTGATGCGGATATTACATTTACTGATAAAACGGTCGTCTCACGAGCGCTAACCTGCTTAATGAATGAAAATTTGGCAATGATTGGAACTTGTCCAAAATATCGTGGTGAGTTTGACATTCGAGCTAAATTAATATTTAGCATTAATCGACTAGTCACATGGTACCTTTCCAAAACGAAACCGTTTGCAATAGGCGGTTTTATACTCGTTAGGCGACTCATATTTTTAGAACTTGGAGGATTTGACGAAGCCGCTCATCAAAGCGAAGATTGGCTGCTAAGTCGAAAGATCAAGCCAAAAAAATTCAAGCTCGTACCGGATTTAATTACGCAGGATAATCGAAGGTTTAAAAGATACGGGTACTTTAAAATGATAGGCCTGGTTTTTAGAAATTGGCTTAATCGCAATAACGAATCCTATTTTTACAAGGACCAAAACTACTGGAAATAATGAGTAATTTAAAGGCTGAATTTGAACAATTTGTCAAGGGTAAACATCCAATGTTTGAGTTTAGACCCCAGCAGAAAGAGGCAATTCTCTCAATAATTGAAGCATACGACGAAGATCCAAATGGAATCTTTCTGTTAGACGCACCGACTGGTTCGGGTAAATCCGTCATTGCAATGCTTTTTGCTGATTTTCTGGCCTTCAAAGGCAACCGCGGCTATATTCTTGCATCCGATCTGGCTCTACATGAGCAGTACGTCAAAGACTTTCGAGGCATGCAGCTCTGGAATTGGGGTAATATTAAGGGAGTTGATAACTATGAATGCGCGGTTAACGGAGAACGTTTTTCGGTCGGCGACTGTAAGAGCAAGGGCATATCATACGAAGCTGCAGAATCGCTACCTTGTTTTAAACAGTGCGGATACTTAACTGCCAGAAAAAAGGCAATAAAATCGCCAGTTGCGCTACTCACCTATCCGTACGCACTAATTCAGAGAAACTACGTTGAGCAACAGCAGCAGGGCAAGGGCAAAGGCTCCCCATTTCCACAAAGAGACTTTGTGGTCTGTGATGAGGCTCATAAGCTACTAGACATTGTACAGAGTCATTTTAGCCCAATCGTTTCCCATGACATTTACAAAAAGGTTGAGAAGACTCTTGAGAACATTGGTGACTTGGGACTTAAGGTGCCCAGTGTTAATCTAATTGGACTCAAAAAGAACATTGAGGAGATCTATTTAGAGGAGGCACCCGCCGTTATCCTAGCTCACCTAAAAGAGATAACAAAAATCTTGGGTGGACTTGTTAAGGCAACTGCCGACATTCGGGAGGTTGCAGGTAAGGAGTTTGGAGAGAACGATGTTCCACAGGATTGGTTGGCAACTTTTAACTTAACAGATTGGTTAAAGGACGTTCACTGTAAGCTTGAAGACTATTGCGAAATAATCGAGAAGACCGGTCTTGAAAAAATGGTTAAGAACCCGGGCGAAACCTCAATCACGTTCAATTGCATTGACGAATACTACCTACTACACAAGCACTTCTTTAATAAATTCGGCTTTAAACTGCTGATGACCGCTACGATGGGAAACACCCAAGACTTTATGCGAAATCACGGTATCAAGGCCGCAAAGTACTTCAAGATTGAGACTCATTTTAAATGGGATAAGTCGCCGATCTTTTTCTATCCGGGTAAAAAATTGTCAGCCAGATTTCTGGCCGATAATTTAGAATGGGCAGTCAATCGAGTTTCGGAAATTCTAAAGACTCATTCGACCGAGTCCGGCATCATTCACACCGGCTCCTATGAGCTTGGTCAAAAGGTTTGGAAGAATCTGCCTAAGGAGCTTAGAAAAAGAGTGCTGCTCTACAAAGGCTCTGATGAAAAGGAGAAGATGCTCAAGAAGATGAAGAAGACTCGTGGACTCGTTGCAATGGGTCCATCTCTACTTGAGGGTCTAAATCTAGTAGACGACCTGTCCAGATTTCAAATCTTCTTAAAGGTGCCGTATCCTCATCTTGGTGACAAGTACGTTGCTGCCAAGCTAAACTATTCTCAAAAATGGTATAACTGGAAGACGTCAGTCTCGGTTTTACAGGGAGTTGGACGATCAATCAGAACCCCAGAAGACTGGGCAGTAACCTATCTAATAGACGGCTGTTTTTCTGATCTTTTCAAGAACGCCGGCACCCAATTTCCACCGGAGTTCAGGTCTAGAGTCAAGGTTGAGTATAAATAACCTAAACTAGTCAAGCTGATGTCAATTATTAACTGGGAATTACACCAAAAGACCTTACCGAAGACCAAGATTGCTACAACATTCATGGATTTCAATGCTCTGCATGAAGCCAAACAGGTTGAAACTCTTGAACAGTTCGCAAAGAATCGTTTGGGCGGAGCCTCAAAGATTGCTCAGAATGCCAAGGAAAAGGGCGGCGATGCCCTCTTGACGTATCAGCATTTTAAAGTTAAACTTCCATACTATCAAAAAGCTGCAGCTGGAAAATTCAATCTAGCTGAGGCCAAAAAAGAATTATCGGAGCATCTAACATCAATTGACGGTTCAACTAAAGCCATTGCGCTAAAGCAGATGGACTTTCAAAGAATCGTTGGAAAAATTGAAGTTTTAGGAGAACTGATCATTAAGTACAATGAAACACGTTAAACTATTCGAAGATTTCGATCTTGATAAATTTTTACAAGACCCTGACTCAGAGTTTGCAAAGAACGAGGACAATCCAGAATTAGAACCTGGGGATTGGGTTGATACTTATCGTGGTCACGGTCAATTATTATCAATTGATGGAGAGTTCGCAAAAATCAAATTTACAGGCAGCAACGGAACCATTGCAAAGGTTCCAGTATTTTCGCTAAAGAAGATTAAAAAATCTTCAGTTAACACCGAGATGCCTAACACAGAGGCTGAAGTAAAACAATTGGCGGATCAAGTTACAAATTACGTTAATATTATTGAGGACGATGATCTTGAAAGCGAGCCAGCTCAAATTAATGCAAACTCGGCGCTAGATTTCCTAGAAGATATTCTGTTAGATATTATTTCTCTACAGAAGAAGGATCCTGATACAACAAGAGTATCTGCATATTCTGATCTAATGAATGGAGTTTCAGTTCTTGCCTACTATTCGGGAAAATACGGAGGAGAAGAATACGATCGCAGTCAACGAATACTCTCAGAATTTCAAAGAATGTCAGAGATTCGTGAAAATCAGCAACGTAATTACAATAGATTAAAAGCACTAGGTTTAGCTAGTAACAATTTTATCGACGTTGAAGCAGTTCAGCCTGAAGAAAAGGACATGATGAGAGCGAATGGTCTATTCAACAGCTATGGATTCGATGAGGGTAAAGCCTCAAGAATGGCACAGTTGATTAAAGAGCCAATGAAGATGGTTCGTCGAGTTAAAGCCGTATGTAAAGTATTTGTGAATCACAGAGATACTAGATACTATGCAACCACTCCCGAACAAATTAAACAGAGACTCACTCATAAATTAAAATGGTCTTTCAGACAGCCTATGTTAAATCTAGGATTTACGGATGCTCAAATTGAACAAATCGTAGATCAAGCAATTGAAGATAATTATGCAGTATCCGAAAAGAAGCGACTTGAATGGCATGATTCTAACGCACCAGACGCAAACGGCAAATTTAAAGAACTTGGAGTAAATGCATTAGCTAATTGGTTAATTAAAACTAGAGGCAGGAACCTACAAAAAATATCAGGTTCACTAAATCAACAGATTAATTTTAATAAAAAGAAGAATCCAAGTTACGCAGCAAAGATGGAAAAAACCAGAGAAGCTGTGAAACGTAAATTAGGCAGGTCCGATAATAAATAAAAACCGAAAAGCAATTTTATAGTATATTATTAACATGAAAACCTTATCATTACATCGATTAAGTTTATGTACTCACAGATCTAGATCTGAGGGACTTAAGTCGTGATGTGATGGAAAACTAAAACCTTACATGGGGCTTAAGCGCAAGTTTAAGCCCCATTTTTTATTAGGTCAGTTCGGTCGTGGAGGCCAATGGGACTGCAAATCCCACGGAGTTGGTTCGATTCCAACATTGACCTCTGTGGCGGTAGCTCAGCAGGTTAGAGCGTCTGATTGTGGTTCAGAAGGTCGGGGGTTCGATTCCCCTCCGTCACCCCATGCCTCGGTGGTGAAATTGGTAAACACGCTCGGCTTAAGATCGAGTGCGAAATGCTTGTGGGTTCGAGTCCCACCCGAGGTACAAATAGTATATTAATTAAACAATGGTCCCGTAGCTCAGTTGGATAGAGCAACAGATTTCTAATCTGTGGGCCACAGGTTCGAATCCTGTCGGGATCGCCAATCCAAAACCTTTTTTGGATTTTAGTATAAATATTATTGGAACATAGAGCCTCGCTCTGTTCGTCTCGGGTCCGCGGGCCTTTGAGTAATCAATAAGGGTTACAAAGAGATGAGCAAAAAATAACATAACTACTATGTACCAACAAACAAACACCCTAAATTTGGGCAGTTCACTTACCTATTCGAACTATGACCCAAAACCTGAAGCTCACATTACAAAGAGCAAAAATCGTCTAAAGGTGTACAGCGGATCAACCGTGTACCTAAAGGACGAATCTCATTTTGAGATAGAATTATTCAATCCAAAAAACGTAAAGGTTCTAGCCAAGATTAGCATTAACGGCCGACTCATATCCAGCGGAGGAATCATTGTGAATCCCGGCCAAAGAGTCTATCTGGAAAGATTCATCGATGAAGATCGTAAGTTTAAATTTTCAACCTATGATGTTGAGGAATCGGCTGAGGTCAAGATGGCAATCGCAAACAACGGCAACGTAAAGGTTGATTTCTATTCTGAAGTAGACTCACCTAACCTGTACGCGCAATACGCAAATCCAAGCTGGACCACCAATTTGTCTTACGCTGGCTCAACAGTAAACACCGTGTACTGTTCAATGAATTCCGGTTCAATCGGAACCTTATCTTTAACTAGCAGTGCGACAGTACCGCCGGCTGGATCTATTGAAACTGGCCGTGTTGAAAAGGGCGCAAAATCCGATCAAAGTTTTATCAACGGATACGGTTCATTTAATTCATGGGCATGCTCGGTGTATCATTATAAGATTCTACCGCAGAGCCAAAAACCGGTAGAAGTTGGTGAAATCCGTAGCTATTGCACAGGTTGCGGCGCCAGAATAAAAAAGAGTAATTGGAAGTTCTGCCCAAGTTGCGGAACCGAACTTAATTCTTAACAATTTGACAAGAGCGAGGCTCAAATTGTTCCGACCCTTACAGATAAATAAACAAAAATTACCCATCCAATAATGGAAAATTCACAACCAAAAAGTAGAATTCTTAGCTTTGAAGATTTCGTGTCTCAAGGATTAGATAATCAACCTTCAGCTGATGCAAACATTCACATGGATCAACCACACGGTCACATGGAATTGCCTGCACCTGCGCAAGAGCCAATGGGTCATGAACAACAACCAATGGAACCTAATCTAATGATGATGGACGAGCCAGTTAATACTGAAACTGAGGTAGAAACCGGTGCCCAAGATGATCAAGCAGAGACTGGCGAAGAAGCTACTGATGCAAACGATGTTCAAGACAATGACGGTCAGAATCCTGACCTAATGTAATAAAATTACTATTTCGATAATACCATGAGCGGACGTACTCCTAGATCCCATGAAGGTAATGTTGATGGCATGATGAATGAAATACTTGATGCGCTTGATTTAATCAAGTCCAAAATGCCTAATGGCGAAATAAAGGTAATTCAGGAAAAAATTGCCTCAATAGAGTCTTCTCAGGAAGACATGCACGACGATTTAAGACTAATCAAAAAGCAGCTACTCGATCCAGAGGATGGCCTTGTGGTTAGGGTCAATAAGAACACCGAATTCAGAAAGAAGAAGGAGGATGCAGAACGTGACTATTCCAAAATCATTGACGAACACAAAGAGCTCATGAATTGGAAGGACACCGTGACCAAATTTTTATGGATCATTGTCACGTCAATTGCAGGTATTATTGTTACCATGATGTTTGGTAAATTTGGATAAATGCAACACATCAAATCATTCACAAATTTCATTGAAGAGTCTCAAAGTTATCAGAGATTCCTGCAACAGGCTCAAGTTGCACAAAGCGGCAATCCATATTGGTTTGGCCTTAACCCCAAAAAGAGCAAAAAATCCAAAACCAAAAAACTAAAGTACTAAAACTGTAGTATAATAATTAAGACAAAATCTTAATTATGAGCTACATTACTGTTACTACTGACGTCGATGTTGACATCGATGACGTCTTGTCCGAACTTAGCTACCATGAGCGTAAGGACCTGTACGAAGAATTAAAAGAAGAGTTTGGCGAAGACTCCTCAGAATCCACCTCTTTTTCGGGAGCAACCTATACCGAGCAAGAGCTTGGCGCTGCACTAAATCAAATTTGGCAAGACCGTTTCATGCTCACAAAGAGTCAACGTGAACGAATTATTGCTATCACCAGAGAATCCTTTATAGAAAAATGAAAAACTTGACACTATTGATCGTTTGCGCAATTGGACTTGCAGCATGCGAGATAAAAGAACCTGAATGCGTTGCCATTGAGAGATTCAAGGTAATTGAGGTTTACAAGAAAAGACCTATTTCAGTACACGACGAAATTAATCCCAGTTGGAACGCGGTGCTCTCAAATGGAGACACAGTGCCTTGCAGTAGTTACACTCAAGTCGGCGATTCAATAACCTATAAATTCATTAAATAGCATGGAAGAGAATCGACTAATTGAAACTGATGAGCAATTCTATGCGGAAACTATTAGCGTGCACGCGCTGAATTGGCTTAAAAATTGCCAACATCAAAATCTGATAGAGTACATAGAATTCAATGGCGGACCTCTGCTTGGTACCTGGATTTCAAAATTTGGCGCGATTAAAATTGCGCAAGACATTCAAAATAGGATAAACGAAGAATTAAAATAGTATAGTATAAATATGAACACATTCTCAAAAATTTTGTACGCATTCATGCTTGTTACTCTAATCGTAAGTTACACAACTGACTTTGTATTCGATCGACCCATTGATCTCTGGAAAGTTAACTGCACTCTGTGGGTGGGAGTCGCCATCCTGGCAGAACTTAGAGTTAACAAGATTCAAAAAGAATTTAATGATTTTATAAATGGCAGCAATAAGTAAACACTACGGCGACGTCGCAAATTGGATAGAAAAGGTAATTGACTCGTGCGAACATCCGCTTCAAGAGTCAGCTGCTCGAAAATTGATTCGGCTTTTTGAAAAGAACTATGCTGCCGAGTTGGAGATGCCAGTGTACCTTGAAATATCTAGGCGACTCAATCATCGACTTGATGATAAAACATTTGGTAGATTAGAAAAAAACATAAAACAACATGAGTAAGATTAAACGAGACTCAATACCAATGACATTAACGGAAGATAATGTCTTGAAGGTTGCTATTGAACAAGGAGTAATTGAAAATGAATTCAATTGGAAACTGGTTCGCGAACGCGACGGATTGACTAAAAAGTCTAAAGAGATAATTTGGCTTGAATTTAATGAGGACGACGGTCGTTTTAAAGCTAAGCACAATGAAATTGGGCTGGGCAGAAGTTTAATGATGTCTCCATTTACATTTTCATTCACTTGGCAGACAACGGGAGTTACTGAAATCGTGGAAGAAAGGGAAGGATACATTAAATTCAAGACCAGAAATAGTAATTACGAATTATTTAAAATCGGTGAATCGAATGGAAAGTAATAAAGTGAGCATTCCGGAAATTGCAAAGGATCATGCAACAATGACCGTTAAATCACTAGCCCTGGCTCAAAGCATGAATTTGGTCTCAACCGAAGAGGATCTAACCAATTTAATTGCAGCGGGCATCGAGACCGCGCTTGAAGACTTTTTAATATTGTTAAAAGAAACCGAAACAAAGGACTAATATGAAGCTTGAAGTATTTGAAAGAATTATCACTCAACTCAAAAATCAACACGAACGCAGCTTTGCTGCTAATAAATTAGGGATTGATCTAATTACGTATGAGGAGGAATACTCTGAGGTAATACACCTTTTATTAAGCGCGTATTACGGCGAGGTTGGCCGAGACTGGATTGACTGGTACCTATACGAAAGAGATTCTCTAAGTGGCGAGATCAATCAGGCCTGGGACAAGGACGGCTCACCTATCTGCTATGATATTCAGAGCCTATGGAAAACTGTTGAGGAGTGTAGAGTTAGTGAAGATTTCAAAGAATACGAGCTGCCAAAGAGACCCACAAACGAGTCAATTGATTTTGATAAAATAATAGGAAATTTGTTTAAATTTTGAGTACAATTAAATCATGAATTCCGATCAATTACTGCAACGAGCCAAGCCAATAATTCACAGGTTCCGTAGAATTTCACAGAGACTTTCAATAAAAATGTTGAAATCTTTTAATCCAGTTGAGAAATTACCATTTGACGTAACAAGCTCAGAAAAAGATGCTGCCCTACTCTTCAAAAAGATGCTGATGAAGCAGGATAGTGAATTGCTCATTAGTCCAATCAGCGGTAAATACTTTTTAAAGAACGATCACAAGGAGCTTTTGATAATTCTAACCGATTATGAAATGATTGTTATTAATCACGTGTTTGGTTACACCATTAAGATTTCTCAAAAGACTCATAGATCACTATATCAAGCCTTCGTCAACGAAGTTGAACATCGACGTACTGAGATGGAAATGGCATTTAGAAAAAACGTAAAGCACTCACTACAATCAATAATATCTCACATCAATGACTAAGTACACAAAATTGACCATACTGGGTTCAAGTATTATTGCCATAGCCTTCATCATGATACTCATGGTACTTGTTGCATTAGCTCACAATAGCCTGGCTGACCCGGCTAAACCCGAACCCAAAACAATCAAAAAGGACACGATCGTTGTTCAAAAGATAGTTTATTCCAAGCCTGATACGGTAAGGATCCCGGCCCAGTGTAGAAAGAAACACTGCGAGGAGCCAAAGCCGAAATCTCAATCGGATAGTACAATAATTAATCAATCAACAAATTAAAATGAAAGTAAAATTAGCTGACTCATTCTTTGAAAGTTTCAAGGCAATGATTGATCGAGAAAAATGGTATTGGAAGACTTGGGACTTCTTTAGATATGATTTGCCAGCTGGCATCAAGAATATTTGGCGATTTCGTAAAGCCGTCTGGAATTACAGATGGTGGAGCGGAACCTATGCGGTCCTACCGCTAATGCAAACCGCGCTAGTGGACATGGCCTCAAAAATTGAAGAGCGTGGGCATGAGATAGAGAGCACAAGTTCAAAAAAGATTTGGGCAATGAGACGTGCGGCTGAGCTCATGCAACACTTCATTGATGATGACTTCATTGAATTGGCTGAGGATGAGCTGGGCGAGATCATACATCACCCATGGGAGTTTGAACCTGCTGAGAAAGAGGGTTATGTACAGCTTAAGGATCAGGATACGCCCGCCGAAAAGGAACACAATTCACGAGTATTTGCAAGGGCTAGGGAAATCGAAGAGTCTTCATGGAATGAGTTATGGCACCTAATAAAGGGCCAGGACTATTCAAAATTTGAAAATACGACTGACAATATTGAACACAGAAAGAGTTGGGAAAATTGGGAAAAACAGTTTGACGGCAGCGGTCTACGCGGCTGGTGGGACTAATAAAAAAGAAATAAACATAAATGGCAAAACAATCACAGAGTAAAACTCCAATGTTGGACTCCTTCGGTAAGGACCTAACTCAATTAGCATTTGAAGGCAAATTGGATCCAGTAGTCGGTCGTGCGCAAGAGATAAAGAGATGCAGCCAAATCCTGGCACGCAGAAAGAAAAATAATCCCATCTTGATTGGAGAGCCGGGCGTTGGTAAAACCGCAATCGTGGAAGGTCTAGCTGAGATGATTGTTAATCGCACATGTCCACGAGTTCTATTTGATAAAAAGATAATTTCGCTTGAACTTGCGAACCTGGTCGCCGGCACAAAATATCGAGGTCAGTTCGAAGAGCGCATGGAGCAAATCATTCAAGAGGTGCAACAGAATGCCAACATCATTCTTTTCATAGATGAGATTCATACTCTGGTCGGAGCTGGTTCAGCAAGCGGTTCGTTGGACGCGGCTAACATTCTTAAACCGGCTCTGAGTCGTGGAGAGATTCAGTGCATTGGCGCAACTACTGTGGACGAATTTAGGGGATCATTCGAAAAGGACGGGGCTCTTAATCGTCGTTTTCAACAGATCGTCGTGAATCCTTCAAGTCCAGAAGAGACTCGCCAAATCATGGAAAACATTAGGTCCAAATACGAGGATCATCATTCAGTACACTATACGGATGAGGCATTGGACGCATGCGTTAACTACAGCGATCGATACATTCAGGACAGATTTTTACCGGATAAGGCGATTGATTTAATGGATGAAGCGGGTTCAAACGTTCACATCAACGGAGTGGTTGTACCAGATTCAATTAAAAAACTTGAGGAAAAATTGGCAGCAGTCACCGAGAAAAAGGACAAAGCTGTCAAGTCTCAACAGTACGAAGCTGCGGCCAAGCTTAGGGACGAGGCTCTAAAGGTAATGGACGAAATTGCGGAAGAAAAAAAGAAATGGGAGGACTCTCTCAAGATCAATCGACTTACCGTTAATGAGTCCGACATTGCAGCAGTTGTTGCAACTATGACTGGCATTCCAGTGAGTCGCTTACAAGGTTCGGAATTGGAAAAGATTGCCCGCATGGAAGAGACCCTCTCTAAAAGCGTGATTGGCCAGTCTGATGCTGTTAAAAAATTAACTAGAGCAATTCAAAGAGCGAGGGCAGGTTTAAAGTCCAAAAAGAAACCAATCGGTACTTTCATGTTCTTGGGCCCAACTGGCGTCGGTAAAACTGAATTGGCTAAGCAGCTCGCAAAATTCATGTTCTCATCTGAGGATGCGTTGATTAGAATCGACATGAGCGAATACGGCGAGAAATTTACGTCAAGCAAAATGCTGGGCGCGCCTCCGGGCTATGTGGGTTACGAAAATGGCGGGCAATTGACCGAAAAGGTTAAGCGCAAACCCTATTCGGTGATTCTATTGGATGAAATTGAAAAGGCTCACCCGGACATCTTCAATACGCTATTGCAGGTGTTGGATGAAGGCCACATGACGGACGGTTTGGGTCGTAAAATCGATTTCAAGAACACGGTGATCATCATGACCTCAAACGTTGGTGTCAAGGGTCTACAGGACTTTGGTGCAGGCATTGGTTTTGCAACCGCATCGAGCATTGAAATGCAAAAGGATCTTGCGAATCAGGTATTACAAAAAGCTGTGAGCAAGCAGTTTGCGCCAGAATTCATAAATCGAATTGACGATATTATAATTTTCAACTCTTTGGAAAAAGAAGACGTTCGTAAAATCATTGAGATTGATATTATTGACCTTGAAAAAAGGGTCAAAGAGAACGGCTACACGATTGAGGTTACCAAGGCAGCAAAGGACTTTTTAATTGAAAAGGGCTATGATCCAAAGTTTGGAGCCAGACCCCTAAAGAGAGTGATCCAGTCACACATAGAGGACCTCATTGCTGAAGCCTATATAGACAATAAGATCAAGGAAGGGGATCATCTGGTGATCACCCATAAGGCGAAGAGCGATAAGCTCTGTATAAAATAAAACCATATTTGCATGAAGATTTTAGTGATTGGCGAGGATTGCCTCGATGTGTTTGAATACGGAACTTGTACCCGGCTTAATCCTGAGGCTCCAACCCCAGTGTTTGTTAGCGGGCAAAAGGTGACCAATGGCGGCATGGCTGCAAATGTCTATGCCAATATCAAAGACCTTTTACCTGGGGCCGAGGTCAAATTTTTAAAACAGGAGAGCGGCGATATCATTAAACATCGTTATGTTGATCTGGCCTCTAACTATATTCTATTGAGAGTGGATCACGATGGCCCAGTTGAGCCGCTAAAGCTCGACGATCGATTGACCGACCGAATCATGGCGGCCGATATTGTCGTTGTGTCCGATTACTGCAAAGGTTTTTTAGACACCGAAACCCTTAGCCATATTGCTACAATTGCAAAGGTGAGCTTTATTGACACTAAAAAACCGCTTGGCTATTGGGCCAGAGGCTTCTCCTGGATTAAAATTAACTCAAAGGAATGGGCCAATCCAAATCACGATCCGGCCTTCTTAAAGGATTTTGGATTCAAAGTAATTGTTACGCTTGGCGATCGGGGCGCAAGAATCGGCAAGGTTGAGATTGAACCCGAAAAACGGGTTGAGGTAAAGGACGTGTCCGGAGCGGGCGATTCTTTCCTGGCGGGTCTGGTCGCCAAATACGCACAAACTCGTGATCTGGATGCGGCTATTCGGTATGCAAACCACTGCGCCGGGGTCGCAGTGTCTAAACGAGGGGTCGTTTCCGATATCAACAGTTCCATATAAATAACCCTACAAAAAAAGGGTTTTATTTATGGGCAAATTTGGCAAAAGAAGAATTCCAAAATTCGCAGAAGACGAAGTTTCACAGTACGGTGCAAATCCAAAATCGCATCAAGATAATTACAGAAGACTTAAGGGTTTGGGTTTAGCCCAACCCGGTAAACCTGCGGTTATTAAAATCATGAGTAATAAACCGGAGGATCTGGCTGAAATTCAAGCAGCAGGTTATAAGGTTAGAAGAATTATTGGTAGCGAGACTTTCATAAAAATTAGAACGGTTTGGGGAGAAGAGGCAATCGTTGATTTTGATCTTGATACCCAATACACCACCTGGGAAGATGGACTAGGCTATGCTGTCCTGGTTGGTGAGCATGAGGGAATTGAGTACAGAATTGAAGCGGAGGTTACTAGATGGGCCGGGGATGAGGAGATTGAGCATATTGACAATGATTCGATTGAAGCAGAGGAAGTTGATACAACCGGTGGTGTTCCAAGCCAAGCAGTCTATAATAAAACAGCAATGCAGACCGACCGCGAAAAGCGCAATGATCCAAATTACTATCATAAAGTATTTTCACATTTAATTAAAGAATGGGAAGATGGTCCCAAACAACCCATCAAATTTCATGCCTATCGGGAGCAGTACACAGTATCTGATCCAACTTCTCAATTAGACCTAAGGACTGGTGAAATCACAGCAGACAACGGTGAAGTTATTCCATTGGATGATGTTACAGGTATTAGCTTTTCACAGTACACCAGTCGAGAACACGGCATTTCAGGGAACGTAATGCACCCCGGATCGTCAGTTCCATTTCATGCCTATGGCAATAAATTAGCAGAGGGTAGGGTGTCAAATACGTTTGACCAGTTCGTGAATGAGTGTTGGTCAGCCATGCCAGAAGGTTACGTTCCAGGTCTATCGGACAGCGCAAAGCAGGCAATCAAGAGAATTTGTGAAGAGGTGCTTATTCATGAAGCTCATAAACATGATATGACAGACGATGAGTCTCAAAATTATGAATCTTATCTTAATGAGTGTCATGAATACCTAATGGAGTGCATGATGACAGCTGCTCAAAAATTAAAGGTTTAATTTAAGTGAAATCAGTAAATGAAATGGCTTTTAGCGGAGAATCTATTACCATATTTGATCTTGATGATACATTAGTTGTTACTAATGCAAGAATCGCTGTGAAGGACTCTAAAACCGGTGAAATTTTTCATTTAACTCCACAGGAATTTAATGAATACGAGCATCAGCCTCATCATGAGGTTAATTACAGCCAATTTGAAGATCCTCAAATTTTAAAGGCTGGTCGGCTTGTTGAGAAGATACTTGGCATATTAAAAGAAACTTACGAAAACTCAACTGCGGTTGGAATCATCACCGCTCGCAACAAGGGTTCAATGATTCGTGAATTCTTTTTGGAAAACGGTATTGATATTCATCCAAAATTTGTTATTGCAGTTAACGATCCGGCTGAAGGTTTTCACGGGTCGGTTGCTGAAAAGAAACAGCAGGCATTTAGAAGACTCTATGAAATGGGCTATCGAGATTTTAAATTTTTCGATGATGATGTCAATAATTTAAAATTGGCTAAGGAGCTTGAAGCTGAGCTGCCAATCACAGTGAATACCTATCGAGTAAAGGCAAAACACCTACCAAAACTTGAAATTAAGAGAATTGGAATCTTTACCGGTAAATTCAAACCGCCCCATCTTGGTCACTATAAAATGATTGAGAAGTACGCGGCTCAAAACGATGAATTTCACGTGTTTGTTTCGCCAAAGCCTGAGGATGGTATTACAGGTAAAATGGCGGTTGAGATACTTAAACTCTATTTCAAAAAGAACTCAGCTATTAAGATTCATCCGGCTGAGGTAACACCAGTTAGATCATCATACGAATGGGTTGAAGCCCTTGGCAAAACACAAGACGCTCCCAATAATAAAATAAATCTCTATGCTCTACCTGAAGATATGGGTAGATTTGCAGCAATGGAAAAATGGTTGGGCGGAATCAGACAGCTTGAAAGAATTGAAACCGAGAGACCTGAGATAAGTCAGGCTATGGCAAACTCAGCGGATCCTAATAAAAAGGACTCAGATGGAGTTTCGGGTACCCTAATGAGAGGGTTCATTCGGGCAAAAGACAAACAAAATTTCTTTAAGGGATTACCTGAAGGCTCGGATAAGGAGCTCATTTGGCAAATAGTTACAGGTCAAATTGAACTTAAGGAAGAGGTCGGCACCTATGATATTCCAGCAGACTCATTTGATCAGCAAATTGATCCAAATGTGATGCCTAACGATGTGAATGTGCCAGTCGGCGGTCTACCGTCTCATTGGGTAACAACTCAGCCCTATTCTAGATTTGATCTCAAGACCAATCCGTTGTCTAATCGATACGGCGCCAATCCTGAAGAAAGAAAGGTTAAAACCTTTAACGATTTTTGTAAAGATGAACCCGATAATGCTAAATTCCACAAATCAACGCTGAATAGCGGGCTTGATAAATAATAAAAAGAATAAGACTTAAATGAAGAATAGAATCTTAAAATTTGACGATTTCAAAAAGGGCAACGAGCTAGTTGATCCCAAGAAACACGCGCTTGACGTTAAACCGGCTGATCCAGTTAAAAAGGAAAAGACCATTAACCAGGTAAAACGCGCAAATTTGACCCCATTAGACACAACTGAGCCTGACTACTCTAAAACCCAAAAGATTGATGAGTCGACCAAGGCGTTAGAAATTCAGGTTGAGATTGATAATATTAATATTGAACTCAAGAAACTTGATCCAAAGGCAGCAGATTATGAAACTAAAAAACGTGATCTTGACGCCAAATTGTTAGATGCGTCTAAAAGAATGGATGCTCAAAAAACAGCCGATGCGCAACAGCCAAAGGCCTAAATTATCTAATTAAATGACTCAAGCCGAACTAATACTTGATATTCAAAATGAGATGACCTTTGCAAAGGCTCTACCTTATTCAATTCCAGAAGCGGAAATAGTGCGTGTTATTACCAACGCTGAGCGCTATTTTTATGATAATTGGCGACATGCAATTGAGCCCAGATACTTACTATTACCGAAAGACGTTTTTACAAATCCTCTTTTCAAAAAGGAGAGAGCTATTCAAATGCCAGACTGCGTACAGTTTGTGCACCAGGTTCGCGAAGCAAAGGGCGGTAGTATTTTTGGAACTCTTGATAAAGATTTCGCGGACAATAAGTTCATTGGCTCGGAGATATTCTTGACACCGTTCATTGGTGAATCTTTAATGTACAGGACAGTTCTATTTTCATTCCTAGATATTGCAAAGAATTTTACAATTGATACCCTAGCTTACGATTACAATAAAAACACTAAAAAGCTAACAATAATGGGAAGAACTCCATTGGCTGAAACAGTTGTTCAAGTTGCTAAAAAAATAGACGCCGAGGATCTATACGAAGATGAAGTATTTCAACGATACGTCAGAGCAAAGTCCAAAATCAGATTGGGCGACCTGTTAACCGCATTTGACTATAGTTTACCAGGCGGAGTAAAACCCAATTACGCAACTCTAGTTACAAAAGCTGAAGCTGAACTTACTGCAGTAATGGACATGATGAAGGGCGAAAATTCAGCAGACTGGATGTTCCTAGTTAATTTTTAAGAACTATGATAGACTTTTATTTTAGAGCGCCGGGTGACCCAAATTATCGAGAAGGATTGTTTTCTTGCGAAAATGATATTGAAAATACCATTGAGCAGATTAGAATGACCCTATTGACCAAAAAGGGCGAAGTGCTTGGTGAACCTGATTTTGGTCTGGATACTACAAAATACCTATTTGAATTTGAAGGCTATCCATTGGATTCGCTTGAAAAAGAGGCTCATACTCAAATTCAAAATTACGTAATGATGTCTAAGAAGTACGCAATCGGTGCAAGGGCATTTACGCTAGACGATATATCCGATATTTACAAAACCTCACTGGGCCTGGACATAACAATAGACGGCGTTAGATCGTTTGCCGCGCTATACGAGGACTAATCCACTCATCAAATTTTACTCTTGGAGTCCAATCCAATTCTTTTTTAATTTTACTAATATCTGCAAGTGAACGAGTTGGTTCTACTCGAGGAGCTGCCTCTATTTGATTGGCTGAGATTGAATCGGCTATGAGCTTGATGCTCAAGTCTGTGCCCGACCCAACATTGAATAGAGCATGACCTTGCTGAACTTTCATTGCGGCTAGATTTGCTAGGGCAACATCCTCAACGTTAATGAAATCTCTACTTTGCGAACCTCCATTTATAATAGGTAGAGGTTCCCCATTTGCAAATTTTTCCAAGAAAACTGACATCACTGGTCGATACGACCCACGTAAATTTGGGCGATCTCCATACACGTTAAAATATCTTAAACTTACGCTTGAAATATCGGATTGATCCTTTAGGAAATTTTCAGCCATAAGTTTACTCATGGCATACGGTGATATTGGATTTGGCGTGCAGTCTTCATGAGTTGGAAAGGAGTTGGTCTCTCCGTATACTGCACTGGTTGAGCTAAAGATAATGTGCTTGATTCTAGCTCGCTTCATTGCCTCAACCACCGCAACTGTTCCCAAAAGATTGGCTTTAAGATAGCTTGGAGGATTCTGTAAGGACTCTTCAACGGAGGTCTTTGCGGCTAGATGGAACACGTGAGTTGAGCCGCCGATTAGGGTTGCCAATTTGACCCGTGAATCCGTTAGAATATCGAATTTAAAACAAAAAAGATCTGGATTTGCCAGATCATTTTTAAGATTGTCAGGTGATCCCGTTGAAAAGTCATCTATTACTATTACCCTATAGTTATTCTTTAACAGGAGTGATACCAGGTGAGACCCGATGAAGCCTGCCCCACCTATTACAGTTACTTTAGATTTCATTAAAAAATTAGATTAGCTTTATAATTGGCCCTTAGCTCCAAGCTCAGTTTTGAACTCTCCGCCACCTTCTGCTGCCGCTGCACCAGCTGCTGCTGCACCGCCGCCGCCTCCCGCTCCTCCAGGTCCACCCGCTCCGCCGCCCTTCGCCTCTTCAGCTTCGCCGGCCTGAACTGATTGATAGTCCTTGTTCTTTTGAATATCTTCATCGCTCATTTTTAAGTATTCGCGAATCAAGAATTCGGTAGAGAAGTAAGGCTTGTTTTCATCGTCAACCACGGCCTTAAGGGCATTGACTGTTGCAAGACGTTTGTTGATAAGATCTTGAGTCTTGATCTCTTCAAATACATTATCATTGTACCAGCTAACACCAACCGCGTTTGCAAACTTTGGATCATTCTGTAACTCCTTCATGTCCAAACACATTTGCAGATAGAGAGGCTTTGTGATCAGCTCCTTAAAGGCTGACCGCAAGCGCTGAATGAATTTATTATAGCGAATTTCTTCTCGTGAAATGCCTTCTGAATTCAAGGTGAATGCTCCACCGCCTTCTGCGAATCGAGTACCCGGAATTTTAGAATCCATTTTTAATTTTTCATGAAAGTACTTCAGTAGTTCGGAACCGGCTAGGTTTGGACCGGTGTATTCTAGCGGTTCAATCTTAACCTGCTGTTGCTGATCATTTACTGGAACCACATAGTTTTTATAGAATAGGATATTGGGTTTACCGTCAACCTTTAATTCGCCAGAGTCGCCGTCGAAGTAAATATCCTCCTTGAGAGTATTTGTGAATTCGCGAACGTCTTCCTTGGCTTTTTGCATTGATTTGGTGCCAATCGGCACAGTTGTTACCAAACGAATTGGGGCGTGCATTGTATGCCAAATAACCTTTGAATGCTCAATGATACGTAACATATTGAACGAACGAACAAGTCTCTCAACAAAACTAACTCGTTTGGTTCGCATGTGATTTGAGTAGGAAATATAGATGATTTGCGAATCAGATAGAGTCCGGTTGGTTTTTGAAACCGGATCCTTTTGTTGCCATTGCAAAATCAGCGATCCCTTAGCATCCTTTTTCATTTCCGGATAGAGAGATGCTGGATCCAGTTCTTTGAAACCTATAATTTGAGTGGGTTTTAGCAGATCATCATAGATAATTTCAAATGCCAAATGACCTTCAATCAGCCATTGATAAAAATACTGCCAAGCCGAGATTCCTTGATCAAAACCCCATTTGCTGTAAATGTTTTGAAATGTATCTTGGTATTTGGTCAAAACCTTTTCTTGAAATTCAAGGCGTTGCTTTTTGTTTGCACCCATGTACTGGATTTCGCCGACTAGGTCGTTTGCATAACAGAAACGGTTATCATCATCGAATACAATACAGTCGTCGGTGATTGTCTCTAATACAAATTCAATCTCGCCGTTTGAGGCAATATCTCTAAGCCTTTCGCGCTTTGAAATATAGTCCATTTGAAAAAAGGCAATTGATTTTGTCTTTAGTGCAGATGTTGTATCGGATAGAGCTAGTGTGGCTCTCATTAAATCATCGCCCAACGATGTGCCAGATGAACGCATTTGGCCTTCAATAAAGCCTATTGCCTGTGAATTTTTAACCAGTAGGTCGTCGTATTTCATACCAAACTTACTCAGCTCTGTGAGTCTAGATCTTAAAGATCTCATTGGGTTACTGTCTAGGAATCCTGCCATTTATATGTTATGTAAATTTTGTCAAGAAATATGAGATTGGAGTCTTGGAAACAATTGTCTTGTCCTGCACATACTCGGATTCTCCAAGTTTTGGAACGGCTGGCCAATCTATCATTTTCAAGAATCTCATCTCTTCTCTGTTATATTTATCAACCAGGAACTCAAAATTAAAGCTTGATAGATCGCTAGCCAGCTTAATGTACTGCCTGTCCACCAGGAGTAATTTTTTAATTTCTGGTGATCTAAGTCTTTGAGTTAATTCGGGTAAATTGTCTTTCGAGTCAACCATATTTTCAATTACCGGTAGTACCGTGTTCTTTAAGTACACTCGAATAAAATTTTTTCTTAATTGAATGGGCATCAGTTTCAAGTTTAGACCAATTTCCATTGGACCTTCCTGACCAAGCGAAAGAAAGATTGGACGATTGTCAGCATAGGGCTTTTTACTCTTGGTCGGGCTTATTTGATATTCGTCAAGGCTCGGTAGACCGTCTGCTCCGCGCTCCCTAAGCGAAACAAAGGTGTAAATATGACCTGGGGCTAGGGCTCTAAAATTATAGGCAATTCCTTCCGTGTCAAATCTGTAATTTGGAACGGGCTGTTCAAAATCTTTGACGATGCCATCCTGTACATAGTCTTGTAGGAGTTTAATTGCCATAATAGTCTTTTATATTGATTTGAACAGAAAGTTTTCGGTTATTATGCCGAATTTAAGACCCCGTTGGGCTGCAAAATCCTTGGCCGCTTCAAATTTGGCCTGATTTATGATGTACTGCTTGGCTGCATAAACGTAATTTGCAGTCTGTTTGTTGGTCATGCGCTCAGGAGCGGTCGGTGGCTTGACGTACTTATTGGGCTTGACCTCAATAAGCCATTTTTGTTCGTTACCTTCACTGTCCTTTGTCACAATGTAAAAATCAACGTAATAGGTATGACCACGCTTGTCCAGTGGGCTGTAGTAGACAATACCGACAGGTTCAGAGGAATAGGCAATAATCGTTGGGCTTGAATCGCACCATTTTAAAAACTTGAATTCCCAGCTTGATCTAAAAATGATCTGGTTAGGGTCCCCTAAATACTTGTTAGGATTTGCCGGTTTGAAATAGCCTTGTCTAATTGCACCCGCTCTGGGCTTTAAAAATGTCTTAATGCTCTTGGTCTCTTTAGGTTTCATAAGGTTATTTATAGGTAGACCATGTCGTAGACGGTCTCGCTAAAATTACCATTGATCCAAGAGTTAAATTTTTCAAGAGTGTAATCGGGCTTCTTTTTACGAATAAACGAAAAAAGATCATTTATGTCCTTTATGTGAGCTAGGCTGATGTATTCGGATGCGCTCTCGCACATTGATTTAATTTCGTTAAGCGCTTTATTCCACAAAAATATTGAGTAACCCTGCTTAATGAACTGCATCATTTGAGTACGGCCTGCCTTATCCCTATCGAATATGATTCGAACTCCGCTCTTTGCGCCAAGATTTGAAAGAATGCTGCGAGCTTTACTAACGCCGGAAGTTGCAATACAGTTAGAGAGTAGCAGGGAGTCAAATTGACCCTCCGCCATTAGAATTGGCTTGGAGAAATCAACGTTCAAGATATTAAAGTAGTTGTTTAAAAAATTGGCATCCTCAACCAGCTGTTTAGAAATGTTCTTTTGAATGAATACTGTCGCCAGGTCGGTATACGATTTGATTATGTATTTTCGTTCAGCGTTTGGATTGAGACTTCTCATTGAAAATCCCAACACTCGACCGGATTTTTTATCAAAGTTGAAAATATAGACTCGACTGTCTGATGGATCCGTATAGAGGCAATCGCCAAAATCCTCAATAAGATTGAGGTCTCGACCCTTAATATAGTCAAGCGCACGAGACTCGCCCTCAATCTGATCAAGTCGTCTAAGGCTAAATCTGTTTATGATATCGGTGATCTTAACCAATTCGCCAGTGTCTGATGTCAAGAATCTGATGAGCTGATTGTCATCTCTTTTTACCCTGGCAGGTTTGTACTCAATGTCCATCACAAAGCTTGGCAACATGATGCCGTGCTCGCGACTCATCTTTGCAACAAACTCGCCAAGCGTCATGTATGCCATACAACCGTCGTTAAAACACTTGTAGGCGCCTGTGTCTAGATAGAGATTACCACGCTTCTTTGAAGATTTTTTCTCAGAGTCTCCGCAGATTGGGCAAGCAAAATTAAGCTTGCGATCCGAATCGTCCTCGATCTTTTGTTTTTCAAGATTATCGTGAAATCTCTTTCTGAGCAGAGTTTCAATAAAATAGACTACTTCTTCACGCTTCATTTACTTCTTTTACCGCTTTGGTCTTTTTGGGTTTGGGTTCGGGCTTTGGCAATTCAATCTCAAGCCCTTTCTTCTTTGCAACTCTTTCTCGATACTTATGCAATTCATGATTTGGCACAATTACTGTATTTAGTCCAAATTTAGAGATTGCTGAAATATAAACGGTAAAGAGTTCGGCTGGAACCTTTAGGTCAGGATTACTCACGTATTCTTGACAGCTTGCTGGAATCTCGGCGTATTCAAGGGTCTCAGCATTGACCGAGTAGAGAGGATATGTCTCTTCAGCGGTGAACTCAGCCTTACGACTTCTTGACTTAATGATTTCAATCTTACGAGTTAAACCTGGCGTTAATTCAGGATAGCCCATTGCAACAAGTAATTTATTGATTGGCTCAACGATTAATCTAAAGAACTGTTGTTCACGATCAAGCGGCACAGCCAACTCTTCGGGAAAGGCGCCTGGCGCGTAGGCAAAGATATCAAAATCATGCTCGTTTGGAGCTGCGTAATAGAATTTAATCTTTGAACCACTTCTAATCAAAGCGTACTTTTGACTATTATTCTTTTTAATTAGGTGATTGTGATACGCTGCAGCACGGCCGTAGATCGGCATACCCTTTTCCATAACCAATGGAACCAGACTTTTTAGGTAGTCTTCGTATACTCGTACTGAAAAGTTGAATGATGCCTCTTCGACTGAGAGAGCATCGCACTCTTTACGAAGATCAGAGAGTTTTGGAATAAGATCTTTCTCAAGGTCAAGCGCATATCCAATATCCAATAGATATGAATAGAGAGACTGCAGGTGATTTCTAGCCCAGATTGGATATGATGCCTGAATTGCCTCTAGACCTTTGATGATTAGTGACTCTTTGTCTAATAGCTTTTCATGCTTGTTGTCCTTGTAAGATACCTTTAAGATATACTTCTTTTTTGCAAGCCAAATGCCAGACTTGGAGAGATTCTCAAGCTCGAAATTTTGACGATTATCCGTATTGAAATGAGTTGAATACTTTTCAAAGGCTTGTTCAAAATACTCCTTAAGCCGATGGCGATTGATTGCCAAGCAGAATTCTAGGGACTCTTGATTGGTCATGGACAGACCCTCAACCGATTGGATTGCATAGTCAAAACACAAATAGACAGAATCAGTATCTGTGTAGATTGCGGCCTCTTTTGTGATTGGAGTTATTCTTCGACCGGCAATACCTAATTTTTGGTGTAATTCGGTATCAAGATGCCACTTATTGGTGAAATAGTGATTCACCGCACGAATTGAAAATTTGATTAGGTCTTGGCCTTGCAGCGTGATTGACTGCGCAATATCATTGTTATGAAAATAGAAATATCGGTTACCGAAGGCTCCGTAAAATGAGTTAATCAAGATCTTAATGGCATTCTGTTTAAGATCTAGTGACTTGATTTGATGTTCGAGATTATTCTGCATGCAGTCTTGTATTAATAAAGAGTATTTTGGTTTAATGTACCAAATAAATAACCAAAAAGTACAAGGATGATAATTTCACCCAGTAAGCAATCTAGGATACTCACAAAGAAGTATCCGTTTCTGCAGAACTTCCCGTTTGGTGAATTTGAGATAGAGATTGGCGAAATGCCAAAGTCTCCTAGCTTTTTATTTGAAGAGGATGAAGTTGCTCTGATTAGACCAATAGACCCAAAGCTGATTAAATTTAGCTATACACGGGAAAAGAGTAATATTGCAATCGTTATTTTTGAACAGGAACTCTACTGGATTAGCGAGGTTGCCTCAAAAATCAAGGATCTTGACCGAATTCTTAAAACCATAAATCGAGGTCTTAAATCAAAGGACATTCTGGCTAAACGAGACGCAGTTGAGGCAGCAGAGGACTGGTGCGGGCTTATTCAGGACAATCGAACAAGCTTGAGTTACTCAACGATGGGCGAGATTTTAGCAAGTCTAATTCGTGACAAGAATCAGATGATTCGCGTCCTAAATCACCTAGGTCATCTAAATTTAAAAAAGGGTCTGGTGAGCCTGAGCAAGGAAGAGTACTCCATCATTTTGACCTATTATCATTTTCAATTAATTTATACTAAGCTTATACTTGGCTTGGTAATTGCTTCAAAAATATCAATTTAACCATGGAAAATCAGCTCGATTCTTTTATTGAATATCTCTTTGTTGTTGAAGAGTCTAATGAATCGTTGACGCAAGATCAAATTCAAAAATTAGAATTGATTAGGGATAAGGTTAGTGAACTTGTGAATAAGGTTGAGTCCATCTCAATACAACAGCCAAAACCACAAGCTATAATGGAACCCGCCCTATCCGAAAATCGAGTTATTCGTTTTTCTGAATATCAAGCACTAAATGAAAAGGTGCTTAAGCGCGGTAACAAATGGGTCGTAACTGATAAGAGTGGTAAAAAGGTATTGGGAACTCATCCCAGTCGAGAAAAGGCAATCAAACAACTACAGGCAATAGAAATAAGCAAAATGGGTAGATAATGGTAAAGACGTTCACACAATTTATTACTGAAATACGTCGATGGCAAGAACAAGACATGTCTCTGGCTAGAGATTACGGTCAAGACTATCAGGACTTTTATTTTGAAGAAGGAATTCCTGAGCTAATGGACGAAGTTCAGCGCATGTGGGGAGAACTTGAAAACGAGTATTGGTGGAATAGGGAAGGCCGTAATTTTAGAGAGGATCACTTTGCAATAGACGCAAAAATTCATACATGGCCGGATTTTGATGCAATCCGACATGGAGTTGGAATGACTGAAGAAGAACTAAGTGATGATGAATTGGACAGCATGTGGTGGAGTTGGATTGAGGATCAGCGTGAATTCTTTCAGGAGGATATTCAGGAGTACTATTCGTGGATTGAAAATACTGGTTGGGGCGGCAACAGCGGCGGCTGGTTGATCATTGTGCCCGATGTAAGCGGCGAAGCGTTTATTAATTCAATTGAAGATGATCTAATGACTTATCATGATACTAAGACTGAAGCAAAGGAGGATGAAGATTGGTGGGCCGAACTAATTAAGCTTGCGCATGATCCAAAATTCTTGAGACTTGTTAAACTCGGTCTAGCTGAGACTCCTGATCAACTAGAGTACTTTAAAAAGGACGCGGATCATATACGCGAAGCGCTGACAAAAGAAAAGGCTAGAGCTGAACAGATTTGGAATGATCTAAGAGAAATTAGCGAACGACCTAGGAAATTTGCCCAGAGCGCCCAAAAGTGGTTCACCGAATGGGCAATAGAACAAATTCAAGAAAGATAATACGGACTTAGGGCCGTAATAGCCTCGGCTATTGAAAACCTCTCGATATCGCTATCCGGGAGGTTTTCGCTTTTATAGGAACTTGCCCAAATCAAATGAATGTTTTGAAAGAATGAACTGTTCCTTCTTGTAGATCTTTTCTCTAGCTTGACCGTGTTTTACAATATAGCCATCAAGATCGTCAATGAGATCGTAAACAACGACTTGATGTTTGCCAGCGAGTTTACGCATGCCTCGACCAATTGACTGACGAATTGTGATTTCGGATTTGTAGCTCTCCGCAAAAATAATGTGATTCACGTTCTTAAGGTCAATACCAGTTGAGAAGGTTCCGTATGAGGCAATGAGCACAACTCCTTGACCCCTTTCCATGTTCTCCTTGTAATCGCTTCGATCCTTATCGCCAACGCCTCCATCAATGTAGTAGGCATTGGGATTCTCTTCCCGGATCTTATCGCAAATTCGCTGACCGTATTGGTCCTTGACATTAATGAATAGGATGAGCTTATTGCCTTCTAATTTTTTGCATAGGCTCGCAATAAAATTGATTCTAGGTTCGTACGATACAATAAATTCCCGCTCGGCAGTAAAGAGTTCCTTACCAGCTTGGCCACGCTCACGTAATTCCAGATACTTCTTAACGAACGGTTCAGACTCCGGATACTGAAGCGAAAGCATCTTGATGTAGACATTTGGCGAGTGTTGCTGTTCAATCAGAAAATTAGACTTGAGCACCATACTCAATGGACCCAAGAATTCCTGAATCTTAAAAAAGTCAGAGTACTCTTCCTCGATTTTAATTGTACCCGAGAGACCCAATTTGTATTCGACGTTCTTACAGGCAAGCAGAATATCCCGGATTGAATTGCCTCGACTTGTGTGAGCCTCATCAATACAGAGACAACTAAATTTCTCAAAAAATGAAGCGTCTCGGTTCTTTAGACTCTGATAGGTTGAGATAACTAGGTCCGAGTCCTCGAATAATTTATCTGAATATTTATTGGAGCCGCCGATTTGCAGAACGGTCCAATCAAGCAGGCCAGTTTTGTAATCTTTCTCAAATTTCTCAGCGGTTTGGCCAACCAGCGAAATATTGGGAACAACGATTAGCGCCTTTTTTTCTCTGGAAATTACGCCCTTACGCTTAAGAAAGGAGAGATATAGAAATAGGATTAAGGTCTTTCCGGCTGAGGTTGCAAGCTCTTGAGAACAGAACTTGTATTTTAGGGCACGATGAGCCGCTTCCAATTGATAATCGCGAACGTCAATGCCAGTCCCATCAAGTAAAACTGACGCAAACTTGTCCAATTGATCCTTGGTAAATGATAGATTTAAGAGATTGTCGAGACCGTCAATATTAATTTCGTATTCGTATTTCTTACCGAAATTCAAGATCTCTTTCCAAAGACCCACGCCGATTTTTAGGTCCTTATCAATGAATTTATCGTAACCGTCCCACAGCTTACGTTGATATAGTTTATTAAAGTGATAGCCTTTTTGTCTCTTTCTAAAATAGAGTTGCAAATCCTTTAATTCGCCTTTGGTATCGTGGCTTATTAGCTGTAAATGCTGTTTATCTGAAGCAAGTTTAAAAGTTAACAATCATGTTGGATAATTTTAATGTCCATCCAATAGTTTTTGAACATCAATACGCGTTTTTATCCCAAATAGGACGGCGTCTATTGTTTTTATGGATTCTGAATAGAAGCCGATTTGATTTTCAATCTGTTCTAATTTTTCCTTAATCGTTGCGGTTTTACCGTCCACGATTGTGGTCTTTTCGTTGGAATTAAATCGTAGCTGGCTGCTCTTTGAGGCCTCAATCCATTCCTCACCCTTTTTTTCACGATAGCTCTTTTTTAAATTGGTAAAGTGCTCAATCAGAGTGTGATTTTCTTCTAAGATTCGCTGTCTGAGACTTAAAAATGTCACTTGGGCCTCTGGAATCTTGCGAACGTTTTCCAATAACTTAATGCCAGTATAAATTTCGCCGGAATAATCCTCTCGTTTGCTACGAAAGACCTCGGCGATCGTTCTTTTTGGTTGGGGTGTAAGTTCTTCCATTACAAGTATTTTACCTAAAAAACCCTTTAAGTTTTACATTATGAAGGTATAATACGTGCTCTCGATTTGATAGAAATCGCTGTTAAATTCATTGATTTGATTGCTTGAGTAGATGGTATTGCCGATTGAGTGATGTTGACCGTTCTTGTAGAAGACTGATACTGTGCCGTCGTACAGACACACAATGGAATCCAGTTTATAGTGGGAGATTGAGCCCTTTATGATCTTTTTGAAGTCATCGATCTTAACATCAGTGCCCTCATTGGTCACAAAAATGCTGGGATACACCATTCTAATCTGTTTGTGAACCTCTGCCAGTGAAGTAATGGTCTGCACGCAGTAATTAAGCTTGCCAAATGAGTCCAGATCGCTCAAGAACTGATCGTACTGCTTGGAAGAAGTGAAATTATAGATCGCGAATGGCTTCTGATGCTGCACGCAGTCCCTAACCAGATGATACCGGTTGCCGTTGTATTCGCGGGTTGTTCTTAGGATTCTTGACATACTAGATTTGGTACATTATAATTAAAACTACAAGTTTATTTATCAGTAAAAGAACTGCATGGAAACTAAAGTGCACATTAACGTATTTGATTTTGATGAAACCCTATTCAGGGTACCCGGCTACACATGCAGTGAGGCCAAGGGCAAGTTGCCTTACGAATGGTTTGACTCACCGGAGTCGCTAGACCAAAAGTTCAACATTCGAGGCATTCAAAATACAATTGAAAGAACCCAAGATGACGCCCTAAACTACTTGATAACCCATCGAGTGAAAGCTTGTCAGCCAAGGGTGATTGAGCTGTTGGCCGAGCACAAGATTAGATTTGAAAAAACCTTCTTTTTGGGCCGGGAAGGCGAAAAGGCTGAATTAGCGATTGATTTGATTCGGCAAAATGAAGCCACCTCAATTACAATCTTTGAGGATTCCCTGTATGAGATCATAAAGTACACAGCCTGGTTCCTAGACGCCGGCTTGAACATCGATATCGACTTTATTTTCGTAGATAAGAGTAAAATAATTAAAATTGATTGGGATACAGCGCGTTCACTTGAAGAATTTGCTGAGACCGATCGTCTTAGAATTGTATGATATTATTCATTGAGGGCCCAAGACACTCGGGCAAAACATTTTTAATCAATAACTTTTTAAAAGAGTGCTCTGATCCAAGGTTAGAGTATTACAAGTTCTATTTCGCAAATCACATCAAGACTCTTGATATGGTCTCCGATGAAAAGAGTCCGAGCCTACACTACTTTAGCCTTGGCAACATCATGACCATTATGGAAATGAATCAGCGGCCCGAATACAAAGATAAGATTTGGATATTTGATCGAGCGATTGTTTCAGCATACACATGGGCAATTCTTAGAGGCAGATTGTCTAAAACTAAAGCCGAGTTAGAGTACTTTTCGCTCTTAAGTTCTGATCTATTTAAAAATTGCAAAACTCTGGTCGTATCGGTTGCAGGCCAAACCGGCGATTCAGCTAGAGCCAAGGACACTTGGGATGGAGCTCATTCAACCCAAGAAGAACAGTCGACCATGGCACATCTATTGGATATTGGCAATACCTGGCTTGCAAATTCAAGCTCAAATAACGGCCTAAGCATTTCATTCAATCATTTTGATTCAGCATCAGCCCAGAGCTTTAATGCTGAGTGTTACAGACTTTTAGGCATCGAGCCTAATAAATAACAAGAAAGTGTCTTGCATGAAAAATCTTAAAGGATTCACCGAATTTATAGCCGAATCAGCTCACAGACAGCGCAGAGCCTGGTTAAAAGCAAAGGGTCTTCTACCTGATCACGGTCTAAGGGGCGAAACTATTGAGGATTTTGCAGTGGATCTGGCTGAAATATTTGAACTGTGCCCAAATCTGGAAACTGTATTGGTGCCCGGATTCTCCAACGCATCTACTCCAATCAACATAAAGGTTGATGGAAAGCAATGGAACGAATGGGACAGGGCAATGGACAAGGAATACGCGTTAGCTGACGTAGTCAAAGATTTGACAGATATGGCCGATCACATGGAGCGCAACGGTCAAATCATAACGTTTAGCATTTGGCACCTTGAGCTGACTAATAGATCGCCAATGTTTAGGTTAGAAAAAGAGCTTGTTGAATTTGGTGGATCTGGAGAATACCAGGACATTGATACAGGAGCCCTAATTAAATTTTTAAAACAAAATCCGGAAATTGCCGAGCGCGTTATCGGGCTTAATATCGCTAAAGATTCAAAAGCCGATAGAGAATTTGCCGCAGCTATGAGCAGAGGCGATTTCGGTTCACTAGACTAAATACTATGCCAGGACTATCACACTTAAGAGACGTTTATGACAAACGCGGAAAGGACTTCTTAGATGGCCTTTTAAACAAAACTGTAATTGTAAATGAAAAAATGGATGGGGCCTTCTTTGGCGCCCAAAAAGATCCTAATACGAGTAAGTTCCGCTTCTTTAAAAGGAACGCTGAAATTACGTACATCGATCGAGTACTCAGTCGTTACTTTGAACCGGCTATTAGACATTTTGAGAACCTTGGGGCTGATACCATAGCCCAGATTCCAGAAAACTATCATTTTGGCATGGAATGGTTTACCAGCCCAAAAGCCCAGACCATTGCCTACGACCGATTGCCCAAAAATGGACTTATCCTAAGCTACATTCATGTGCTTGATGATAAGGGCGAAATGAAAGAGACCATTCAGGACAAGGCGACCCTTGACAAATGGGCCGACCTGCTCATGATTGAGAGACCTCCGATTGTATTTGAGGGCAAATTGTCGCCAGATCAAAAGGAGAAAATTCAAGAGTTCATCTATACTCCGTTTGAGGAATTGGTTGATAAATTTAAGACAACATCATTCACAAAATATATTGTATCAGTTCTAAATCCTGAGCTTGGAACAACTTTTTTACGCGATACGCTGGACAAAGACATTGAGGGTCTAGTATTTAGATTCTACGATCCTGCAAATAAATCCGAAGACTCTGTCTTTTTGGCAAAGTTGGTTGATCCAGTATTTCAGGCAAACGCAAAACAAAAGGCACAGGACCGTGTTCAAAAGAAATCGGACGATTACATTTGGATCATTGTGATTGACTTGATGAATTTCATTGAGAGATATTCATTAAGCGAATTACGTGATATTAAACTAAGCGGCGATTCTTATGAGCAACGCTATATCTCATTGGTGAATCATATCTATCTTGATTTCATTGCTGAGTTTGGAGAGAAGTACATTGATTTGGACATTCAAATTCCAGAATTTTTACAAAGAGAAGACTTTAACGTTAATTACAACCTAATTCATAATAAAAAGGTCACAAACCTAATTGAGTCAAACCCAAATTACAAGGAGATCTATCGTGTCTTTTTGAACATGTTTAGAAAAAAGACAATTAGGGTGAGCTCAACATTTTTTACCAAGCCAATGCGCGCGAATCTTGTTTCTCAAATTGAAAAGATTAGTAATGTGTTATTAGGCGATGCGGTTTACGAAAATTACTTTCCAACATTTGGTGAATTTGTTGGAGAGGATCTTGAACCCGGCTATTTTGAAACTTTCGCGGAGGTGCCAGAAGAGGAAAGAAAGTCTAAAAGAGTTAATCTAATCATTTCAGATTTTCAACCATTTCACCCAGGTCATCTTAAATCCGCACAGAAACTGTTTGATATGAATGGTTTCCCATGCCTATTTGTGTGCATTCACGACGGCTCCGTAAACAAGACGAAACCCTTTAAAAAAGAAACGGTTAAGGGCTATTTGGACAAAGTAGCAACCCACCATCCAAGTTTTGTTACCGGTCATCGAATGGTACCGGACGGCGAGGTTGAAAATCTATTAAGAGCAATAAAGCCGGATTTTGAACCAGTAATCATCTCAGGTACAAAGAGTAGAATAAAGGATCTGGCACTACAGATGGAATTGGCAAAAAGACGCTCAAGAAATCTTAATTTTAGAAATGACGTTGCTCTAATTGAATTACCGATCGCTGGGGTCAAGGATTCCATTATGAATTCTCTAAGATCCGAAGACTATCAGAATTTCAAAGCGGCTGCTCCCGGCGCGATTCATTCCGAATTTTTTAACATGAATCGAGACATCAATGAGTTGGCCTCGCCAAAATTAAATGAATCAGTTGAGGCAACATTCGCAAATGAGGTTCCACCTCTAAATATGGATGATGAGTTTGAACAAGAATTAGCTGCGCTAAGGCAATCCTCGCCAGAAGATTACAAAAAAATAATAGCTCAAATCAAAAGATCTATTGCAACTCATAAATCATCAGGGGTGTTGAACAACATATCCACTGAAATTGTAAATCGTGGATATCTAAAAACTGACGCTGATCGTTTTAGTCAAATATGCGCAGAGGTTTCACACGGACACGAACCGACTCTAGATAAGCTGTATGACTACATTGAAAAATCTAGTGGTTATGACATTTCAGGACTGAAGAATTCAGGAAAATTAGATGAATCCGATTTTCCTGAAATTGATCCAACGATATTTAGTGAGATCCTAAATTTTTCGATAACAACTAAATCCGGAACTACTCAGGGTAAAGGTATTGGCGAATTGATTTCAATATTATTTCAAGATGGTGTGAAGAAATCTGGAGAAGGAGATATTGCGGCTGGTGAAATTAACATTGAGGTTAAAGGAAACGGCGGAAGATTGGTATCGTCGAAGCAGGGTGGTTTTACAAACGGTAAGTTTATAATAGAAACAAAATTAGCGGAACTCGCCGGTCTTGTCAATAATAATCAGAAAGTCAGTAACTTCTTGGATCAATGCTTTGCAAAAGATGGTTTAAATGCGTTCAATATTAGACAGAAAGGATTTCTTAACACATGGAAACCTCTTTTCAAGATTATTTCTGAGGAGTCTGCTCTAAAACCGGACGACTTTTTTGAATGGTTTTCAGAAATTTTTTCAGGTGGAATTTGGGAAAAAGGTTGCGGCCATAAAGCTAATTTGCGCAAAGGAATCTCGGATTTTTTTCAAAACGACACTCCTACAAAAATTGAGTATCAAAATTTTATTGATTTTTTAGCCTGGCATTCTCTTCTGTATTATGCAAAGGTTGATGACTTCAAGATACTTATGGTGGTTGATAAAGAAACCTCAAAAATTGCCTATTTTAAAGTTGATTCGGGCTTTGAGGAATTCCAGAAGCATTTACGCTGTACAGGCGGGCCGGACTGGCCAGATCCGCAAAATCACAATCGTTTTAGCATAGTTATAAAGTAAGAGCCAATCTCATTATTAGAAAGGGTCGCCAAAAGCGGCCCTTCTTGCTTTAATAAATAACCTAGTATGGAAAAGACTCACAAGAACGTTGACAATTGGCGTAAGGGTAAAGAACCCCTAAAAAATGCCATAATGCAGCATCCGGAAGGCAATGATGTATATGATTATCTACAAAAAAAGGTAGAAAGAAACTTCTGGGTGACCCCGTTTAGTTCTTGGGAAAAGAGACAAAAATTACGTAAATCATAATGTTTGGAATGGAAGATTTAACCGAACCTCAAGAAATGCAAGAAAAAGCAACAATCAGCTATTTCATGCTTTCGTTAATGCAGATTGCCGATCAGGCAAAAATAATTCACTGGCAAACAGGCCTAGATACTGAACATCGTCATTTCGGCATGTTCTATGAGGGTTTCATTGATCAAATGGACACCCTGGTTGAGGCAATCGCGGGTAAATACGGTTCACAACACCTTAAATTTGGTGAAGCCGCTGTCATGATCTATGATTATGAAATGGCAATGCCAGTTTTCTTTGACTTGGTGAATGACGCTCTACGCGGAACATTCAGACAAATCTTTGATAAGGACGATGATTCTGAACTCTATAATCTAGTAGATGAGATTCTAGACCTAAGCAATAAAACTCAATATCTATTACAACAAAAGTAAATCACATGTTCCTAAAGGTAAAACGATTTAAGCACATTGAAGATTTATTGACCGAGGCAAATCTTATCCAGACGAGCTCGGGAGAACCCAATGTGGACTCTAATCAATTGACCCAAGACCAGCTCAATGCAATCTCTGAAATGGAAAAATTCCTGGACAGCATGATTGATAAATCAATCAAGGTTGATTCTTGGAGAGAGTCGGATATTGTCAAGACCAAACAGGCGGTTGAGTTCTATCTTGACTATTCAAAGAAGCGCCTGCAAAAGATAACCGATCAGATAAAAGAGGCTTTGGCCAGCGGCAGTAAAGCAAACAAGAAGAGACTTAAGAGCTTGACAGCTCAACAGAGCCAAATCGCAAAGAGAATTAGCGTATTGGATCAGCTATACGGTCAATTAAAATCCAAGGAGAGCGCCCAGATTAAAAAAGTGGCGGAAGACATTTCAAAAAAGATTGAGGATGTTCAGCGAACCTTACAGGAGTCTTATGTGACTCTCATCACGGTGGCTGCTCAACAAAATCAAAGAAATCTTAGTTCAATCGAAAAGAGTCAAGACCCTCAAGAAAAGGAACAGATTGCGGAAGACATTATTGATTCATGGATCGTAATAGATGAGATTACTGAGGACTTTAACGATGAAGATAAGGATCAATTGGCCAGAGCAAAAGACTACACCGAGGACAAGGTTAAGGAGCAGATCGGCGAAGACCGCTTTGAAAGATTTATGGGCGAAAGACCCTATTCCAGAGAAGAGCTCAAGGTCCTGGAAAGAATTATCAAATTAAAGTACACAGATTTCAAGAGCGAAAAGGAATTAACAACCGAAATTTCTCAAATCAGAGCAAAAATAAATGCTCTACAGGGCCAATCCAAGGAGGACACCATTTCTGAATTATCAAAGATGCTGGACAAGGCTGAGATTGCGCTGATTGCAAAGTTGAAAAACAAAGATCTGCAACTGGACAGGGCCAAGGGAATTCATTTTGATTTCAACAAGCGACTTAAACTCTATGAAAAGGTTTCTTTGCCTGTGACTGGCAAACAGATCGCGGATGAGAGCGCAGTAATGAAGTTTCGTAGAGGTCTACAATCATTAATGGATTTTCTATTGGGAACTGGAAGCAAGCCTCTGACACCAGCCGGCGAAGCCTTTGCTAACTTTGGCTCACACATTCATAACATATACGCAAAAACTCTAAATAACACGGCCAAGCTTGTCGGTAAAGCGATAAAGGGTCGTGAGGGCGAGATGAAAGCGGATGCGCTAAGTCGCATGTTCATTCCCGGCACAGCGGCGTTGGACACTAAAAAGGAAGCGGCTTTTGAAGAGGCTGGCTCAGCACCCGGCATGGCGATTCAAGTGCCCGGCTCAATTGGTGCTATGGGCCCAATCACGCCGCCAACCGCAACTACGCTGGGTTCCGGTGATAATTTTAATCCAACCAAAAAGAAAAAAAAGAAGAAGACAAGTCACATCTTGGAATTCTCAGATTTTATAAACCAAAATAACTAATAGAATAGATGAAAAACCTAGTAAAAACATTTGAAGCCTTTGAACAGGATCCAGAAATGTCAAATCCTGAAGTTGATCAAGCTGGCAATCATGAAGCTGATCACTACATGTTCTTTGGTAATCTTGAAACGATTAAACGTCACGTTGATGCCATGTTAAAAATGGATCCAGCTAAAGTTGATGAACTATTGCACAATGGTCACGACTGGGCAGCTGATCATATTGCAACATCAAAGGACGATATTGAGGAGGTTGCAAACTTCTTGATAAATGAAATGACCGAAGCACCTGAGGCTGGAGCCGAGGGTCCAATCAAAAAATTTGGTGATGAGCTTGACGAATCGGCTGGCGCGTACACTTGTAATGAGTGTAATATGACCTATGAAGCCTATGAGTGCAACGAAGACATGACTTGCGAGTGTGGCGGTCAAATTGTTCCAATGAATGAAGCATGGTAAATCCAACCCTAATATCTGAGAATCTACAGTATCACCTCGACCGAGGAATGTCTGTGACCGAGTCAATTTTTAGACCCGGCAGCAAAGCTCATATTCAACTGCTGGTTGAGGCACGTACCCGATTCGATGCTGGCGAAATGAATTTCACCGGTGTCGATAAGATTCTTTTTATTGAGACCGATTTGGGTAAAACTGATCTTTATGAGGGTCAAATCGTGCCGCTAGACTTTCCAATCGAAGAGCTTGAGCTCAATGAGGCCAAGTATCATGGTAAGGAGGTTAGGCTTGGATATCCACAGCGCGGTGGAGAAAAGAAGTATCATGTCTACGTTAAGAATCCCAAAACAGGTAATGTAAAAAAGATTTCATTTGGCGATGTTCACGGCGGGTTGACCGCAAAGGTGAGCAATCCCAAGGCCAGAGCCTCTTTTGCTGCAAGACACCAGTGCAGTCAAAAAAAGGACAAGACCAAAGCGGGTTATTGGGCCTGTCGCATTAACCGCTACGCGCATCTATGGGGAGGTAAAACTTACCCAGGATTTTGGTAATGGTCTCCGTAAAACTACCCTACTCCGAAACTCTAATTTCCCAAAATCAGGTCATTCGAACATTCGATGAGACCCTGGATCCGATTGAGCTTATGTGGCACCGAGACGATGAGTCTAGAGTCATTGAGCCGGTCGGCGAAACTGACTGGCAAATTCAGCTTGAAGATCGCTTGCCTTTTGCAATAGATCACGCAATAAATATTAATAGACACGAGTGGCACCGACTAATTAAGGGGTCAGGCGAGTTAACCTTAAAAATCACAAAATTGCCAGTATGAAATTTAGAATCGGGGACAGAGTAATCGTTAGAGCGGAAGCTGAAGAGATGCAAAACGCACTATTTCAAGAAATAGACGGTGCAACTGCAACCGTTAGCGAGGTATACCAACATGCCTATGAACCCGGTGTTTTTCGAATTGAGATTGAGCTGGACACGCCTATCGAGTTACATGGTGAAAGAATCCAGACTGTGCCTGGTCTCTACGTTGATAATTTGGAAAAAATTGATCAGGTTAACGAGAACAGGCGGAGTAAATGGTTTTCCGGCCTTGCTGTGAATCGATTTAATCGCTGGAACCGTATTCAGGAAAGACGACTTGTCAACTAGGCAGAGATAAATAATATTACAAAAAGAAACAGACTCTATGAAAATTATTAAAGGTTATACACAGTGGTTGAACGAGGAAGCAGCGGCCGCACCAACAAATCCAGCAGCAACAGCCGGCACTTCTGGTCCGGGCGCAAAACCTGAGGGTTACACTCTAAAATCAAATGGAGTTGCCTATAAGTATCCATTCGCTGATGATAAAGCACACAGCATGTATGCCTATTGGGACGCAACTGAGGGATCCGTTACCGACACCGGCGCTAGTAAAGATCAGGCCTCAATGCAAGCGGCTCTTAAAAAGATTATGCCTAGTCAAGCGGCTCAGCCGGTTGTGAGCAATGATCCAAATAATCCAGGTAAAAAAATGTTCGGCAGAATGATTTTAGATTCGGTGGAAGATGCATTAGAACTTCACGCAAAACTGGGTTGGAAAAAAGCCTACTCGCTTGAACAAATGAACGCTATGCAAGCAGCCGGCGATACCAATCTTGAAGTTACGGCTCTTAAGAACATGTATTCCGTTTTAAATGACAGCGACAAGCTGGATAGAAAAGGTCGAGTTGCTGAGTGGAACAAGAATTTTCCAATAATTTGGAAGGAGCAATTGACTAAGGCCGGTTTATCGAATCTTGCAACGGCTTAACCGTATTCAATTATACAAAAAAAAAGGAGGATCAAGTCCTCCTTTTTTCGTTTAGCCTGTTTTGATTATTTGCTGGTAAGTTTGACATTACGTGTAAAGCTTCCGTCCTTCATGCCATTCACAAGATCAACATTTTCGCTAGTTAATAGAATTTGACCGTTTGCGAGAGTTTTGAAACTATCCACCCAGCCGGTTGCGCTCTCATTACCTACTTCAAATCTTAAAACTCCATTCTGATTTGAGGCTTTGCGGATGGTGAATACTTTTTGTGATGGACCACCGATCCAAGTAGCGGTCATTTTAACAAGGTCGAATTCCCAAACCACATGATCGGTCCAGTAGTAGGGGTACTTAACCATATTCAGGGACAGTGCCTGATCAAGAGTCAAGGTTGGACTCCAGTTGATGTGCTGGATTGTGTCTAATTCGACTCTGTAGAACTTTTTAAGGTTTTGTGCTCCGGCGTTTAGGCTTATGAGACTTAGTGCAATTAACATTAACTTTTTCATATCGTATAGCTTTTAGTTGCTTAATTATAATATACCTATAAACTTGTCAGCTGGCAAGATAAATAATTCAAATATACTAAGCCAATCATGAATGACCCGATAATAAAAAACTTTTTAGGATTTTTAAAGGATGTTTTGAATGAAGACTCTTCTGCAGCAAATCCTGGAGATTTGAGTGCTGAAGTAAAATTTAATTTTAATTTTGAATCAGGTAAATATGAACAAGCTGACATTCCAGCAGCATCTCTGACTCAACTAAAAACAGATTTGAATAAACCTATTGGTTTAATTCGCGTCCCTAAATACTTGAATCAAAAGACCACTCTTACACTGGTTGCGTCAACTTCTAAACTTGGACTCGGTCAAGACCTTAAGGCTAAATTGCAGGCAGCCGGCTATCAAATCACAGGCAATGGAAATGCGGCTCTTTGCCAAGCCAGATTAAAAACGCTTGAGTCAATTACTGTTTCTTATTTTTGTGAAAGGCTAGGCTGTTCACCTGAAGAATTAAAAAAGAAGATTGAAATTAAACAGGTCTCTCGGCCAAATTCAGGAGGTGAGGCAAATGCGTCAGATGAAGAACGCAAGAAATATCAATATGTGTCGATGTCACTAACTCAAACAGGCGATGCGATTCCGGACAATCAAAAAATTACGTGCAACATGAAGCCAGCCTCTCGACAGGGTGGCCAGGCGAATCAGTCAAACAATTACGTTGGATACAATCAAGATCAGATTGTGGTCGTCCCAGTTGGAAACCTTGTAACTTTAACATTTGATCCAATGACTGTTCCGGATATGGTGTATTTTAAATATAAGGAAACCGAATTCCTAAGCCCATGGTTGGGATCAACCACTCGAACAACAGTATACGATGCGACCACTGGAAAAAATTCAACAATCGATGCGTCGGACCCGCGATATAGAGATTTTGAAAAGGAATTGAATGATCCGGCAAAATGTCCAGGCCTAAAGGATGCAATAAACAAGGAGATTGCAGCAGTCGGGGGTAAATTGACTGTCGAAACTGCTCTGGCTAAAAATGGAGGATATGTAAATAATAGATTTGAGGTTCAGCCGGGTCCAAATCAACAGGGCGCAAAAAATGTAAATTTTACATTCGCGATAACTAAAGGCTTTGATCTTGACAATTTAACAATTCGAGTATTCTCACCTCTTGCTGGAACAAGTTTCTCAATCTCGTCGGTGTGTTCTCCTGGAAAGACTACTTAATTAATTGGCCATTTGTATCAATATTTGCGCCAACCACCATTACGATACAAAAGTAATTTCCATCAGAATAAGGTACAATCGCAAGACCTATTCTAGCCTGAACCTGCTTGGGCATTGTTATTAACATATTAGCCAAGTGACCCGGCGAGTTTTTCCAAGAAGTAAACGCAACGGTTGCAGTCTTGAATGTATCAACTGTCTCGCCCGATTTGACGTACTGACAGTATTGAATTAAATTTTCCGCAATTGAAGTTGCACCATATTTTGCAGATCTATCCCAAAAGCCAGGCAGAGGCTTTATTGACCCAGCCTCTCGAGTTTCAGTATGACTCCTAAGACCACTTGCAACGACCCATCGTGCGTGGTACATTGCCGCGGAATCCAGCGCAGAATTTCTAACAAATGGCGATAATCCGCTATCTGGGCCGCCTTTTTGAAGTCTTAGTTGATTGATTTGTTTGATAATTGCATTTTCAATACTTTGAGCAAAGCTAGTAGTGAAGATAGATGATAATGAAACTAGTAGAATGAATATTTTTTTCATAGAATTGAACATTTAATCTTAATTATATTATACCATAAACGGGTAATCCTGACCAGAATAAATAAAGGTATAATAATTTTAACCTTATGAAGTACGCAAATTCATTCAAATCATTCAACGAGTCACGTGGTACTGGCGAATCTCATTGGTATTACGGTATCGCCGACTGTAACGGCATAGAGTCCTTTATCAAGGAACCTTCCCTAGCTAGATCACAGAACCTGGACAGACTTCACGGTCTTGGTCTAAGCGACGTTAGCGGCAAGGACGACCCAGATAAAAAGGCGTTTGGTGGAAACCTGAACATGATGATAATGCGGTGCAGATTTAATGATCAGCGCCATCCAGTTGTCTATAGGGTCAAGCTTTCAGAGGCAGCCGCTGGCATGGTTGATGATATGTTAACGGATGGCGATTACGAGGGCGCTCTTAGATTCATAAAGGACACGGCTGAGGAGGTTCAGCTTGCAAGAGGAGGTACCGGTAATGCTGAAAAACGCTGGAAGAATATTCCCAATCGGGACCTTGATCCCTATTCCTAGGCTCAGATTCCTATTTTCGTAACTCTCATCCGCGTTGATAAATAATAAGAAATAACCGGATAATTAATGGCATCACAGGCTGGTTTAACAGTTGAACGCGCATTCGCAGGTACACAGTACTTGGAATTCCTCAAGGACGTAAGTAGCCTTGATGAAATTGCTGCAAAAATTGCGGAAGGTAATCCGGAAGCCTCAATTACTGAGAATGCAGCTGAGTCCATTTTCAATAAATTCTCAATTTTTAAGTATTCCAAATTCATTAACGGTTCCTCATACGAGCCGGCTGCTCATTTTATCGGCTACCATGCCAAAAACACCAAAACAGCTGATGAATTCAACCAGCAGCAGAATCAAAAGATTCAGGATAGGATCATTAGGGAAAAACAGAATTTAAGAACCTTGGGTAAAAAAAGCACGGCCGGCCAATCGGTTGACGCTGATATAGCCAAATCAAAACAAACAATCCAGGATGCCCTAACCGCAATTGAACAGAAAAAACAGGACGCTGCTAATTTTTTGGTTAGGAATGCCTCGACTCTTGCAAATCCGACCGCGGCTAATATCATCAAATGGGGTGCAGAGCAGTCCAGCCAATCGGTGATGGGTTTTCAGCCCTATTCAATGACGGATTTTATGTTCTGTAAAAACTACGGAAAAATTCCAAATAATCGTTTAATAACCCTACGTAGATACCCATTTCCAGTTGAGGATCAGCTCAGGATAGCCGGTGGGCAAAGGGCTCTCATTCCGGTTGCACAGGCTGTGACCTGGTGGGGAGACGGCACCGATAATAAGCTGTCTTCAATCGGCGTAATGAAGTGGAATCTTAAATGGGGAGACCTTACTGTAAGCGAACAAACCATTACGGGTAATGAGGTAACGGTTGACGATTTGGCTGGAGCATTTTCAAAAATAAAGGGTTTGGAAAAACTGGGCGAACAATTAAAGAAAATTGGAGTTGGCTTGGCTGGCAATGACAAACAATTACAGGAGCTTAGTGGAATGGAGGGCAAAATGCAGGAATACCTTAAAAATCTATACACAACAAGCGGCCCTTATTGGAACAGAATATACGGACCAGTCAATCGGATACACCAGACCACCAGACGAGAACGCGGCATGCAAGACGGTTGGAGCACGCCGTTCACTATTAAATTTCACTATTCGTTTAGATCGTTCAGCGGATTAAGCCCAAAAATAGTTGCGCTTGACCTAATTGCTTCATTTTTAAACTTAACCTATAATGACGCCGAATTTTTAGGCCAACTGGGGCGTTATTTCCCAAGACTTGGTGTTAAATTTGATCAGACGACAACTCAACAGATTGGAGATATCTTAACAAGCTGGGCAACAAGCTTTACTGGGGACAATACTGCTGATATCATGGCGCTTTCATCCAAAGTAATGGACGCGCTCAAGGCAACAGCCTCAGAGGGTTTGGCAATTGCAAAGGATGCTGCAAAGGGCGACCCTACAAAACTAAAGGAGAAGGCTCTTCGAGTCGCACAGACTGCCGCGATTGCAGAATTAGCTAATGCTGTACCCAATCTCTTGTCAATTAAGGCGGCCCAATCAGACAGACCGGTCGGTGAATGGCACCTGGTCGTGGGCAATCCACTAAATCCAATAATGGTAATGGGCGACCTGGTGTGTACAGGCTGTGATATGGCGTTCGATGAAGAGATGGGCCCAGACGATTTTCCGACCGGCGTAACTTTCGATGTGAAGCTAAAACAGGGCAAGCCCAGGGACAAGGTTGCAATTGAAAGAATGTTCAACTTGGGCGAAACCAAAATGATGGACTCAAAACTCAGAGGATTTTCTTCAGCTGACGATAGTTTTGGAGAGAGCAACAATACAATGTACGCTCAATTGACAAAACAATTTACATCGGACGAGATTGAATCAATCAAGAAAGGTTTGGGCGGAGGCACCTTTGAAAAATACAGGGATAGGGTTAGACGCGCGTACGGATACGCGGGCAATGCAACCGATCAGGCTAAGCAGGATCCATTAAACCCTGCTAAAATAAATGATTCTATCCTGTACATGTACTACGATAGACGTCAACATAAACAATAATTAATTGGCATGCTTAATTTAACTTCTCTACTAAACAAGGATACTTATACAAAATCAAATGGCGATACTGTCATTGATCTCATTCGCAGAGCGGTGGCCTATCTCAATATCCGAATAAATGGCGGTAAGGCCTATATTGTTACTGAGGATACTTGCATGAGACCTGATCTTATTTCAAATATTTTTTATCAGAGAACGGATTTTGCGGACCTGATTTTAAAATACAATGGCTATTCCAATCCATTTTCTCTAAATATCGGAGATGTCATCAGAATACCCGACGGCGAGACCATTCTTAAATTTGGGGCAAAGCCTAAACTCGCAGAGTATCCCGCTCGAAAAAAGGCATCAAACGTTAAGCTCAATCCAACCAAGAAAAAGGACAAGCGCAGAGTCGAGTTTCTGCTCAATAAGGCCGGCTCGGTTCCGCCAGTTGCTCCAAACGTTGCGCTTGATGCCAGCGTTAAAATTGCAAATGGAAAAATTGTGTTTGGCGCGGATGTGACTTCGGTTAAAAAGGAGGATTGTGCAATTCCAATTTCGAGAGCAAAGTTAATGGAGACCTTGATTAAAAATAAAAACGCTAAATAACCATGGCTGTTGATAAAATTTTAATTAGATCAACTCCAAAGATCACGCCCAGCCTCATCACTGTGCTGGATACCGATACTCTAAAGAACGAAGACGGTCGTCTTCTTTTCAGCAAGAATCTTAGCCCGACCGGATTTGCTCAGCGAAAGGGTTTGATGAGACCCATCGTTAAATTGGGAACACTACTCCTGTCCGAAGACATGATAAAGAGCCTTAGCGTTTGGTATGATGAGCTTGTGCCTAGGGTTTCAATTACCCTAATTGATGAAAATTCTGTGTTTGGTGCGGGCGGTTATCCTCTAACCAACATTATTGCGAGCGTTTACATTCAATCTCAACACTCAAAGCTAAAAAGTTTTTCCGGCGACTACATAATTACCTCAATAAATTCAATCTCTCTACCTGGCAGCAACACCTCAGTCTACACGATTAGCGGTGAGCTCCATGTGCCAAAACTAAACGGTCAATTCTCAAAATCATTCTCAAAATCAACTTCACTTGCAACTCTAAAAAAAGTGGCTGATGAATTGCAGTTGGGCTTTGCAGACAATCAACCGGAAGATACTAAGGACGAAATGACCTGGCTGATGCCAAACTACTCTTACAAATCTTTCATAAATCACGTCAAAAAAATGGCGTATTCGGGCGAAGAATCTTTCTTTGACTGTTTCATAGATCGATACTACACTCTAAACTTCATAAACGTAGAAAAAATGTTTTCGCAGGATCCGGAGACCGACACAACAGTCATTGCGCTTGTGCAAAACGCAATCAACAAGACCAGGGTTGAATTGGATAAGGAGGAGGCGAACGATGCTGAGGTTGATTTGGTGCTTAGCAACTATCGACAATTAAAGGGTTCCGAGACATTCATCAAAGACTTTTCAATGATCAGCAATCACGGTGAAATACTTTTAGAAAACAGTTTAAAGAAGGAGATCTATTGGTACGATCACGGCGGTAACGATTCACCCAATTCCAAATCGGACGATGTGAATTTCATAAATCATCCGGTCGAGCCCCTAATAACTTTACCCGGCAATGACGGCACCGCGCCGCAAACCGTTACGATTGACGAATATTCCAATTCGGATACGGTCGTCGGCGTGTGGAAGGGTGTTGATTACGGCAATGCTCACGCTGAGTACAAATACGCTAATTTATTAAATGATCATAACCTAAAGGAGACCTACAAAAACCAGCTCAAGATAAAATTGAGCGGATTTAACACGACAGTACTGCGGGGTTCAAGGGTGGCTGTTGCAATCTTTCTGGAGAGAGAAGCCGCAATGGCCGCGGCCAAGGCAAGACGCGAATTAGGCGATGTAATCGACCAGAAAAATGAAATTAGTAGCGGTAATGACGCTTATGATAGTTACGCAGATTCTCATTTTTTAGACAAGGCCTTGACGGGTTTTTACTATGTGTCTTCTGTTAACTATGCATACAATGATGGCGAGTTTGAAACAACCATGTACTTGGCCAGACGCCACTGGTTATTACCAAGTCCAAAAAATGAAATTAAAGGTACATAAAAATGAGAAGATTCGGCCAACCAACCAAAGTAGATAGTTTTATAAAATCGTCAGTTGCGGATTTTAACGATCCGGTCTTTTTGACTTTTCATCTTGACTTTTTTCCAGTCAGAACAACCTTTCAAAACGACGGTATTTACAATGATAATTTATTAATGGGGCCAGCTGCGCTGTTTGGCACAGAGTCAAATATCTCAGCCGATAGATTCATAGAGGAGCCCGATAACGGCCCAACCAACAGACTGGTTGAGTACTCTGCATACCAATGGCTCACAGACTATTACGGGGGCTACACGGTCCCAGCCACGATTGGTTCAAATCTTACGCCAAGCCTGTGCCTTGCAAACTGCATTACCGGCCTGCTTGATCTGCAGTCTTCGCCATGGTATTTTCAGTCAGTGCAAGGAATCTCCGATTTATGGAAAACCACTCATCGTGTAAAAGAAGGAAACAAAAAGGCAACTCTGACCTTTAACTGTCTGGAATCAATTAGACAACCTCTAACCGATATTGCTGAAAATTACAGGTATGCGGTATACGATAACGACAGATTAGCGTATCGTCTGCCGGATAACTTGCGCTGGTTTGACATGGAAATTTGGTTGATTGAGATTCGGGATATCGTTGATCACGGCACAAAGGGGCTGTTCAGCGATACCGAAAATGATTTTTATCAATACGATTCCAGTAAAAATCTAGTAAGGGGTCTAAAAACAATTAGATTTAGACTCAAACAGTGCGAATTTGATTTTGCTGAATTCTTGGGTGGAACCGGCCAGACTGAATTTAAAGCCTCTACTGAGGACAAGCCATTTTCGCCTAGCTTCAAGGTAAATGTTGGTTGGGTTGAACAGGTTGCGGTACCCGCGTCAGAGGCAAATGATGTACACAAGTCGGGTTTATTAACGGGCGCTTTTAATGCACTGAGCAATCGATTGAGTAATGTGCTAAGTTCTATCACTAGACTGCCTGGCGCAATCGCAGGTTCTGTGCTGAATGACATACAGACTGGCATAGAGGGCACCGCGTTAGGTAATGTGTATGAGGAAGGCGGCCTGAATGGAATAAGCGGAGCAATCAATAAGTTTGGAGCATCAATCACAGGTAGACAGGCGCCAGTCGGCCCGCCGATCGCTGATCTAACCGGCACGCGAGCGCTGCCCAATCCTGAAGAAACTCCAATTGTGTTGGGTAACCTTGGTGATGTTTATCCATAACCAATCAATAAATCTAGAGTATAAAATAGAGTATGGCAACTTCAATTAAAACAAACGCTGAGTCTGAAGAATTTTCAGATGTATACCTTGGAAAGGTGGAAGACATTATGGACCCGAAATTTGAGGGTCGCTGTCGAATTCGAGTTTTTTCGCTGTTTGATGATATTGCAGTAGAAGATTTACCATGGGCGGTACCTGCCAACAAGCCAATGTTCTTTGGTAAGCACGCTAGAGGCGGTTCATTATCAATACCCAAGGTCGGTGCGGTTGTGCAAGTAAAGTTCAATCATGGCGATATCTATTCACCCGAGTACATGCAACCCCAGGAGGTCGGCGAGGATATCAAGGAAGAACTTAAAAAGGGCGGTGCAAAATACGAAGGGGCTCATTTTATCCTGTTTGACGGCGATGAGCAGATTAGATTTTGGTTTGATCGTGAGATTGGTCTACAAATGGAGCTAAAGAAATCGTTCATTCGAATTGACAATAAAACCTCAAATATCTTAATTGAGCATAAGGATCACCAGTCTCAAATCTCTTTCGAGAACAATATTATTCGAATCAATGCAAATTCCCAAGTCAATGTTACAACCGGGTCGGCTGTGACGGTTGACAGCCCAATGATTAAGCTCTTGGGCGGCCGAGTACAGGTAGGCAAGGACGGTACAAAGCACTCAGCTGTACTTGGCGAGCCGTTAAAGGCTCTATTAACTCAGCTTGCAGCAATAATTGATTCAAAGGCTCCAGGCGGAGCGGGTGCAGCAACAAACGCTGTACAAATAGGTATGGGTAATGCACTTAGTACCGATGTCATAATTGCCAAGGGCAATTAAAAATCTATTCCAAATTCGTTATCACACTTGATCAATTGGGTGCTCTTCTTTGGGTCATCATCTCCCAAATGGGGTCCTGTAAATTTAAGAGCGCCGGTCTGTTGAGCGGTCACAATGTCCTGTTCCAGCATTGGAATTTTTTCGCGATTCGGAAAGTAGCGGCTTGATGCCCGATACTTTTCACCAATGTCATGGCGAACCATTTCCATGTGATGCATTGAGATTAGCTCTCTTTCAAAAACTCGGCTCTTTCGATAATCTTCGTCAAGCAGGCCACGAGTTGGATCTACTCCTGAAAATATCTGCTGCAGATTATGGTGTCGACAGCTCGGCGTGATTCTGTAAATAAAAGGAATTTTCCAACGCGAATAACCCCGATGTAGAGTTGGAGTAACGTAATTAATGTAGTGCAGAGCGGTTGCGTCCAGCGAATTTTTTTCAATTTCGGATTTGGCCCAAGCAAATTCTTTTTCTCGATAGCACTCATCAGCATCAATTGATAGATAATGAGTTGCCCCCAATTCCCTAGCCAGGTTTAGACAGCCCTGTCTTTTATTGAGCTCAAACGCCTTGGCCTGAATGACCGATTCTGGCGTTTTTAATGTGCTGGGTCTAAAATTTTTAAACTCAATTATGTGATCAATTAGGCCTTGTGCCTTTAACTCATTGAGCTCTTGCACAAGCCCAGGTTTCGCACTGGTTCCTCCCCAGGAAACAGTTTGATATGAGACAATGATTATATTAACCTGATTTCTGATTGACTTCAGGGACGCGCCAAGAGTCTCAAGGCCATCGAATACAACATAACCTGCGGCTAATTTCATTTACTAAATTTTTTCAAAGTAACCACCTAGATCGAATGGTGCATTCATGTTAATTGAGCCAGCCTGATTTGGAATAAAGAGCTCTGGATCAACTAGCCTAAAGTCAACCGAGACCCTGGTTGTGTCTGACATGTTTGTTTTATTACCGTGTAGTAGGTTAGCGCCATCAAAGACTAGGATTTCTCCGTATTTTACAGTATAGGGCATAAAGTCCTCATTGCCTTCTCGGCTCTCCATCCAAATGGTATTGGTTTCGTTAGTATCAGTAAACGGCATCCAAAAATTGACCTCAGTTATTCCGTGGTTGTAGGTTCTGTCCCGGTGCCATTCACCAACTCCTAGATTATTGACCAGTTGAGTTCTAAAGGTTGGAATTTTTTGATATATGAGTTCGTTATAATCAAATTGTTTTGCCAGAAATTTAATCAACTCAAGATAGGTTGGATAAAACTCGGTTTCAAATTTTGAATAATACGATTTATGCCATTCGGTTGACTGATCCTTTTCTCTTGAAAAGAATTCATAATCTTTAAGTTGATGTAACTGATAAAGATCGGTCACACCCAACATATTTTCAACAATCTCCTTGAAATTGAATTTTTTGGTGTCATACTGAATTTTGTAAGGAATCGGTAAGTACATTGTTTATATGATTATTTTTTTTATCTCTAAATTTAATTGCACTGAGGTCAAGTACATCGTTTCTATTTGACCAAACAAAATCGTCGGTTGATCTCTTTTCTTTCATAGTTGTTGCTCTACCTCTATTTATTTTCCAGTTGAATTCCTGCCAAGATTTACAGAAATAGTGATTTATTTGAGCAATTCCAATGGTATCTACCTCGGAGACTGGATCATTAAGATTTATTGGATTACCCAACAGATCTGTAATTTGACCGACTGTTATCAGATCCGGGCAGTGTGGATTTGAATATCTCAATAGGGTCTCAGTTTTGACCAGAGTTTTTACATTGTGATCAAAATCAGGTTGCCTCATTGTGAATCTTTCTAACACCGACTGGTCCTTAAAGTATTTATGGCCATTTGCGCCAAAAAATCTCCAATTAATACATACACCAGAAGAAAGTACATACTTTTTTATGAAATTTTGCAAAGTTAAACCATTGTGAATTACTAGAAATTCATCGATATCTAGCGCAATAACATAGTCTATTTCATTTGAAAAGTTTTGAATAAAATCGTTGTACGCCTCAATCTGCTTAACTCGCCCAGGATAATAAATTATTTTGATTTTATCTGTTGCAAAATTCATTAATCGATTATTTGAGGAATTATCGTATATGTAAAAATTATCAAAGCCAAGCAGCGAATGATACTGCAACCATTCAGCTAAATATCTTTCCTCGTCTTTAGCGATAGCAACTATTCCAACTTTCATGTACTGGTATATTTTTTAACGCTATCTCTTATTGCATTCAAATATTCGTATTTAAACACTGTGTCTGGTTCAAGTATTGCGCCCTCGCCCCATTCATTCCAGGCAAAAATAAAAAGAAAATTTTCCGGATTAAATTTGTCATTCACGACTAGGTCTAGCTGTTTGCCCAAATTCTTTTTAAAATTATCCGGTGTATTATTTACATCAATTGAAAATTTTCGATTTAAACCTCGAGGGGATGCGTCCCAGCCGCTGTAATAACCTCGATAGTAGTGTTTATCCCTGAGCAAATGAGTTGGCAACGGTATTTCCGGTATTTTTTGCCATTTTTGCACAGCATCATGTAGGGTAAATTGTTCGCTATCCATAACAATAGGATTAATGAACCGGTTCACGTACATTGGATGATATTCTGCATAGGCATCGACGCTTAGGTCAAACAAATCCTCAGAATCGCTAAAATGATTTAACAGTTGAACAAAGTGGATTCCTGAAAAACCCTCTTTGATGGCAAGCTCATTTACAAAATTTTTAAATTGATTAAACTGTTTGAAATGACCTATTCTGTATATCATAAATACTGGTTTATTGTCGACCAATATGTAATTTTTGTGCTTGAAGAATGGAAGCAAATACTCAAAATGCTTTTTCCATTCGGCTGGTGTGCCGTACGTTTGCGGAAGTAGTACATTTTTTTCGGATCCATCCCAGGTTTTTGTCCATGGCTCATTGGCCCATTCAAAACAAAATGGTAAATCAGGTTCGCCGTCAATCAGCATTCTCTCTAGCGGTTCGTACATCACTTTTTCTGGAGAATTTCCATAAAACCAATAGTGATAATAGACGAAACCGTAAACTCCATGATCCTTTGCTAAGTCTGCATGTCTTTTTCTGACTTGATAACTGCGAAGATCGTATTGACCAAATTCAAGAGACTCTTTTCGAATCACGTGATTTTCAAATCTAGGCTTTGCTCTGGTCAAATTTGTCCATTCTGTAAAACCGACGCCCCAATTGGCATCATTCTCTGGAATTGGATAAAACTGCGGTAAATAAAAAGCCAGTACTTTGGGTTTAGACATACTCTAATTTATATTTTTTGTGAACTGCGTAATTTGGAATGAATCTCTCTAGTGCATGAGCCATTGTACCATCAATGTAATCCCCTTCAATAAAATCGGAATAATTCAATGATTTGAAAATGTCTTCTAGCAGTATTGTATTCACGGCAATAATTGAACCTGCTGTAAAGTCCAGTGCATATTTTGAATAGTCATAACCGAGTCTAGCGCTTAGTACTGATAGATTATTGGCATTTGAACCTATTTGCGATGGATCTGTTTTTCTCCACCGCTTTGCTGAAACTACTCCAGCGTTTTCAAGACGGATTTTAGCAAGCGTGTTTGCAGCAATTTCTCTAGAACCAAGTATTGGTTCAAGCAGATCCCTTCGCCACTGATCTCCATTCTTAACGTTGCTGGTTTTACTTTTTTTGCTGTGAATTAAAATAGAAACATCGCTCTGACCTGAAGTTGAATAGCGTAGCATCGTATAGAATCCGCCAAAATCCCTACCTGCATTTTTAGATTTGAAAATTTTAGCGTGAGGGTACTGATCAATTATTTGATACGCTATTTTTTGGTCATAAGTATCCTCAACAAAATTTACATATAGATCAAACTCTTCCGGAATATTTTGTAAATACGAATCAAGCTCTTGCCATAAATCCGTGTAATAAAGGTGTAAATAAACGGCAACTCTTTTTTTTCTGGGAGAGGTTAGTACTGTGCTAAGATTATCGACGGTTATTGTTGATTTTGTAAAATTAAAACCCAATCTACCAAGAGCATTTTTTATGTGAACCGCTGAGTCTCTAACAAATTTTTCGGGAGCTTCACCGTCAAGTGCTTGATCTAATGAAATTATTGCCTGATCTATATTTGAATATTTTAAAATCGGTAAATTATGGAAATTGTCATCTATCGATACTTCAGATACAACTTTACAGCCATAACTTAGAGCTTCATACAGCCTAACTACTTCAAGCTGACCGTTCTCATAGAAGTGATGATTCAATACTACTTTGGTTCTTTTAAGAAGATCTGTTATTGAACTACCGAACGTATTATTACTTGAAAAACCGTCAACAATCTTTATGTCTTTATATTTTTTGATCTCTTCTAAGAACTGCTTTCTACGTGGGCTGTTCATGAATTCTCCATAGAACAGAATATCAATATCACGAGTTTGAGAGAGGTCCTGTTCGCCGACTCCTAAATCCCCAATCGGCACATACACATGCGGCTTTTTGAATGACCCGTTAAAATATTGAATATTGTATTCTGAGTATTCCCAAATCTCAATTGAATTGTTTAATTTGTTGATGTAATCGGGAGTAAACCATTTAGAATGAGCCTGTTCAAATTGATACGCTATATAATTTTGAGGAAAGTCATAGAATACGTTTGGGCACATGATTATGTGTAAATCCTTTGACTCTTTTCCAATTGGCGAATTTGGATTCATTAATCGATTAGTTATGTCAAAACCATAAGACTTTAGTATTTCTTCAAGTCTCTTTGCGTGATTTGCGACCTGCTTGGTATGGATTATTGTTATTGGAAAATTTTTAATCTTTGCGTCCTTGTATTTCTCATAATTTGAGGCAAGGACCGGCACGGTCGTCAATAATTGATTTGGAGTTAGATTGACTGAATCAATGAATTCATGAAGGGACTTTCGAATTCTTGTCAAAAAATTGGTTTTTCGCTTTGATGTATGAAGTTCCTTTATTGCCAATAGCTCTTTGAATCTTGAGACTTCTGCGATATTTGAAAAATCTATTGCAAATAATTTTGACTCCAGTAGCTTGTGGCCCCTTTCTGGTTTTGAAAAAATAAAAGAGCTTGATGAAAAGGTTTTTGTGCCGAAGAATGTGCATTGAGTGACAAATTGACTAAACATCAAATCGCTCGAAGCTGATTGAAAATCTATTTTTGCCAAAAGCTGACTAACTGCCTTTTCTAGAGCAGGGCTGTATTTAAACTTGAAAAGATTTGGAGAAACAAATCCAGCATGAGATTTAAAGAAAACGCTATCGGTTTTTGCAAAGTCAATTGGCTTTATGATGAATAGATTTGGGTCAAAGACCGTTATTGAATCAGCTAATGAATATGAAAAAGCTGTCAGGATTGATGGATTTACGTGCCAAGAGACTGCTCGATTTGACCGTTTTCTAACGTCCTTTGTCATTTGAGCTGGCAATATTCGCTGAACCTTAATTACCTCAGTTAACTTATTTACGATTTTTCTGGGAATTTCTAAATCCGAACAAATTACCAAAGAGTCGTATTTTTCGCCATTTGCTAGAAAGGACTCAATGTTAGTTAAAAATGAATGAGATACTGTTTCTGAATAGTAGGTAAAAATGATTGCTGCCACCTAATTGGATTTTTTATAACGGTTCTTTATAAACTCGAGCCGATATCGTAGTATTATACTAGAAAGACCGGTTTAGATCTATCTATTTTGAAAAATTATTATGAAATTCTTGAGATTTCGCAAGAGGCAACTCCTGACGAGATAAAAAAGGCATATCGAAAATTAACTAAGATATACCACCCTGATAAAAATCCGGATGGCGAGGAACTCTTCAAACAGATAGCGGATGCCTATAACACGCTTAGTGATCCGGCCAAGCGCGCTGAATACGATCGTGCACAAATGGGCCCTCAGTTTCAGGACCATTTTACCTCTTTTCATGACTTTTCATTTGGTAGTTTTGAGACTCCTACCCATTTGCATGTGATTAGGGATAGAAAGTTCTCTCTTACTGAACTAATGGCTGGCGTTGAATTTGTTGTGGACTATCAAATATCCAAGATTGGATTGGACCGGTCGAGCTTTGAGAATAAAACTTATCGTATTCGGCTTGACCTAAGTAAGACAGCCTATCCGATTACCCAAGTTGGCTCAAACGAAGTAATTACGCTCAGGATTAGGGGAGCTGGCTCAAGTCAAATATTTGAAAGATCTGACTTTTTTGGCCGGGCTCGACAGGCAAGTGCGGTTGGAGACCTAATAATTAGGGTAATAATTGACAAAGTCGGTCTTGAAATCAGGGAAATTGATCTTATACAGACTGTTAATTTAAGCCTACATGATGTTCTTTTTGCTGAAGAAATCATCCTGGAGAATCCTCTGGGTAAAAAATATCGCATAAAATCGCTTAATGTTACTAATCTATCAGATATTAGAGTGCGCATTCCCGACCAGGGTCTAGTCTCACCGCTTGGCCATCGTGGAGCTTTTATTTTTGAAGTCAAGGTAAATAAACCTGATCTCACCAATCAATCAGAACAAAACCTCTCAACTCTTAGAGAATTGCTAAAAGACTTTGATAAATAATGTTAGTATAGCCATCTATTTTAGCAGATAGATCGCTATATAAATAATAAAAAAGTCTTACAAAGTTGACTAGCGCTAAAACAAACTTACTAAAGACCGGCTTTGATGAAAGTCAATTATTCATCATTGAACGAGTTAATGAAGCATTAAATGTTTCAAAATCAAATGACGGTTCAATTATCCTTGAAGGTATTTGCGCAGTCTTTGGACAAAAGAACGAAAACAATCGTATCTATGAGAAGCAAGAGTACTTGCCTCATCTTTCCTATCTAAACGAAAAAATCAAAAAGGGTCAGTTATTTGGAGAGCTTGATCATCCACAAAGCTTTGACGTTTCCTTAAAGAACGTATCTCACGTGGTTGAATCTCTTAACTATGACGAGCCTTCAAATACTGTTCGTATCAAATTAAGAGTACTTGATACTCCATGCGGTCGTATTGCAAAGACCCTAGTTGAGTCAGGCTGTACTATCTCAACCTCATCAAGAGCTGCAGGTAATGTAAATGAGAGCGGTGTTGTTAAGATTCAAAAAATCTTTACCTACGATATTGTTGCTGAACCTGGTTTCTCGCAAGCATCCCTAACTCAGGTATCTGAAAGCCTTAAGGACAATTTCTCAGTTCTGTTTGAGTCTTTGGATACTTTAAAGACTGCTTCAATCACAAATAAATTAACAGATATATCAGAAAGCTTCTCTTTTGAAGATTCTGTGAAGATCTATAGAATAAATAATTCTGAAATTCCTAAACAACAAAATAACAATAAGCAAATGGCTAATGACTTTGTATCAAGAGAAGAAATGAACCAGTATTCGCAATTGGTAAAGAAGAAATTCGACGCTCTTCAAGAAAACCTTTCGAAAAATAACGCTGGTCTACGTGCTCTTAACGAAAATAGTAACGAATCACCAGAAACTGGAAAACTAGTTGAGTATGTAAATTACCTAGCTGGTGAAATGGAAAAAATGGTGGAGTATTCTAATTACCTTTCAACCATGTTGAATAAGGGTATTGGTTATACTGAACACGTTGCTGAAAAGGTAAACAACGTGATCGATTACGGCGATTACTTAGCAGAAAAAATTGAGAAGAATATTCAATACTCTGACTACTTAGGCGAAAAGGTAAATCAATCCATCAATTACGGCGAATACATTGCTGAAAACGTTGAAAAGAATATTGCCTATTCAAACTATCTAGCTCAAAACGTTGACAAGGGTATTCAATACGCTGAATACGTTGCAGAAAATGCTGAAAAGGGTATCAAATTTGCAAATTACTTAGCTGAAAATCTTGATGCAGCTATTAAATATTCTGAGTATTTAGGCGAAAACTTACAAAAAGGTATTGCCTATTCTGAGTACATTGCTGAAACAATGAACGAAAAGATCACTCCAAATACCAACATCAAAGCTCGTAGACTATTAGCTGACGTTAAGAAACTTAATGAAAATGCAAGCTACGAAGTTAATGATGCCTCTGGTGTTGATGAATTAACTAATGCAGTTGACGGAATTCTTGCTCACATTAAATCAAATTCAGCAAATGCTGTTCTTGAGAACAAGTATCCATTCCTAAAACTTCTTAGCGAATCTAATAAACAAAAATTCTATGCTTTAGATACTGAAACTAAATCTGCAATCGTTGAAACGATGAAAGGCGCTATCTTCTTTACTGAAGGTGAAGTTATCAATATCATGGAAGCAGTATTGAACAAACAGGTAGAAAACACCCCAGCCTACGTTCGTTTCATGCCAGAAAAATACAAATCAGTGTTTGAAGGTATGACAGATAATGAGCGTAACTGGATTGCGGCACAGGCCTCTACTCAAGTGATCAACACTCCTTACCAAGCAAAAGCTTTCTGGGATTCACGTGATCTTAGAGCAATCAGCGAAAGAATTGCGCAAGCAAACAATATAAATAATCAAACAATTAACGAAAGCCAAGGTAAAGAGGGCTATGTTTCGTTAACACAAGTACACGAAAGTCTAAGAGGTTACTCAAGTAACTATTTAGACGCTCTCAAAAGAAGAGCACAAAATTAAAAAAACATTTTAATAAAATGGCAACAAAAATTTTCAAAAGACTGAATGACGCTTCAGTTACTGAAACTTGGGCTCCAGTATTAGAAGGTTACGGTGCAGACATCAAAGCTCGCCCTTGGTTAGTTGACTACGCTCACAACCACGCTATCTTCGATAACGCAGGCTCATTGAACGAAGCTTTGGCTTCAGGTTCAGCTCCTGGTTTGTTCTTACAACAACCTGGTTCTATCAGCTCAATTGGTGCAATCTCTGCTCCAACTAGCTCAATGACACCATTCACAGCTGGTGTAAAAAATGGTTACGGTGCTTCTGTATCTGGTTCTGGTGATAAATTCCCAAGCCTTCTTCCAGTAGCTATCCAAGTAGCTGCTAAAACTATCGGTTTCGACCTAGTTGGTGTAGTTCCTATGGATTCTCCAGTAGGTTTCTTACCTTACTTGGACTACGTATACCAAGGTGGTAACTTAGATACTCAGTACGAACCTTATATGGTTAAATTGTCTTCTGCTCTTAATGCAGGTATTACAATTGGTGACTATATCCAAGGTGATACTGGTAACACTGGCGCTGCTTTCAAATTCCAATACGTTGGAAAATCTCGTATCGACGGTTTACCTATCCTAAAAGTAATCCAAGGTGGTACTACTGATTCATCTACTACTACTGTAGCTGACGCAGTTGCTGCTCTTGATAACGTTACTTACACAGGTTCACGTACCGATACAGGTAACTCTGCTGCTGGTACTTCAGCTGAACCTTGGAAAGGTTTCGGTGGTGCTAACGGTATGACAGCTACTTTAGTATCTGCTCTAGAAAATCACATTTCAGGTTTCACTTCAGTAAGCGATTCTGACTATGCTTCAACTGCATTCGATGGTCCTTTCTTAGGTTCAAACGGTTCGCAAGTTAACTTCGACGGTATGAAACGTGAAGTTGCTGAAGTTTCTAAATTCCGTCAAATGGGTCTTCGTATGTTCACTAAGTTCATCGAAGCAAAAGGTGACCAAGTAGCAATCTCTGCAACTGTTGAGCAAATCCAAGATCTTAACCGTGTTTGGAATTTCGACGTAATCTCTATGTTGGAAAACGTTGCGGTTAACGAACTTGCACAAGGTATCAACAAAAAATTAGTTGACAGAGTATTGAACTTAGGTGCTACTCACGCAACTAGCGTTAACTCAGTTGAAGGTTCAGGAATCACTACTTTAGATCTTACTGTAGGTTCTGGTTTCGAAAACATCTCAACTCTACAACGTCGTGTTGTTACTAAAATCCTTGAAATGGCTAACTTGATTTATCACAGAGGTCGTTTCGGTGCTGGTACATACATCGTTACTAACGGTCGTGTAGCTTCAGCTCTTGCTGATGTTGCTGGTTATTCTTTCGCTCCATTCAATAACGATCTTCCTTCAGGTCCTGGCCAACTTTACCCAGCTGGTAAAGTACACGGTCTAACTGTATACGTTGATCCTAACTTGAAGTTCACTGATAACCGTATCCACATCGGTCGTAAAGGTGCTGATGAAGAACCAGGTGTTAAATTCCTTCCATATATCATGGCTGAGAGTCTTCAAACTATCGCAGAGGGTACTTTCTCTCCAAAATTAGGTATGAAATCTCGTTATGCTATTACAGAAGCAGGATGGCACCCAGAAACTCAATACATCACAATGTCTGTAACAGGACTAGGAGTATTGACAGGTTCTGTAGCTCCTTCAACTGCATATTAATCTTAACTAGGTTAATCATAGTAAAAGGCTCCTCAAAAGGGAGCCTTTTCTTTTTTAGTAAAGATTCGCTAATAAATAACCTAGCTAGGATTAGCAAAAAAATATTTAAAAAAACAAAGTTCACATGAAATCAGTTTTAAGCTACGAAGAGTATCTTTTCGAAAAGAAAATGAATCAAGATCTTTCTAAGGGTGCTCCTGCTAAAGGTAAAAAGATCACCAAACAAGTTGATGATGAAACTTCTGACCTTCCTGCTGGAAAGGGCAAGTCTATCAGCAAAACTGTTAAACCTGAAATGGCAGATTTGCCAAAGGGTCGTGGTTCTGAGCCTAAGAAAATGGTAAAAACCGGTATTGCTGATTTGCCAAAGGGTCGCGGAACTGCTTCTAAAAAAGAAGTTGATCCAAAGATTTCTAAATTAGTTATCAAAGGAAAAGCCCTTAACAAGAAGGTTGATCCTTCTATGGCAAAGATGCCTAAATAAATCAAATTAACATGTCAAAACTTAAGTTTAGTGATGGCATGGAATTCGATCTGTCGGGTCCACTTAGAATTGAAGAAAGAGAAGACGGCTACTATGTCGTTGGTCGAAATACTTTAATTCCAGTAAACTCTCAGGAAGAAGGCCTTGCTCAAATAGAAAGAATGGGCGGATCTGCTGATCTTGAATCAGAAGATACTGACTTGGATCCAATGGGTCCACATGGCCCTCATGTGCATCCAACCTTTGAATCTTACGTGACTGAAACAAATTCACTAAAGGATTTAGTTGGAAAGTCGGATGATGAAGAATTGGATTTGGATGATGCTCGCACAATTGGCAAAAGAATTTCAAAAATGAAAGGTGACGATCGTAAGAAATACGTCGGCATTGTTAATTTCATGGGCGCATCTTGCCGTATTTACAATGAAATTTGGGCTAATTACAAACCAGTTGACCCAGACAAGAAAAAATCAAACCGCGGAAAAGAATTTCGTGGTGATAAAGAAATCGGATAATAAATGGTTGGAGACGGTGTAATTGCAGAATCTTATGCAAGTTTCAAGATAACTTGGAATAATCCTGGTGCAGGCGAACAGCCTATTTGGGACCAAAATGCGCAATACATTGAACTTCACACGACCGATCTCTATCCGGATCTTGACTACAAACAGGCCAGTGCATTAGCAACATATTACAAGTACTCATCTGCTGAAAAACTAATTAGTCTATTAAAGGATATTAACTCAATTATTGATTCAAAATTAATTGGGGCAAAGCCGACTAATGAAACGCTGGCTCTGCCGGCTGGCTCAGAGCCTTCGTCAAATTTACCAGCCGTATCACAAAAACCCGGATTACCGGCAACGATCTCTGATAAGTCTCAGGATGAACCAGAGAGCCCTAACTTGGAGGATGAAGTAGTTAATGATGAACCCAAGAAAGATGAGCCCAAAGAATCTGGTGAACCCCGGGAGTACACAGTTACCGTTATAGCAGATAGAGTTAGATTGATTGATGTTCAATCACAAAGAGGCAGTGGAGTAACCATTTCTTATAGAATGTCTAACAACATAACAAAGGCAGTTGGTGATGAAACTGTTGATAATTCTTCAAAAATCAAAGCGCTAGTTAAACTGCCAGGTTTACTGGGAGAAACTATTGAGTTGGGACTTAGAGAATTTGAAACAGAAGATGGATCGAATCTGCTGGTTCAGGTAATTCCATCAATTGAATTAACCTTTATTCCTGGAGACAATACAGTCGTGCCAAGCGGTAAAGAACAGGAGGACGAAGACTGGTTGATCAAAGCCCTTAAAGATTTAAAAGGCAGCGGCGCAAAGGAACGCGAATTTATAGAGGTTAGAGATGAAATTCGTAAAGAATCTGAAGCAAAACTGGCAAGCTCTCCAAAATAAACTGAGAATACCTCGAATAAATAAACTAAAAAAATAAGACAAGATGGCTGGTCTACCACATTTTAAAAATTCAACAGCAGGTCCTGGAAGATATGAACCGATTTACTTAAATCAGTTTGAAGTAATTATTACTCCGCCACCTGCAGTTTCGGGAAAAATTGGATTTAACAATAATCTAACTCTAGAGCATGTTAAAACCGTTACGGGACTTCCAGAACTTCACGGTAATGCTGGAGGAGCTCTTCAAACTCAAAGATTCAAATTCTCTGAAAGAGCTTATGCTGCAGCTAAACCTCAAACTACTTTAGCTAAATTCAAGATTGCATTCGAATTAAACTTAAACGACGATAACGATAATTACATTTACAATGCATTCCGTGCTTGGTCTAATTTGATTTATGATCCAATGACAGGCGCTCAAGGATTAAAGAAAGATTATGCAGGTACCGTTGCAAATCCAGCAGTGGTTCAAGTAACTCAATTCAATCGTTCAGGTGTAATCTTTAGGGAATTTGTATTTTCACCAGTTTTCTTAGATATGGATAAATTCACTGAACAAACTCTTAGTTACGCTGACGATAAGATTGCGGATCTTACTATTGGATTCGTAGCAGATCGTTACGTTGAAACTCGAGTTGGTCAATAAAAATATTAAAGTAAGACATGGACATGTTTAACATAAAACGCAGAGATAATCCTTCACTAGACAGATGGACTAATTTAAAGAAGCCTGCGTTTGGTGGTCCTTCTGAAAAAGAAGATTTTGATAAATCAAAGAGAAAATCTCTTGATGGATATCAAAGAATTGTTGAGCGCGACCCCAATGCTGAAGGCGGGCGTTTCAATCCAAATTATGATTCTGCTTGGAAAGGTTTTTCAAGCGATATCGTTTACAGAACAGCAAAGAAAAAACCTTATACACAAATGTACGCTAAACCAACCATTGCAACAGTAGAAGCAGTCGAAGAAGGCAAAATTGCTAGATACGAAGAATTCGTAAATGAAAACTACGGCTATGAATTTAATGAAGCTGAAGAACCTCTAGAAAATGACGAAAATGTTGAACTCGGATACGAAGTAGACGAGGAATTACTTGAACAATTAACTGAAGAATTCGGAGATGATCTTCAAGAAATGATTGATAATATTTGCGAAAAGATGGAACTTGAAAAAGAAGAAGTTTGCGATCTATTATGCGCAGCAATCGAAAAGATGTGCAAGACCGAAGAAGAGGAAGAAGACTCTGAAAAAATGGCTGACGAAAGTAAAAAGCCATTAGAAGACGAAGAGCAAAACGAGGAAGTTTAATCTTATTGATCTTTTGATACTTTAAAGGGGCTTAACGCCCCTTTTTTATTGTCTTAATCTTTAGGCCCTTACAAAATTCCTCTTCTAAATCAATTATTAATGGACTAAATTTAACTCCGTCGTATGCGCTCGATAGAAAATCTATTGTATTTAGAACAGTATTCGCGGAAAGACTTGAATTAACGTAAATTATTCTATTGTATTTTCGGTTTCTGACGTTAACTGCCTTGTCAATCAATTTCTTAATTTCATAGTTTATTAAAAAAGATTGGATCTTATTGGGCACCAAAATGTCCTGCTCAAATTTCTCACGAATGATTTTGTTGACATTGAGTAAATAGTCAGATTTGCACTTCTTTTGAAGTACATGGACAAATTGCTTTTGGTCTTTTACAAAAACTATCTCAAGAGTTCGATTGCTATCAATCATTATCTAGGCTGATTTTTTTGATCTCTACACCAGCTCTTCTTAAAAAGTCTAATCCATTGGTATCGCGGTATTCTTCTAGATAGACAACGCGTTTGATACCGGCCTGTAAAATTAATTTACTGCAATCCGTACATGGTGAATAGGTAATATAGAGAGTTGCGCCCTCGCTACTTTGAGTTGATTTAGCAACCTTAGCTAAGGCATTTGACTCGGCATGCAAAACATACCATTTTGTTTTGTATTCCCTAAATGAGCCATCGTCATTACACACAGCCTCTTCACATTCATTTTCAAAACCCGAGGGGGTTCCATTAAATCCATCTGAAATGATTGTGTTGTTTTTTACAATTAGAGCGCCAACTTTTTTACGAGTTGCATGAGAGAGTTCTGCCCAAACTTGAGCCATTTTGATATACGCAACGTCAATTTTATGCTGTTTAGACGTTATCATTTCTTTGTAATGTTTTTATGAATCCATTTCAATAGATCGTCACCGTCTTGGAAAATCAAATACGGCTCGTCATCTGCTTCTAATGCATCCATTAAGATGAGTAAATTTCTGCTTGGAGTTCCATCAACATCAACTAGATCAGCAACGATTGACGGTAGCGAGTCAGCTTTGAATTCTGATTGCAACATGGCTTGACCCAATTCATAATGACGATCGTAGACATGATATGAATTTGCAACGTGAGTATAGCTACCCAATTCCAAGTCCGGATAAAAGCTCTTTAATTGAGCAAACATCTGCATTTGTAAAGAACAGAAAAAGGCAACGTCGGTTGGTGTACCCCAAACGGCATCGTTGCTTCTCATGTAAACTGACATATAGAATTTATTGTTTCGAATGTGACAATTTGCATACATTGTACAAACAAAATCCTTATTGCCAGAATATTGATGAGTTGGCATATTGAAATGCATCACAGCTTGTCGAGTGTTGGCATCTGAAATAAGGCTCTGCATTGCCCACTGATATTGGGAAACATTATGCTGATTTTTAACCCTAAAAATTAGATTGCCGTATGCTGAATTAGCAGTACCGTCTTCATTTTGAATAGTCTCCCAAAACTTAGCCCAGTTAGAGATGAATTTTACATCATTTCGGCCCGAGTAATACCATAAAAATTCGGCAGCAATGTATTTGATTTGAGAGCCTCGCTTGTCGTTTTGATACAGGCACTGAGTTGGATCTTCAACGACTAGCGCAACATCCAATAATTCTTTACTAACAGTTCCTCTTGCATTGTTTTCAGCGCCTTCATTGAATAAGTGAATCAATGAATCACGATAACAGTCTGCAAAAGTCTGGCCTTTAAATACTATCATAAATAAAATATACTAAAAAAATGAAAATAGTTTACAGAATCTTAATGTCGGAGAAGTGATCAGTGTTCTCAACCATCAATTTTGTATCGAAAAACTCTTCAGGTAGAGGATCGTGTGAAATTACAAAGACCGTCATATTGTACTTTTTAGCAAAAGTTTTCAATAAATCCACCACTCTATAGATGGATTCAACGTCTAGTGATGAAAATACTTCATCCAGAAACAATAAATTGACCTTGTGATGTTTTAATTTTAAAAGCTCTAGAATACAGAGCAAAACAATCAAATTCATTTTTTTCTGCTCTCCGGCTGAAAGTGAATCTGGTGAAATCTGCATGCCCAAATGAGTAATGATTGGATTGAATTCAAGATCAAATTCGAATGCGAATTTGAATTCCAATAGCTTTGAAGTCTTTAAGATCTTTTTATTCAACATTGGAATGATTTGGCTCATTAACAAACGTTTCATACCGTTGTCAGATAAAATATCTTCCATTTCTTGTGAAATTGAGAGCTGACTCATTAATTTTGCACGCTTTGAATTTAGGTCTGAAATTTCATTCTCTATTGATTCAATTACCCCGTTTATGTATTCTGTTCCCGACTGTTGGGTGGTAACGTCCGTTGTTGACAGGTCAGATAATTCCTTTTTTAGTGGAGCTAAGAGCCCGTCTATTTGAAAATATTTGTCTCTAGCTGCGCTCTGTGCGGCCTTTGCCTTATCCAAAATATGGATTGCATCCTGAATCTTTACGGCAGTCTCAGGTAATAAGCTGGCTTGCTCCTCTTTTTTATTTGAAAGTTTCTCTTTGATATTCAAGTGAGCCGCATCGGTCAAATCAGATAGACAGTGTGGACACTTGTTCTTGGAATAGAGATCTAATTTCTTTTGAATCTCTGAGATATTGAATTGAATTGTGGTACGCGTCTCCTTTGCTTCATTAACCGCTTTTTCTAAGTCTTGAAGTTGAGATGAGAATCCAGTATACTCGGCTTTATGAGACTCTTTGACCCTACTTAGCTCAGAAATCTCTTGAGTAAGTTCGGAAATTCTAGTCTCTTTAGCTGAAGACAGATCCTGCTTTAGGTTATTTAGCTGGTCTTTGGAATTTTCCAAAATGGCCTCATTATTTAAAATAGTTGAGTCAAGGGACTGAATTGAGATCTTTAATTCTCGAACCTCTTCTTTACTTATTCTGGACATGTCATTTACGATATCTAGTCCAAATATTTTATCAATAATCTGGCGCTTGTCATGGGGGCTTAATTTTACAAAACTCTTAAAATCATTTACCGACAGGCTAATTGTATTTGAAAATACATTGAATGGAATCTTTGTCAATTCTTCTTCAATAAAATCATCGACTCTTCTTTTATCGGGAAGATTGTGCTCGGATCCATTAATCAAGAGCTTGGAAAAATTCGGCTCAAGACCTCTTTCAATTTCAATAACCTCACCTGAACCTGTCAAAAATTCAACATGAGTATAGGCATTTTTATTGATTCGATTTGGAATCTCTTTGGTTTTTCGGATTGAAGATTTTCCGTATAGCGCGACAGTTAGGGCATCAGAGATAGAAGATTTTCCACTGCCGTTTTTACCCTGAACTAGAACAAGCTGAGGATCGTCTGAGAATTTAAAAGTTTGTAATTTATTGCCGTATGAACAAATGTTCTTAAAGGAGAATTGAGTTATCTTCATTCGCTATTATTTAGAATAGGTTAAGTCCGTGCCTGCTGTTATGTATTGTACTGTTCGATAATAACAAAGTTTATGAGCAGAATCATATTCTCTAACCAAATTTGGGAAATCGCTGATCCCATATAATAGCCCGTAACCAAGAGGCATTGCGTGAGTTTTTGCATTAATGAGCGCATTGAGATTTATTTTAGACCTAAGAATTTTTTGATATTCGTCTGGACTTATTTGACCGCTGTTTAATCTTCTTTCAAGTTCCATTTCACCAAGGCTTGCAAAGATTTCATATTCTCGATCAACTGCAGCCTCATCCATAATTAGGCGGTTCTCAAAATCTTGAGTGTTATTGATTATTGAAATTGCGGTTTTTGCAGTTAGCATCACAACTGGCGAAATTTCAATCACCGTGTTTTCTAAAATATCATTAGCCGCAATGGCTACATGAGATCGACCACGTTCAACAATGGTAACGTTCCTACTAATAAATGGCTGATTAGGCATACGAATTATCTTGTTTTACTAGTTGATGGATTTCCACAAATTTACGAGCCAAATCCGATTTGAATTCTTGAGAATAGTCTCTAGACTTGACGTACATTTTGAAAATATCAGTAATATTGAAACCTTCTTCCGGATTGAACTCAGAGTTCATTTCAGCCTCAGCTTGAGTCTGATCAACATAGGTAAAGAATTCTATTTTGCGGTGTGGGATATCTGAAATCTCTTCTAGAAATCTGGTAACCGAAAATCTGTTTGCAAAATTAACGTTAATCATTAGATCAACAAAATTATTATTGAATTTTTCTTGAATTTCGGCTAATGGCATTTCCAAGACATTCATAATATCAAATTTAACAAAGCTTGGAGACTGAGTATTTTCTATAAACTCTTCAGTCAAGACTGGCGTGTCTACTCTTAACTGATAAAAGCCTTTGACATTGCCCATATCGCCACGATCCATTTGATATGGAGTACCGGTATAGAGAACATTACGACTTTCTTGACGATGGTGAATGTGTCCGCCCCAAACTCTTTTATAGGAGTCAAGCGCATCAATCTCAATACCATGTTCAACATGAGTCCACTTGTTAAATTTTAAACCCTTGATATCGGCATGGCAGACAATATACTGACAAATATTACGGTAATCATTTACTACATTAGATAGCCTAGACACGTCTTCAATCCATGGCAACATCAAAAAATTATGAGATTCATTTATTGTCAAGACCTCAGGCGTTTCAAATACATGAATATTATCCGATAGGTAACTTAATGATTTTAGCGAGTGAACTTCATTCTTATCCTTATAGTAGACGTCATGGTTGCCAATTATGATATAGACTCCACGTTTAAATTTAGCAGCAAGCTTTTTAAAAATATCAAAAGCTTCGTTCTGAATTCTGACATTGATTGATTCTCTAGAATGAAAAATATCGCCTTCTAGAATTAAAATGTCCCGATCTTCATCAAAGTCCTGATCGATTGTTTGAAATAAAAAGTCTGTTAAAAAGTCCTTTTGAATCTCTAACCACTCAACTGAGTTATTTCTAATACCAAGATGTAAATCTCCAACCAGATTTATTTTTCTAATGTTAGCTAATTTCATTATTAAAACATTTTTAGATTTTTAGAAGGCTTGTCCAAAAATCCATATTTTTTATTTAGTTCCAGCAGCAGTAGCTCTTTATGTTCATACGTTAACATGTCAAAAAGTTTCTTGTATTCCATCGTTGTTAAGGAAGAAATTGCATCCAACACGTGAATTGGGCTTACGAACACGCTAGCGGTTTGGCCACGGCTTACGCCGTTTAAAATCAATATGAATATTTGATTTATCTCAGCTTTGCTGAATTTACGTTTGTCCGGCTGGTCACCCAAGATTCCCTGTATTTCACTGGATTCCATGACATATTGATCAATATCGTACTGTGTTATCTTGTTGTCCATGTGATCTGAGTATTGATCTCGATCGTATAGATGATAGTCTGGAGAACTTACGTCCAACTTAATTTCAGAACTTGACCGGAGATCCTCTTCGTCTTCTGAGAGATTTTGACCCATGTTGTATGAGTTATTGAATATCTTATCGTTCTTACGAAGTTTTGCGTATTCAACTCTACGTCTTTCTAACTCAGCTGGATCTTCTTCTTCATCAACGTCGTACAGCTCAAAATCCGAATCATCATCTACTAAATTATCCTGTTCTTCGAATCCTAGATCCTCAAACAGCTCTTCATTTTTCTTCTTTTTCAAAATATGCTGGTTTTTTTATTGAATCATGTTTAATATGTCATCGTAATTCGTTGAAGGTTTTGGCGCAATTGCCTCTTTTACTGGATAGTCTGGGCTAATTGCAACGTCATACGGAATTAAATTTGGAGGTAATGTAGTTGTTGCGGCGGTTTGATATTGATTACGCATTTGATTTTCTAATGATTGCGTGTCATCATCGTCTGAATAGAATTCTGATGCTGGGTCGGTTTCCTCAATTAATTTTGCGAATTCATAACTCATACGAAACATTTTGAAACTTTCATTATAGCCTCCATCTCGATTCGCAATCAGTTTAATCTTCATTCTCTTCTCCATTGGACCTCGCATAAGACCGAATAGAGAATCTACTGTATGAACTAAACCAAATGATTCGGCAATGTCTGACATACTAAGATCTTGATCGTCAACCGCGTCCCTTTTGATTTGAGTTGCTGTGATAATGCACCATTCGTTTCGAATTGCAACGGCCCTAAGCTCCTCAGAAATTACCTTGATCTTTTCATAAGTATTGCCCTGTTCTCGCATAGGTCTCATCAGATTGATGTAGTCCACAACAATTACTGTGAATTTTTTACCAGTGTTCTGCTGAACCTTTAAGAAATAGTTTTCAATATCGATTGCCGTTGCTGTTCCGGTTGGAAATTCCTTTACTTGTAATTCACCAAGCGTTGTAACAGTTTCTTTTAAGGTCTTCATTCTTGCCTCAACTGTAGAAACATGACCCGGCTCAAGCATTGAATCGTAATCCTTGAATGGAATATCTAGAATCATTGAGCCTAATCGCTTCATGTATTTACGATCGGATAACTCAAGAGTTGCAATACCAACATTACAGCCCGAAATAAAGGCTCGGCCTGCAATATTCGAGAGCACCATCGATTTACCAACCTTTGGTCTGCCCTGAAAAACGACCAGGGTTTTGGGGTTCCAACCTCCGCCTAGAGTCTTGTCAAAGAATTTAAAGCCACTTGGATTTCCGATTTTACTCAACTGAATATGATCTATTGAATTAAAGAAGTTTAGACCAGACTCTGCGCTTGTAAAAGAGACATTGAGCTTCTCATTAAATTTTTCTCTTACTTGATTTGTTATAATCTCAACGTTTTCAGGATTGACGTCGGTTGTCTTAATAAACGATAAAACGTCAATTACGGACTCATTTAGATTCTTGTAAAAGATGAAAGCCTTTGTGTACTTAAATAAGAAATCGTAATTATAGCTGCCCAAATCAACTTCAAAATAGCTATTAAATTTTGCATCCGGGATATCCATATTTGCAAGATTTGCAAGCTGTTTCAATTCATTTCGAGTTGGAATTTTCTTGTATTCTAGAAAGAATTTTTTAGCTTCACGATAAAGTCTCTGTAAATTATCATCATTAAAATAGTGAGGCTTTACCATTGGGATGATTTCTCTCATGTCCAACGAATCGTAATTCTTGGGTTTAATTACGACTTCATTATCTTCCTCTGTCAAAATAAAATTGAAAATTATCTTCTCTAAGAGTTCGATATTTTCTTTAAAATCAATCATCATAGTTTTTGGGTGAGCGTGTATTTACGCTATTATATAGTACTTAGAAAATTCGGATTCGGGTATAAAAATAAATTCGCCTTTTTTTACTAGTTTACCGGATTCAAGTAGGTCTTTCAGGATGGTCTTGATCTTTTCCTTGAAAGTTTCAGATTTCATGTGTTCTCCAAAAACATACTTAAGAGTTTTTGTTGAAAACTTGATATCGTTTGAGGCCCAGTCCTTTGACTTTAATTCAGTAACCCTAACAATATGTGAGGCTACATCAAACATGAAATCAGACTGGCTTGGATAACCTGGTAGAGCTGGGTGTAGGGCTAGGGAATATTTAATAGGCAACCCATCTTGTATCTTAAAGGTCATGCTCTTCGTTTGTGGTTAAGTCTTCTAATTCGTCAGTTTCCATACTGTCAATTCCGTCTTGTGTTTCTGGGAATTTAAAAGTAGGTTTAATAATCTTCTCATCAAGTTCAGTCAAGACCTCATTTGTGAAAAGTCGAGCTGAAAAGAATTCCTTAACTGGAACAGCGTCTCCATTGTGTCTAATGATATAGGTTTTACCTAATTTTTTAGGTAGAAAATAAAAAGTTTCGCCGTTTACTTCAAATTTTGAGCACAGTTCAGACTCATCTGACTTAAGCTTTAAAAATTCTTTTTCGGTCAATTTATTACCGCGACCAACTCCACAGTTTTCCCAATTCACGTATTGCTCTAGTCCAACGAATGGATTCATACCTTTATGAAATGAAATGTGAAATTCAATATCGATAGGTTTGGCAAGACGATTCTTTTTGGTTTTAGATCTAACAATGATGCCGGTCGTTGTCTTAGCCTCATCACGTAAAGTTCCCTTACTTAGCATCAAAATAATTGAAGCTGAGAATTCTGGACCGCCTCCGCCTGACATGCCCTTTGGCGTGTATTGATCCATTGACGCATAGGTGTGATTAGTAAAAATAAAAGGCACCTTGTAGTTAGAAAGATCTAGGGTCAAAGATTTGAATAGTGCGCGCATCTCCTTTGCACGAAGACCCATATCAGCTGCATTTTTACCAGCTTCCATATCTCGCTTACTCTTATCAGTGTCTAGCATGCCGACTGAGTCAACAAAAAGAGCAATCTTAAGGCCAGGGTTCTCCTTGATTGTTTCAATAAGGTCATTAACAAAGAATTTAACTTCGCTAATCATACCCATTCTTAAATACTTTAATTTGCTTAGATCAACTCCGAATTTTACATAGTCAGTTGAGTCAATTGCGCCCTCGGTATCAATGTAAATGACCATGTAGTCCTTTTTTTGCAGCTCGCGAACCGCATTTAAGCACAAGAATGTTTTACCAGCACCAGAGTCACCAGCGATTCCAATGCTTCTAGTGTTTGGGTATCCGCCAAATAGAGAGCCCGACATTTGAGCATTTAACAAATAGTTTCCGGTTGGGATGTACTCCTCAATATCCGAAAATCCGCGAATTTCAATTTTTGATTTTACCTTTTTCTCTAGCAAGTCGTTAAACTTTGCGAAAGCGTCCATTGTAGTTTTTGCCATTTTATTAGAGTTTAATTTCAGTATTCTTTTACACTGAGATTTACCCTAGTTTCAATTAAAATATGAAACCAATAAAAATGAGCCGGCAAGAATGGTTGAGTCGGTGAAGTCGCCATTTACGACTTGATGAAAGCCAATTTTAACTATTTCTGAGGAGTCCTTGTCAAAATTGGACTTGGAAAGAGTTCTTGCGAACTCGATTGGGGACTCCGGGTTTGCAGCATTAGTTAGGTCAACTGCATAACATTTGAATTTAGAATTAACGGGGGTTGTGGTTGAAATTGTGCCCAGATAAAAAATGTCATTTTCATCAACGCCAAGCTCTTCAACATTTACGCCAGCTTCTTCGAGTAGAGCTCTACAAACTGTATCAAATGGGGTCTGATCCTTGGTTGGATCAACTATATCAATTAATAAACTTGTATCGGTCTGCCCAGTTGCATGATTTTCAAATTTTAAGCCGTACACTGCTTTAATTCTGTCGTCTGCAGTTCTTTCAAACGGTAAAATTGCAATATAATTGAGCTTGCAGGTAAGTTTATCAAGCTTTTGTGAGTCTCGAGTCAATGAGACCAGATCAAAATCTCCATTTAATAATTGAGAAGTGCTCTTGTTTATCTTATTGGGCTGAAGGTACATCAGTTTTCTTCTTTTTATCTTGACCCAATGACTTTTTTAAGGAGTCTTTAATTGAATCAGGCGTAACACTATTATTTATATAGCTGGCCAATCGATTTAAGAATTGATCCTGATCCTGCGAGTTAGAATACATCATTTTTAATAGATTCTTTGCAGGTAATTTAACTGAAACTGTTAGGGTCATGTCAGTATCCTCAAGAGAAAACATGCCAAATAGATCTCCCGGATCAGCTTGAGATTTTTGCTGAGGAGCAGCTGCAACAGGTTGGGCCTTGGGTCCAGGCTGCGATAAAATTTCTTCTTTAAAATCAGCTGGGATTGTTTCAGCAACTTTGACTTCACCGTCAAGACCAGGCACATAATTGATTGACATTACCTCTTCCATGCTTAGCGCTGGCTGATCATCCATCAACATCATTAAATTGCTGGTCAATTGATCGGTTGGAATGGTTGAACCGTCTGATAATTTTGCAATGTAGCCATTTCTGCCTGGGGCAACATCAACCACTCTAACCACCTTTCCAAGTTTGGAACGATCGTTTGTTTTTATCCATTGAAAGTTGTTTCCCTGAAAACTGTCCTTGACAGCAATAAGAGCATCTATATCGTAACCCATAATAATTTTCTTAAGCTTTTTTAGTATTTTTTTCACTTTGAAGTTGTTCTTCTAGTTTTTTCATTTGACCTTTGGTTTCAACACGACCATTGTATAATCTTGTTAAAATGGTTCGAGCTGCCGAATCAAACTTCTTTGTAAATATTGTATCATTTTTTGTCAAGATAGTTTCCGGGGTAAGTTGCGAATCTGACTTCTTTTTACCCATATAGGCATCTGGCGAAATGTTAAATTGAATCTGAATGTTTGGATACATTGATGCAAAGTCGAAACATGAAACGTACTTATAATATCCGGGTTCAGGTTTTGCAACATACGCGCCATCATAGGTCGCTTCGCTTTCAATATCACGCTTGTCATTTGCCATAAAACGGCCGCGCTCTAAGAATTCACGACACATCAGAGTTTCGGTAATGAATACTGCTGAGAATACTTTTGACACGTCGACTTTCGCAAATTTTGAAATTGCAAAGGCAACATCAAGTAGACCAAGTTTGTCTTCTAGTAGTTTGACTAGAATTGTATCAATCACGTTGTACTTGACGAAGTTCTCAATGTCTTGCTGAGCTTCCATCATTGTTGCGTATTCGCTGTGTAATTTAGTTGTACCCAATACTAGATTTGCAATATAGTCGAGCTTGTAATTTTCAACTACTTTATAAGGCTTGGTATTCATGAAAACTTCCATGTAATCGAGCAAACCTAAGTGCACTGGCATTTTTGATTGACCGATTAATTTGCTGCACGGCATGGTTTCCATTGGATCAATGTTTAAACGCTTGCAACGATTTATCAAATAGATCCAGTCAAAACCAATTACATTCCAGCCAGTTAAGAATGGAATTTTTGGAAGAACTTTGTGAAAAAACGTTGCCATTAAATCTTCTTCTTTCTCAAAGAAAAGATATTTAAGTGTAAATGTTTGATTGTGAGCTTTGAAATAGTCATTGACCTCGGACTCCATTTGCTTCATTACTGTTGGCTGCAGATCTTTCATGGTTGACATGATGAAGCATACGTTATCTTCATTAACAAATGTAATTAGATTGACCGGCATTAAGGCTTTTGCTGGATCCGGAAATTCTTGAGAAGTTAATTGAATCTCAATATCTAGATAGTATTTCTTTGGACTAAGATCCGAATAGATCAAATCTAGTTCAGATTGGTTAAGGCGGCTTTGCGTCAATTCTTCAAGCCTAAATCGGCTCAACCACTTGTTTGGAACCTTTTTAAGAAATCGGTTATCCCAATTTCTAAATTCAGTTGGATTTGGCGTGGTTGCCCAGTTAAAAAGATCTGCTTGCTGTATTGGTTTTTTTACAAATGCAATATTACCAGTCTCATCATAATATGAAACAACTAGCGTGGAGTCTTGTCCGTTAAATTCTGTGCTTACTATCATTCAAAAAAGCTTTTATCAATATATTGTACTAAATCTGGTTTTACTTCAACTGTGCCGTCTGGTAGAAAAGTAGCGGCAGCCTTTTCAAGTAGTGGAGAATTCTCATTTTCAAAACGCGCATCCATTTCATAAAGCACGTACAGAGTTTCATTTAGGCTCTGGGCAATCTCCTGTAGCTTGGCTTTTTGTAAAGTGAGATCAATGTCGCCAAACCAAACTTTACCTGCTCTAGTACAAATATTTGCATTGAAAATTGCAAAGTTTTTTGGATTAGTATTACGATATCCGCTTTTACTACCGGATATCATTCGGCCTGGCCAACCCAAGCTATTGGTTAAAATTTCCTGTATCATGGGTTTAATATACTAAATTAATAGCCCCTCTGTTGCCTAGCCCAATTTTCTTCATTTTTGACCATGTACATGTTATACATTTCCTGGGCAGTCATTCCAACTGAAATTGCATAATTCATAAAGAAATGAAGCATATCAATAATCTCGAATTTACATTCTAATTGGTCAGAAGCAGATAGATCTGAGAACTTTTTGTCAGAAAAGCTCTCGTGGGCTTTTTTCCAACGTTTCCAGATAGCATTGCCGTCGCCGTCCTTGATTCCGCCTAGCGCGTCGGTCGCTTCATGAATTTCGTCAATCATTGCATGATTGTTCATGTGCCAAAAGTTCATTAAATCACGCAAGGTCATCTCTTCGAAATTATAACCGTATGCATTTTTTTGAGTTTGAGCCTGAATTGTCATAATGTCACCTAAAGTGTCCTGATTTGAGTCAACTCGATCTCTCCAATAGTCTTTAATATCGAGGTTTGCGCAAGAATTGTCAGTATTTGCCATATTTGTACAGTTTTATACTCTCTTTTATTCAGAAAATGAAAAAGGTTTAACTTTAGCATCTGGACAATTGATAAATAACCTTGGCGATGCCAAAATCAAACTGTTAAAAACTCAAATTTGGGAATAGACTGATAAATAAATAACTTTAAAAAATAACAATAGCACGCGATGGCAGAAAAATTAAATCTGAACAGGTTCAAGTCCAGTGGTGTATACACTATCGAAATTGATGAAAGCACTAACCTTAGTCTTCCAATTTCAACTGGCAGACTAGTTATTGGTTCAAGTAAAAAGGGCCCAATTAACTCAGTGGTACTCGTAAATGATACTCGAACCTTAAACGCAGTATATGGAGACATTGATACTAAGTTAGAAAAAAATGGTAGTTACTTTCATCGTACCATCGATGTTGGTTTGAAACTTGGACCAGTTTATGCGTTGAACGTTTTACCAGTGAGCGATACAGATATTGCTTATTTTAAAACTTTTAATACTGAATCTGCTTCAAATAATTCAACTTGGTCAGCAAACACCAATTCTGACTCAATGTCGCATTTCTATAACACTCAAAAATTATGGTTTGCAGACGGTAATCAGGTTAGTAAGTACAAAAATATTAATCTTGGTGATGACTATATTGTTAGCCCAGGAACCTATGGAGAAGCTGACAAAGACGCAAACAAGATCTTTACCCTAGTTAACTTATCTCGCAAGGATATTACGGCTTGGGTTAGAGTAGCTGATACTAACGGATATGACATTAGCGTTAAGGATTATTATAGACTACTTAGCGATAAGGCTGAAATACCTGAATACTTAAATGTTGACGATATTGTTGCTGACTATTTTGTTGAACTAATTGTAGTTGAGGGAAATTGGACAGATTATTTGAAATTAGCAAACGACCCTGTTTACAAGCAGTATTTTACAGCAGCTGGAATCATTGATTCTAAGATTGGAGATTTCGTTTCTCTAAAAGAGGTCAAATTAATTGCTAAATCTCAAGGTGCAATTATTCCAGATTTCAGAGACTTAACTGGCACAGTAGTTTCAATAGATAACGTATTCAATCGCCTTTTTGCTCAAACTGGAATCTATTGCGCAATTGACTCTAAAAAAGTTGATTTAATTGACTTAACAAATGCAACATTTGATAGCGGTTCTTCAATTGAGGCTATGTCTGAACAAAGAATTGACCTAGTTGGTTATGGTTTTGACGAACTAAACACAACTGACAATTCAAAAACTCAATACATTGTTGACGATGGAATTACTGGAGTTAATCCAGTTGCACTAGTTGATGTTCTTTCTTATACTAAGCCAGCCGATTCAACTTTCTATTTTGCATTGGATACATATAGTGCAACCTATGCAAGCGGTGAAACTTACATTAAAACAACCGGCACCGACACAATCATTGCGGTTCAGGGTAGTAAGCTCTACAATGCATACTCGAATGGCTTTATCAAGAGTGGAGATCTTTTGAAATACACAGACGCTTCAAGCAATACGCAGTCGCTGTATCTTGGAACGGATGGCGAATTCAAGACTCAGAACTCTGTAAAATATTTAGTATTCTCAGCTTACTCAGATATCACTAGAACAAATCAGGTAGACGTTGAATCAATAGCAGACGGTGGTAGCGATTATCTTTGGATTGCCAATGCAACCTCTTCAACATTCAAACATGATTTCGACCTAGCTGATACTGGCATGTTCATTACATACAGCTATTTTGCACCAAACAAAATTGTTTTTGAAGTTGATCCAACTCTTTACGGTAACCCAAGTAAGAGCGAATCTAACACTGCAAACATTGCTGCTGGATATGCGTATTCTGCAACTAAACGTTCTCTAGTTGACGATTTCTTTAAGCCAGGTCAATACCTTAAAGCAAAAATCAAGGTTGACGGAAACGGTGATCCAATTGAAAGAAATCGTGCTTTAAGAATTAAATCTGTATATGCTCAAAAAATTCAAAAAACTGGATTTGGTCCATCTAGCAGTACGGTGACTACTCTTAAATACACAATCACAACTGACTCTTCAGTTGATGAAAACAATTTAGGAATCTGGTTTGATACTGATAACTCTAGCATTAGAGCAATCAAAGGAATCAAGAATTTCGTTAAGAATCTTAAAGGAGCCCTTGTTCCAGCTATGAATCTTTCAGATGTTGACCTTTATCCTAATGGAACAGCCGATCGTCAGGACGTTATCCTAGATTACGTAATGACAGGTAGTAATTTAGGATCGACTTTAGCTGACAATGAGACTGTTGATTTTAGATACATTATTGACTCTTTTGAAGGTCAAATTTCATCTCAATCAAAACAGCAAATTGTTCAATTGGCGGCAAATCACGGAAAAGCCTTGGCTATCTGTAATGCACCCTCTTTTGCACAATACGAAAAATCAGTAGATCCAAGCTTTATTGACTTGACCACTCGATTAGTTTCAACTGAAGCAATTTCAACAGGCGGAGATCTTGGTTCAAATCCAGCTTTCACAATGGGATTTGCATCTGGCGATAAGAACGGAATTCCTATCTCATCTTATTCTGCGTATTTTATGCCAAACGTTGTAATTTACGAAAATGGTAAGAATAAATCAATTCCTCCAGCAATGTACGTTGCAAATGCTTTCATGAAAAAATACACAAGCGGTAATACCTTCTCAATTGTTGGTGGTAAACGCGGTATCTTGACTGATGGTGAAATTACTGGATTGGAATACGATTTAACAAATGAAGATCGTGACTACTTAGAGCCAGCCGGTTTTAACCTAATCGTTAGACGTAGAGGTTTTGGTGTAATGGTATTCTCAAATAACACAGGTTATCAAAGAGTAAAATCTGCACTTAATAACATCCACGTTAGAGAGGCTCTAGTTACAATTGAAAGAGATATTGAAAGAATCTTGTTAAACTTCCTATTCGATTTCAATGATGTTACTACCAGAATGCGAGTTAAAACCCTAGTTAAGAACTACTTAGCGTCAGTTCAAGATGCTAGAGGTATTGCAAGCGCTGAGGTAATATTTGACGATTCAAATAATGGAGTTGAAGTTCTTGAGAACAATGCAGGTATCATTGATATTATTGTTGACTTCCCACGTGGAATTCACAAATTTATCAACCGCATCACTATCACAAGAGCTGGTGGCCAACTTGCTTCTAACTCTACTGGATTTACTCCATCATTCTAATAAAAATTTAGATAAAAAGAAAAGGACTCGAAAGAGTCCTTTTTTGTTAGGGCCGACCGGATTTGGCCAGATTCCACCACTTGGTTTAAGTCCAAGAACTAGTCTTTTTTACTTGTGAATATTTCTTCAAGAACCCGAATTGTATCGGTTGCATCATTATGAAACACGCCAGTTCCGCCAGCAGCAGTCCATTTGTCTAATTTAGCACGAGTGTCATCAATCAAGATATCGTCCTTTGACCTGGCAAACTTGAATTTATCTGAACTTAGGATAATTCGGCTAGCTGGATCCCAATCTGATGCAGAAGTTGTTGGCTTTGCTTGACTTATGCCCAAGTTACGCTTTACCCATTCCATTTTACCTGGAATTGAGTGCTTACTACGGCTTGGTGAAGACAGAATAATTGGATTATAGCGACTTAAGTAATCCCATAGTTCGCGACCGTCCTTTGTCCATTTAAGTTTGATCCAGAATTTTTCTCCCTCAGGATCGATTATTTTCCATATTGAGTGTTTTCCGTGCTTCTTGTTGTATTCTTCCGGGGTCAACTTATCCTCGTTTGCTTCAAGGTTTTTAAAACCCCGATTGAAATCAACTAGCACACCGTCTAGATCACAAAAGATCTGTTTGGTGCCGCCGCGTTTTTCAGTAATAAATTGTGAGAAGTTTTTAAGCATAGTCCGCAATTTCAATTGTGCTGTTTGCAGTATTATTTATAATGCCAACAAGATCATTGGCCATAACTAAGTGATGCAAATCACCATTTACTTTTACGTCTAGTCCGGAATAGCGTTGATAGAGAACCCTATCCCCTACTTTTACTGGACATTTTGAATTTTCGGCTACCAGGTGTCCGATTGAAATAACGACGCCGGTATTTGGGCGCTTACGTGATTCAACTGGTAAAATGATGCCTGTCTCTGTTTTTGTTTCAACGCTGTCTGGTTTGATTAGGACGCGTTCGAATAACGGTGTAAATTCTTTATTTTCGCTCATTAGCTCTTATAGGTTTTTTTGAATTTAAAATAGTTAAACCGTCTACGATTCTCTAATTTAATTGATTTTGAGATTGCCTCAGTAATCTCTTGTGGAAAAACTGAGGTACTTAATCTAATTATAGTTCGATTACGGTTAATGTTGTTTCTGATCGTCTGGCTTTCACCAGGTTCATCTATTTTCAAGGTCTCACATATTATCTCATTAAGAGAATTCATGAAACCCGGGTCATTCTGGTCAATTAAAGATTTAATGTTTGTCCACTCTATTCTTTCCTTGATTGTGTCAACAACCTTTGTTACTTTACTTGCAGTTAATTTTGGATGAGCTCTTGGAATGTTATCTGACTGATCACCTGCAATAACCTTGGTCAAAACATCAAGGGTTGGATCAATCTTGAAATGCTGATAATCCTTTTTAAGTAGATCGTTTAGCACATTTGACACGGTTGAATTGTCAATTGAGTCCATTTCAAAATTAAAGAGATCAACTTCCGGCGCTGGGCCAGTTGCATCAAAATCTTCAGTTGTAAAAATCTTCTTGAATTTAGTCATCATCTTTGGCATAAGCAAAATGACCTTACGATCACGGCTTTCCAACAATTGGGTCAAATCTTTATCGACCGACCAAATACAGATATCCTCTTTAAGATTTTCACAAATGTAGGTAATTAGATCATCGCCTTCTGCGCCTTGAACACGATTTGCTAGAATGCCGTATTCGTCAGATAGGGTTGGTAAAATCTCATTTTGAAAGTAGTCAAAGAAAAGATATATTTTATCGTCGTATTTGCGCTGGCCTTTGTAACTAAAGTCACCTTCACCGTGTTCAGCAAAGTGTTCTTTAATAAATTTTTTACGCCAGCTTTTTGAGTCAAATACAAAGAATACCGATGAAATATTATCTTTGAAAGGCGCAAAGATGCTACCAAGGTAGTTTAGAGAAAACGATCTAAATGCATCTTTGCTGGCCTGTTTCAAGATAAACTCTTCGTCCGACATCAAGTCTGAAACATAGTATTTCTCGCCGATACGCTTGTCCGTTGAGAGGATATTCTTAACAATGCTTGTTGCAACGTTTAAGAAGGCATTACCGTCGATTACTATATTCATGCTTTATTGTTCTGGGTTAGAGGTTTCGGTGGATTCTTCAGCTTTAGTTGTCATTCGCTTAATTGCTTTTGCAATAAGTTCAGACTCATCTAAAGTAAATATACCCTTTGAGTGAGCGTAATTAGCCGCTGTAATTAAAACAATTGCTGCGTGCTCTAGAGTTAAACCATTAAGAAAATTATCATAGTCTTTTTGGTTTTCATAGCTTATTGCCCCAAGCAGGGTAGCAATCGGCTTTTTTTGGTCAGCCGTTGCTTCCTGTTGAGTTGTTTCGCTGATTTCCTCGATCTGTTCTTTATTATCTGACATTCGACTTAATTATTTTTAAAGATTTGCAAAAAGATCGTCTAGATCGTCTGCTGGTTTAGCTGAAGTTTTTGCAGCAGGTGAATCAAAATCCATGTCTAAATCAACCGATACGCTTGCGCTCTTTGTCTGAGCTGGAGCTGGCGTAAATTCTAGGTCTTCACCGGCTGGCGCAGCTGTACGACTTACCGGTTTTGAATTGGTGAAATACTTTTTCATCTTTTCATCCTTTAAGCCGCTAACTAAGTTATCAATGATTTGCTTGTAAGGCACAATCGCTTTGATGAACTCTGCAACCTTTTCGTATTCGTAATCTGTCCACTCTTTGTAGAAGTATTGGCTTAGATCCGGCGAGTTCTTTTTAAAATACTCAGTCACAAAGCTCATCACCTTTGGATCATTTGAAACTGGAATCTCTTTACCATTGTGAGTAATGATAAGCGGACTTACTTCACTCATGAATTTACTTGAGCTAAAATCTCTCCAGGCTTTAGTCTTACGTTTGATAACTAGGACAAAATCTTTTCCTTGAGTCAGTGAGAACGGATTGATTTTTTGAGTTGTGACTAACTCTGCTTCCGGATTGATTTCTTGCTGAATCAGGTTATCAATCGTGTATCCATAGGAATAAACTTTGATTTTACCTTCGTTTGCTGGAAATTGTGGATCCTTTTTGATGTAAACGCAAGAGTAATAATTGTAGTAGCGATTAAAATTCTTGCGAATTTCTTCAACCACAGTTGGCTCCTCGTTTGCCAATTTTTTCAATTCAAGATCAAGCGACCATAAAATTGAGGGGCCGCCATTGGTTGATGGACAGTCCACGATTAAACGTTCGTTTGTTAAAGGATTGACCAATTTAGCTGCGTACTTTTTGTACTTACTTTTAGATGGGTCTCCTACCCATGGAATAAAACGAACTACTGATTTGTAGATTCCGTTTTGGCCTTGGTCTGGGCCTGGATTGTAAATGTTGTCGTCCATCTTGCGGGCGGCAGAAGATGATTTACCTGAGAAATCATCTGGATTGAGATTAAATAGATCTTCCATTGTTCTTTATGATTTTTATTGTTTACTTATAAATTGTACTAAGAAAGTTGGTGGAGTTTCAATAAAAAAGGGCAAAGTTTTTAAAACCTTGCCCCTAGTGATAATTCTGTTAATCTTGAGCTTACGCCTTTGGAGATTCAACCTTAGACTCTTGAATGTGAGCACGTCCTGCTTGACACAACGCTTTAATATCTTGTAAAGATTTACGAGCGCGTGTTCCGGCTGATTTGTTACCCTTTTCGTAGAACTTAGAGGTTTCTGCTTCCAATTGAGTCATTGCAGCTTTAAGATCTTCTAACCATTGTGGATTCATTTTCAATCAATTTTTAGTATCTTATATCAACGAGTCTCACCCGGTTTTAAAAATTTAAAATTATTACTAACTTTGACGGTCGGAAAATGTTGCACTGCAAAATCTAACCAAACTTTAATAACTTTATCCGCCTCTTCTCTTGTTATAAAACCAGATTCAATGAATGGAAATAGGTAATCTTCAAATTCCACATCAATTGGAATTCTCTTTTTAACTGCAGCTAGGTGCATGCCTGAGACCATTGATGGAATTTCGTCAGCAAGTAAAAAATATCGATACGACTCTTCGGCCGCTGATCTAGTCTTTTGACGAGTTGTAACAATATGGCCGTCTTGTTGATTGGCTCCCTTTTGAAGTAGATGCTCCATTTCATGCCGAATAATGTCTAGCACTTTGAAATAGAGAGCTTGATAGCAATTTGGCTCAGCCTCTGGACTAATGATTATTGACATTTCAACTTCCGGTTCCTCATCGCCGCTTGGCACATAAGAATTTGCATCAATCACAAAGCCGCGTCTCTCAAAATTAATTGTTTCCCAAGGTAACTGCTTAAAGGCTTTAGATTTTGCTGGTGAAAATGTTGTGGATCTTGAAATATGCAGAGTCAAAAAGAATGAAACTGGATCATCGTAATTAAGATCACGAGTTATCGTTCTCTTGTTTGCAGAGCTCTCCTTTACAAGTCTAAGAATTTCATCTGCAATAATATTAGAGAACGAATCGAATTTTGATTCGTATATGAAACGTTTAAATTTTCTCATTATTTAGATTTTAAGAAAACTACTTCAAGATCAGAGGTTGATGGATTGCTGAAGTTTTCTTCGGAATCAAATTTAATGTCCAAAATTCCCTTGTCTGTGCCCAATTCGCCAGCTACAACCTCTTTCTTGAAGGTTGTGTACACAGTTTGCGGCATTGGTCGACGACCCGCAAGCGCCGCTAAAACTACATCCTTTTCCTTGTCAAATTTATGAACTTCTAACCATTTTGTTAATTCGTCAGCGGTTACTTCGTATTGAGTAAATCTTTTGGTTCCTCCGTCTTCTCCGTGAGCACCATGCCATTTTTTATTCTCAGCATCCTGGATAAAAATGAATTTCATGCCACTTGGCGCGGCTGGGCCGGCAGGTGCAGCATTTGGATCAGCTGGTAGAGCAGGCGGCGCGCCTGGATCCATTGGCGGCGGTGGCGGTGGAGGTGGGGCAGCTGCATCAGCAGGCGGTGGCGGCGGAGCCGCAGCATCAGCCGGTGGTGCCGCAGGATCATCTTCCAATAGTAAGTGCTTGAATTCTTTAAATTCTAATATTCTCATGACTTGTACGTGTTTTTACTAGGTTATTTATTAAAAAAGGGAGGATAATTTCCTCCCTTTGTATTGGTTAACTAAATATTGATCAGATTATGAACCGCAGGCAATACAGTCCTCCGGGTTATCCAGGGAACAGGTTATATTTTCCAAGTTTTCAATAATCGGTTCAATTTTAACTTCTGGCTTATTTGAACTGAAATCCAAGCCCAATGAGGCAATTGCAGAAGAGGCAGCTTCAGTTCTCAAATAGTACATGCCTGTTTTTAAACCTTTTCGCCATGCATGAAAGTGAGCTGATGTTAATTTAGCGGTGTTTACGTCTCTAATAAAAATATTAAGAGATTGAGACTGGCAAATGAATTTACCTCTATCAGCCGACATGTCAATTAGATCCTTTTGTTTGATTTCCCAAACTGTTTTGTAAATCATTTTGAGCTCAACTGGAATTTCTGGGATATTTTGAATTGATCCCTTTTCTGCAATAATTCTATTTCGCATTGACTCATTCCATAGGTCTAATTCAACTAGATCTTTTACTAGATGCTTGTTGACAACAATGAATTCGCCTGCTAGGGTTCGACGGGTACCAATATTTGAGGTAAACGGCTCAAACGCTTCGTTATTGCCCATGATTTGAGCAGTTGAGGCAGTTGGCATTGGAGCAAGTAATAGGGAATTTCTAGCGCCCCACTTCATTAATTTTTTACGAAGTGCTGCCCAATCCCAGAGGCCTGAGAGTTCAGATTCATTTACTCCCCATAGATTAAATTGAAATTGGCCTTGACTTAATGGTGAACCTTCATACGATGAATAGGCGCCTTCTTTTTTAGCTAAATCAATTGAGGCCTCCATTGCTGCATAGTAGATGGTTTCAAAAATATCGCTGTTTAATTTCTTGGCCTCTTCGCCCGTGAATTCATAACCCATGATTGCAAAGGTGTCAGCCAATCCTTGAACGCCGATTCCAATCGGTCGATGCTTTAGATTTGAATTTTTGGTCTCAACTGTTGGATAATAGTTTACATCAATTACCTTATTGAGATTTAAAGCAGTCTGATAGGCAACTTCATAGAGTTCAGTAAAGTTATATTCACATGTGTGCTTTCTTAATTTACCTGACCTCTTACCAAGATCAATGAATTGATTGACTGGAATTGAGGCTAAATTACAGACAGCCTGCTCATCAGTTGAGGTGTATTCAATAATTTCAGTACACAGGTTTGAAGACTTGATTGTTCCCAGGTTTTTCTGATTTGATTTAAGATTCGCTGCATCCTTGAATAGGATATACGGCGTACCGGTCTCAACCTGTGCCTCTAATACTTTTTGCCAAAGTACTCTAGCCTTTACCGTATGCCGACCCTTGCCCTCTTTTTCCAAGCGAACATAATTCTTTTCAAATTCTTCGCCGTACATTTCCCAAAGCTCACAGTCAATTTCGGCTGGACAAAACAGGGTCCAATCAGCATCCTCTTCAACACGTTTCATGAAAAGATCTGGAGTCCATAGTGCCAAGAATAGATCGCGTGCACGCCTTTCTTCTTTACCATGATTTTTTCTTAATTCTAAAAAGTCTTCAATGTCTGCATGCCATGGCTCTAGATAAATTGCAAATGATCCCTTACGTTTGCCACCGCCTTGATCAACATAGCGAGCAGTTTCATTAAATACTTTAAGCATTGGTACAATTCCATTTGAGGTACCGTTGGTGCCTTTAATATAGGAACCGGTTGCTCTAATATTTGAAATTGATAAGCCGATACCTCCAGCATTTTGAGAGATTGCTGCAACGTCGGTTAGGGTTTTGTAGATACCTGCAATTGAGTCTTCGTGCATTGTCAATAGAAAACACGAAGAGAGTTGTGGACGTTTTGTGCCAGCATTGAATAGAGTTGGCGTTGCATGAGTCATTTGATGAGTTGATAATAACTCGTATGTTTTTAAAACATTTTGAACATCTGTGCCCCAAATACCAACTGCAACTCTCATGTACATGTGTTGCGGAGACTCGGCAGGTTGCCCGTTTGTTTTTAACAAATAACTTCTCTCAAGAGTCTTAAATCCAAAATAGTCAAAATTAAGATCCCTATCGTGAATTATTGCCTCATTCAAAGTGCTTGAGTTCTTTTTTACTGCCGCATAGGTTTCATCAGAAATTAAGCCAGCGTTTTGGCCAGTCTTTGGATCAATGTAGTTGTAAAGGTGTTCAATCGTATCGCTGAACGATTTTGTAATTGTTTTATGAAGTCTCGTGATTGCGATTCTGGCTGCTAGAATAGAATAGTCTGGGTGAATGTACGCTAGAGCAGCAGAGGTTTCAGCCGCTAAATTGTCTAATTTTTCAGTACTGATTCCATCATATAGGCCGGAAACTACTTTTGTTGCAACTTCAAGTGCATCTACGTGATCTGTGTCCAGTCCGTAGGTTTGTTTTTTAATTCGGTTTGTGATTTTGTCAAGGCGCAGAGTCTCTGCATGGCCATCTCTTTTTATTACTTTCATTTCTTAAATCCTTGTTTTTTATTGTTAAAAATCTGCATCCATTGAAAAACCTGTATCGCCAGTTTTTACACCAGCTTTTTGATATTCGCCTACTCTTTTTTCAAAGAAGTTGGTTTTTCCGTTCAATGCGATGTTTACCATAAAATCAAATGGATTCTGCACGTTAAAAACCTTTTCACAACCAAGGTCTTGTAGTAATCGATCTGTCACAAACTCTAGGTATTGAGCCATTAGTTCAGAGTTCATACCAATTAATTTAACTGGTAAGGCATCAATAATAAATTCTTTTTCAATTTCTAGAGCAGACAACAAGATCTCTTTGATTCTGTCTTTAGGAACTTTATTTACAATGTGATTGTTGTGTAGGTGAACTGCAAAATCCGTATGCGAGCCCTCATCCCTAGAGATAAGTTCATTTGAAAAACTTAATCCTGGCATTAGGCCGCGTTTCTTAAGCCAAAATATGGAACAAAAGGATCCTGAAAAGAAGATTCCTTCAACTGCTGCAAATGCAACAAGTCGTTCTTGAAAGGTTGAATTCTTGATCCAACGTAGAGCCCAGTCTGCCTTCTTGGCAACAGCTGGAATTGTGTCGATTGCTCTAAAGAGCTTCATTTTTTCCTCCGGATCAGTAATATAAGTGTCGATCAGCAATGAATAGGTTTCAGAATGTATGTTCTCCATCATTATCTGAAATCCATAAAAAAACTTTGCCTCTGGGTACTGGACTTCTTTAACGAAATTTTCCGCTAGGTTTTCATTGACAATACCGTCACTTGCTGCAAAAAAGGCAAGAACGTGTTTAATGAAATGACGTTCATCATCGTTTAATTTGTTACGCCAGTCTACTAGGTCAGCAGCTAGATCAATTTCCTCAGCTGTCCAAAAACTCGCCTCAGATTTCTTATAAAATTCCCACAGATCATGGTGCTGAATTGGGAAGACAACGAATCGATTTGGATTCTCTACTAGAATAGGTTCCATCACTTTAGTTTAAATAAATTTTACGGTTAATACTTGTGTTTTGGGTATAAGTTCTGGTGCTTAAAGGGCGGTTAGTGTTTAGTTTTAAGGTATGATTTTTACCAACCTGTTGACCCGAAAGCTCTGTTTTAAATATTGACTTACCCATCTTAGTTATTTATTAAAGTACCAAATTATAACTAAGCCTGTAGGAAATCAAATTTTAAATTTTTTCTAAAAGTGTCAACTCGCACAATTTTAACCTGGCCGGACTCCGGTATTCGAATTCTGCCCTTAAGGTGACTTACGTCAGTTCTAAAGATCAAATCTTCATCTGGCATCTCTAATTCAAGAGCAAAGTCCTCTTTGTCCAGAGTGAAGTTTAAAGTATGACCCTCTACTCGGTCTTTTAAAGATTGCCATTGAACCTTTTCGTGATCAACTTTATCTAGAGAGTCAGTCAGAACAATTCTAGGCTCTCCCTTTTTAATGATGATATCCTTGATGTAAAATTTGATTTCATCGCCGGATTTACGGCCATTTGCAAAGTCTGCATAGTTTTCAAATTCGCTTTTGTGGATAAGACCTGTGTAATAATTTTGAAACTCAACAAATATTCCAAAATCATAAGGATTATTGGTTAGAATACCTGTGTACTCTTTACCAAATTCCAATTCGTAAACCTTTTGAGGTAGAGTGTGTTTGATATATTTCTTGTAAGAGACAATGAATAGATCATTTGCTGCATCGAAATTCTCAATCATTACTGGAATTTCAGTATTCAAGTAATCATTAAAGTCTCGGATTACGTTAGCCGCTGCATGCGAACCTGGTAAGAAACATTTAACTGTTCCTTTGTAAAGCGCAAGATAGCCTCCTTTTACTAGGCTTGTTACTTTAACGTAGAACCACTTATCTTCTTTCATGAAGCTGTTTAGATTATCTCTATAGGTTATGGCTGCGCAACGTCTTTCTGAACCCAAATAATCGCCTGCCTCTGCTCTGGTGATTACTACTTTGAATTCTCTAAGATCTCCATCGTGGAGTAGCAGAGATGGTTCCTCAGTAAATTCACGGAAAGGAATAAAGATTGTTGATTTTGAGAATTTTTCGTCAGCAATGATTACTTTATTTTCAAAGTCAATGCTCTTTGCTATAACTGAACATAATTGACCGACTGTAAAGTCCTTGGATGTAAATTGGGAGCCTCCATCGTATTTTGAATAGAGGTCATAAAGTTCTTGAGCATAGGGCTCTTTGCATAGAACTCTAACCCCGTCTCGACGATCAGCCTCAGTTATTTTAACTGATGTGTTGTACTTGGACGTAGATTGGTTGAACAGGGCGTCTAGTTCTTCCGGCGTGAATTGGGTGTTTTCCATTCTGTATTTTTTGAGTGTTAAGTAATAAATTATACAGAGATTTCACCTCTGGTTTTAAAAAATGCCTAATTATCCGGCCAAATGCGGTGAAATATGAACAATTGGAAAAATTGGTGTGTAAGGCAGAACCGCTGGTGTCTTGGTTTGAAATATCAAGGAACCTGTTGAATAAATCGATGTCCTCCAAGCAATTTCATCTAGAAAAATTGCAAACAGTGGATTTTTGTGAGTTAGTCTTTCCCAAGGAGGCAAATCGTCTTGATTCAAGATTGGATGAATTGCCCGGGCAAATGTCACAGTATTATAGGTTGGAGGTGGCGCAAAAGCACATAGTGCTAAAACTCCAATCCATGCAGTTGGTGCCAATACTGGCTCCGCAATGGTCAAGGCAGGAATTATTGACAATTTAATTAGTGCATTTATTTCTGGACTAATAACTTTTAATTTTAAGAATTTTGGAATCTCTGACTCCAACTTCATTTTTATAAGCTTAAGTATTGTCAGCTGGGGAATACCGGCCTCAATTGTCTGGTAACTAGAAGAGTCTATTGCTTTTGCGATTGCGGAAATAGTATCTGCAATTGTAGCAATTGGATTTAAAAATTGATCAAATAGCTTGTTTATCATTAGTCTAATGAATTCAATTAGATCAGCGCTGCTCAATAATTCAAAGTATTTGAATATATCAATAGCAAATTGAGGAATTTCAGGTAAAGTGAACTTGAATCCGTCTGGTGTTGTAATTGATATCGATGCCGTTGCGGATGAAGCTGTTGTAGTCGATGAAGTTGTCATGGTTAAGGTTGCGGTCATTCCACTATCTCCACAGGCTTCTGTAAATATTTGAGTTAAAAGTTTTGAATCAGTTCTGACTGCGTTTGCGGCCCTTTTTGCTGAATCGGTTAGGGCTTCGCCGGCTCTAAACAGCAACTTAATAATGGCTTCAAGTAGCAGCGCAATTGCAACTTTTATTAGAGGTTTAAGAATTGGATCCAATGGAATAATTATTGGAATAACCGGCGAATGTAATGGATTTGGCGCTTTCGGTAAACTTGTTGCAGTTAATACTGGTAAAACTGTATGTTTGTAAATATCAATTATGCTAGCTGGATCCGGAAATGGAACCTCTGGCATTGATGCAAGTATTGAATCTAGATAATCAAATATTATTTGCGCGCTCACCTTACCGTTTGGCAAACCCAAAGATTTGATGATATCGTCAGCATTCATACTATCAATTAGAGCCTCAATTAGAGAAGTTATGAGTAAAAAGGCTGCAGTAATTGCTGGATCAATTAGGGGCTCGGGTGGAGGTGGAGTTGAGCAGCATGGCTTTGCTAGATCAAATGTCGGAACTGGAATTGGAATACTGACTGCGAGCTTTGTTAATTTAATGTATTTTGCAACATTTTCTTGAATTGCCTTTGCAGCAGCTCTCTGCTTTTCCTGTTCTTCTTTAGATAGACTCTCATCTATTTGGGTATCAACATCATCTCCTTTTAAATAATCAATTCCCTTTTTTGCAAGAGTCTTTAGTGCCTCCTTGAATTCAAGCAAATCCTCCTCAAGATCTAAATTAAATTCGGTTTTTTTAACGAATTTTTTTATGTCAATTTGACTAATTACCTTTTTTAATTTTTTATTGAGAGTGGTGCTTTCAATTTCAAATTCTCCACGAGCATAGGCTTCAATTAGATCAAGAGTTGCCTTTGCCCATTTTGGTAATTCCGGATTGTGTTTAGTAGCGTCCTTGGGATAGGTTAGGGTTCCAAATTTAATATTGTCAAACCACTTTTCAAAAGATTCCTGAGCGGCAGCAACCGCGTCATTGACGGTTAATTGACTGTAAAAAAGCAAATCATTGATCTCATTTCTGGTTTTTTCCCTAGTTGCTGGGTCCTTTTCACCTAGAGTTTTATCTAGGGCCGTCTGTTTTATTTGCTGTAATTTTATTTTTAAATTTTCAATAGCAGTGGTCTGCATATCACCAAGTCTATCGATTTGACGATTTGCATCTTTTTGAAATTCTTTTACTAATAGGGAAAATTCTTTACTTTGAGGAATCGATAGAAGAGATAAAATCTCTTCATAGGCGCCAGGTAAAATATCGGGAATTTCTCCTCTTGCAATCAAAGCGGCTATTTCTGCAAGCCTTTTGCTCTTTTCAATTGCAGCCTGCACAGCAACTGGTACTTGAATAGAGCCTTTAACAAATTGACCTTTATACGCATTTGCTGGATTTAGGCCCAACGGATTTATTGAGGCAGGTGATTCATCTAATTCAAATCCAAATTTTAAAGTTTTAGCAGATGGATCTGAAAATAGCAATGGAAAGTTTGGACTCGCAATTAGGTACTTGCTTGTGTCTGGCGCAAAATAAAATAGGTGAACCGATGGTAAAGGTATTCCAATTGGAGCAGCCGGCATTGTTAAAAGGCAGACAAGAGTACCTAATGGCGTTGGTAAAACAAATAGAGGTTTAAATTTTTGAGGTAATGGAATTAGCGCAAGGCCCACTCCAACCGGTAGAATACAGGAAATTGGCCAATACCTGAATGCTAAATTGGCAGGCGGCGGGCCAGATAAATCCGGAAATGGTAATATCGAAACTTGATTTAATGATTTTGTGAATTCTCGCCAATAGCACATAGACGTGTAATCTGGTAATGAGCCGTCATTTCCACCAAGCGTTCTAATTGCAAGTGGATCCTTTCCAAGTTTTGCAAGGGTCTTGGCCTCACAGTCTGGATCTTGTTTTGGTTTCTTAGCTGCAAAGCATGGAATTTCCAAGATTAGTTTGGAAAGCTTGGCTTCGGTCATTGAGTTTTCTTCAATACCCGCTTGTAGTTGCACCAATTCAGCTTCACACATTGCAAAGAGTTCATCAACCTCTTGCTTTGCCCGTGTGTAGTATTCAAGTCTTTCTGATAGAAATTGATTTACCTCCGAGTATTCAAAGGTCGCGGTTGTGTAGATATTTGAACCTGGGTTTGATGTATAGCTTGTCGGTCTAGCAAAACCAAGAAAGGTGTTGGGCTGTGCTCTAAACACTTGAGCTGCTTCACGTTGAGCCAGTAACTTGAGATCTGCGATTGGCCCGGCTATTTCTCCGGGATAGACTTCTTCGAGTTCGTTTTTGAGTCTCTTTGGATACTCAGTATCTAGATTTTCAAAGAACTTTTCATAGGTTTTTTGATTTGCTATATAGAATTGAATTTCATCTTGCTTGATTGAGACCGGTGCGTCTTTTGTTAATGCCAAGACTGGGTCTATTTGATTAGGATTGGTGGTCAAACCTCTCTCTTCCAGCGTGAACAGTTTGGTAATTGGCTTTGCCAGTTTATTGTAGAGGCCGTCATATTCAGATCCATCTATTTTACCGTTATAGAGTAGACCGGGAATCTCAGCATAGTCTGACTCTTCTTGGGTGACTAGCTCGCCTGTTCCTGGCAAAAATTGAAGAGGTGATTCTGGGTCGTACTTATTGACATTGAATATTTTAAAACAGCTCAATTGCTTGTCAAAAATATTCTCGGTTAAATCTTGGCTGTCTTTAATTGGTAAAAATGCATCAACCTGTTCGGTCGTACCGTCATCATGAATGACTGGCAATTTGGTTTTGACAACCTGTTGGTCAATAAGCCGCAGTGTGACTCCCAAAGTTCGACCCGGCACGGTTAATCCATTTATAGTTTCTCCATTGTTTGAGTAACTAACGATTAATTGATTTGATATTTTTTGAAAAGCCTGTTGTAGTTGTAATTTAATTGAGGTTGCGGTTCCGGTAAGTGGCGCAAGGGTTTGTATATTTTGATTTTGGGCATTGGCCGCAGCTGAGATTGCAACTTCCATTTTAAGATAGGCTGCTGCTGCTGCTTTAACATAGACCAGCCAGTTTTTAAAGGGCTGGTTACTGGCTAATGAGGCGATAGCCTCTGGATTCAATATTTGAGAGCTGAATGTTGCTGATTGGTAAAAATAGTCAAAATTAGAAAGATCTGCCTTTAAATCAATGATGAGCTGGGAGTAGGCCGATGGGGATTGAAATGCTGAGCTAATTGCGGTGATTGCAAGTTCTTGGCTTGGAGTTATGCTTGGATACTGATTGCGTGCTAGTAAGTACTTGGAATCAGCTAAAGCCTTTAGTCGATTAAACTCATCTGTCCAATATCGATACTGTAGAGTAAAAGGTTCGACTGCTTCAATTGTTGCTGTGTAAAAATCGTATCGAGCATCAAAGTAGGCTTTAATGGGTACTAAATTATCTTTGACCTCCTGCACCTTGGCCTTGACAATAGATTTTCGAATTGCAATTGGCATTTTTTTCTGCTCTGCTGCAATTATCTGTTTGACCTGTTCGGTTGCGGTTGGCACACAATTTATCTCATCGGACTCTGCTGGAATTTCAAGCGGAGGTCTTGGCGGAGGAGTCACATTACTAATACAGGCCTTTACCTTATCAAGGTCATCTTGGGTAAAGCTTGGGGCCTTGATTGCCTCACATGAAACCTGTTTTATTAGCTCTTTGAATAGCGTATTTTGCGCCATCTACTTGTGTTTATTTTATCTATCGACGCCTTTAAAAAAGCAAACGCCCAGGCAAGTTACTGACCCAGGCGTATTACTCGTCGATGGCTATTGACTATTGAACTTGTGGGTTCACTTGAGTTTTTTGTACCATTAAACAGTCAGTTGTCAATAACAGAGCTGAAATTGAAACTGCGTTCTCAAGAGCAGTTTTTGTGACCTTAACTGGGTCAATAATTCCAGCCTGGATCATGTCAACGTACTCTTCGTTTTTAACATTGAAACCTAGGCCCTTGGCTTTAATTTCATTCCAAACAACGTCTGGGCTAAGACCTGCATTTTCTAAAATAACTCTAAATGGTTGCTGGCATGCCCGTTTTAATAATTCTACACCAAGTTGCTGTTCGCGATTTGGTAAATTAATGGTTAAAGAATCGGCGGTTAGCGCAAGAGTGATACCTCCACCTGGAATGATTCCCTCTGACACAGCTGATCGGGTTGCGCCTAGCGCATCATCAATTCTGTCGAATTTTTCGCGAGCTTCAATTTCAGAGGTTGCACCAATCTTGATGATTGCAACTCCACCTTTAAATTTAGAAAGGCGCTCCTTTAGTACCAACTTTTTAGAGTCGTCCGTTTGATTCTCAATTTGTGCTTCAAGATCTTTAACGTGTGCCTCAATTTTAGAAGATTGGCCGTGACCGCCGATAATCATTGTTGAATCGTTGGTAATCACAACTCGATCACAACTACCAACAAAATTAGCAGCGATTGACTCTTTTAGAGTATCTCCTTCCATTTCAGATACGGTTTTTGCACCGGTTAAAACGGCAATATCGTCTAGTTTTAATTTACGTTGATCGCCAAAGCCTGGTGATTTTACGGCAGCAACTCTAAGAGTTCCCTTGATCTTATTGACCAATAGGGTATTTAGGGCTTCACCATCAACGCTCTCGCTAATGATTAGTAACGGGCGCATTGATTTGTTTGAGTGTTCCAAGTACTGCAAGCAGTCTTGTAAATTTGTGATACGGCCGTCATACAGTAGAATAAGAGGTTTGTCAAATTCAACTGTGGATTTTTCGGTATTGATGAAGTACGGCGAAAGATAGCCGCTTGTAAATTGCATACCTTCAACTAATTCAACATAGGTTTCCCCAGTTTTACTCTCACCGGTTGTAATGATTCCATCAAAACCCACAGCCTCCATTGCGTCAGCTATAATTTGTCCGATCTCTTCATCATTATTGGCTGAGATTGTTGCAACCTGTTTGATTGTTGCAAAGTCTTCAACCATGATGGCTTGAGATTTTAGAGATTCAATGATTTGCTTTGAGGCAAGTTCAATTCCCTTTTTAAGTTCCATTGGGTGTGTTCCAGCTACAACAAGTTTATTACCCTCGTTAAAAATAGCATGAGCCAATACCGTCGCAGTTGTGGTACCGTCACCAGCTTCGATTGCAACTTTGTTTGCGACCTGTTTCACCATCTGGGCTCCAACGTTCTCTAAGTTATTTTCTAAATGTACTTCCCTAGCAACGGTCACTCCGTCTTTTGTTATAGCAACACTGTTATCGCGTGAGATGACAACATTGCGGCCACGTGGACCAAGTGTCACTTTAACGGCTTCAGCTAGAGCATTGATTCCATTACCTAACTGAGTTCTAGCATCAGTCTTAAAAATGATTTCTTTCATCTAATTTGGTTATTTTACTTGATTATTATATTAGATTCTTCCACTTGGTTTAGGTTTGCAAGCGAAAGAATTATCTTTATTAAGGAGATAACGTCTTTTTGACAGTATTTTTGAATCTCTAAAATATTGCCAGCGTAAAACTCGGAATGAACCTGTGAGCCTTGCATCTCGTCCTTTGGTGAAGGAATTCCCAAAACGGCTGAGAGCAGATCAAGTGAGGTGAAACCCTCCTGCCATGCGCCAAAGCTCCATAATTCTGAGGTATCGACCACTGGAATTTCCCAAGGCTTACGATCCCAGACCTGAAGAGCAGCTGGAACCTCAATTCGATTAATGAAGGCTCGTTTGCACAGGAATGGAATATCAAATCTTTTAATATTGTGACCTAGTAATTTACTGCCTTGTTTGGTTAGACCGCTAATAAGTTTGAAAGCATTTGTTAGGATCTCTTCTTCGGAGCCAGTATATGAAACGATTTGTGCGCTTGGCTCTCCATCCTCGTTAAATTTGACCTTACCGAATGAAATGCACACAATTCTGCCAAATTCTGCCTGTAAGGCTGATTTTTCAGCAAAGAGGTCTGCGGTGTCTCGGCCTGCATTATCTGGATACTTTTGAGAAAGCTGAGTTCTTAGGAATTCAGCTCGATGTTCCCATTGCTGCTGTAATCTGGGTGATAATTTTGAAAAGTCTGCCTCAATACCGGCAGTTTCAATGTCAAAAAATAAAAATTTTTCAATTTGGTGTTGATCGAACATGTGATTACGTTTAAAATTAGTGACAATTTACTAAAATTGGGCCAGAATTGGTTGCTAAGTGCTAAGTTTCTAAGAATCCTTATTCTTTATTTTATAAAAATAAGTAGACTAAGAATCTAAGGCTCTATACCCGCCCAACACCCTTTTTTTACAGTATGCACTCAAAAGGTTTTGACTAAAAACTAAATTTTTTTTATGAGTAGAATAGTCAAAATGACACCCATGAAAGTTGATAATCGTCGGCATAGATTTTTCAATACAGTTCCCAGCAGTCTGCATTAGTCGAGACTTCAAAAGTTTCAGCTGGATCGCCTGTGTCAATACTAATACCACTAAAATTTACAAAAAGTTCCTAGACGACATTGAATCAGAGTTCAAGGGGCTTAAATTTGTTCATTTACCAGCTAGGCAAAAGGGCCAAGATACCTATTCAGCAATAGAAAGGTCTAAGCTATCAAACTATTCAACCCTAGTCGATGCGCTAGTGACCGAGATTTTAGCCAAGGTCAAAAATGAAGACCTGGTCATAGTTTCAATTGAGGGTATTGCGTACGGCGCCCAAGGCAATGCCTTATTAGACATAGCCCAATCGACAGGTATGATGAGAAAGGCTATTTTAGACAGAATTTTAGCTGGTCACAGCGAAAGAGTATTCATATTTTCACCCGGCGAGCTTAAAAATGCAATTGGTGCAAAGGGTAATGCCGGAAAGTTTGATATTTACAAAATATTTAAAGAAAATCCAAGACTCGCAATAAACAGCGATCTACATAATGCAATAAATAGATACGAGGACCAGATTCTCAAGGGCCAAGAGGTTAAATCACCATTTATGGACATGATTGACGCTTATTTAGCCGTTTTAAAAATACACGAGTCGCTAAAAGAACCCAATTAACATGGCAACCGATCCAGTTAAACCCCTAAGTAAAGCAAAACAAAATAAGTACTACATCAACAACCGAGATTTCACTAATGAAATTATAAGGTGTAAACATGGACTACTTAATGAGGAAACTGGCTATCAGCACAAAGCTGGAGAGCTTTCACCAAAGGCAATTGAGTATTTTATGCTGCTTGCAAACCGGGCAATTCAAAAATTGACCTTTTCGAATCCATTAGACCGCGAAGACTGTATTCAATCCGCCCTCTTGGATCTTTTGCGTTACTGGAAAAACTTCAACGAAGAAAAATCCAATAATGCATTTGCCTATTTCACTCAAATTGCCAAGAACGGCTATGCTAAAGAGTACAAAAAGATTTACAAGCACATAGGCAAGGGTGAAAAGGTGGAATTCGTCTCATTAAGTTTTACGGGCGAGAGCGAGATCTACACTATTTAACTCTAGTCCTACCCTTAATAAATAATTCAAAGGTAGAACACTCACATGGATATTAACAATCTCGTCTTTTTTGACAAGAACGGAGAAGCTTATAACTTAAGCCAAACAACCGACGGTTATTGGGCTGGAGCTGACTATTTTTTGCCAATTTCAACCGCTCTGTACGATTGTTCCAATATCTTTATTCTTGAAAATACAAACGGTGTCTATTCCTATCCAAAATTAGATCCTGACACAAAATTCGAGTTTAAATGGAAAACTGCTGACTCAGCTGACAACTTTTTCATATTCACAGTTTCTCAAGAAAAACTGCCAGACGGAACTCATAATTTTTTAACCAAACAAGATTCTCTAACAATCAATCACAGTGATTTTGGAGTCTCAGCACAACCTTTAGACATAAGCTATCCAATGCAGCTTAATGTTGCATTTACCCCAGCTCAAGAAAAATCCTATTCCAGAGTTCTTCAAGTCTACTACACAACCGCGAGCGAATCAACTCTTGTGTTGGAGATGACATTTTACGGAGAAGGAGAAGACGAGGACGAGAGATTTAGGATATGGCTAAGCAATTTTGGAGTAAAATTCAATCGAGAAGACGCTCTACTACTTAAGGATTACGATCTTAAGGAGGGCTTACCTGACTGGGCACAAATTAACCAGGCTAGAAAGCAATTACTAGTCAGTGTAGACCAAGTTTATCCATACGTTGGTACCTACAAGGGCCTACTTAACCTAATCACATTAATGGGCTATAAGGATGTGCTCAGAGTCAAAGAATACTGGAGAGACCGCGATCCCAATTCAACCTACTACAATAAACTTGCAATGGTTGACGTAACTGATCTAATGCAGTTGGGAGACATTAACAAAGTTAATCTAGTTGACGAAAACAGCCAAATTAGAAATGGTTTAAAATTTAGAAAGACCGAGTTTTTAGCATTGGCTTATGAATTTACCGTAGCAACAGACGTATACGATGATGATGGTTTACCGGAGGTAGAGGCAACAACTGATTTCACAGTTGACGAAATATTTTTCAAACTACACGGTCTTGCTAGAAAACTTAAAAACGAAGTCATTCCAGTCAACGTAATCATCAAAGACATCATTGGTGAATTCATCTATTTCAATAAGTTTAATCTACGTAATTGGTTGGACGAGACTCAAATTGAGGAGCTCAAAGTAAATGATGTCTATTCAATAAAAATACTCTCTCCAAACTTAACTGCGCTAAACCTAAAGATTAGAGATATTAAAACGCTTTATCCAAAAATAAATGGAACATCAGCCTTTCCAGCGCTAAGCTTTAATTATGGCACAGCAAATCCCTATTCGTCGGATCAAAAGTATCCAACTGCACAAATTAGTTACCTAAACGATGCAATTGAGAGCTATTACACAGCGGTTACCGAACATGAATACACAAATATTGGTGAAGCAAGCCCACTGACTCCAGGCGATGACGTGTTGGACACAATCGGCTGCCCAGTTGTACTTGAGGCCTTTATAACTGATTTAACTCTACAGGAATTAGACAGCTTATCATTTATCGATTTCACAGTAGTTTCACCGTCAACTTCATCAACCTCCAACAATATTAGCACGGGAACAAAGTATTTTACGTGTGCGTCGGTTCAGCCATTCAAGGTTGATACTCCCATAAAAATATACATCACAACAGACACTTCACAATGGATTTTAGGCAAAGTGACAGCTGTGAATCCAATAGGCCAAGCCACAAATACAATTGAGGTTTTAATCACCGATTACAATGGATACGCGACAAACAACACAAGTTGGACAATTCACATTGTTGATACCCATTTTACTCTGTCTAATCTAAAATATAAAAATGGATATGAATTAGAGTGGATAATTGATGGGCCTAAAGGTTATCATTTTGAAATTCGTGGAGCAGTCGGCGATCTTGCTAAATTGCCTCATATTTTACCTTATGTTGGAAACTACGATATTCAGATAAAAATTTATGATTTACAGGGTGGAATCTCGGTTGACTACAAAACCATAACTGTGAATACCGAAATTCCAACAATACAAGTATTTACAAAAATTCAAGACAAATTCAAGTACGATTTTAGATCACTTCACAATGTAACAATTGGTGATCTTACCAACAGTCCACTGTATGATCCTTTTGCAAACATCATTAATCCAAATGGAGAAAACGGTGCAATAACAACAATCTCAAATCAATATTTAGACTGGTACACCTATTCTAATTATTATGGAGTAGGCGGCCATCAGGACGAAATTCAGATATTTAACAGCCTTTCAACAGGATACGAACCCTACTCAGTCTCAACCAATGCAAACAAAAAATATTGGGGCACCGGCATAAAAAACGGCCAACCAACAATTTCAGATTACGCAACCGCAAAAATAAATGAAATATATCATTTGGACTTTAGCGATTTTGGATACATTGGTGATACCTTAAACGGTTACACACTAACCAATCTAATTGACCTAAACGATTCACCAAATTCAAATTTAGTTAGCCTAAGATTTGGAGGGTTCAATGAGCTTGACTTAACTTCTGAGATTGGCGCAACCTTTACCGTTGATGATCTACTCGATTTCCTACAGACAACTTCTTATCCTGGCTGGAATAATTTTAGATATCAAAAAATTGGCTCAAATATCAAAGCCACCGCTAAATTGCAACAAAAGAGCAATAGCATGATTATTAAATTAACCAAGAGGGTTACTGGATTGGATAATTTAGGTTCAGGCTACGAACTAACAGACGGAGTTGCCTCACTATCAACCACCACAATAACAGAAGGCGAAACCTACACTCTTACACAAGATCCACTTCTCACCGACTTAAATCTAAACTCCTATTTAGCAGTTGGCGACCAAATACAAATATTAAGCACAGGTTACAGCCCATCGGGCGGAACGGATTACGTTGAGGGTTTAATTACTCAGATTGATGAAACCTCATTAACTATGATTGCCTCAACCGCAATGGATAGCGGCGGAGATTTAAACTCGTTTATTGTACTTCAAATAATTCCAGTCTATACCTTTAATAATCCTAGAAATATCTTTGACAATACTGCGTTTAGCAGTATTCAACAAACACTCTCCCAGGTCAATAAAGTCGTGGACGAAGATCTTCTATTTCTAGCAAGTCCATTTGATGATATTGTAAAGGACTTGAATCTGGGTAAACCTGCGCCGGCTTCAAATATTCAGTATTGGATAGACAACGGCTACATAAAATTCGAATATATTGTGCCAGAGGATCCAAGCGCAAGCATTGAGCCAGTTCAAACCGGCTATTTACCTTCGTATTATGATGAAAACTCATTTAATTTGGTCAATACAAAAATAACTGGTGATACTCTAACAATTCCAACGTTTCATCCAATATTTGTAATAATTTCAAATATCAGTTCTAATATTGAAACCGAATGGACTTTAAGTGACATGATTGGCAATACAATAATAAAGTTGAAAACTCCATCCTATTTTGTTTGGAGATTCCCAGAGCCAGGCCAATACAAATTAACCGCGGTTACTCGAGACTCTAGAAGTAATGAATTCTCAACTCCAACTCAAACCGCAATATGTAATGTACTGTCCCCAATTGACTATTTTAGGACAATCGAAAAACAACTCAACGACCGAAAGCTCAAAATGACCCACCACTAATGGGTTTTGATAAATAAAAACAGAAAAAAAGAAACTAGTAAAATGGCATTTACTCCAACCAATCTATCAACAACTCCACTTCTGGAGACAACTTTCATCTCAGATATGAGATTGATCGTTAACGCAAACGTTACTCTATTGAGAACTCAATTAGAAGACGTTATTAATGAACTTGAAATCGACCTGGTCAATAAATACATCGGCGTCGATAATCCAGTTGAAAAAGTTTACTCTAACAACGTGGTTGTTTCCAACCAAATCCTATTCAAGGCTGGAACAAGTGGCGCAGCTGCAACCATTGCATCGCTGACTCAAAGTGCTGGAGTATCAACATTTTTAGCGGATAATATCTCATTCACAAAGACTCTACAGTCAACTGCAACTGGCTCAAAAGTTTCAACCCCAACCGTTGTTATTGGAACAACTGCTGGTGGAACGGCTCTAGGTTTTCCAACCTCAGGCGGATCGGGTATTGCTGATAAGGGTTTATATGTTGGAGATCCGGACAGTTCAACCGCCATCCCTTCTAGATTTTACGGAGAAGCCAATTTTGCAAAGCAGGCAATTCAACAGAGTTCAATATTTTCAAGAACAATTCAATTGACTGCAAACAGTACAACCTATACCTATGCAAATCTAACCCTTGCTAAAACCGATCCACAATTCATCTATATTGATCTAGTTTTACCAGCAGGTTACACACAAACAAGTTCAAAACCAATTTGGTTACTTCTGCATGAAGACTATACAAGCTCAACAAGTCGCCCAGCGGTTGGTCAAACTTTTACAATTATTATCAATAAAATTTACGAGTCTAATGGATCAACTGCGGTTGCTGTTGCAAACTGGCCAGCTCCAAATGACCCAGCGACTAGCCCAACTGTGGGAATCAATATTATTTCAGGTTTCACACAAAGTGCCTCAACCGGTAGTGGTAATCTAAAAACCGGCTACATCAATAGTGCTCTTTGGAACTCTCTGCCGGGTAGCGCAACTGCGGCAGTAACCGCAAGCACGTCAGGTTCAACTCTTGATAATAAAGCCTACATCAAAATGTTCAACACAAACGTTCAAAGCGGAGCAACTCCTCAATATCGTGGATCTAGCGTTAGTTTAACAAAAACTCAACAGGAAACAAACTCATCATATTTCACAATAACTAGCAGTCACAATATTTGTGTTGTAAACTAATTTTAAAACTACATGGCAGTTGCACCCTTAATAAAACCAATTCAGACTCAAAAAGGAATGTTCTATACATTCCAGAGTTCGCTTGAGGATCTAAGTTTAACATTCAATAATAATACGAATAAATTTAGATTTTCAAAATTTGCTCTTTTGCGAATTCCTGAAATAGGAATTCCAACAACAATGGCAACAGATAATCGTACTCAATTTTTAGCGGTTGGCGAAACACCAATCACTACCGGATTGAGCGCAAATCAAAATATCAACTTAGCCAAGAGCTTTCAAAATTATGCTCTTAATTTAGAGACGCTATTGATATCCCAAGAGGCCTATGCTCGTGAGCAAAAATTGAATGTAAGCGAACGTGTTTTTTGGAAATGGCTTAAAGAGACTGGTGCAATTCGTTGGAGAGCGGCTAACAACACCGAGGTAATTTCAACTCTTCCAGTAAATCAAAGCCGTTGGGCTGAAGATTGGGGAGATGCAAGCTCAACTTCATACAATCGAGTAGTCCAATACATTGCGGACATTGATGTAATTAACTCAGTTAGGAGTAAAGAAAATTCCTATAGCGAACTTTACATACATGTGCCAACCAATGTTGGAACCTCACCAACCGTTCTATTTAATTCAATCGCCGATGTCAACTATCATCCAGGCATGCTGGTTGTAAATTCGCCAGGCGATCCGTTAGACGTTGAATACCTAGCGGGCCGTCATTACACAGATAGTCATCCATACACCGGCATGGATCTATTAGCCTATTATGATCTGGATTCAGATTCAGCTACTCAAAAAATGTCAGATGTAACCAATACTGTCATTAACTGGACTTCAATAACTTCTCCATATAATGCAGTTTCAAATCCAACTGGAGTTGGTTTTTGGTGGGGTGCAAATCAACTTGTAAACAGTTATCATACGGATCAAGCTGCTTACTATGGGGCTAGAACCGGGACAAATTCAAGCGCCTCTTCTGCTATAAAAACCCAAAAGATTTACAAGAAAAACGCTTCACCAGTTAGATCAGTTGAATATTTAAGATCTACGCTAGACGGTGCCGTGATTGATTTTGATTTAGCTAATTACAAAGTTGCTCAACAAAACAGCAACATTAATAGCCTTGCACAATTAAATGATTCAGTTGGCAATTATGATTTTGAATTCAATGCTATCTTGGTTTACTATGATGTATTTGATCCAGCCAATCCAACCGATACTGCAACAAATCTATATGGAGTTTACTTTTTAAATAAAGTAGAACAATCCGGTATTGATTTTATTATACCAATGATTACCAAAGAAAAGCCGGATCCAATCAACAAAACCAACGGTAATGCATTTGCATTCAAAGTAAATTTAAAATTTGATACCTCAATTGAAGACGTTGCGGTCGAAAAATCAATAAACGACTACACAACAGTCGGATTAGATCTTTTCTTGGATGTGTTAACAGAGTTTAGAAAGCTTCAAACAAAATTCAATGATAAGCTTGCTGAATTAGAGGCTCTAAAAATTGACGTTGATGCTGCAAAACAGGCACTAACCAATACAACTGGGATAGCTGCGCTTGCAACACGGATTTCTCAGGTTGAAACAACTGTTGCTGCCTCAACCGAGGCCTTTGATAATGCTGCAGCAATTATGGATTTAATTGATAGCCTCAATTCAAGACTAGACGATCTACACAATAATCAAACTTCTCTACAACTATCTTATAATTTAGCCCCATTTAAAAAGGGCTACGGTATTGTGTTGGATAAAACTGTGCCAGGTCAAATGACAATTGCATCAGACGTTCAAGCCTATTCAAATATGTCACAAGTTGATTTATCAAGTACCCTAATCAATATTTTAAATGTTACCACGCTTACTCTAGGTACTTCAAATACCTACTACAAGCACTACAAGCCAATTTCACAAAATAATTTGAATCCAGCAAGTTGGACCCTAACATCGGATCAAACGATAAAATTAGACGACTCTGTTTATAACTGGAGAAAGGGCCAAACGGTTAGGCTTGTAATTGACACTCAAATTGTACCAAATAACTACACAATATACATTAAAACAGATGCAGCCAATGCATCAAATCAAGTAGCTGAATACAGCGTAATAATTGATACGTTAACTCAAGCCGATTTTCCAGTTAATTACGGTAGAACCGGCAGACCTATCATTGAAATTACTTGCATTGATCCAGTAAACTTTGTATTTCAAGTGGATAAAATAATAAGATAACTAAATGGCAGACAAATCGACATTATCCGATTACTTAGCTGAACTTGGCGTTGACATAAACAACATGCAAGAGTTTTTAAATAAACTCTCATTGATGTTAACAACTCCGTCCGACACCGTAAATATTAATCAAACTTTACAGGACGGCACTGTCAAAACATTCAATGTACCGTCATTTGCTCATCTTAGCGATAAAATAAATTCAATTGACACAAAATTTAATTCTCTGCTTTCTGCAAACGGCAATCAAATTGGAGTTAAAGATGCAAACGGCACGCTAAAAACATTTGAATTACAGGACGTTTCAAAAGTAATTTCAGATCTAGATTCTGTTTCAAATGCCGCAATCGAAATACCTGAAACCTTTAAATATAAAACTAACTGGTTTTTTGAATCATTTTTAAATCCGCTAATCTATATTGATCTGCCGATTCAATCAATTGTAACAGCGGATGTTGATAGATTTGAAGTTCTTAGAGTCTTGATGACATCTCAGCTTGAGACCAATACAACCTACTTTGATCAAACCTATTCTGGTAAAAACAACATTGCCTATTCGGAACTAATTAAAGATTTAAGTTCAAGAGGAATTCCTTATTTTGAAGACACAAACGAAGTTTCTCTACCGCCTTCTCAAAATAAGAAAACCGGAGTATTTAACATATCCGGAATCAACCGAGATGTTCCTTCTACTGATATTGTGGCGGGCGTTGCAGTTTCAACCACCGTTACCAAATACAAGTTAGACACTCTAAAATACGATGAAAAACTTGCATCTTCACCAAATGGCTTGGTGCAAAGAACCTTAAAAATAGGAGATCGTCTTTTAACAGCAGACAACTCTGAATATGAAGTAAAAGGAGTTGAAACCGCAGGTTCAGTTGTTATTTTAAATAGAATATTTGGAATAGGAACTCTTGCGCAAGGCACAGAATTAAGAATAAAACCAGAGATTGCAGCAGCAACCACTCTACCGATTAACATAGGCTATAATGATCGTCAGGTCATCTTTTTGAAACCAATCAGCTCAAGGCTAAAGCTTTCAACTGAGAGTTATTCAAAAGGAGTTGGAGTATTTTCAAATACTTTAACAATAGGTCTCAACAACGGTAAGACCATGACAATGAGCGATTTTTACAAACAATTCGTGTCAGATTTTGGTTTAATGTTTGTGAATTACGCAAAGGAGAAAAAATTACCATCAGCGCTTGGTCAAATTCCAAACCTTGTTACGCTAGACACAGCAAGTTTTAAAGTAGTTAGAACAGATGCACATATTCAAGCAGACAACGATATTGCGGACGTAAAGCAAAATATTTCTTCAATTGAGTCTCTCAAGGCTCAAATTAGAGAAGTCGATAAGCAAATTAGTTCTAAGCGTTCTGAGTTAAATACCAATGCTCAATTAACAGAGTCAATCAAATTAAAGTTAAACAAAGATCTTTCAACATTAACCGATGAGCGCAACACACTAACAACTCAATATTCAAGTTATGTTAGCTCAGTAACAACGTCAGTTAATTCAACTCCTCAATTAATTTCACCGCCAGTTTACAAGGTAAAGGGCTTTTGGGCAATTCCAGCAGGAAAGGATACGGCGTATGGATTACAACAGATTGTTCAGTTTAAAGTTCAATATCGGATTCTAAGTAAAACTGGAGCAAGTGAAGAGGCCACTCAAATACCGGTAACAGACAGCGCCGGTAATCAAACACAGGGTTCAATATCTCCATGGAAAGAATTTTTAACAAAGCCTAGAGTAAAAAAATTAGATCCATTAACTGGTTTTTATGTTTGGCAAGAAGAGTCAATATCTGACCCAACTGTAGTAAATTCGAATCAATTAGAATTACCCATTAATAAAGGCGAAGTTCTTGAAATCAAGGTAAAAAGTCTATCCGAGGCAGGCTGGCCAGAAAATCCAACCGAATCAGATTGGTCAAACTCAGTATTAGTAGAATTTCCAGCAAACCTACAAAGCATTGAAGATATTTCAGTAATATCTCAGCAGGTTTTTGCCGAAGAGGCCAGAATAAATTTCCAAGATGAATTAAATGCAAAGGGCCTAGACATTCACTTAAGCACCGCATTTACGAGTCGAGACAAGTACTTCGCTCACAGAGCGGAGGACGTTGCAAGCGGATTCTTTTCGTCAGACGGTAGCATTGTTGATCTTTATACCAAACTAAAATCAATAACAGATTCTCTTGCAGCAATTCAAACGTCAATTGCAACGGGTGCAGGCCAATTAAAGGTGAGCCTGGTTGATCAAAGCGGCGGCCAAATTTCAGTCAAAAACGGCCAAACTGTTGAAATCTTTGCAGGTTATTACAAAGATCAGATTAAAAATAGTGCAGGCGCAACCGTTACCTATGATCACGGTAAAATAATAACTGCTCAATATTATATTCAGTTAGAAAATGCTTCGCAAACTCCTTTACAATTAATTTCATCATTACTTGGAGGTCTTGGCGAAAAAGCACCAGTTTCCAACCCTGCAAATTCACCATCTGATGCATATCATACAAGTTTAAGATATGATGCTGCGCCGATTTCAATCTCAAATGTTACAGCAGGTGATATTTCAGCAATTAGACAAATTAGTGGATACCAATCCTCTCAAGTAAAAGGTCAAATCATTTATCGTAGAGGTAAATCGGTAAATTTAGCAACAAAATTAGTTGAAGGCGATCGTCAGTTGATAACTACCGCTGATCCAGATAATATTTCATACGATACTACTTTAAGTAGCAGCAATTACGGTTATCAAGGTGTAAATATTGGTGGTCAAACTGTACCGTATGCAGCAGGTCATTATCTACCTTATGATCCAACCTTGAGCAACTTAACTGTTCTGTTGGGGTCCTATTCTCCAAATTCAAACGTTTGGAACGGTCTGCTTGATACAAACTCTTCGCCGATTGGTGGAGGACTTCTTTCAGAATTCTGTATTTCAATTGACCATCCGGATATTAAAGCTGGAGGAAAATACAATTCAACTTGGTCAAATTTATACAGACCAGTCTATTCATCAAGCTCTGCAACCAAACAGATAACTCTACCGTTTAGCCAAGCAATTCACAGTGAAACTGCCGTATCTGATAATACAAATGCATTCGGTGCAAGCTACGAACAGCAGGCTGCATACTCAACGCCAATCACACCAAGCCCGTTGGTGTTGACCTCAGCTGGTATGAGAGAAGAAAATTATCCAATTAAATTAGGCTATACCGAAAATGACAGATACTTAATTGGAAAATACACATGCGGCGCGTATTTGTATATTGCTCCAAAGTCGTATGAAGATATTGGCGCAACCTCTTTTAGCCCAACCGCAGCAAAACGCCTTATTGAATTTGGCACAACCTCAGCTATACAAATTCCATTAATATTTCAATATCGTTGCTCCGACTATTTAAAATACGTTGGAGGCTATCGTGGAAATGCAACTTCTGGATTAGTAAATGTAAAATACGCAAAAAAGATTGGATTAGACATTTCTCTAAAAGAAGAGACTTTTTCTTTTGATGTGTTGGTGAGCGCGGAATACGACAAAGAAACAACAAAAACCGTTCCAACGTCGTTCACTACAATAACTAATACAACAGCCGTTGCACCAACCACCAACACCATATAAAAATACTATTAACATTTGTCAAGTAATTTATCATACACAAAATTAACTGACCGAAACGTTAGCTTTGGTCTACTTCGAACCAATCCAAAATTAACTTCTAATTTAAAGTTAACAGTAGATTCGGTTGGAAATTTGTGGTTTAATTCAATTGATGCAACAAGTTCACTCGCAAGTCAAAAGTACAAGAAATTTCCAATTGGGGAAAATTCCAATCATGCCGTAAATATTTTTAAATTTTACGATATGGGAAAGACTCCCAATTCAATATCGTATGCATTGGGTTCTTCAATTAGAACCGATGTGGTTGCAAAAGACCTAAAGGACCAATACGATTTTGATCTCTATTCCAGCGGCGCAAAATACTTGACCACTAAAAACTATTCAGAAAAGTTTAGCTATTTTGCACCACTTTACGTTGATAAAGTTTTGCCTGAATACTTTGTAATACTTAGAATACCTGGTGCCTCAAACTATACAGCTGGCCAATGGCTAGATAACTCAGTATTAGGAGTTTCACCAACTGAAACCTATGCAACGCCAGCAATTAGCGACAAAACCTTTGCGCTGAATCTTTTTCAGGATGCAACTATTCTAAAGGCAATACCCCTAAATGCCAATTCTAAAATTGGTAAATACATTCGAAATATGGTGGCTGATCCAATGTATCCAGTCAATCCGCTCTATGTTAATTTTAAAGAGAGTAAATATTCGCTGTATCGCGGCGCCAGTATTAATGCTGGGACCTACGTTGAAATACCTGAAATCCTAGCAGACGCTCTATACAAAGCATCACCTCAATTAAAACTTGAAAAATACGTTACTGAAGGTTTTGAGAGAAATAATGTCATCTATCCAAAAATATTAAATCTTGAATTTTTATTTGACGACACAGTCTCCGATCAATATTCATTCAATAGGTATTTAGGTTTTTATTGCAATGCAATCGATCTAGAGTCAATCAATATTGACCTTGATCAAATGTATGAAAATGAACAAGATAACGACAATCCATTACCTCGTAAATTTAGCCAGTCAGATGATGTTAGCGTTAACATTACAAATCCAAATGGAATCAAGCTTAGAGCAAGCAGTGTGAACTCGGATCTTACATTTTTTAACTCAGCGCTAAGTAATGAAGATACTCTTTTCTTTCCGTATCTTCGTAGTAAAGATAATTTACACTTTTTAAAAATTCAACACGATGATCTTAATCAACAGACCTTTTCTCAGGTTGGAACAACCGCTGAATTTACAATAGACGACACAGCATTGGACTTGGGAACAATGTTTGGCCCAAATGATATATTTTCACAAGAACTTGCAACTGCATACACTCTAAATACAAGATCAACCGTTGAATTAACTCTAGATCAGGTTCCAAATCATCTAGACACAATTAGAGTGTATCATCAAAATGGATCAACCTTTGATCGTTCCAATAATGATGGTCGATATGATGATATTGTGTTTGTAAGCAATTACTTTACAAATGGCGAAGAATATTCATTGGAATATCCAACCATACTTGAGGTTGAATTTAGTACAGCCTCACCAAATGATGCATCAAGCATTTTTACAGGAACTCCACAAATAATTGGAACTCAATACATTTCTTCAGCAAACGGATCGAAATGGATTTGGGATGGCTCTAACTATGTTAAAGGAGCACTTGGCTCAAGAATCTATGTGAATCTTGAAAATTCATTACAGACCACTACAACAACAACGATTGCCGGCACTACAACTACAACGACGGTTGCGGGCACAACCACTACAACAACGACCTCAGCGCCTGTCCACACGGATCTAACTCAATTGGCAAAAACCATTGTAAAAATTGCAAAGAGTTTAAATAACTCCTTTTTAACAGGCGATTCATTTTTGAATAAAGCCTACATTCAGACTCAAGCCTATGGCAATAAGTTCGGAATGCTAGCTGTTCAAACTCTACAAAGTGGTTCAGCCATTTTGATTAACTCAGCATTGACTCAAAATGTGATTTACGCAGATGGTGGTTTTGTTGGTCAGACACAAGCGGTTATACCGGTTCAAAACATTGATAAAATTCTTCCAGTAATCAACGATATCGTTGTAAAAACTGACAAGAACTGGTCTAAAATATTGAGAGTCTGCAATTCAGCTGCGAATATCAACAATGAAACCGGTGGACTAAATCTGGAAAAGACTTTGGCATTTAGCAAATACTCAACGCTAATGTTGCAAGATGAAGAATCTACCCTCATCAGCTACGATAAAATTGAGATACGTAATCTTTTTAAACCCAAATTTGGAATATTATCAATTTTTGACACAAAGGATATTGATTTTACAAGACACATTTCAGAATACTCTAAAATTCCAGAATTAGATCTATATCAATACTATTACGTACCAGTAAATACTAAAATATTGGATTTTACGCAATACCGATACACAATGATTGGATCAGGTTCCATCTTGATTAACGGTCAGCAAATTGATACTGACTCAGCTGGAGATAATACCGTGTGGTTTAATTTAACTGGCTTACATTCATATCAAGTAGTATCAGGAGATGTCATCCTAACCAAATCCGAATATTTACCGTATTCAGCAAATTCAGTAAGGCTTGATATTGGCATGCAAGATCAAGATAATAATTTACAGACTTTTACTGGATTTTTTGGATTAGGCGCAGACCACACAAAACCAAACCAAGAGGCTTTGACCTATCCTTATCGTGAAAAATTTACAACCAGTAATTTAAAAACAGAATACGATATCTACCTTGAGAATTATTCAACTGAATTTGCAAATGAAGGTAAGATCATACCGTATATTTCTAAATGGGGAATCAGTAATTCAACCGATTCTAGGGGAAATACCTATCGCTTGAATTCTGATATACTATTTGGTAAAGATAATTTTGGCCCATCTCATCGTGAAACCGCACCCACCGCTGAAAAATTAACACACGAATGGTTCTATATTGAATCTGATTTTGATTATACAAAGGATGCTAATTTAATAAAAAAGAATTACTATTACTTTGATGAACCATTAAGCGTATCCTCTCTTATTAATGAGTCTGCTTATTTTGAAAGATATTTTACCTATATTCCAACATTTGATGGAGTTGAAATAGATCGACCTCAATTTAGATATTCTAAATTAATAAAGGATGAATTTTCAAATCAGTATACCACAGTATTCAATGGAGCAAAATTTGTATTCTCAGAAATAGTCAACGATCAAATCTCAATAACAACTGATAGATTCGAAGACTACAATTTTAGTATTTTGCTAAAGCCTATCCCAGAGGACTTAACTGGCCCTCAATCTCCAGTTAAATTTAGAGTTATTGAAAATACCAATGCTAAATCAATCTTGATTTTGATTGAGCTAGCATTAAGTGATATTAGTCAAATTAATCCAGTTCTGCTGGCCGAGTCGCTGCAATTCCAAGATAATAGATTGGATCAAACTAAATTATTTTTGGATGAAAATATCCTAAATGATGCTGCTCCAACAATTTACACAATTTCAGCAATTTATGAAACTCTTGATGATCCTAGCGGATATGGCGATCTGGAGTTTACTTCATTAAAAGCAGGTGCCTATCCAGATGTTTCAAATCTATCTGGTACATTTACGAATCCGGCAACTGGTCAGACCTTTTCATACACACCAACCTCAAATTCAGTGATTTTGGTTAAAAAGGGTAGTGACCCAACCGATAGCCAATTCATCATGGCATTTGGAGATAGTCAAATTTACACAAAATCAACTTCCCAACAGCTATTAAGCGGATCTTCTAACGGGGAATTAGCAACTCAATTTTTTACAATTAGTCAGCCAGCGTATGCCCTGTTAGGAACGACCAGCTCTAGAATAGTTAGACTCTACGATAATTCAACCGATTCTCCAAATCTAACCCAAATTCAATTAACACTAGACAACAAACTTAGCATCATTTCAGCCAAGCCAAGCTATTTAGGAGTATTTGGAGATTACCGACTTAAATTCAATCAAAATGGAGTTTCAAACTTAACTTACAATTTCATTTACGCAGCTAGGGATAAAAAATACAATAGCACAAAGTCATCATTTTCAACGGTTAAACTTGCAACCGGTGTAGACATTAGTCCAACTGGAGTTAGTATTACAGGTTCAAAATATTTAACGAATGCTGCACAGCTTTTTCAAATGCCAGAACTAAGCTTTAGACTTGAAGACTTTGTTAATCCAATTAGTGCATCTCACGATTATCTGACCAATACTTCACTTGGTAACTCTTCACCGTTGCCTGCATTTGCGCCATTAATGTTTATTGGAAAAAACGGAGAAATTTCAATACCAGTAAGAACAAGTACAATATTAGATTCAACGGCTCAACAAGATATTATCAAGAGTGATCTATCTAATTCAACAATTACGTCTCACTTACTACGAATCGTCAATGATAATATACTACTTTTTGAATCGCCGGAAACCATAGATGCAGGTTTTTCAAGCTTCATAATCATTGATCCGGCGACCACTACAACAACCTCAACTACAACAGCCGCTGGTACAACAACCACAACAACAGCGCCGGCCACAACCACAACTACCACAACCGCATTTCCGGGAATTGATCTTGCAAATGACTATACTGATCTGTATCTTAGAGCAACGCTAAGCAGCGTAACCTCAACTCCACTTAAATTGGGCGATATCATAACAGTTTCAGATCTAGCAGATCCAACCCAATATTTAATAGGCCAGGTTACTCAAATAACGATTGCACCAAATCTTACTGATCTTTATCTGCAATTTGTTGTCAGAAGTAATGTTGGCAGCGGCTCAAATTCAAATGACTGGCAAATTCAGTGTAAGCGCCAGCTTTCAATAATACAACCAGTAGTATCAGCAACATCAATTGGGCCAACTATTTCAATCTCAGGCGTTTCATTTCCGGGCGGAAGTTCAAATACCTGGTTGAATTCATCTCAGCAATTCCAGCTCTTTGGCGGAAAGGATTATTTTGCAAATCTATTTAAGAATATCTCGTTTGCAAATTTTGTCAAACTATTGGAAAGAAATTCACCGTTGATCTCTTATGAAACCTATGATGGCGGTCAATTACTGGAGAATCAAAAAATTTCAATAGCAATTGAAAGAGCTGATGAAATTAATAAAAATACGCAAGTTGCACTTAAAGAAACCTATGTACAAACAGCGAGTGCTGAAGTACTGGGAGGATTTCAAATTTACGAAGCTAACTCAAACAATTACGAAATATTCAGATATTCTGGGGAATACGATATTCTATTTAGACCATTGACTGGTTTTAAATATTCAACTCAGCTTGGTAATTTTGAAGTAAGCGGCTCAAATTCACTATTGAATCCAAGAGTGGCTAACTTCTTTAAATTACCAGAATTCTCATTTGTAAAATATTCAACAAAAGCGATTTTAGATTTTGAAGGAAATAGCTCGTATAAGGCCCAATACCCATTAATTGCAGAAACTCCAATTGATCAATCTACTTATAACTGCCTAGCCAGCAGTTGGGATCTAGGATACCATTATGCATATTTTAACAAAGCCAATCGCTATCCGCTAGCTGGTACAAAGCGCGTAATCGAAGACTATTCATTTGTTTCAAAACTATTGAACGTTCCACAGAATTTCACAGTCGGTTCTTTTAATGTGCTTTCAGTTACAAATCAGATTTTTGAAAATCCTGATTCATACTTTGCAAATCTAAAAGACGCAACTGGCGAATCAATCGATATCATCTATTCGGAGTATACTGCTGAAATAAAGTTAAAATTCAACCTGAGAAAGATCATTGCAAAGGCTCTAATCAATAATGGATTAAGATCAGAATTCCAAAAATTCTTTAAGGACGCAAATAATCAACCGATTGAATCGTCTGATCTACTTTTCCCAAATTCAACATTTGAGCAGTATCTAACCAATTACACCCTTCAAAATCTAGTGAAACTCTATGCGCTAGACATGATAGATTTTTACGAAAAACCAAATTATGCTGCAAACTTTAGTATTGCAGACGTGCCTTACAATCAGTTAGATAATCTAGACTATTCTCTAATTAAAGGGGTCAAAATAAATAATTCTAATTCAGCAATCTTATCAGGATCGATTCTTAAAAAACCGAGTACTGGAATAAGCTTGGTGCCAAAATTAAAAATTAAATATATTTAATGATAAACATTAATCTAAAAGAAGTCTTCTCGGTAGACAATCCGGCCGACTTAGCCAGCAAACTTAATTTTAATTTTAACCAGCTCCTTGCGTTAGGCTTTGGCGAACCTGGTCCAGCCGGTGCAACCGGTTCAACTGGCGCAGCTGGTCCACAGGGCCCAATCGGACCTCAGGGTGAGGCTGGCCCACAAATATATTCAGATACTGCCCTAACGACAGGCGTAACAATTACATCCGGTGCTGTAACTAGCGCCGTGATTGGGGATTATTTTATAACAGACGATAAGATTTACAAGAAAACTGCAAGCGGCTCAAGCGGCTGGGATGTTATTACCGACTTTTACGATATTTTTAACTCTATCTCATTAGCTGGCAGTTCTACTTGGCAGTTAGGTATCAATGCCTCCGCGATTTCAAAGATTCTAATTCCAATTAAAAATTCTAGAGGAATTGATAGAATTACAACAGCCGGTACGCAGGGAGCCTATACAACAAATGCACCCAACTGGATAATTTCAGGCGGAACTGCTCAAAACTCTCAAACAGTTCTCTTTAATTTTGATCCAAATACTGCAAAAAATATAGTCTCTGGCGCAAGCTCAATCAATGGTTACGCTGTAACTCCAAGCACCAATCGTTTAGGCTCATTGCCTTCGTTAGACATAAATGAGGATGCCTTTCCATACACTTCACTGCTCTCGTTGTATTCTTATTATGAAGCCTCGAATGCAGCAACCGAAGCTGATCATTTAAACGGCGCAACCGGTCACCGTCATCAACTTGAATTGGGATCAGTTGACGATTTAGCAGAAGGTCATTTAACAAATTCAGGTACCGCAAATTACGTAATAAGCCCAACCTATCAAAATCTAAGAGTCCGCAAATTTAGAATATCTGACACTTCAATTCCAGGAAAAGCTGTGATTCGCGTGGATTTTAATCTGCACTCGGCTGACACAACAACAACACCGGCTCTTAACTCTAGATTCACGTGGACCATAAACAAGAAAACAGCGGCTGGCGCAACAACGTCTTCTCCGCCAAATAATAGAATTCTTAAATTTGGTTTTAGCAATAGCATACTTGAAAACAGCTCAAACGCTAACTCAAAAATAACTGGCGCGTTGGTTGACGGGCTACATTTTAATTGGGACAGCCTCTACAAATTTGGAATTGGTTTTGACCCAAATAACGTTGCAAACTCAACCAATAATATCCTAATTAAATCAGATTCAGGCAATTCAATCGATAATGTTGTACTTGATCAAATTTCACTAACTCTCAAGAATAATTCATCGACTGCAGTTTTGACCGATACTGATCTTACCTCAAACACAGCATTCATAATCACCTCTACTGGAACTGGCTCAAATGGCGATATGACCGTAAAGAGCGGTGGAGCAAGCGGTGGTAACTTGATGTTGCTTGCACCAAATACCGCAAAGGAGATATTTCTTGGAGCAGGTACGTCTAGCACAAGCGATTATGCGCTACGTATTAAAGCAAATAGACTAAATAGCGCAGTACCATTCCCAGTTTCAACCAGTACCGTACCAACTGCCAATAGCACGGACGCAAATGTGTTAGACGAGTATCAAGAAGGAACCTTTACCCCGGTCATACGGTTTGCTGGAAATTCAACACTGCCTGCACCAGCATCAACCTCAAATACTGGTCTTAAGAATGCACAGCCTACAATTGGCGATGAGGCCGGTTATTACACAAAAGTCGGAAAGGTTGTGACCTTTCAATTAATATTCTCAATCACAGATTGGGTATTAAATGATTTAGGTACACTTGGAACAGCAAGTCATGCAGCAGTCGATTTAACAACTGGTGATCTTAAAAACATTGGTAATATTGCTACGGACCCGTTCCGATATGGTTATGAGTCCTATGGCATAAACGTTAGAGGTATTCCAAATCATTGGCCTTGGAGCATTGATAATGTCAAATTCAACGTAAATATTTATGGCCAAACTTGGAGACCTGGCATGAGATCATTTCCAATGACTTACAAATTCGGCGGAACTGGAGCCGGGACGAGCTCACAATTCACGGCACGGGCTATTGATCCAGGCTCAGTCTTTGCGCAATTTAGCTATTATGGCGTAAATCAGGTAAATTATCCACAATTAATACTAAGAGGTTTTCGTCAAGACTCAACCGGCATAAATTCATCAATTCCATGCTATGTAAGTATTTACGATTTTGTGAAATACGATCAAGGCAGCACAGCGGCCAATAAAACATGGGTTGTCATAAACGGCACCTATCTAACCAATCACCAAGTTACAAATAGCGTTTATTCAGGCAGTATTGCTGAACAAATAGATGCAGGCGGCGGCGCGCAACAGGATCCAGCCGGCTAATCAACCAATCTTTAATTTGAATGGAATACTCTTTTGTTTTTCTAAAAGCCTATGAAAATCCAATAGAACATTTCCATCAAAACCATGTTGATGATTCATTATTCGGTTTAATAGCACAGTGTCCTTTGCAAGGCATACTCTATTTACTGGATCAATATTAACGCCTCCACCGATTACCATCACATTTTTTTCCGGGTCAAATTTTTCCAGATTAGGCAGCTTTTCAAGTAATCGATTCTTAAATTGATTTTCCTTTAGGTCTGGTAATTTAACCTCAGCAACAGTCTTTACCGAATAGCCCAGATTTTGAGAAGACGCCAGTTCAAGTTCAACAATTTCGTAATTATCAGGTTCAATGGTTTTACACACAAAGTAGATAAGATCCTGCTTGTGAATCCAATTATTGTTGAAATAGAAGTGAATCTTGTCTAAGCTAATGATCTGCTTCTCCAAGTATTGATTCATGGTGTCGGCCAAAATCTTGGAAGTCTGCCTGATGATGTCCTTACCCTGACTATTTTCTTTGTCCGCAAGCTGCGCAATCAACAGCAATAAATTTTGGTCTGTGGTAACTGGTTTGAGGCCAGCGTCGTACATTTTGCTATCCGCAATAATTGTATTTAGATTTAGATAGTGAAATGCAATTTCATAAAAGTAGTCAAACCTGCCTAATTCTAGATTTTTAAGATAGGTTTGTTGAGCTCCAAGTAGGAGATACGTGTAGTATTCCAAGTCAACTTTGTAGGCTTGGCAGATCCAAGTTGGATCTAGTACCTGGTTGGGGTTAAGAGATTTCATAAGCTAACCCGTTTCTTGTTATTTATTTGCGGAGTAAAGCCGGCAACAATCGGATAAATAACAAAAAGAAGGGTTTAATGCAAGTAGTAGCCTATAAAATTATCACAGATCAGTCAAAAAATTCAATAAGCTTCTCTAAGAACTACCGAATTTTTTCGACCGGCGAGCCCGTGCAGAAAGCGGTAGAGATTACCGGGTTTGACGAAGATTTGACCCTGGGCTCTGCAAATTCAGGTTACATAATCCGAAAGTTAAGATACTCCAACGACCGTGCAAACTGGTCATTGTGGTACAATTTTACACCAGACGACCTAACAAATTTAACAGATCTGGAATTTGGTCAAAAATCAGTATTTTTTGAGGTAAAATACGAGTACGATGATTCAACATACGAGGCTCTCTCAACCGAACTAAAAATAAATGAAGTCAAGATTAGAGTAAAGAGCGCGCAGCCTCAGGCTGATCTTTTTACGCCAAGCGTATTTTGTTCAGACGAACGCTGCCCAGCCATAATTGCTGAACGCGAATCAACTTTCAGACCCTATGAAGTTGGCACAGCAACCGGTATTGCCAAGGAATTAAGTCTACAAACCAATAAGATATTCGGGCATGAGGTTGTCTATTTTAAAACTGAACCCGACCGGGACGGCGCCGACTTCATTTTTAAGGAGTGGACTCTTTTTAAAACAACCGAACGTAAGTGCATCAAGATAATGGTGCCAGACAATAAATTTCCGGATAACAAGCCCAATTTTACAGAATTTGGAGTTGATTTTGAGGTTCCATTTGAAATTCACATAGATCACAGCTATTTTCAGATGATTTTCGGCAAAGGCTCCCAGCCCAGAAAGAGAGACTATCTCTTCTTTCCATTGGTCAATCGTATGTACGAAATTCAGGGCTCTTATCTCTATAGAGGTTTTATGATGGAGCCAATCTATTGGAAAATTCAATTGACTAAATTCCATCCCAACATCGATATGTTGATGAAAGCAGCTGACCGAACTTTCCTAGATAATATCATCACATCATCCAAAGAATTATTTGGAGCTGAGGCCAGGGTTCAAACTGCCGATGCTCTTGATAAACAGCAGTTTTCAACAATTTCAACGAGATTCGATGAGTCACGTCGGACCATTCATCCGGATATCAAAAATAAAATTTTGGATATCACATTCAATTATGCACCGTTAATTGAATACTATTACGACCTAAGCGCAATCAATCATAAAATAAATTCCTATACTCTGGTTTCAAATGCTCTACCGACCACTCAGGAATTTTCACCAGACAATGAGATCTATGCCTATGAGGACAGTGAAATTTTTAAAACCTGGCGCCAAAATCAGTTGGTGACTGGCGATATTAATGTGGCTGACCTAAATGCCAACAAGGCCAGAATAAAAATGAATGGCCCAAAGGATTCTTTTGGAGCCAAGGGCAAATACGTAATAGTTGAAGGCTATAAAACTTTGGGTTTCAAAACTGGCGAAAAACGACCCATTTTGGAAACCACGACCGGCTCGGGCATAGTTAATTTCAAACAGGCTGAGAATGCAATCGTCTATAAAAAGTCAGCCTCAACGGTTGAGACTCCAAATATGACCTTTGCTGCACTAATTAATTTTAATAGGGGCAGCCAGGATGTGACGATATTCAGAGGTTATGATGACTATGATCAGAAAGGTTTAATCATCCAGGCTATTGTCCAGGATCTTTCTGGTACACCAAATCTAAGTATTAAGATCACAATAAATTCACAAGAATACACCTACTCAGCCGGTAACATTGAGTATTTTAGATGGTATCCGCTAATTATTCCAATTTCAAGCGAATTTGGCCAATTTGAGATTAATCTTTATCAGCTAAGACAGGATCCTGCCAATATCAAGAATTTTAATAAGCTTGAAACCGTATACCAGTCCAATGTGATTAAGCCAGGCGCATTTAGTTTTGAAACAACTGCTACCTGGTGTGTACCTAGCGCAAATTATCTAATTGCAAATATCAGACTATTTAACACTATGATTCAGAGCGAGGATCATGAATTTGTAGTGAGTCAATTGTTCATTAGGGATGAATCTACCCTCTCAATCATTGACAATGCCAGACCTCGTCTAAATGTGCCGTTCATTGCAATAAACCGATAAATTTTAATAAATAACTCTATGTATAAAGATATTAATAAAAAGTACCTGTTCGATAACGTAAATCTAGGTTTTGAATTTGAATTCTTTTCGCCGTTAAGCAGAAAGGAGCTCTCTGAGAAATTGTCAAAGGTATTAAAAAAGAACGTACACTGGACAGATCGTTATCATTCATCGATGCCAGTTGCAGAAAACGATTTCAAGATTGAGCCAGATTTTTCAGGCGGATTCAAAATGAATGAGCTTGTTACTGGAGTGATGCCGTATAATGAGGCGGTTCATGTGCTTTTTAAAGTTTTTAATTTTATAAATGAGCACGGTTTCACAAGCGAAAGAACGGGAATCCACGTCAATATCTCATTCAATGAACTTGACCTTGGATTAAGGGATAGATTACAGAATTTGAATGTTTTCAAGTACATTCTTAACCTAAATGAGGCCAAAATTTTTGAAATGTGGCCTTCTGCTAAATCTAGAATGCAGAAGATTTACAAGAACTCGGTGCTAAATATCTATCCAAAGAATAAATTTATTGCTGAGACTGGTCTAAACTATGCCTATCCAGCAAGTCCTCTAGATTTTAAACTGCCACATGCAAAGTATTTTGGTCTAAATTTCACCAAGCTATCAAATAACTATCTTGAAGTTAGATATGCTGGCGGCACAGGTTATGAGACCAAAAAGAAAGATGCAGTTGAACTTATTAATTACATGGCAGAGAGCCTATACGAGACGCTAAGCGAAAATAATTCCTATTCGGTTAATGAAACTCGCAGAATTTCTGAAATTTTAACGCGTCATAAAACCCTACTGGACTCAGTAAAAACCTATGAGAGTTTTATAAAGGCGTATCCTGAAATTGAACTCTATGTTGATTTACGAAATGATCCACGGATTGTTGAGTCAAACTATCAAGCATTTAAAGAAAAATTATTTGAACTCATTACTACCGGTAATCTTAAAAAGGGAATTTTTAATTACGACACCTCTTCAAATAGAGTTCAGCTAAAAGACGTAAAATTAAAAGAGGGTTTTTCAATTCATGGAATTGATTTTATAAATTGTTCAATTGAAGGCGAAATCCAAGACTGTGTGCTCTATGGCTGCAAAATAAGATCTTCAAGAATTAAGGAGTCTAAAATAATTACAGGCAACGATATTAGATACTCATACTTAAAACACTGCTCATTTGAAAGGGACGGCAACAATCGGCTTGATCTAAGTTACATTAAAAACGAGCCAGGCGTTGTAATTTATGGAGATCTTAATGAATGCATAATTAGCTCAGGCACAGTCGGTTTCAACTGCAAAGTTGATTCAAAAACAGAATTTTTAAAAGAACTAAGATCTGACAACCTGGATCAAAAGTAATAAATAAAGAAAGAAATATTCCAAATTCTAAATGTCAGTACAGGTAAAATTAACAGCGGTCAAAAAACTATCAAATTCCAGCACAACATCCGTTGTTGAGCTCTCCAATTTTAACTTTGGAGAAATTACCTCTGCTATCAAAGAATTTCTATCATCAATAAATTATAATCAGGGAACCTCAGCGGTTACTGTTGATATTAATACAGTATCTGCTGATCTGGTAAAAGTAAGACAAGGTCTCTCAGTATACGGAACACAGCTGGTCAATTCAGTCTATCCAACCGTAATCAACTTGTCCCCAAGCGGAACTGTTACTGCAAAGAATTTTATTGCAGAGGATGTTGCTGAGATATTGAGATTAAGACTCAGGGTGTTTGGCGAATTACCAACGACTGGAGTTCCTGGTGAAATTGTCTATATTGCGGCTCAAGGAAATTACGTTGAGGGTGTCTACGTCTGGTTGACATCAACTGGCTGGACCCTGTTGTCGGGCGGAGGCTCTGGCGCAAAGTGCATGCAAGAAGTTGTGATGCAGGCAACAGCCGATGCGGTTTCCACAAACAACACAAATGCATCCGAAAATGGAATATTTTTGGTGCCAGCTCCGTTGGCTTCAACTGCGTTCATGCTATTTGTGAACGGTCAATTAATTCCAGTTGGCGATGGGGATATTACTGCGCCCGCCTATTTAAGCAGTGATGGCGGCACAACCGCCGTAACCTTTAATGAAGCGGATTCGACTTGTCAACTCTATTGGAATCCTAGTGTTGCTGGTTTTAATTTAGATACGGGCGATAAACTACTACTACACTACTTCACAGAGGATCCATACTGCTCGCAAGCCGGATATTCATGTAATACCCATATTGTAAGCGGAAGCTCAACTAATTTTAATTTTGGCATTCAGCTAATCGGTACCCCAACTGAGGCAAGCCCAGTTACAATCTGTAAAATGCCAAATCCAATCGATAATACTAACGGAGATTCATTGCCTGCTGGATTCTATCTACAAAATTCAATTTATGCATTTAGCATAACCGATTGGAATTCTGTCATGCCCAACGGTACAATAGTTAAATTTACCCTACCGCAAAGCATCAGCGAAGCAGAATTTGATCTAGTCAGAATATTTCATGAAGTTAGCGGAGTCTTAACGGATGAGACCATCGAGGCTGGGGATATCGCCGGTGATGTATACGTTCCAAACTATGCAACCAGATCAATTTATGCGCAAGTTACTTCGTTTAGCCCATTCTATTTGATACCGGAATTGGTTGGAACAACAACTACAACGACAGCGGCAACCACAACAACTACAACCTCAGGCGTAACTACTACAACAACGTGCGCGCCAAATGGACTAGCCTATTCTCCAGGAGATGGAGCTTTGCCGACTAGCATAACATTCAGCGGAACCCCAAGCGGGCCATACACAATTACGTTCGTTGATCAAAGTAATGATTCTCACGATTTAACCGGTATAATTGGTGAATACGTAACTCTACCTTGGACCTTCAATGTTGCAAATCCAATTTTTGCAGGAATTCCAAATGTGGTAGGGGTTTACACATTCTCCAAAGGAGTTTGCGAATATACTGTGACTGTGCCTATTCAAGGTGAAACCACAACAACCACAACTGCTGCTACGACAACCACAACAGCCGCGCCTACGACTACAACGACGACTGCTGCTCCTACCACAACTACTACAACGGCAGCTCCAACTACGACTACAACTACCGCTGCTCCAACTACGACTACAACTGCGGCTCCGACAACGACTACAACAACTGAGGCTCCAACTACGACTACAACAACTGAGGCTCCAACTACAACTACAACAACTGAGGCTCCAACTACAACTACAACAACTGGGGCTCCGACAACGACAACCACAACTTGTCCAGTGTATGATGTACTAGTATCGTCCGACGGTTCCAACATTAATATCATAAACAATGAAGGTTTCTCATTATCAGTTAATGATGGAAATTCATCAACTCTTGGAGTAGTGTTAGCTCACTCGCCAATAGGTTTTACAATAGGCGACTTTACAACCAGTATAATCAATATTTCCAAAGGTGCTTGTGAACAATGCTATGATGCTGCAACTGGCGTATCAATTCCATGTAGCGGAACTACCACTACAACAACCAATGCACCAGCAACAACTACAACAACTGCGGCTCCAACTACAACAACTACGACTGAGGCTCCAACTACAACAACTACGACTGAGGCTCCAACTACAACAACTACGACTGGCGCAGTAATATACATTTACACGGCTGATCAATTAGAATGCGGAACATGTACTCAAACTGGAATTGGGGTAATTGTTAGCAGCTTAATGTGGCTAACTCCTAGTGATTATGCGTTAGGAGATGACGGATATGTTTATACTAATTTCGCAACAACTTTCCCAACTACGCCGGCTGCAACAATAAGCGGTGCAATTTTTGGTGATTGTATGAGTGCCGGTCCGTGCTTAACTACAACAACCACAACAGCTGCTCCAACTACGACTACAACAACTGCGGCTCCGACAACGACTACAACAACTGCGGCTCCGACAACGACTACTACAACGGCGGCTGCAACAACGACTACTACAACGCTAGCAGCCGGCTCCTTCATGATTTCTAGTGCTGGAAGCCCGGTTCCTAACCCAGCATGCAGCTTTACAATCGATACTCTACTCTATCACACAGGAATGGGCATCTATCCAACAATTGGTGATACAGTTACAGTCGATTATCCACCAACCTCTGGCTTTGTAGGTAATTCACAATGGTTTAGAATATCGACCGGAGTTATCCAAATTTATGATGACGGTACGGTGATGGATTTTCAAGCATGTCCATAAATCCAATAGGCAATTTCTAGTATAATTTAGTATGTTATCTAAGAAGATTGTATTTTTATCAGCTCAACCTGATGTGCCATACTTTCATTGGCAGGTTGAGGTAATGATTCATAATTTTATAAAAGCCGGAATAAATCCAAATTGGATTGAAGTACTTTGGGCGCATGCAGGCACGCCTTCCCAAGAGCTTAATGCCCTTGCTGCAAAGTACCCATACGTTAGATTTTTTTCTTATCGCAAGACCATTACCAATAATTTCGGTTACATTCCAATTCTTAGACCCGACATAATTGAGCAGCATTTCAGAGCCCATCCTGAGCTCAACAAAGAGGTCATCTTCTATCATGATTCTGACATCATCTTTAGGCAACTGCCGAATTTTGATGAAATGCGAGATAACCTATACTGGTATGTCAGCGATACTGTCTCTTACATTGGAGCCGAATACATTAAATCAAAATCAAATGATCTTTTTGTCGATATGTGTTCTCTTGCCAAGATTTTACCCGAGATGGTGGAACAAAATCAAAATAATTCAGGCGGAGCTCAATATCTAATGAAGGGGGTTTCAGCCGAATATTGGCAAGACGTAAAAGAGGTTTCCCTAGCCCTTTATCGATACATGGCAGATCGAGAAGCACATGAACGCGAAACTTTACCCCCGGATGAACTTGCAAAATATCATCCAATTCAAAAATGGTGCGCAGATATGTGGGCAGTTCTTTGGGGTGCCTGGAAAATGGGTGCACAGACCCTAATTGAACCTGAACTGGATTTTAGCTGGGGAACTTCATCCCTTAATGACTATAACAAACACAATATCATGCATAACGCCGGGGTCACAAATAATAATGGCGGAAAGTTGTTTTATAAGGGTGAATTTATCAATAAAAATCCATTCGAAGCTGACTTTTCCAGCATTGACCCAAATACGGCTTCTGCAAAATACGTTGAGGCAATTTTATACGCAAAAGAAAGACGTAATTAATTTCTTAATCGGTTTTGGATTGATAAATAACTCTGTAGAGAAAAACGTATCAATCTAATATGTCCCATAAGTTAAAAATAAAACAGGTAGATCTTAGCGGGGTCACCCAGGATAATGCCAAGACCAGATTTCTAGTAATAGATTCCAATGGCAATCTCTCCTGGAGCAATGATGTTGCTGGCGGCGGAGCGAGTATCACCTATACCAATTTAACTCCAATTCAATCTGCCCTGGGCGGTATTACTGTTGGGCAAACCTTTAACGGGGCAACAATGCAGCAAATGTGGGATTATTTACTCTACCCATACCTAAATCCAGCGTTCAGCAGCTTTGGAGTTTCCGGAGCCTCCGTGTTGGAGGTTGGGGATGCTCTACCTACTTCGTTAACCTTTAGCTGGAATTCAACTCAAGACTCTAACGTTTCTCCAAATTCAATTGTAATTACTGATACGACCGGTACTCTTTTAACCGGTCAGCCAGCTGACGGTTCCAACTCTCATACCTACGGCAGTGCAGTTAGCCTAAACACTTACGGTTCATACACTTGGAGCATCAGCGGCACAAATACTCTGAACGGCACCTATGCCTCTTCTTTAACCAAGTATTGGTTTTGGAAAGTTTATTGGGGTACTTCATCTTCTACATCAACTCCAACCGCGTCATTCGTCAAAAATCTAACAAATGGACAATTGCTTGGAGGCAAGGCTGGAACATATTCATTTAGTGCAAATGATTATAAGTATCTTGCAATTCCAGCAAGTTATGGAGTACCGGGTTCAATATATTATAACGGCTTACCGTTTGCGCTTGCAGATTCAGGAGACGGCTATTCAAGCGGAGGCGGAAATATTACGTATCTGCCAATATCAATCACAAACGATTTTGGTCAGACCACCACATATAATGTATTTAGATCAAAAAATCCTCTCGTTGGCGCAGTGTCAATGATTGTATCATAAAAAAAGAAAAGTAAATGAGTCAAATAACCGGATCAGTTACAGTAACAGGTATAGTTGCACCAACGGACACCACAGATATCTATGCGGTGACCGACGCCGTGTATGGTCGGGACGGTCTACGAAACGTTGACGATACTTCTGCAATGCTTGCCATCACCAAGGACAGACGTCGTTTGGGTATGATAGTCGGCGTTGGAATCAGCGGTACCAGCGGAACCTATTATTCTTTAACAAATGAGCCTGGCACAGACTCAACTCAATTGAGCGACTGGACAGTTTTTCAATCGGGAGCAGCGGGCTCTTCGCTAGAGGTTCAGTCAAATGGAACTTCCGCGCTAGTTGGAACACAGATAATTAATTTTGGCTCAGGCATAACCGTGTCAACCAGCGGAACTTCCGGTCAAGTTGATGTATCAGTATCAGGCGGCGCAATTGAATTTTACGATGAAGGCACCTCGCTCGGAACCTATTCAAAGGTAAATTTTGTTGGAGCAGACGTTTTTGCAGATCAAAAGCCTGGAGACAATACTACTCTGAACGTGTATATTCCAACTCCAACCTTTTCAAGCCATTTTAACACAAATGATGGAACTTCTTCCGGTTATGTAAGCGAATCTCTTAGTCGATACAGCGTGAGAATTAGTACGCCAACTTCAGAAGGTTCACCTTTTAAAACCAACACCTGGGCTGCCTCAACTCGGTCAGCAACCACATCGACCACTCCAAGCTTTTCAACTGCAAACGCTGTTACTGGATTGGGCGGGGATTCAACAATAACGGTTGATGTTTATGACGCTGACGGGACAACTCTACTTGCAACCTACACAACTCCAGCCATAACTGGTGATGGTTCAAACTCATCAAGCGGCGCGAATGCTGGAATCACAGTCACCATCTCAAATTACGGAGCAGATAGCCTAAAATACAAAGCAAACATTTCAGTTTCAGTAAATGCTGATACTATTTTAACCGCAAACGGTTTGAGTGGGGGTCGATATCACATTGTAATTACCAATGTTACGGATTCAACAACGGACGGTGCACAAACATTCACATACACACAAAGTGATGTTTTCTTAGACAAGAATCCATCGACTCCAAGCTTTGGTGGAGCCGCATCAACCACAATCTCTGAGTCTGGTACGTCTGCTAATATTGTTACCAAGCACCTAAGTGGTGTAGAGTATTACATACTTGGTTCAAAGTTCGATGCTCATACTGATGATATTGACAACTTGAATGCAAACACACAGGGCCGCTCAGGCGCAGCCTCTCAAAATTTTCAATTCACAGCAGCAAACTACGGTCTACCGACCATTTCAGAGTATGCATGGAGTCCATCTTCCGGTTCTTTTACCGGTTGGACCAATTACTATAACAATGCAAATGCTCAGTATGATATCTCGGATTGGACAATCACAGCTGCCAGCTTTAGATATCGTGGAACAAGTGGGGCTGCGACTGCAACCCTATTCGATCCATGGAATACTGGCGGAGCAAATTCATCGACTAATCATTCAATCCTAGTTGATACTTACTCAACTTCAGGTAATAGCACACAATACGTTGAAACTTTTAATGATGAACAATGGAGAAAAGCCTCAGATTACACAACCTCCTGGGATCCAACCGCGACTCTATCAAACGGGGAAGCCTGTGTGGTTGGCGGAACAATAGTACGGCCGGATCGATTTTTCTTGACCGATCCAAGTACTGCAACGATTCAACCAAATCTAAGTTCATTTAAACCTGATAAAAACGGCGCAAATCCAAATTACTCTTCGTTAACTGGTAACGCAAGCTTTTACAGATTATTCTATACAACTCTAGGTGTATCTTCTACCCCAATCCCAAGTTTTTCAATGGTATTCGCCGGAACGTTTGTAGGAACAGCACTAAGCGATCTGCAAAATCAATACTTAAAAGTATTTGTTAGAAAGATTGGAGCAACCGTTGGAAACTCCGGAACAGGTTCGCCACCTTTATTATTACATGGTGCAGAATATGATTTTGGAACATTCAATGATGGTAGCACTTCAGGTACCGACACTCCAGGCATTAGACTCGGATCATCAAGCGGTGGTACAATCAACGGTACTTTTGGCGGATTCAATGCAACAAACGGAATCTATGTTGAGGTTCAAATCTGTAATTCTGCTATAAAAATTGACACAATAACGGTCGCATTTAATTAAAAATAAGTTTAAACAATGGAAAAGACTTTCGATAAAAAGCTAAAGGTAAAAATAGATAAAGAAAAACAGTCAGTATCTCTTAGTATGAAGGTTTCGGATGAGATGGTAAATGTATTTAAAACCAGCCTATCGGAATTCAACATCATGATTGCAGAGTATCAAGCTCAGCTATTTGATGCCGGAATTGACGAAAATTCTATCACTACAACTACTGAAAGTATCGAAATAAACTAATAATTAAATGGCTGGATATACCGATAATGAAAGGTTAAAACTCGTATTTAAGGTCCAGGCTGCGAACGTAATAGATTCAGCCTCAAACTTCAATTGGTATGAAGCAAAATTTGCATTCAATCCAAATATTTCTGCCGATCGGGTTCTAACTCAATTTGATCAGGTCAAAGCTAATCCAGTTGCAAATAAAGCAGCTGCTCTTGCCCTATTGGGCTCAGGCAATCCGCTTGACGGTATAGTTGAAAATGCCTATTCTAGTGGAAATGCCGTAAGATTAACGCAAGTCATAACTGGTAATAACACAACATGGGTCGCTGCCTCAACATACGGCGATATTACAACCCAAATCCTAGATTGGATTCAACCTCAAAAGATTTTACAAGCAAACGGTTCACCATCAATTGGATGGACTGCTGAATTTTGGAACGGCGATCCTACTGCCGGTGGCACGCAAATTGCTACAACAACGAATGCTGGTTCAGAAGTAAGCTGGGTATTCAATTACGATAATGGATTACTTCTTTTATCGGATTCAATGGTAACCTATTTGCAGACAACCTACGGTAGCGTAAATCCATACATCAGAGGATTTTATTATATAGGTCAAACTTTAGGAAGTATATCAACATCAAGTGGAACTTCAGGTTCTTCTGGTACATCAGGCAGTTCTGGTTCAAGCGGAACGTCTGGCTCTAGCGGAACTTCTGGAAGTTCAGGTTCATCTGGGACTTCAGGTTCTTCAGGTACAAGCGGAGAGTCTGGTTCTTCTGGTACTAGCGGCTCTTCTGGAACAAGCGGAATAGACGGTTCATCTGGAACTTCAGGTTCATCTGGTACAAGTGGGGAATCCGGTTCGTCTGGTACTTCAGGTTCAAGTGGAACCTCTGGTTCGTCTGGCAGTTCTGGAACATCAGGAAGTTCAGGCACTTCAGGTTCTTCGGGAACCTCTGGTATAGACGGTTCATCCGGAACATCCGGTTCTTCAGGATCTAGCGGAACTAGTGGTAGTTCAGGATCTTCTGGAACATCAGGAAGCTCAGGTACTTCAGGTTCAAGTGGAACCTCTGGCTCTTCGGGAACATCCGGTAGCTCCGGTTCGTCAGGAACAAGCGGAAGCTCTGGAACATCCGGTTCTTCAGGCTCAAGTGGAACTAGCGGCAGCTCAGGTTCTTCAGGAACATCTGGCAGCTCTGGCACATCAGGTTCTTCAGGAACATCTGGCGCAACTGGTCCGCAAGGTATATCAGCCGGCCAAGTATATTATTTCAATCAATCAGTAAGTTCAAGTATTTCAGGACTTAAGAAATTAGAAATCACTCCGTCTGGTGCCGCCCAACAAATAAAGACAACTGCTTTATCCGGCAATGCCATGAATGTTCTTGTTCAAGAATACATTACCGATCAATTAGGATTTGCAGTTATTCCTGGAGGAACTCAAAGATTTCATCTTCATTTACTTAAACAGGCCTCAAACGATAGTATTGAGGTCTATGCACAAATCGATTTATGCGATAGTGCAGGAAATTCATATAATACCTTAATAGGTAGCACAGGTCTTCAATTATTAGATTGGGTGTCAGCCGTTGTGCCAGCTGAAAATACGCTAGACATAACTTTACCGACAACCACTATTAATCCAACTGACCGAATGAGAGTCAGAATCTATCTTAATAATTTAGATAACAATGCTCACTCAATCGATTTTTACACGGAAGGCAATTCATATTATTCATTTGTATTGACTTCAGTAGGCCAAGTTGCCGGAACTTCAGGTTCATCTGGTACATCTGGAAGCTCTGGAACATCAGGCAGTTCAGGTACATCAGGTTCTAGCGGAACTTCAGGTTCTTCGGGTACGTCAGGCTCTTCGGGAACAAGCGGCAGCTCTGGTACATCAGGTTCTAGTGGAACTAGTGGAAGCTCAGGTTCATCTGGAACATCAGGCAGCTCAGGTACATCAGGTTCTAGCGGAACTTCAGGTTCTTCGGGTACGTCGGGAACATCAGGCAGCTCAGGAACTTCTGGAAGCTCAGGTTCTTCGGGAACTTCAGGTTCTAGTGGAACTAGTGGAAGCTCAGGTTCATCCGGAACATCAGGCAGCTCAGGTACTTCAGGTTCAAGTGGAACCTCTGGTAGTTCAGGATCGTCGGGAACATCAGGCAGCTCAGGAACTTCTGGAAGCTCAGGTTCTTCGGGAACTTCAGGTTCAAGCGGCAGCTCAGGAACTTCAGGTTCTAGTGGAACCTCTGGTAGTTCAGGTACGTCAGGTTCTTCAGGCAGTTCAGGAACCTCTGGTAGTTCAGGAACCAGTGGAAGCTCGGGTTCTTCGGGAACATCTGGTTCAAGTGGATCATCCGGTTCTTCTGGTACTTCAGGCAGCTCAGGTTCTTCGGGAACTAGCGGAAGCTCTGGTTCATCTGGAACAGCCGGTTCTTCAGGAACTAGTGGTAGTTCAGGTACTTCAGGTTCATCCGGTAGTAGTGGTACGTCAGGCTCAAGCGGTTCGTCAGGAACTTCGGGTTCATCTGGTACCTCAGGTTCGAGTGGTAGTAGTGGTACCTCAGGCTCTTCTGGAACTTCCGGAAGCTCAGGTACGTCAGGTAGTTCTGGTTCAAGCGGTACCAGCGGTAGTTCAGGCTCTTCAGGAACTAGCGGAAGTTCAGGATCTTCTGGAACATCGGGCTCTTCGGGAACGTCTGGCTCAAGTGGTACTTCAGGAAGCTCAGGTTCATCAGGTTCTTCAGGCAGTTCAGGAACTTCTGGAAGCTCAGGGTCATCCGGGACTTCTGGTACTAGCGGCGCAAGCGGCGCAAGCGGAACATCTGGAACCTCAGGTTCAAGTGGATCTTCCGGAACATCGGGCTCTTCAGGAACAAGCGGTTCATCAGGAACAAGTGGTTCATCAGGAACTTCTGGAAGCTCAGGTTCTTCAGGAACATCAGGAAGCTCAGGAACTAGCGGTTCGTCAGGAACATCTGGCTCGTCTGGAACTTCGGGCTCAAGCGGTTCGTCAGGAACATCTGGCTCAAGCGGAACTTCAGGCTCTTCAGGTTCAAGTGGAACAAGCGGAAGCTCTGGAACATCAGGAAGTAGTGGTACATCAGGTAGTTCAGGAACAAGTGGAAGTAGTGGTTCTTCAGGAACATCTGGCTCATCAGGAAGTAGTGGAACAAGTGGAAGCTCTGGAACATCAGGGTCAAGCGGTTCTTCAGGAACTTCAGGTAGCAGTGGATCTTCTGGAACAGCGGGTTCTTCTGGAACTTCAGGTTCTAGCGGTAGCTCCGGAACTAGCGGTTCTTCTGGAACAAGCGGTAGCGCCGGAACTTCAGGTTCAAGTGGAACATCTGGCTCTTCGGGTAGTTCGGGTACGTCAGGTAGTTCTGGTTCAAGCGGTACCAGCGGTAGTTCAGGTTCATCTGGAACTAGCGGAAGCTCTGGTACATCGGGAAGCTCTGGAACGTCTGGCTCATCAGGTTCAAGCGGAACATCCGGATCTTCCGGTTCTTCTGGAACTAGTGGAACTTCTCCAACTGGTTTAGTTGCCTCTAATTATGTTGTTCAGGGTTACCTAGCTGCTAACCAAACAGTAACACCTAATAGCGATACTGTAATCCAATTCATTGATGATTTTGATCCAAATAACTGGTGGAATCAGTCAACCTATCAATTTAAACCGACCATTTCAGGGTATTATCAAATAACTCTACAAGTTTTATTTGATCCTGGCGCTATAACCACAAATCAATACAATTCGCAAATTCGTAAGAATGGAAATAGCCAAGAGGCGATTTGGCAAAATCAAATAACAACAACAGTTGGTTTAACACAGGGTAACGATAAAATAATTTACATGAACGGTACAACCGATTATGTAGATTTCACAGTATACAGTGGAAATTCAAGCAATATCACTATTTTCGGAAGTAATCAACGCTCTCAAACGTTCTTTCATGCACATCTCATAGTAGGTGGTGGTACTTCAGGAACTAGCGGTTCGTCAGGAACTTCTGGTTCTAGTGGTTCTTCTGGAACATCGGGAAGCTCTGGCTCATCCGGCTCAAGTGGAACTAGTGGAAGCTCAGGCTCATCAGGGACCAGCGGTAGCGCCGGGACTTCAGGTAGCTCCGGAACAAGCGGTTCGTCAGGAACATCGGGCTCAAGTGGTTCGTCAGGAACTAGTGGAAGCTCTGGAACATCAGGTTTAAGTGGATCTAGCGGAACTTCGGGCTCAAGCGGTTCTTCTGGAACAAGTGGATCAGCCGGTACATCTGGTAGCTCAGGTACGTCAGGAACTAGTGGAAGTTCCGGTACAGCAGGTAGTTCCGGTTCTAGCGGAACTTCGGGTTCTTCAGGAACTAGCGGAAGCTCAGGAACCTCAGGTTCTAGTGGATCCTCTGGCACTTCCGGAAGCTCAGGATCTTCTGGAACATCTGGCAGCTCTGGTACAGCAGGTTCATCAGGAAGTAGCGGAACTTCAGGTTCAAGTGGTTCTTCAGGAACTAGTGGATCTTCCGGAACATCTGGATCAAGCGGTTCATCTGGTACATCCGGTAGCTCAGGCTCTTCGGGTACGAGTGGTTCATCTGGAACATCAGGATCTAGCGGAACAGCCGGTTCATCCGGTACTTCTGGAAGTTCAGGCTCTTCAGGAACCTCAGGTTCAAGCGGTTCTTCAGGAACAAGCGGCAGTTCAGGTTCATCAGGAACATCAGGTTCTAGCGGAACATCAGGTTCATCAGGTAGCAGCGGTTCAAGTGGAACTTCCGGATCATCGGGTACGTCAGGTTCATCAGGAACTTCCGGCTCAAGTGGATCTAGCGGAACTAGTGGAAGTTCAGGTTCATCAGGAACTTCGGGTTCTAGCGGCTCATCCGGTACTAGCGGTTCTAGTGGTAGCTCAGGTACATCAGGTTCAAGTGGAACCTCTGGTTCTTCGGGCACATCAGGAAGCAGCGGTTCATCTGGTACTTCAGGATCTTCGGGATCATCTGGAACATCAGGCAGCTCTGGTACATCAGGTTCATCAGGAAGTTCAGGTACATCGGGTTCGTCAGGAACTAGTGGATCTTCTGGGACATCAGGTTCAAGCGGTTCAAGCGGAACAAGCGGTTCGTCAGGTTCATCAGGTACTAGCGGAAGCTCAGGAACATCAGGTTCAAGCGGTACTTCAGGAAGCTCAGGTTCATCCGGAACAAGCGGTTCATCTGGTACTTCAGGATCATCTGGTACATCAGGCTCAAGTGGATCTAGTGGAACAAGTGGATCTTCCGGTACATCGGGATCATCTGGTACTTCAGGTAGTAGTGGTTCTAGTGGAACATCTGGCTCAAGTGGTACTTCAGGAAGCTCAGGCTCTTCTGGAACAAGCGGAAGTTCTGGTTCAAGTGGAACAAGCGGTTCGTCGGGAACGTCGGGTTCAAGTGGATCATCCGGAACTAGTGGAAGCTCGGGTTCTTCAGGAACAAGCGGTTCAAGCGGAACTTCAGGAAGCTCAGGTTCATCAGGTACATCAGGTTCTTCAGGTTCAAGCGGAACAAGTGGTTCTTCAGGTTCAAGCGGAACAAGTGGTTCTTCAGGTTCAAGCGGTACATCTGGCTCAAGCGGTACATCAGGTTCATCAGGAACTAGCGGAAGCTCAGGAACTTCAGGCTCAAGTGGTTCATCTGGTACTAGCGGAAGCTCAGGTTCATCAGGTACATCAGGGTCAAGTGGTACTTCAGGTTCTTCGGGAACATCAGGTAGTTCAGGTTCTTCAGGAACAAGCGGTTCAAGCGGAACATCAGGTAGTTCAGGATCGTCTGGTACCTCAGGATCTTCAGGAAGTAGCGGAACTTCGGGCTCTTCGGGAACATCCGGTAGTAGCGGTTCTTCAGGTACTAGTGGAAGCTCCGGTACGTCAGGATCTAGCGGTTCTTCAGGAACATCTGGTTCTAGTGGAACTAGTGGCTCAAGCGGAACTTCAGGATCTTCAGGATCTAGTGGCACTTCAGGTTCAAGTGGCTCATCTGGAACATCAGGTAGCTCAGGAACTTCAGGTTCATCAGGAACTAGTGGAAGCTCAGGTACGTCAGGCTCTAGCGGTTCTTCGGGAACATCAGGTAGTTCAGGTTCATCAGGAACTAGTGGATCGTCCGGAACATCTGGATCAAGTGGTTCTTCGGGAACATCTGGATCTTCGGGATCTAGTGGAACTTCAGGTTCTTCGGGCACAAGCGGTTCCAGTGGCTCATCTGGAACATCAGGTAGCTCAGGAACTTCAGGTTCATCAGGTTCAAGTGGTACATCTGGTTCTAGTGGAACTAGTGGAAGCTCAGGCTCTTCCGGAACATCAGGTAGTTCAGGTTCATCTGGTACGTCAGGTTCAGCCGGAACATCTGGCTCGTCTGGTTCGTCAGGTACTTCAGGATCTTCAGGAACATCTGGTTCTAGTGGCTCAAGCGGAACTAGTGGTTCGTCAGGAACCAGTGGAAGCTCTGGAACGTCAGGTTCAAGCGGATCTTCTGGAACTTCTGGTTCGTCAGGCACATCGGGTTCTTCTGGCTCAAGTGGAACTTCAGGATCAAGCGGAACAAGTGGAACCTCTTTCCAAGCAATAGGATATGCTCAAACTTTATTTGTTGATCCGAATGGAAATAATACTACTGCACAATTAGGTAGATTAGATTTACCTTGGCAAACAATCAACGGCGCTTTAAATGGCCTTTCTGCTCTTGGAGCAGGTAGCTATACAATTCATGTATTTAGAGGAGCCTATACTGAATCGACTACGGTAACTGTATCGAGTTCATACAATGTATCTCTCTACTTTGAGCCAGGCGTAACATTAGCTGTATCAGGCTCTGCTGGTAATACTTGGTTGACTGCTGCTGAGTTGACAATAACTGGATCGGGTCGTTATAACAGCGTAATATCAGTGCCGACTATGAACGCTATATTTGTAGCAAACGGCTCACTAAAGATGAATAATATCAAAATACAGGTAGACCATTCATCAAACGGGGCCTATGCAATTTTAGCAAGATATTCATCTCTGTATTTGGAAAATTGTGAGATTGTTGATACTGGCGCAAACAATAATGTGTACTGCTATCTTGTATCGCTAGATCAGTCTACTGCATACATTAGAGGTTGCCATTTTGAAATGTATAACCGCCGTCCAAACAGCGTACTTACCCCAGGAACAGCAACTGCTTCTAGCGAAAGTTGGATGCTTTTAGATCTAAATTCTTCATATACTGTTGAATCCAGATTAAGTATTCACCAAACGACATTTGCTTCGCTTGGACTAACTGGAGGTTCTCCAAATTTCATATACACAGATCCTCAAGGTACAAGTAAAGGTATTCTGTTGGATGACGTTTATTTCCACACAGAAGAAGTCTCTTCATACACTTTATTCAACGATAATGTGACACATACCGATGACTATTGGATTGGTGGAACCGTTGTATCTAGTGGACAAACTCCTTTTCCAGCAGGTAGCTGGAATGCCCTACCTCCATCATTGAGCGGTTGGGCAAATTTCTTGGTCGGAACTAATCGACCACGATAAAAATATAGATAATAAAAAACAATTGCAGATAAATGGCAGTTTTTAAGAGCACACAAACGTTAACGGGAACCGGCCCACATTCACTGAATACTCAATTATATTTTGAATTCAAAATTGGTGGATCTGGTGCTGGCGGATCATCCTCGGTTATTCAATTGCCAAGTATTTCAACTGGAACAATTTACGAAGGCGAGACCTTTGAGATAACTGACCCGAGCGGTAACATTACCTCAACTGGACCTCAACTTCAAAAAAGTTCAAGTGATAGTGCGTTAACGGTGTACGTAAATGGAGTAAACATTGGAACAACTACCTATAAACCATTTACCGTAGCTCATGCTAAATATCTTATAATATATGAAGGTGACAATATGTTCACCATGATACAGGGCGGTTCAGGCGCAGCTGGTTCGTCAGGAACTAGCGGTTCTTCGGGCACATCCGGTTCATCTGGTTCATCCGGAACATCCGGCTCAAGTGGTACTTCAGGTTCTTCCGGAAGTAGTGGTACAAGCGGTTCTTCTGGAACTTCAGGTTCAAGCGGTTCAAGCGGAACATCAGGAAGTTCAGGTACTTCTGGCAGCTCGGGTACATCCGGCTCTTCCGGAAGTAGCGGAACCTCGGGTAGCTCTGGATCTTCTGGAACTTCGGGTAGCTCGGGAACATCTGGTTCTTCTGGTTCAAGCGGAACTAGCGGTTCATCTGGAACAGCCGGTTCTAGTGGAACGTCCGGTTCAAGCGGCTCATCAGGAACTTCGGGTTCTAGCGGCTCGTCTGGTACATCAGGTTCTAGTGGAACTAGCGGTTCAAGTGGTAGCTCAGGAACATCGGGTTCTTCTGGTTCGTCAGGAACAAGTGGAAGTTCAGGTTCATCGGGCACATCAGGTTCAAGTGGTACATCAGGTAGCTCAGGTACGTCTGGCTCAAGTGGTTCGTCTGGAACAAGCGGTTCTTCTGGAACATCTGGTTCTTCGGGAACTAGCGGCTCATCAGGATCTTCTGGAACATCTGGAAGTTCAGGCTCTTCAGGAACTAGTGGTTCGTCAGGTACATCTGGCAGCTCTGGAACATCAGGTTCATCTGGTACAAGCGGCAGTTCAGGTTCTTCTGGCACTAGTGGTTCTTCGGGAACTTCTGGTTCTTCAGGTTCATCAGGAACAAGCGGAAGTTCAGGTACAGCTGGTTCAAGTGGAACAAGCGGTTCATCTGGATCTTCGGGAACATCCGGCTCTTCAGGTTCGTCAGGAACTAGTGGTAGCTCAGGTACGTCTGGCTCAAGCGGTACAAGCGGATCAAGTGGTTCTTCTGGAACATCTGGTTCATCTGGCACTAGTGGTAGTAGCGGAACATCAGGTTCCTCAGGTTCATCTGGTACAAGCGGCAGCTCCGGAACATCGGGAAGCTCTGGTTCATCTGGAACAAGTGGTAGTAGCGGAACTTCAGGTTCATCAGGATCGTCTGGAACATCAGGTTCTTCGGGTTCTAGTGGAACAAGCGGTTCATCTGGTACTTCTGGATCATCAGGCTCTAGCGGAACTTCAGGTAGCTCAGGAACATCTGGCTCTTCTGGTTCGTCAGGAACAAGTGGAAGTTCAGGAACTAGCGGTTCTTCTGGAAGTAGCGGTACATCAGGTTCTTCGGGAACCTCTGGCTCTTCTGGTAGCTCTGGAACATCTGGTTCTTCTGGTTCTTCAGGAACGTCAGGCTCGTCTGGAACAAGTGGAGCAAGTGGAGCAAGTGGAACATCCGGTACATCAGGTTCAAGTGGTTCTTCTGGAACAAGCGGTAGCTCAGGATCTTCTGGAACGTCAGGAAGCTCTGGAACAAGCGGTTCTTCTGGAAGTAGCGGTACATCTGGAAGCTCAGGAACATCAGGTTCAAGCGGAACTTCCGGATCTTCAGGAACATCAGGTTCTTCAGGCTCAAGTGGCACTAGCGGCTCATCTGGTTCAAGTGGAACTTCCGGTTCTTCAGGTTCATCCGGTTCTTCAGGTACTTCTGGTTCAAGCGGATCATCTGGTACTTCAGGTTCGTCTGGAACTTCTGGTTCAAGCGGTTCTTCAGGCTCATCGGGAACAAGCGGTTCTTCTGGAAGTTCAGGTACTTCAGGTTCAAGTGGAACATCTGGTTCTAGCGGAAGTAGCGGTACTTCTGGCTCATCCGGTACTTCAGGTTCAAGTGGCTCATCTGGTACTTCAGGTTCAAGCGGTACATCTGGTTCTTCAGGTTCAAGCGGTACATCTGGTTCTTCAGGTAGTAGCGGTACAAGCGGATCTTCTGGTTCGTCAGGAACTTCTGGCTCAAGTGGCACTTCTGGATCTAGCGGTTCATCTGGAACCTCAGGTTCTTCGGGTAGCTCAGGAACATCAGGCTCAAGCGGAACTTCTGGTTCTTCTGGAACATCCGGTTCAAGCGGTTCATCCGGAACAAGTGGAAGCTCAGGAACATCTGGCTCGTCTGGATCAAGCGGTACATCAGGTTCTTCAGGTTCATCTGGAACTTCCGGTTCTAGCGGTACAAGTGGTTCTTCAGGAACGTCGGGTTCATCAGGAACAAGCGGAAGTTCAGGCTCTTCCGGTACATCCGGTAGCTCAGGTTCATCAGGAACAAGCGGTAGCTCTGGCTCAAGCGGAACTTCAGGAAGCTCTGGAACCTCTGGTTCGTCCGGTTCAAGTGGAACTTCTGGCTCATCCGGTTCATCAGGAACAAGCGGTTCTTCAGGAACGTCAGGTTCCTCTGGTACTAGCGGTTCATCAGGTAGTAGTGGTACTTCAGGCTCAAGCGGTTCGTCAGGAACTTCTGGCTCAAGTGGTAGTTCAGGTACTTCAGGCAGTTCAGGCTCTAGTGGTACATCAGGTTCAAGCGGAACTAGTGGAAGCTCAGGAACTTCAGGTTCTTCAGGCTCATCTGGCACATCAGGATCCTCGGGTTCTTCTGGAACAAGTGGTTCAAGTGGGACATCGGGAAGCAGCGGTTCTTCAGGAACTTCAGGTAGTTCAGGTACATCTGGTTCAAGTGGAACAAGTGGTAGCTCAGGAACATCTGGCTCTTCAGGTTCATCAGGAACTAGCGGTTCTTCAGGAACTTCAGGTAGTTCAGGTTCTTCAGGAACATCAGGTTCAAGCGGTTCTTCTGGAACTAGTGGTAGTTCAGGTACGTCAGGTTCATCTGGAACATCAGGTAGCTCTGGAACTAGCGGCTCAAGCGGTTCATCCGGAACAAGCGGATCTTCGGGTTCTTCTGGAACTAGTGGTTCATCAGGAACTAGTGGTAGTTCCGGAACATCAGGTTCTTCTGGTTCGTCAGGAACATCTGGAAGTTCAGGTTCATCAGGAACTAGTGGTTCTTCAGGTACAAGTGGAAGTTCGGGTAGTTCAGGAACAAGTGGCTCATCAGGCTCAAGTGGAACATCAGGGTCATCTGGTACATCAGGTTCTTCAGGAACATCAGGTTCTTCTGGTTCTTCAGGAACGAGCGGTTCTTCAGGAACATCAGGTTCAAGCGGTTCTAGTGGAACAAGCGGTAGTTCAGGTTCTTCTGGTACTTCAGGAAGTTCTGGCACCTCAGGTTCTTCAGGAACATCAGGTTCAAGCGGTTCAAGTGGAACAAGCGGTAGTTCAGGTTCATCCGGAACAAGCGGCTCTTCAGGTTCATCCGGAACAAGTGGAAGCTCAGGTACTTCTGGATCTTCAGGCACGTCTGGCAGCTCAGGTTCTTCCGGAACATCCGGCTCGTCAGGCTCAAGCGGAACATCTGGTAGCTCAGGGACTTCGGGCTCAAGCGGTTCATCTGGAACATCTGGAAGTTCAGGTACAAGCGGAAGCTCTGGAACATCTGGCTCTTCAGGAAGTTCAGGTACATCAGGCTCAAGTGGAACATCTGGTCTTTCTGGAGTAAATGGTACGTCCGGATCAAGCGGTTCATCTGGTACTAGCGGAAGCGCTGGAACCTCAGGCTCATCGGGTACATCAGGAAGCTCTGGAACTTCAGGTTCTAGTGGTTCATCTGGAACCTCTGGAAGTTCAGGTTCATCTGGTACAAGCGGAAGCTCTGGAACATCCGGCTCTTCAGGAAGTTCTGGTACCTCTGGTTCAAGTGGATCTTCTGGTACTTCAGGTTCTTCTGGTACTAGCGGTTCATCAGGCAGCAGTGGAACATCAGGTTCAAGTGGTACAAGCGGTAGCTCAGGAACATCGGGTTCTTCTGGTTCTTCAGGAACGTCAGGTTCATCAGGTAGTAGCGGTACCTCTGGTTCAAGCGGTTCGTCAGGAACTTCTGGCTCAAGTGGTACAAGTGGAAGTAGCGGTACATCAGGAAGCTCAGGCTCAAGCGGAACTTCTGGTTCTTCAGGTTCTTCAGGAACGTCTGGCTCATCAGGTACTTCGGGAAGTTCAGGTACTAGCGGTTCTTCAGGTTCAAGCGGAACAAGTGGTTCTTCAGGTTCATCAGGTAGTAGTGGTACTTCAGGCTCAAGCGGTTCATCCGGAACTAGCGGAAGTTCAGGTTCAAGCGGAACAAGCGGAAGCTCAGGCTCTTCCGGTACATCCGGTAGCTCTGGAACATCAGGTAGTTCAGGAACTTCAGGAAGCTCTGGAACCTCTGGTTCGTCCGGTTCATCTGGAACTTCAGGTTCTTCAGGCAGCTCAGGTACTTCTGGATCTTCAGGTACTTCTGGTTCTTCGGGAACATCTGGTAGCTCAGGAACATCAGGCTCAAGCGGTTCTTCTGGAACTTCTGGATCTTCAGGTACTTCAGGTTCAAGTGGAACTTCTGGTAGTTCGGGTAGCTCAGGAACAAGCGGAAGCTCAGGAACTTCAGGTTCTTCAGGCTCATCTGGCACATCAGGATCTTCGGGTTCTTCTGGAACAAGTGGTTCAAGTGGGACATCAGGAAGCAGCGGTTCTTCAGGAACTAGCGGCTCATCGGGTAGTAGCGGAACATCGGGTTCAAGTGGAACAAGTGGTAGTAGTGGTTCTTCGGGAACATCTGGCTCTTCAGGTTCATCAGGAACTAGTGGAAGCTCAGGAACATCAGGTTCTTCTGGTACATCAGGATCAAGTGGAACTTCTGGTAGCTCAGGTTCTTCAGGTACTTCAGGTTCATCTGGATCTAGCGGAACTTCAGGTAGCTCTGGAACATCTGGCTCTTCTGGTACATCTGGAAGCTCGGGTTCAAGTGGTACTTCAGGAAGTTCTGGCTCGTCTGGAACAAGCGGTTCAAGCGGTTCATCCGGAACTAGTGGTTCTTCAGGTTCCTCTGGTACTAGCGGTTCGTCAGGAACATCTGGCTCGTCTGGATCAAGCGGTACATCAGGTTCTTCAGGTTCATCTGGAACTTCCGGTTCTAGCGGTACTAGCGGTTCATCGGGTACTTCAGGCAGTTCAGGTTCAAGTGGAACATCAGGTTCAAGTGGAAGCAGCGGTACAAGTGGATCGTCAGGTTCATCAGGTACATCGGGATCATCTGGAACATCCGGATCTTCAGGTAGCTCAGGTACTTCAGGTTCTAGTGGAACAAGCGGCAGCTCAGGTACTTCGGGTGCAAGTTCAATAGGAAACGGCGTTTCATGGATATTCAATTCAAGCGCTTCAACTACACCAGGTTCTACAAACATTAACTATTATGCGGGTGTAACTGCTACAACGAACGTCGGTTTAATTAACAAATTTTATGTAAATATAACGGCATACAGACCAAGTTCATTCAATTCAACTCAATGGTGGTCGGCTATTCAAACTCAAGTAACTGCAGGTAATCAAGCATACTTAGAAATTTTTGAATTAACTACTGGAATTGGAGGAGTTTATGCAATCACAGCAGTTGGTTCTCCAGTTGGAAACGTTGTACAAGTTGATTTAAACTTGAATGCCGGCACTGGAACTTTAACTAACGGTAATGAACATGTAATTAGCTGGTGGTTTAATGGTAAAAACGGTACAGCCGGTTCTTCAGGAACAAGTGGTTCAAGTGGAACAAGCGGTAGCTCAGGAACATCTGGCTCATCTGGAACTTCAGGTTCAAGCGGAACTAGCGGTTCCTCAGGTTCTTCAGGAACTAGCGGAAGCTCGGGAACATCTGGCTCAAGCGGTTCATCAGGAACTAGCGGCTCTTCAGGATCTTCAGGAACTAGCGGTTCATCAGGAACTAGTGGAGCAACCGGAGCAGCGGGTTCTTCGGGAACATCTGGTTCTTCTGGAACAAGCGGTGCAACTGGTGCAGCAGGTTCTTCGGGAACTAGCGGTTCTAGCGGAACAAGCGGCAGTTCAGGTTCTTCGGGAACTTCAGGTTCAAGCGGCAGCTCAGGAACTTCAGGTTCTTCAGGTACGAGTGGAGCAACGGGTGCTGCCGGTTCTTCAGGAACAAGCGGTTCATCCGGTTCAAGCGGAACTAGCGGTATAAGTGGAGCAAGCGGTACATCAGGCTCTAGTGGAACATCAGGCTCTTCAGGTTCATCGGGAACTAGCGGCTCGTCTGGTTCAAGCGGAACATCTGGTTCATCAGGAACTAGCGGAGCAACTGGTGCTGCCGGTAGCTCAGGAACTTCGGGTTCTTCAGGTACGAGTGGAGCGACTGGAGCAGCCGGTTCTTCGGGAACGTCCGGTAGTTCAGGTACGTCAGGTAGCTCAGGTTCTTCAGGAACTAGTGGTGCTACTGGAGCGACTGGTCCTGCAGGTTCATCTGGAACAAGTGGAAGTAGTGGAACATCAGGTTCTTCTGGAAGCTCAGGCACATCAGGTAGTTCAGGATCTTCTGGCACATCAGGCAGTTCTGGAACAAGCGGCGCAACTGGTGCAGCAGGTTCTTCAGGAACTTCTGGATCATCAGGCTCTAGCGGAACTTCTGGTTCTTCTGGATCAAGCGGAACATCTGGTTCTTCTGGTACAAGTGGAGCAACCGGAGCAACAGGTCCTGCTGGTTCGTCAGGTACGTCCGGTTCTTCAGGAACAAGCGGAGCAACCGGTGCGGCAGGTTCTTCAGGAACTTCCGGATCATCAGGCTCTAGTGGAACTTCGGGTTCTTCTGGCACAAGTGGAGCAACCGGTGCAGCCGGTTCTTCTGGAACAAGTGGAAGTAGCGGAACAAGCGGTGCTACTGGAGCAGCAGGTTCTTCTGGAACTTCAGGCTCTTCGGGAACTTCAGGTTCTAGTGGAACAAGCGGAGCAACCGGAGCGGCTGGAGCAGCAGGTAATGACGGTTCAAACTCAGGTCGATGGAGGTTTGATAATAGTGCGCTTGCATATTCTTCACCAGGTCTCGGTCAATTCAAATTAGACACAACTAACCTTGGGACAGCTACTAAATTAAGTATTTCAAGACAGGACACATTTGGCACAGCATACGCAACTTGGTTTAATACATTGGGCACAATGCTCGCAGCAGGAAATGTCTCTTATCTTCAAATAACAGAGGTTGGCAACAACGCAGCAATTGGAGCATGGAAAGTTGGAACTTTCACAAATCAGACAACATACTACGACATACAATTAAATACCCTACTCGCTGGAACTGGTATAGTGAACACAACCTCTTACTACACAGTATCATGGGTATTTAATGGAAAAGACGGAACTTCAGGTTCTTCTGGCACAAGCGGAGCAACCGGTGCAGCTGGTTCTTCAGGAACTTCAGGTTCTTCAGGTACAAGCGGAGCAACCGGTGCAGCAGGTTCGTCAGGAACTTCAGGTTCTTCAGGAACTTCAGGTTCTTCAGGAACAAGCGGTGCTACTGGAGCGACTGGTCCCGCAGGTTCGTCAGGAACTTCTGGATCATCAGGAACAAGCGGCGCAACAGGAGCAGCGGGTTCTTCAGGAACTTCTGGCTCAAGCGGAACTTCTGGAACCGCATCAGCTGTCTCGGTTAAACAAGCTGGAACCACCATTGTTTCAAGCGCTACCTCTATTAACTTTGTGTCGGGCGCAACCGTTGCCGCTTCGGGTAGCCAGGCGGACGTTACGATTTCCGGCGGTGGAGGTTCGGGTACGGTAAACTCCGGTAATGCAGGCTATGTTGCTTATTACCCAGCAACGGGTGCAGCAGTTGATGATACGAATCAACTCTATTGGGATCAAACCAATGCGAGATTAAGCGTGAATGCTGGTGCAACTCCAGGTTATACGCTTGAAGTTGGTACGGTCGGCGGTGGTACTGGAGATATCTATGCAGCCGGTAATATTATAGCCTTTTCAGATCGATCGGTTAAGGATAATGTTGAAACCATCACAGACGCCCTGGCTAAGGTAAAGGCAATGCGCGGTGTAACCTTCACACGTAACGATCAAGAAGACCAGACTAGAGTTTACGCTGGAGTCATTGCGCAGGAGATGGAAGCGGCATTCCCGCAGGTGGTCTTCACCAATCCGGACGGTACCAAAGCAGTTTCCTATGCAAATCTGGTTTCGGTCCTGATTGAGGCAATCAAGGAACAGCAGGCCCAGATTGAGGACTTAAAAAATAAACTAAGTTAATGGCAACAAGTCCATACGTAATGCAGAGCGGCTCCAGCGTGAGAGTTGGATGGAACGGCACATCAGTCGGCACAACCTCGACCAATAGTTTGATCAGAGCATTCACTCAAAACGGAACAGCCAGTCTTGCGGCAGGCGATATTGCACAATTTGATCTAGATTCTTCGAATCCTGCTCCCCATAGCTCAATGAACGGCTACATTACGGCTGGAACATATTCAGGAACTTCTTATTATATTAATCGCAATAGCACATCTGGCGAAAATATCTATAATTATGCGTGGAGCAATGGCAAAATACGATGGGGAGATTTTAAAGGATATGATCACTGGCCCTTTGACAATCGAGGGCGCCTTGAAGTTGTAACCAATGATCCAAACACCAATATTGATGTTAACATACGTCTTTGGAGTGAGTGGATTTTTCAAATCCCTGGCATAACGTTTGCGCCGCCACCATCTCAAATGTGGCCAGCCGGTGGCGGAGTAGATTTTTACGGCAATATTGCAGCCGGTGGTAATGGTACAAGCCAATCGACCAGTGGAGCAAACGGCGGAGTCAGATATTACTGGTCCATTGTAAATCAGGATCTTAACAACGGTTACAACGTTAATTTAGACATACTCGATCATCATACCGGTGAATCATTAGCTCATCAGGCCCAGTTTCTTGATGCAGCAAAGAACTCTCCAAATAACGTCTGGGAGGGCCAAGCCGGTGTTGATTTTTATAGATGCCCAGCCTTCATAATCAGTACTTAAAAAGAGCTGCCCTAATTTTCAGGGTTATGGCTAAAACTCAAAATTAGGTTTGGAGTATAAGTCTATAAACTCCTTTTTCTGTGACTCTTCCAAAAATCAAGGTTCATACCTCATTCATAGGCTCGACCGGTTACAACAATCACGCACAATCCTTTTTTACAAAGCTCTCCGAAAGAGTGCCTCTTGAGATCAGAAATTTTACGGTGGGTAAAACCTGGCAGGGCATGTCAGAAGAGCCCCACAATCAGGAACCCTATCTAACGGACCGGATGAAGACCTTGCTGCATGAGCAATCCCTGTGGACGCCGGACCAGAGATTAATGGAGTTTAAAATGTACGAGGCCTGGCCCAATCCGGGTGAGGCCGAGATTGACCTGGTGCTAAATGAAACCGATCATCATTACTTCTATCACGATTACCAGAACTATCGAATAGCCTATAACGTTTGGGAGACCACTCAACAGCCTGAAAATTTCTTTAAGCGACTGCTGGAGTTTGATGAAATGTGGGTGCCTTCAAAATGGCAACGCGACTGTACCATTGCGCAAGGCTATCCAGCCGAAAAAATCTTTGTTATTCCGGAGGGGGTGGACACTCAAGTGTTCTATCCGGACCCGGGAGCCAAACACGAATTGACCCAGGACGGTCGTTTTAAATTCTTTTTAGCCGGCCGTTGGGATTACCGAAAATCAACCAAAGAGATTGTTGAGACCTTTTTAAAAACATTCAAAAAAGAAGAGCCTGTCGACCTCATTGTCTCAATCGATAATCCATTTTCAGGCGATGGCCTTGAGACAACCGAAAAACGGCTAGCCCATTTTGGACTCAACGATGACCGTATCAAGGTGATTCATTTTCCAGACAGAAAAGAGTATGTTAACCTTTTAAAATCATGTGGTGCCTTTTTATCGTGTGCCCGCTCTGAGGGTTGGAATCTACCTCTAATCGAGGCAATGGCATGCGGAGTGCCAGCAATCTACTCAAACTGCTCAGGTCAGCTTGAATTTGCTGAGGGTAAGGGTCATCCAGTTAAAATACTGGGTCAGGTACCAGCAAGGGACGCGGACTACAATCATTTCAATGGGGCAAGCGGCAATTATTATGAGCCCGATTTTGAGGACCTGGGCCGGGTCATGCTGGACGTGTATCAAAATTCAGCCGAATATCGAAAAAAGGCGGTTAGGGAATCTGCTCAAATCCATTCGGATTTTAATTGGGACAGGGTTGCTGAGCTTGCCGCTAATCATATTGCTAAACGGTCAGATCACATCAGAGAGGTGAACAAGAGTCGCGAAGCAGAATTCGTTATTAACTATCATTTCGTTGGCGGGCCTCACGTAGAGATAACCGGGGGACCTCAGGACGAATACCTAGTTGAATTCATAGATCAAACCTCAGGTAGGACCATTCATCGCGATACAATCAAAAGAAACATGTGGGTCAAGGCAAGCCGCAAGTTTTACACCGACTGGCGAGTGCAAGTCACGGACGTCAAGAGCGGCAGAATGATTGTTAACGAGCCGATTGTGCTCAAAGATCGCAGGGTCTACATTTCATTAGATTCAAGCTCGCTTGGAGACAGCCTAGCCTGGTTTCCAGCGGTTGAAGAGTTTAGAAAGAAGCACGGTTGCCAGGTGGTCTGTTCAACGCACATGAATTACATGTTCAAGGACCAGTATCCGGAAATTGAATTTGTAAATCCGGGCGAGGTGGTGGACAATATTGTTGCGATGTACAACATCGGCTGGTACTACAATGACCAGAACGAAATTGACCTGGCCCGAAATGTCAGGGAGGTCAAGGACCAGCCTATGCAAAAATGCGCATTTGATATTTTAGGGTTAGCCTATCAAGAGACCAGACCGCTCATTCAGATTCCAAAGGTTGAAAAGAAGAAGAAAATCGCAATTGGAATTCACGGCACCTGCCAAGCAAAGTATTGGAATAATCCAACCGGCTGGCAAGAGGTTGTTGATTGGTGTAATGAGCGAGGCTATGAAGTGGTATTACTCTCTCGAGAGGAGGACGGGTTCATGGGCAATTCTCATCCAACCGGTATTAGAAAACTTGAGTCAGGTCCGCTCTCAACCGTGATTCGGGAATTGGAAGAGTCGCAAGCCTTTGTTGGAATAGGCAGCGGTTTAAGCTGGCTTGCCTGGGCAACGACTACTCCATTGATTCTAATTTCAGGTTTTTCATTTGACTACACTGAGACTCTTCATAACACTCACCGAATATGCGCACCTTCCAACAAGTGCTCGGGCTGTTTCAACACGCATCGACTCGATCCAGGCGATTGGAATTGGTGTCCCATACACAAGGGCACAGACCGAATGTTTGAGTGTTCTAAATCAATTGAGGCAACCGAAGTCATCAATAAATTAAAGACTGTGTTAGGCCTCGTATAGATAATTCTATATGATACTTAATTCTAGACAGAACAGTTTTTTAGTCAATTTACCGCAGGATTTTTTCAACCAGACGGTGAACGATAAGTATGAACAGTACTATCGTAATTTGCTGTTGCCGTATCGATCCATTTCGGATTTCATGGCATCGACTATTCAAAGTGTGACCTTTCCTGGACTAACAAGTCAATTGCCAACCCAAACCAGAACCTTAGGTAAAATTCAAGAAGTGCAGTCAGCAAAGCCAATTTCAGACATGTTTTCACGTGATCTTAAGCTGACCTTTAAGTTGACTGATGCCTACCTAAATTACTTCATCATGATGGATAATGTGCTCAATTACCTTGAACCCGCAAACGTTAATCAAAATAACACGGGAAAATCCCTGGGTCAGGCACTAACCAATAATCAGATCAGAAACGCAAATCATCCCTACTTTAGTCCAATCAGATTGACCCTATTGAACAATGAAGGTTACGGAGTTAGCTCAATCATTTTTAACCGACCAATGATTACCGCAATGAGCGCAATCACGCTGTCATATTCATCAACCACCCCACAATTTCAGACATTCACTGTCGATTTCAAGTACTTCAATTTTGATTTGGAATTGGATTTTTAACTAATTGAGGCCGGCTCTCTTAAACCCTCTTCTGCAAGCTTGGCACGATACTCTTCTAGGATTTGGCGCATGTCCAATTTTGGATTCTTTTCGAGTAGAGCCAGGGTTTTTTCAAAGGTGTTCCATTGCTCGTAAGGATAGACCTTGCCAAATAGGATTAGGGAAATTTGATCAAGATCGTCCGTTAGTTTTTGACGATCCGTTATCTTGTAATTTACCTTTTTCATCTCCTTGGTGAATTGATAGAGTCCATCGGGTCTGAGCATGTATCCTTTGAATTGCGTCAAGGCCCCGTCCTTTTCAATCTTGTCAAATTTCATGGAGTCAAGTGCACAAAATATCAAAAACACCCTGTGCTTGGTTGAATACTCCTCATCCGCTGGGGACTTATAGAAGAGATCGTTGACGTCTCGATTTGTGTCCATTGGTCTAACAAACATGTCAAACTGTACAAAAAGACCCGGCTCAATCTCAAATTTAACTGAGACAATATTGAAACCATAGAAAATTTTGGTTTCGTAATCATGTGACTGTAATTTTGCTGAAATTTCAGGTAGCGTCAAATCAGAATAGAATAGTGTATCAAGATCGCCTGAAATCTCTTTCTGCTTCCATGAACCAATTAATTCAAGCTCAGCTTCGCCAAAGACTTGAGTCATGGCTGCCTCAAATTTAGCAAAGGCCGATTCGACCTGATCGCGTTTAAGACTCTGTGCCTCTGGAAAAGCATTACCGCCCTCGAGCACAGAAAATGTTTTAAATTCCAATAGATACTTCATTAGTCAACTTTTGTATTTTGGTCAACCCAACCCGATGTCATAATTGTGCCGCCCGCATCCTTTTTAGTGTAATTAAATCTCTCAATAACATTTGTGCTCTTTCTTTTTGAGCTTTGTTCAAAACTCGGAAAGTAGGTCTCAACGTCGATTGAAAGGCTAACATTTAGTTTATTGTTTTCAACCAGCGTGAATTTGTAAGTTTTATCAATGGTTTCATTGGTTGGAAACTGAAATTGCGCCGGGATTCTAACACCATTGTATTGAAAATACATCACTCGATTTGCATAGTTAATGTCTAGCATTCTCTCAGCGATTTTAAAAGCCTTGTTTAAATTATCGCAAATGATTTTTACATCAAATTTAACCGACATTGGTAGAGAATAGAGTTGAGCCGAATAGCCTGTGAGAACGTTCTGATCATTGTCTCCCCTCTCAGGCTCGGCATACTGACCTCTAACGAATCGATTTGTAATATCTGACGATTTTACCTGAAAGGAGCTAAGCGTAACTATGCCCCTTGGAATAATATCGTAAGTACCTTCCGCGACTGGAATTTGACAGTTGTCGGGTAGGCCTATGTAAAAATCCTTTAAGAAACCCTCGTCCGTTCCAAAATTGTAGAGAAATGGAACCGTGAAAGTCTCCTTGTGATCTTCTCGAGACAAGGTAATATTCATTGAGCCGTTTAGCAGATCAAGCAGAGCAATCGTTAAATTTCTGAGAAAAATGTCGTCCGTGTTTAAAGCTTTCATATTGTTTATTTATCAGCCCGGAAAATTAAAAAGAAAAAGGGCTCCGAAGAGCCCTTAACCTTTGGTGGAGGTGGAGGGAGTCGAACCCTCGTCCGTTTGACCCTTAAATAGGCCCTCGTTCACATGCTTGGTCCCGTTTTCTAACTGGACAAACTATCCCGTTCTTTAACGACTTGGGGCAAAAAGTCGGTGACGGTTCGACTTGGCCGTCACGCCATGCTGGTTTTGCAACTTTGTTTTAGTCAAGCAGTTGCCGCTTGGTCGCTTAGGCTGCTAGGAGCTCTTCTGCGACAGGAGCGTTAACGTTCTCGTTAACAAGACTCCAGAAGGTAGTGTTGCCACTTATCGTTTCGATACGTTTTAACGAGTCTTAGCATCTTCCTCGGCATGCGAGCGTACTTAAACTGCCCACGTCAAATCCAAGCACCCCCATGTAGTATAAAAGTATTGTACTAAAAGTATTTATCCAAGGTCACGGTTTCTCTAAAGAAAAGATTGGACTGATAAATAATCAAAAAGAAGTCCGTTAATAATGGCCAATTTATCAAGTCAAAATACTTCCCTTAGGCTTTTTACCAGCTTAAAAATCCGAATAAATGATATTCTTGGAGAGACAATCACATTTCTACAGGAAAGATTCAAGCAGGCAAAGACCATATTCACGGCATCTTCGCCATTTGGTCAATTACTAATTGTTTTTGAAAATTTAAGTCAGTTAATTTTTTATTACATTGAGGACTCAATCACCGAACTTAACATTAACGAGGCAACTCGGCCTTCTTCAATCTATTCATTAGCAAGTTTAGCAGGTCACAATCCAAGTCGAGCAATCGGTGCAACCTCTCAAATTAGAATAGTTAGAAAACCCAATATTAATCCACCGGCAACAAAGGTTCTACTTAACGATCTTTTTAAATTAACCTGTTCCAATAATAACCTAACCTACGTCATTGAATTACCACAGGACGAGATTAGACTAAACTTAACTGGCGATGAAACTGTTGCAATTTTTAACTTGCGCCAGGGTCAAATTGAATCCCAAACATTTACTGGTAAGGGTCAGCCGCTGGAGAGCTATCAGTTAGGCCATCCATATAACTACTACATTGATCATTTCCGAGTTAACGTGTACGTTAATGGCGAACAATGGACAAAATACGATTCGCTATTGGACATTCCACGCGGTGGTAAAGGTTTTATTGCCAAAACCGGCATAACAAACGGTCTGGACATTTATTTTGGAAACGGTTCATTTGGTAAAATTCCACCAGCTGGATCCGAAATAATCGTCGAGTATCTTGTATCAGAAGGGGCTGGCGGTAATGTTTTGGTCGATAGTGCAAGCCAAGTTCAATTCACATTCGCGGAAACAGCCTTTTCTCCAATCGGCGAAGAGGTCAATATGAACGAGTATTTTGATATTTTTACAATAAGTCCACCGAGTTTTGGAGTTGATCCGGAAGAGATTGAATTGACCAGATTGATTGCGCCAAAAGCCTCAAAGAATTTTGCGCTCGTTAACGTTGATAATTATGAAGTGCTGCTACATAAAATGCAGATGTTCTCAACGGTTAGAGTATTTTTGGATGAACTTGATTCTCGCATGATCAATCTATTTCTGGTACCGGACGTCTCTAAATTATTTAAAACCGGCACTGACTACTTTAAACTATCTCTAACCAAATTCAAATTGACGGAGTTTCAAAAGAAAGAACTTTTAAAATACATTGAAAAATCTGGTACCAAGATGATTTCATCCGAGATTAATCTATTGGATCCCATAATTACTCGCTATGTTTTAAACGTCAGCGTTGTTGCATTTGACGATGTTGCAACCGATATTATTAAATCGGATATTGCAGACGCGGTCGGTAATTACTTTATAAAACTTAATCGTAATGACCGTGTGCCAAAGAGCGATTTAATTAAAATCATTGAAGAGATAAACGGAGTCGATTCTGTTAGCGTGGCCATTCTGTCAGAACTGAACGAAAAAGCCTTTAAGGACAATCCAAATCGGGACGAAACCAAACGGGTTGGGCTGGATGAATTTAACGATATTATTATTAAGCCGTCTGAATTTCCAGTAATTAGAGGAGGTTGGACAGATCGTAGCGGTAATGCCTATCAGGCTGGGATTTCAGATAGCACGCTGAGCGCATTAAATATTGAAATAAAACCGGACAAGTCAATTCGTAAAAAATTAGGACTTTTATCATGATAAGAAATTCTCTCTATTGGACAATCTACAATCGAAAGGACCGACGCTTACACCTAGGTTTTAAATACAAGGGCAGTCTATTAAAAAGAACTCTGTCTAATCAAATGTTTGATGCAAACCCTGTATTAGACAGTTTCATGGGTTACATTGAAACCTATATTTATGAACACATTGAGGCTGTGAAACAGATCAAGATATTTGCAAACCCGGCTCTTGACAAGAACGAAAATCGATTAAACTAATAATTATATGAGTCAAGTATTCAACAAGGAAAAGAAGGCCCAAATCAAAAGTGAACTTGAGGATCTACTTAGAGGCTATTCAGCCGGACCAAACGGCGATGACGATATTGTAGATGAGCAGCTTGGTGAAATTGCAGCGGCTCCACCGTTGGATTTTGTTGAAATGAACGCACAGTTTGAAAAACAGGCCAAGGACATTACCGGCTCAATGCTTAAATTTTACGTAGATCTTGGTGTGCTAGACAAGCACGACTATCTAAAACAAAAGCAGCAACTAGACAACACAAATATTCAAAATATCTTCTTTCAATTAAAGACAATTCGAATGGCTATTGAAAAAATTGCAGAAGAGATTAATCAAGGCAACGCTCATCCTCGCCTGTTTGAGGTTTTTGGACAGCTGCAAGATAAATTAACAACGGTGATCAAGACCCAAGCAAATTATATTCTATTTCTTGAGGATACTTACAAAAAGATGCACGGTGAAATTGAACAGCGCGCGACCGGCGGCACCGGTTCAGTCACTCCATTATTGGCATCAGCTAACGATTACTACATCACAGCCGGCACAAAAAATTTAATTAAAGAGATAACTGCTGAAGAGGTTGAAGATGAGGACGACTCACGTCATCTGACTCATCCTGGAAAAAAGACCGAGGTAATGCACGAACGTGGCCTTACCGATGTAATTCAGCCCGAGGAATCGCAAGAGGATTTTTCGGATGATGTTAACTCGCTAATATGAAAGATTTCTTAACCAATGCAGGTGGAGCTTCTAGAATCAAGCTATCCAATCTTGATCAAGAGAATAGTGCAATTTGGACCACCGCAAAAGTCGATCAGCTATTGGCTGATTTTGAGAATGGTTTGATTGATATTAAAACAATCAAAAATTCGCCGTTCAAAGACAATGATCCTGTTTGGAAAAAAGCCAATATTGTTTTTGAATACACGCCGGAGGAGCTTGAGGAAATCAAGCGATGTAAGGCCGATCCAGTCTATTTTGCAAGTAAGTACGCGCAGGTAATGACCGAGGACGGAATTCAACAGATCAAACTGCGTGATTATCAAGAAGAGATCATTAGGTCCTTTAAGAACAATCGATTCAATTGTCTAATGGCAAGTCGACAAATTGGAAAGACTGTCATGTCAGGCGTATTCATTGCCTGGTATCTCATATTTCACACTGATAAAAATGTGTTAGCTGTTGCAAACATTGCATCCACGACCAAAGAGGTATTGGATAAAATCAAATCAGTATTTGAGAATCTGCCATTCTTTTTAAAACCTGGCTGTATTTCAAATAACGTAATGTCAATGAAGTTCGACAACGGCTGTCGCTTGATTGGGCGTACTACCACCAAAAACACGGGTATTGGTTTTACGATTCACGTACTCTATATTGACGAATTTGCGCACATCAATCCATCCTATCTGGATTTCTTTTATCGAGCAATCTATCCGACAATTTCAGCCTCAACCAATTCAAAAATTATCATCACATCCACGCCGAACGGAATGAACCGTTTTTATGAGATCTACATGGATGCGCTTGAACAAAAGAACGCCTATGTGCCGCTTAGGGTTGACTGGTGGCAGGTACCTGGCCGTGACGATGAATGGAAGAAGATGACGATTGCCAACTTGGGATCAGAGGAAGATTTCAATCAGGAATATGGGCTCCAGTTCTTTTCATCTGATAAGCTGCTATTGCCGTCCAAGGATCTTAAAAAAATATTCAATCTCAGGACTGACTATCTCATCCCAGAATGGGCCCAAACCCCGGATAGATTAGACATATTGGACGGATTTTCGGTTCATCCAAACTTTAACAAGTTATCACCAGATGACATTAAAGCCGATCCCAATTATTACGTTATCTCGGTCGATACAGCGGATGGCCTGAGTCGAGACTATTCGGTTGTCAATGTATTCAAGTTTGTTGCTCTACCCATAAAAATGCTGGAGCAGGTGAAAGACTTTATCAAGAATGAAACCGATATTTTTGCACTTGTGCAGGTTGCAACATTTAGAACCAATAAGAAAGACATTAATGAGTTCTGCAATTCTCTAGAGCACATCATCTTTAACGTTTTTAATCCGGAAAAGGTTAGAATGTTGATTGAGTTAAACCACAAGGGCGAGTACGTAATGGATAAGATCATGAAAAACGAAGCCTATTGGAACGGCATGCTCGTCTTTTCAAAACATACTGAAGCCGCTCAGGGTTGGAAGCCTGGTTTAAAACTGACCATGACCAATAAGATAAAATTCTGCGAAAGATTCAAGTATCTTGCGGCAGTCAATAAAATTTTGCCAAATGAATTCAAGACAATTCATGAGCTTGGCTCCTTTGGTAAATCCTCAAACGGATCCTATCGAAGCCAGAGCGGTAATGACGATTTAGCCATGACATGTGTTAATACTTCTGCCTTTTTTGAATCACCTAATTTTTGGGAAATTGCAAATGAGGAAATCGACAATCAACCAAAGGAATATTTGGCCGAGGTCTACTCAAAGTTATTAAATGAAGTATATTTAACAAAAGATTCAAAGTACGATTTTGAAACTCTACGCAATCTAAATCAGTCGAATCTTGCAAAACGAGCTGGTACAACCAGACAGGCTGATCAGGAGTACGTGGATTATTATAGGGAGACTTTGCAAAAATTCTATGGAAATACCTAAATGAAAAGCCCAACCGAAATAAAGGATTATCTAGATAACAAACACGAGATTTTTTCAAAAATAGTCGATGCAATCGATAAAGCTCATAAAAAGGGCGCGCCAAGAATCTACATTAAGAAATTAAGAATAATGGACGAAAACTTGGACGTGATTGCGAATCGAGAAGACTGGCCAACCTGTCTGGATAAAGCACTGGCTCTATTTGAACAGGTCGAAGATTATGAAGCCTGCCAATTCTGTAAAACTCTGCAGGTTAAAATAACAACGCCAATTAAAAAAACAAAACGCAATGCCAAGTAACAAATCCTCTAGGAAAACTCAACGCACAGTTACTGAAATTACTGAAAAGGACATACGTCCAATCTCACTCAAGCCTTCTCAACAGGCATACCTAAATCGAATACTCTCTAGCGAAATCACATTTTGCTATGGACCAGCCGGCACAAGCAAAACGTTTACTGCATGTCTAGCTGCGCTAAATCTCTATATTTCAGGTAAAATAAAAAAGATCATCCTATCCAAGCCGATTCAAGAGTCCGGCGAAAAACTGGGATTTTTACCCGGTGAAATCAAGGATAAGATTGATCCATTCATGGAAAGTTATCGATCAAATTTGGTAAAGATATTACATGATCCAAATCTTGTTAACTGGCTCGAAGGAGCTGGCGTTATTGAATTTAGACCTCTTGCCTATATGAGAGGCGCTACCTTTGATAATTGTCTAATGATACTTGATGAGGCTCAAAATGCTGATTTCAAACAGCTTATGCTCTTTTTGACCAGAATGGGTAAGGACTCTAAAACATTAATTTGCGGCGACGTAAGCCAATATGATATTAATAAGAGTAAAGTAGCTCTACCTGATTTTATAAAATTGATGACTGGCATTCAAGGCATATCGATACACAAATTCGGAGATGAAGATATTGTTCGCAACCGTATTCTAATACAGATTACCGAACGATACGAAAAATGGAAAGATGAAAACCCAAATCATAAATTCTTTAACTAAAAAATAAATGACGTCATACGACTTAATCAACAGACAGCTAAACGATGAAATGCAATCCCTAGCTGAAAAAATCAAGAGTGGAGAGTACACTGAACGCGATCGCAATCGATTAGCCTCAATCATGTATCCAAAATTAAAGTATTTTATTTGGAAGTTCTTTAACGATCAAGACGAGACTGACGAGGTGCTACACAACACTCTTTTTAAAATATTCAAGGGAATCTCATCGTACAACGACAACTTTAGATTCACGACCTGGATCTATACGATTGCCAAGAACGAATCTCTACTACACAAACATAAGCTTCAAAAACAATGGGCAGTTCGTTTGGATAATATGTTGACACCGCCTGCGATTGAGGATGATTCAGCCTTTAATTTTGAAAAGGAACTCTATCTTGATTCTCTCTACACAATGACTCAAATGGAGATGGCTGATTTACCTGAGTGCATTGAAAAGTCCATCCTAATTGACAAGGAGATTCATTCAATGAAAGGCAATGAAATTGCTGAAAAATACAGCATGAATCTCAATACAGTCAAGACCAAAATTCGCAAAGCCAGAAAAATGGTTAGGGACCGGGTGCTGGAGAAAAATCCGCAAATGAAAGATAATTTAGAACAATACTTTTAATTATGGAAATACTTAATCTACTTAATCCCATTACGTTTTACGAGACCCTAGTCAGGTGCGTAAGAAATATTGTTAATCACAGATTTTATAAATCGCAGGTCAAAAAATTAAAAAATGACGGTTCTCTAAAACAGCTTAGCATGAGACTCGATATGAGATCCCGAGCCTATTACATTCTCAATTTAGAGCCCGAGACCCTAATGGCCGGAGCTGATGCTTTAGAGTTGGAAAGAAGCCGAGTTTTTGAGTCACTGGGTCTAAGAAAACCAATTTTTGAAAAGGCTGAGCTTGGTGAATTGATTGAGGCCAAGACCGAGCGAATCAAAACCGAAGACTATTACGCCTATCTCATTCAAATCAAGTATCGACCATCTGCTAAATTTAGGGACTATTTTTATGTTCTTACTTGGTTAACAGCAGCAGCCTTTTTAATTTATTGGATCACTCAGGGTGCACTACACTATCGTGAGATCGGAGAGGCTATCACTAACTTCTTTAACCGAAAATAAATAAATAACAAAAAGTCTTTTTAAAAATGATGAATTTCTTAAATAAGCATTTCAACAAGATTGTATTGGGTCTGTTATTGATCCTATTCGTACAACAATGCGGCAATTCAAGCCGAATCTCTAAAATTGAAAAACAGGAAAAAATTACAAATTCTCACCTGGATTCGCTATGCACAACCAAAGAGCTTAACAAGTTTCTTGAGATTGAGGGACTAAAGGCCGAGAAGCGTATGATTCAATCGACCGATCGTAAGATTCTTGATGTAAATCGTCAAACTGAAATCGATAACGAGATCAAAAAATTAGAATCAAGTAAATAATGGGAAAAAAGGCAACTGGCTATTTCATAATCGGTACATTTGTTACCCTTTATCTACTAGTTTCAGTAATTTCAACAATTCACGTAATTGACTTCTTTATGTTGTCCAATCCAACCTGGTTGGCCATAAGTCTAGCGATTGCATTTGAAGTTGGAGCAGCCGCATCTCTTGCGTCTCTCATAACCCTTGAAAAAATGAACAAGGGCATTGTTTGGGGACTTTTCATAATCTTAACCGCAATGCAGGCCATGGGTAATACTTACTATGCATTCACTCACCTGCATGATTTTCAGGGCTGGATTGAATTGTTTGGGCTAGTTGATGAGGAGTTAATCTATCAAAAGAGAATGCTCTCAATAGTCAGCGGTGCAATTTTACCAGTTGTTGCGCTTGGCTTTATTAAATCTTTAGTTGACTACATTAAACCCAGCGAGATTGCAGTAGAGGCTGAATCGACCCTTTCCAAGGCTGATGAGCCTCAAGCCGAGCAGGTTGAGGCCAAGACTGAACCGGTTGAGGTTCCGTATGAACACCCGGCCAACGAGGTGGAACCAGCTGACTCCCAAATTGAAGAAGAACCAGTACCGACTTCTGAAACAACTACTCCAAACCCTCGAATAGATAAGACTAGATCAATTGATGATATTATTGCTAGAGGCCTTCCGCTTGCCGGAACCAATACTTTAAAGAAACCGTTTGATCGTTAAAAAAGTCTAGTATGAATGTCGTACATTAAATTTAATGATGATCCATTAGCCAAAAGAACGAGTGCAGCTTTTGCAAATCTATGTGCAACCGATCCAAAGAAAAAGATTCTCAAGCTACTTGATCGTTGTTTCAGCATCTTTAACGGCTCAAAAAAAGAGGCAAGCTTTTGCGAACTTGAAAATTTCATCTATCCAGTAGACAGTAGCCTGTCGATCGATTTTGAAGTTTGTGCCGGCGAAACTCTAGTTGTTTTTGACAATCACACCGACGACAATACAACGGACACCTCTGACTCAGTTTACAACGTTACCCCAAGCAGTTATCCAGGAGCTCCGTCTAATTATCCATTAACTAGCGAAGGAATTGAAGAATACATTGATTATACGCTAGATCCTTCAAATACTCCAATCTATTACGTAATCGCAAACGACCGTAATTACGTTAGAGGCTGTATTCTCTACGTCAAGTATCCAACCAAGGATAAAAACGGGGATGATATTTTACCGGCTGATTATGAATGCAAGATAAAATTCACCAATCGGCTATTTGAAACCTTTGAAGTTCCTCTACACCAATTTTTTGCTCACTTCGCGAATCCAGAAACTCGTGGCGCTGACAGTTTAATAAATAAGCTAGAGATATACAATCCAAACTCTAAGTTTAGCATTAAAGTTACAGGATTGGTGATCTATACAAAAAGCAATACTGATCCAAGCGACTGTGCTTGTTAAAAAACATAAACACAAATGACACCAACCGCAAGATACTTAAAGACTCACACAAGTAGCGACACCTCAACTGATTACACTCCAACCTTCACCGATGGATCTGGATTTGGCTCCGCGACAGGTTCTCTTGGAACCTGGACTCCTAACTATTTTGGAGTTCACAATCCAAGCGCTGCACAAGACGTTACAATATGGACAGTTGAACAGGGAACATCAGGTTCCGGTGCAACCGTTCATCTACTTAAGGGTTCAACCTTTTATGCAAGAATTGCAAAAATTCAGGTTACAGGTAACGTAACTCTATTGGGTACAACAAATACGCCGGGTATAGTTTAATATGACACCAGTACTAACATTTGGACAGAGACAGCAAGCAATGCAGGGCCTACCGTTTTACGGCAAGGCCGATTTTAATTTTGTTGCGTCAAAGTCCCCATTTAGTAACGGGATTGCAATTAAATTGTTACCACTATCCGACCTATCTAGACCGGCTCAAGTTGAAACTGACGAGTTTGAAAATGAAATTAAGGCAATGAGCCAACAATTCAAAAAGGGCTCTAGAATTAGCGGAGTAAAGGTAAATTCAACATTCTCAAATAAGGATAAAAATCCACAAATTGTAATTGGCAAATTTGAATCCTTAAAAATAGACAAGGCAACCAAAACAATCAGAGCCTTTATTCGGGATCCAAAAACTTCAAAGGTAATTGAAGTGTATCCTGAAACCCTAGATCGCCTAAACGAATCTAGATCCCATGTAGCGAAAACCTTCCTGGAATTCGTGATATAATTACTTAAACAAATCTAGTACAAATGACAGAGAAGGATGATCTTCTGGACGAAGCGTCGGCTTTTTTGGAAAAGCAGGACAAAACGTACGGATTAAATTCGGACATCAAGCAGCCGAACCCCGCAGAAACTCAGCCTACTTCACTAGGCCAGGCCCGAACACCAATGCTTGAATCAACGGTCGGCGGTCCAAACGATCTCTTTTGGAAGAACGTACCTCTGGAGAATCTTCCATCAAAGGGGCTATTCTATCCGGAAAATTCGGAAATCACAATTAAATCGGCAACCGTTTCTGAAATTAGACAGTGGTCTACAATCGATGACGCTGATATGTTGGACGTTGATGATAAACTGAATTACATAATTGAAAAATGCTGCCGTTTCAAAATCAAGGGCGGCCAATCCTGGTTGTCTTGGCGAGATATTTCCGAATTAGATCGTCTTTCGCTAATCTTCATGATTCAGGAATTGACCTTTCCAGCTGATCAAAATTCGCTATACGTAAGATTCGAATGTACAACTGGCTGCGAAGACGATACCAAATGGGCAGATGATGTTAAAATCAAGAGCCCGATGTTAAGCTTTATTGATTTACCTGAAGAGGTAATGAAATATTATTCGCCACAGTACAAGTGCTTTGAAATCAATTCCAAAAAATTAAATGAGACATTCTATCTCTATATGCCAACGATCGGTGCAATTGAGCGACTTCGTGCAAGGATCACAGACGTCAAGAAAACTGGCAAAAATCCAGATAGAGCCTTTATTGGAGTTGCGCCGTATCTTGTTCAAGATTGGTCTACTCTAAATTTACAGGAGTACAACGAGTTGGCTAAGGGTTCATTCGGTTGGCATATCAACAAATTCACATTCATTAAGAAATTCACAGAAATGATCGAAGACGCTCGATCATCAATGGTTAATACTCAATGCCCAAAATGCGGAAATAAGGTATCATCGCCTCTTTTTTCGCAGTCCGGCTTCACGGTCAAAGATCTTTTCCTTATTTCAGGCGGACTTGACGAACTTATTTGAGATTAACCGAATTCTTGCCGTGAAGCTTAACCAATCATTTACGACTCTCTATGAGCTGCCGTATTATGAATACAGTCAATATCTTAAATTTCTGATTGAAGAGACTGGCTCGAATCAGAATGAAACTTTTGAGATTGAGCCGAGCGGTCCAAAGTAATCGACCGTGCAATCTTCTTAATAAATAACAAAAAAGTTAAAGGTCTTGGCAGAATACATACTATACGATACCTATTTTCAAGAAATTAAAGACTCCAGAAATCCTGGAAGTGAAAAGGTAGTCGGGCTTGAACGATTCAACACAGAAGCTGATCCTGGAATCAATTCCGGTTTTAAAACAGCGGCTGATGCCTATGACTCCGCATATTCTGAACTAGACCAATTCATTTTTCCATTCTTGGGTGAGACTCCAGAAGAGGCCGCTCCATGGATCAAATTAGTAGAATTATTTTTTGATAGAAAAAATGGAGGTTTTTGGTTAGTTGATACAAAGGATCGTCCAATTCTGCTTGATATCGGCCAGGCGAATTTAATAAAATGGCAGGACGCCAAAAAACCCTATTCGGTTAGAAAAGTTGACGATACAAATCTATCTGGATACTTCAAGTTAGTTAATGACACATTTCGTCAAGGCGGGTCCAGCGTAATATCAAAGGATCAGTTTAATGAGTTAGGCACGGATATGCTAAAACTAATAGCAGCCTATCCTGGAATAAAACCACGACTTAAAACTCTCCTATCGACCTCTTTTGCAAAATGGAATATTGCTCATACCAAGGAAACCGAAGTTACCGATGAAATTTTAAGATCTGATTTTAATTCAATGTATTCTCAACTCATTGGAGAGTTGATGGAACTCTATAAAAAAGAAAAAGAGCCCAATGGAATATACGAAAAAAATGGGGCGACCATTGCGAAAGTATCAAAGCTCATTGGCCCAAACGGCACTATTGAAAAAATAGTAAGAAAGATTTTAGATAGGGGAACCGTTGATAAGACGGGTCTCGACAATTCTGCAATTTACACTAGATTCAAAGCAAAGTACTTTAATATACCGATTTTCATTAAATACTTTTTTGAAAAATTTTCATTTGAATCGCCTGGCGTTGAAGACTCACTAAAACCAAGTAGTCTGTTGACCAGTATAGCGGGTGGAGGATCTGCCTCCACTGGCGAACCGGCCACTAGCAAAGACCTGCTGTCTAAACAGGCTCAGGCTCCAGTCTCTTCGACTGCAAAAGCTGAGGTAAAAACAAATCAACCGACTGTACCCGGCGCGGCCCCGGTCGAAAAAGCGCAAGAGACGGCTGATGAAACTGGTACCAAATCTGCGGAAACTCCAACAAAGACCCAAGAGGAGGCAGCTCAGTCCACGACCAATTCCAATTCAACTCAATTGGAGACAGTTACTAATACTGCAAACAATTTAATTAGTTCAATTACTAATTCTCTCTCAAACATTACAACAGGTTCAATAATACAACAAACATATAGCCTTTCGCCGGACGCTATTACTGCAAAATTTTATGCGGACTTAAAGGTGCCAGGCATGAAAAATAGCTATAAGTTAAGAAAGTTATTTTTAACTTTAGATCAGGGAAAGCAGCAAGAATTTGCTCAACAGTATGTAAAAAATCCCGGTAATTTACCACAAATTATTTCAACAATATTGGCTGAGACAACCAATACTACCTCAGCTTCAAATGTCACGCAAAAGGACTTTCAAAAGGAGATTAATTCGCTAATGGTTGATAGAAAATCGGTTAGTGATTCAAAAACAAAAGAGACTCAAACCACCCTTGGAAAGAGCGCGGCCTCGACCTTATTGGGAGCAGCCGACCAAAAATCAGAGTCCGAAAATCCGGCAGAAGATGTTGCCAGCACAACCGAAGAGTCTAAACGTATGGATCTGTCGAGACTTGAATCGAATAAACAGATCAGGCCTTATCAGGCAAGCCAAGTTCTTAATCCACCAAATCCAGTGGTTGAGAGTCTAAAGGGGGTAAGTCAAACAATTCAAAATACCAGCCAGGAAACCTCAACTCAAATCAATAAGGCAATAACCAGCACGGTCAATCGACCCGCCGAATCATCTGTTTCAAACACCTCAAATGTTTCAAATAATACGACAAATATTAGTAAAACCGAGCAGTCTCAAAAGTCAGAGGACTCCAAGAAAGACAAGGAAGAGGAGCCTAAATCTGAGACAAGTCTATCGGACTTTTATCTACACGCAATATACGATGTACTAGTGAGCCAGGGTATAAAAATCAAAAGCATATAAAAATGAGACACCTTGAAGAAATAAAAAAGATCATCTCGGATTACAATAGAATCCGTAAATCTCTATCCATAATTGAAGAGCAGACCAGATTGTTGACTTTGCAGAAAAATCAAGTTGAACTGGAACTTGTCAAACTTAGAGAAGCTGAGACTCTCCTAATAGATAAAATAAAGTCAGAGACTGGACAGTCTCCAGACTTTTATAAAATTATACAAGAACTAAATGAAGAATCTGGTGTCATTGGTTAATTCTAATTTAAAGTACATTGCGCTTGTCGCAATTGCACTATTTGTTTTATTATCATTAAGACAGTGCAGCAAAGCCGATGATTTGGCTAGAGAAAATGCCCTATTGAAACAAAAAGCAATTGTAACCGCCGGTAACGTTGAAGTCATGAAAGATTCAATGGAATACTGGCAAGACAAACAGGGTAACACTCTATCTGAAATAAAATTACTCTCTGCTGACAAGGACATGCTCAACTCTGAGTATCGTGAACTTAACTCCAAATTTAAGGATCTAGTTAAAGATCATTCAAAGGACGGCGAAATGATCGCCTATTTAAACACAAAAATCGAATTCAAGGATCGAGAAATTAGCGGTCTTAAAAATTCATCAGCAGATAAGGGCAGCCGTATTATAAATGATTCAACTATTTTAATTGATATTGCCAAGCACTATGATACTTTAAATTATTATAAAATTGCGGGATCAGTTTTTGCAAAGATTCGGGACAATAAAATCCAAACCGGTAACATTGACTTAACGACGACCGTCGGCATGGGAATAGAACTTGGAATTGCACGCGATCCCAAGACGAAAATTGCAAATATTACAACAAAAACCGCTTTTCCAGCAAAAATTGATTTAAGCGGAATAACTCAAATTGAACATGAATTAAATAAAAAGCCAAGCGGCTATTTGGGACTAGCTCTATTTGGTGGCTATGGTGCAGTGATGCAAAGTCCGGTAATCCTATCACCAATGGTTGGAGTTGGAGTCTATTACTCGCCTAGATGGTTGACAATTAAATTAAACAATCGATAAAATGAATTCAAGTTTTGTAAATTTATCCGACTATTGCGTTTTAGAATACAGAGCAACTCCACTTGGCGAAATCAATCCGCCATTGCTGTCGTCTTCGTACTATCTAGTTGATAACAAAAACATAGACACTCTTCAGATTTATAACACAGATGGTTATGCTGATGAAACTCATAATTCCAGAAACCTCAGCGTAATCTCGGTCGGTGGATCTAAAGCAATTTACAATGATACTACACTAATTCCAATTTATTCCCAATATGACGTAAATATTACTGAAACTGAACTTGATGCTAACCTAAGTTCAAATTTAGTAATGGACACGGTTAGGGTACATTTTGCTTCAGGTTTTAATTTTACAGAAGTTCAAAACATAATAATCGGAGTCAAGCATAAACTAAACAATCTAAGTCAAATTCAGCTTGCCAATGTTTTGTTGGATGCCCAAACCGCCCAAGACATATTCACATATAACACTAGACCCCTATTCTTAGCGAATACAATATACGATAGATACGTTGATATTTTGATTCCATCAATTCCTTGGCTTGACGAAGATTTTTCACAGTTCGGCAGCGCTTCATTTGAATGGGCAATTACTGGAGGACTAGGTTTTATCAAAGGCGCGCCAATCTCAGTATTTTTAGCGGAGGCAAATTATGAAGAGTACAATGCTCCAAATAACGTGACGTACGACCGCTATCAAATCGTCAACTATTACGAAGGGGCAGTTTCTCAAATCAATAAATTTGATGGACTTGGCTGCCATTTAGCTGAGGCAGCGGATGGCGATTATCTAGAATTCTTTGGAACCTGGAACGGCGGATTCCCGGATTCCCTAATCGATACCCTAAACGACAGCGGACCTGATCAGGACTGGATAATATCTCACCAATTACAAATTTATGAACAAATTGGCTCAACCCTGGTGCCGTCCGGCAACATGATTGTGTATCAAGAGAATAACTTCGACGAAGTATTGACGTATCGTCCAATTCTAAAAGAGGCAGGCTTTGCCGTTTCAATGTCGATTGACTATACGCTACGTCTTATAAATCGAAAGAACGGAGACCAAGTTATTCGGACAGGTTCTTTGAGCGTGATTAATCCCAATAAGTACGGTAAGACTTTAGCAAAAATTTCTTTTGCTGAGGCTCCGCAATCAATGAAAGTCTACAATAAAATAGTTCAGAAAAACTTTGAGACAAGCTCAATCTTTTCTCCAAAATCAGCACAGGTGATAGCCAGCACCTCAAATCTAGCAAGCTCGGCCGGCACAAGCACAACCATTCAAGTCAAGGTACCCGAGTACCTGCCAATCAAACAGCCCCTAATTAGACTAAGCCAAAAAAACGTACTATCCCAAGCCAGTGCAGGCGGAGATGCGGTTATTTACGGTCAGGGCAGACTAACTGTGCCAATTGATCCAGTAGACAATGTGATCATGTTTACGGTTTACGAAGCAAGTTCAACCAAAACTGATGCAACCTACAAAGCCCTTGATCTGAACAACAATTCACAATTCAATCTTAATTTTAGCGATAACGTTGATCTAGTATTTGCCGCACTAACTGATTCAAATTTGACCCGACCTAGTAACGGCCAAATTGCATTTAGAATTCCCAAAGAAAAGGCTAAAATGATATTGGATTCAACTGATAATACGTTTACAATTACGCTAGTGTCAAAAACAGACGGTACAGAGAGTCTACTCTACACCGGGCAATGGGTTTCATCAACCGAGTATGCCAGTGTAATTTCAGCAGGCGAGGACGCAGCCACGGCAATCAGTAACGAGGTGCTAATTGCTCAACTTAATTCACAAGTTGCAGCCCTGACCGAGGCAAATACCCAATTGAGATCACAACTTCGTGGTAATGTACGGGCCACTCAAACAAAAAGGGAAGATGCTGCTAATATAAATTCAGGCTCAGCTTTCGGGGTTTAACCCAATACCAAAATAACAATCGGCGTTCACAGATAAATAAAGTTAGCGAACGTGCCAAATAAATAACAAAAAAAGACACCCGGTTCAATGAACAGTCTCATACAAGAATTAACACTAGAGTTAAAATCCAATCCAAGCGTTAAAGATAGCGTTGCTGTAAAAGTTATGCTTGAATCCATAAATAATTCAGTATTACTAGGAGTTCCATCTGATCAAATCCTAGAGAATACTCTGTCTACCCTATCTGAGCTTGCAACAGCTACTTTAAATGAAAATCTTAAAGAGATTGTTGCTAAATTCAAGAAATTAGCAGAAAAACCAACCCAGCGTTTGCAGAACATGGCAAGAGAGGCTGGCATATCTTTAAAAATCAAAGCCCTTAAAGAGTCAAAAATCTACAAGGATCCTACTTTTAAATACTCAATTTCTCTAGTTGAACAGCGCATAGCTGCTCAACCTGAATTTAGAGCAATCGGCCATCTACTAGAGGCGTTGACTCCATACTCGTATGATTCAACTGTTGCTGCTACAATTCAAGAAGTAACTGATTATGTTAATGAAAATCGTTCAAAATTAGAGGTAATCAATGCTATTTTTGAAATGAGACAAACTGGTGCAATTTTATACCGTGAAGCAATCGCAGAATTGGAAAATTGTCTTCTTGAGAATACTTTTACAGCTGATACTGTAAAGATGAAAATGCGTAATAAGCCAGCAATGCCAATCATCAATCGATTAATTAATTCTTTGAGCATGTTTGAGGCAAAGGTTGCTGGTAAATTCAATATTGGAATCGGTAATGGAGATGCTAAAGTTAAGTCAATGATCGCTCCTTTCTGTAAAATATCTGAATCCGCTGCAATCGTTTTTGTTGATAATAAATTCATAAAATTAGAAGAAGATCAAGATCCAGTTCAAGTAACTGCACAAGAGCTTGAAGAGTATCCAGAATTTTTTGAAGTTTGCGAAGCCTTTGCTGGTCTAAACTTCCAAGATCGTGAAAACGAAATCGTATCACGTGGTCGTGGGCTAGAGGTTGTATTTGCAGTAAACGAAGACAATACTCTTTACCTAAAGATAAACGGTTCAGTTGTTGAAGATTTAACTAAAATTGAATTATCTGAAATCTTCTTAATGGAACAGTTGGAAACTCGTTCTAAATTAACAACTCTATTCAGAGGATTAGACATGATAGTTAATTTAGAATTTGCTAAGAAATTAGTTAACGAAAGATTAAACGCTGATTCAATCGTTTTTACAATGGGCGAAACTCTTTATGTTTTTGAGAAGTACGGCCAAAGCAGAATCATTAAGAAAATGGAAGGTTTAACATTCCATAATTACGTTATGGAAAATTTCAACTATGACGTTAGCGATCTTTATGAGATTGAATTGGAAGAGCGCGAAAAGCAATTGCGTCAAATCGATGAAGAGAAAAAACTTGTTGAAAGCGATCTAACTAAATTGGAAAAATCAATTAGTCAAATTGAAGAAGCCCTAAAGGATCAATCTCTTTCTGAAGAATATCAAACTCAATTAAATGATTTAAAAATCTCAATTGAGAAAAACGTAAACTCTCTACGTAATCATTACATTTCATTGGACCAGTCCAAAAAAAAAGCCTAAATGAGGCTGAGGACATTACACTAGTCTCTCCAACCTCATCTAAGTACAAAGCCGGTAATCGAATCGTCCTTAATGATGGCCGTACCGGTAGAATTGTCGGAACCGATCCAACCAACGGTGTCTATCAAATAATGACTTCAGACAACCGTATGCTCAGAGTAAAAGCAACAGATATTGAAAAATTAGAGAAGCCAAAAGATTCTGATTATCAAATATCTGGAGTAAACAAAGACGACCAGAGCAAACTTTCAATCAAAGATACTCCATTCAATCTAGACCAAGATAAGTAATTGTAGTATAATAGTCTAAACACTACTTAGATAATGGCAGACGTATTATGCTCGATTGAGGAAGCTCGTGAAGCAGGAACCCTTCAAGTTTTTGAAAAGAAAACTAAATACCACGAATATCAATTTTTAGTTCGCTCAGAAGACGAAATAAAATTTAACGTGTCTCAAAATATCTCGATGAAGCCAACCGGTGGAGAGTATTTTAAACCCCTATTTTTACCGCATTATGCACAGGACGGCAATCCGCTGACCCTAGAAGATCTCAATCAGGAGGATACTTGGTTAGACGCTGGTGCACACATCGGTATTTTTGCAACTAGACTATTGACCCAATTTCCACGAATCAAGAAGGTGTACTCCTATGAACCTTTCCATAATAATGTTGAATTTGCTCAACAGAATTTGGAAATGAATGGTGTGCAGGATCGTTGTGAAATTATTGAAAAGGCAATTGTACCTGGCCACGAATCTGAGGTTGAATTCTTTTTATCACAGGATTCAGGTAAACACTCAGTTCATCCAGTGAAGGGCCGTAAAGTCGTACATGTCCCAGCTGAAAATATCAATGACGTGCTTAAAAAGGTTAACTGTGTAAAGATGGACATTGAGGGCATGGAATATGAAATGATTAAGTCAATTACTGATTGGAGTCACATTAAACTATTCATTGTCGAGTATCATTTTCACTATAGCTGGTTGCTTGAAAATCGACTAGCTAAATTTAATGAAGTAATGTCAATTATGGAGAATAATTTTGACAGAATCTTTGTTAATCGCAGCGCTGCCACGAACAAACATTTTATTACTCACTTTGCCGGTTTTAAAAACGTGTAAATGAGTCCATTTCAATTACTTCAAGAAATCTATCATAAGGATCCTTGGAAATCTCAGGTCTGTTGTATTTTATTGAATTGCACCAGAAGAGTTCAAGTGGATCGAATTAGGGATGAGCTTTTCACCAAGTATCCTAGCGCGCAAGCAATGTCACAGGCGGACTCGGCTCAATTGTCTGAAATACTGAGACCTCTGGGTTTCTATAATCGTCGAGCTAAATCCCTAATTAGGTTTAGCACCGAGTGGCTTGAAAGACCGTGGACTCACCCGCGTGAGCTCTATGGAATTGGTCAATACGCGGCAGACTCTTGGGATATTTTCTACAATAATCGACTTGATATAGAACCAAATGATGGAGTCCTAGTAAAATACGTATTATGGAAACGAACAAAGCACTCTACGCCTACTTTGGCCAATTAGGATTATTCAATGATGATATTCCAGGCCACACATTTTATCAATTGGGTCTGATTGATGAACTTTCAAAAATGTATGGAGTTGAAAAGTTTGACTTTTTGAATTATGTTAATCCAATAGGCGACTCAACCTCTAAACCAGTCTTTCCAAGGGATCCGTTAGGAAAGGTCTTCACCAAATTTTCAGACAGCTTGATTGATGAATATCAAATAGGCTCAGGTCAAGTAATTGAAAATATTAGAAATAAGCGCTACTCAAAAATATTTTTAAAAGCCAGATTTAGAAATCTTTCAACTCTGCAAAAAAAATTAAAGGACGCAGCCTACTTTGAAAGAATTATTGAGCTTGCACTTCAAACCGGTTATAACCCGGCCGATATTGTTATTCTAGATACGGATCTTTCTCTACCTCAAACCTTCGTAGATACAATCTCCAAGTTGGGAATCACCAGACAAATTCCATCAATTACGATGCCAGGCTGCAGTCAGCAATTCATTAATGAATGTCTGGCGGTTCATGAAAAATCCGCAAACAAGGTGCCAAATTATCTAGTGTATTACGGCAATCTTTCATTTGTTAATTACAAAGAGGGTCATTCAAAGAATCCGATAATTAGGGACATTATTTCAGCAGTTGATGAAACTTCAAAATTTGATGGCACTCCATTCTCAATGTTACTTGCTGCAAAGCAGGACCCCGCTCTTGAATCGTGGCTTGCTGGTATGAAGCGTGTTGCCTTGTGCTCACGAGCAGACAGGGCCACCATTTGGCAAAGTATGCAACTTGCTCAAGTATCAGTAAATGTGAGCAAGGATCTTTATCTTGAACAGAAGTTCACACCAGCGAGAGTTTATGAATCTGTCATCTTTGGTACAATTCCAGTTTCATATCGAGATCCGAGATTTCATCCGGCCATGTCATTCGATACAGTAGAAGACTTTTTTGAAATCAGCAAGTTTTTGTCTGACTGTTCGAGCTCAGACTACTTTAAAATCCTGACCCAAATAGCTAGTCACCTCTAATAAATAACAAAAAGTGACTAGTTTTAATGAAATATGTATCTTCTGCTGAAGAATTCTTTAATTATGACAAAGATTCTCAACTAGCTTCAATACGCGAAACCATTATGGCCGTTCCGGCCGAAATGTGGCAAAATCTTGATTCTCTAACCTTAACCCAATATGAGCCTGCAACCCAACAGGAGGCAGCAGCGATCCTAGATCATCAACTTGGACTGCTAGAATCATTTGATACAATTGATGAAATCAATGCAACTGAAAATTACTTAATCAAGCACGGTTATAATCCAGTGTTCTTGACTCTGGAGGGAGCTTATCTTGATACGCTTAACAATCTACAGTCAATAAATGAGGGTTTGCTAGATGCAGTTAAGAACTTTGTCTCGATGATGACTGAGGGCGGATCTGCGATTGGAATCCTACAATTTGTGCTTGATATTATTGGTCTTATTCCTTTTTCTTGGGCAGGTATTCCAGTTGATACTGTTGCCAATTTATTAAATGCTGCAATCTCTTTTTATCGTGGAAATTATCTAATGGGCTGCCTTAATCTAGTCGTTGCAATTCCAGGTACAGGTCAAGTAATCGGTGGAGCCCTAAAGGGAATCATTAAGCCTTTTGCTAAAATTAGCGAAAAGTTATTCGCCGTTATCTGGAAGGGAGAAAGTGCTGCAATCAAAGCTGAGACCATGGCTTTTAAAACTGGCGCACTGGAGATTGAAGCCGGAGCAAAGGCATCAGGCGGAATCATTGAAACGATGGGTAAAGCCTTAAAGGGTATTGGCGAATTTATTGCGACCGCTGCTCTTAAGGTAATCAAGGGAATTGCTGAATTTATTGGATTTGCAATCAATAAAGTATCATTTGGTCTCATCCCAAAACCAACCGGTCTTATTAAATGGATCGATGAGCTTGCTCTAAAAATGACAAGCTTTGGTAAAGGCGCAACTGAGGCTGGAGAGCTCTTGATGAAAGAGGACGCCAAGCTTGTTGCAAGCGGCGAAAAGGCTGCAATTGCATCAACTGATGCAGCAAAGGCGGCCGGCATTGCAACAGCAGATGCTGAAAAAATTGGTGCAAAATTCGCAGACATTCCAGGCTTCAATAAAGCAATGCAGGCTGAGATAATTACGTCAGATGGGTTCAAAGCAATTATGAAAAACGGCGCGTCCGATTCAATCCAGAAAATGTACATTCAAGGTGCAATGACCGAAAAGCTTGTTGGTAATATTTTAGCAAAAGAAGGCCAAATAACAGGTAAGAGCCTAAATGAATTGCTAAAATCTCCAGAATTAATTGCTGAACTTGGAAAATCAGGTTCAAAACTTGGAGATAAGGCACTAGCCGATGCAATCAAAGCCGGTGATAGTGCAGCGGTTTCCAAATTAATGGATGAAGTAATCACGAATCCGGCTGTTAGCAAGTTAATATCTCCAAATGTTGCTAAAACTGCCGCAATATTCAAGGAATCCCCTGAGCTCTTAATAAAGAGCACTCAAAATTTAGGTAAAATACAGGCGGATCTTGCCAAATTCACGGGAAAAATGGCGTATCGTGGAATTAGCGGTCGCGCCTTTATTGTTTTCATAATCAAAGCCTTTTTGAAAGGTAGTGATTGTGCCAAGTACCTCGTAAACGGTACGCCAGACGAAGCTTTGGACAAGGTTAAAGCAACTGCGGCTGGCACAATGAGTGCAGTCTCTCTGAATATCAAGGAGACCAAGCAAATTTTAAACAAGATAGTTTTTGAAAAAGACGAAGAGACAAGCCTTGATATTACACCCGATGATCTTGAAAAATTCAAAACCTCAAACCCAGAAGGCTACTCTGAATTAATGAAACAGGTGAATGCTGGAAAAGAGGCCAAGGCAAAATTAGTTGAAAAAACCAAATCAATAAATCCATGTATTGGTGAGGCGACTGTTGCTGAAGCAGCGACTGGCTGCGTGATAAAAATGCCAAAGGGTATTGATCCACACCGCAGACAAACTGATTTAAGAACGGAAAAGGAATGGGAAGAGTCTGGCTTAAACGAATACACAAAGGGAATTCTCAAGCAGCTAGGCCAAGATGCAAACATTGATGCTCAACACCCATTATCTGAGCAGAGCCCACGAGTTAAAGCCTATTTTTCAGATATATGGGACGATGATCTAAAAACCTATTCGCCAAACGAATCTAGTCAGTCTAGAATAGACAAGGTGCTTGAAGATCTTGAAAAGGCTGGCAAAATTAAAGCTGACGACAAGACTCAATTAAAGACCGAAACTTTGCATCTTTGGGAAACCAATCAATTGCCAAATGAATTGCAGACAACCGATATAATTAAAGAGTCATTTTTTAGAATAGGAAAATTATCAACACTACGCTAATGCTAAAAAGGTTTGACGATTTTCAGGTATACGATACCTACTCTAAAAAAATTGGCCTGATCGGCGAAAATCATGACATGCCGGATCTGTATGGAGATCAGGATTCTGAGATACTGTTAACTATTATTCCAAATCAATTTTCAACGTATCAAGTTTTCAATAGACTTGCCGGCTCAGCATTCATTCCAAATTCCACAACTGGCAAATTTGGAGCAAGAAAACTTAAAACACCTATCACGGTGGTATCGCCAATGTCTGAGATAAAAACCTATCCGACCTTCAGGCACTTAAACGTTACGCCAATTCAAAAGGGTTCCCTGTATTTTACCAAACCAAAATTTGAAAATCAGGTGCAGATTGCGGCCCACAACGGTCAAATATTTGGAGCTCGTCAAATCATAGACGGTAAGCCCGTGTATTTAGATCTAACCAGACTACCTTATCGCGAACAATTGGTCAATTTGACCGAGACTCTACACTCAAAGCTGGATTCAGAATTCATGAGATTTAGATTGGGTCTGGATGAGGAAGCACCTGTGCTGCTTGCAATGGAAAACTTTAGGTTAAACCGACCTGAACTTGTAAATCTCTATTTTAAAATTCATGAATCCTATCTTGGAAAGTTGCCTGCATGGTACAAGCACAAAGTCCAAAATAACATGCTCAAAACCTATCTAAATGAGTATATTAATAGAGAAGAAGTTTTGAAAAAGTGTCCATACATTTTATAAATTATGCTAATAGTCAACGTTAAGGAAATTGGTTCAATTGATAGGGCGCTAAAGGTCCTAAAGAAGAAATTCGACAAGACCAAGACTCTTTCTGAATTACGCGAACGTCGAGAATTTAAAAAACCTAGCGTGCAGCGTCGAGACGAAATCAAAAAGGCGAAATACCGTCAATCACTTAATAGTTCAAACTCTAATGATTAAAGATTTTGAAAATTTCGCGGCTCCAAAAAAGAGAAGCGATTCAGCTGGCATTGCAATTGTCTATACTCAAGTCGACACTGGTAAAAAAATGATTTTGCTGGTTCATCCAACCAATTCAAGCTGGGTCAAGCCCGTAATGGGAATTCCCAAGGGTAAAATGGAAGAGGGCGAATCGCCGGAGGCGGCCGCTTTCCGGGAAACTTTTGAAGAGACCGGATTAAAAATTAGACCCGATCAGGTAGAGCCGGCAATTCAAACTGCTGAGGTTTGGAGCGGTAAAAAGTTCAGAAATAACATTCATTATCTTGTGTGTAGAATATCTGATCCAGCGGAAATTGGTCTCGATGGACTTCGAGTGCCAAAGCAGAATCTACAAGAGGAAGAGTTGGATTGGGCCGGTTTTGTTGATATTGATCAGGCCTATGCAAATGTTGCAGCATCTCAACGAATAATTTTAGATAGACTTCGTTAAAACTTGCTCAGATTTTTGAGTAGAATTTACTAAACAATTCTTATACACATGACAGAACAAAACACACTTGTTACAGATGCTTTAATGGAAGCAGCCGACTCAGTAACTATTGAAATGGAACAGGCTCCTGACCAGGAGGTAATGGAAGCCGGTCCGGAATTTCCACAAGAAGAAAACATTCCCGAACCAACTGCAGAATTAAGCGAAGTTCAAAAATTGATCAATAAACGCACAGGTTACTGGCAAGTTGATTTGGATCTGAGCGACCTTAAATGGGTTAAAAATCAGTGCAACAACAAATTTGAATTCACCGGTCCAAATGAGGCATTCATGCTAATGAATTGTTATCTTGGCTTTGCCGCGACCGTTGCTCGCGAAGAACAGGTTGCAAAAATGAAAATTGAAAATCCACCAGCTCCTGCACTACAGGCCTCAGCGATTGAAGCTTGTGCGCTAATGCTAAATCGCCATAAGGCTTCAGGTTTGGATGCAGCACAGCGTCTATTTAGAATCGCGGTTGCCTTGAACGGACCAATTATGGAAATGAAGGTGTTAGACGATCAGATTGCTAAATTAAAGGCTGAAGAAGAGAAAGAGGCAAATCCCTAATTATTAACTAATAATCAAAAGAAAAGTCGCCTAGTGCGACTTTTTTTGTTTTTCAAGTAGGTGTTGTGCGTATTCAACAGGTCTCTTTATTGCGGTCTGGCGAATGTCCGGCAAAATATGAAATAGATTTCGGCCGGGCACGGAATTAACCTCAATAAGGTGCACCTTGCCAGTTTGATCAATCAAAAAGTCAATACCGACTTCGCCAATTGGACCAACTCGATCGTCTAGAATTTCAAATATCTGTTTTGAGTATTTGCGAATCGACTCAGCTATCTGGCCGTTCATGTCCTGATTGAACAGCTCGCCCAATACTGTGCCAAGAGTTTCTCTGCTGCCGCCTTGGTGCAGATTTGCTGTTACTTTATTTGGTGCTGCGAGCCTGACCGCCATGCCCGTTCTAAGCGGGCTGCCACCCTTGCCTTTCTGATAAATCACCCTAACGTCAAAAACCCCGTTATTGTATTTGGGCAGGTCAATGCACTCCTGAATAATATAGAGTCGCTTATCGGAATTCATCTTTTGACGAATCTCATTGATCTTGTTTTTCAATTCATGAGCCTGACAGCTTAATGAATGATCCTTGTAGTTAAGAGAATAATCGGTGCCGGTCTTTGCGATCTTTATGATGCCTTGACCGCCTGACCCAAACCTGGGTTTTAAAATGGCAGTCGGCCACTTTTCTAAAAAGCCAATGGTCGAGTCCTCACTAAACTTTTGAGTATGTGGCAAGCCCATGCCGTCAATTTCGTGATTCTTAAGATTCTCGTACATCAGGTGTTTGTCGAGCGCAAGTTTTCTAAAATCCGGTGAATTGATTGGAGTTGAGCCAAGCGAGCACAGGGCCCGAGTATTTGAGGTTTTGCCAGCTCCATTCTTTTTTCGGAAACTTCGATCGTAAAATACTCCAGGTATTGCTCGAGTAGACTCGGCCCAATCATCGCCGTTTAGTTGCCAGGCAGTCACGCCGGTTGGGCTAAATTCGGTAAAGACAAACGCATCCATTCCCCTGGCCTGGGCCTCCTGCATTAGGCTCTTGAAATAGCCGGTCTGCTCGCCAAACTTTGAGTCTTTGCCCAAATCACCAAGCACACCAAATGAGGACTCGGTCGAACCAGTTGACGAATACTGAGCAAATTCAAATAGATATTTCATTTACTTTATTATTTATTAGAGAGTGGCCCAATAATAAAGTGATGGCTTTACCCTAATAAATAATCTTACCGAATGAAAAGGTATACACAAAAAACAAATCTATATAGATGAAAAGTTTCAAATCATTTGATGACTTCGTTAATGAAAGTTACGGAAAAACTACTGGAGAAAAGGGCACAATGCCAATAAATGAGGCTCTGTTCTCATTTCTAACACCAGACCAAAAATTTAAAGTTGATACCGATAAGCCTGACACTAACTCTGGAGAAATCGCAGCATTTCATTTTGTAATGAAAATGGAAACCGAAGACGAAAATCTAGCCAAGCAAGAAGCAGCCAATCAGCTTGCGGCAAGTAGCACAGTAATGAACGCTGTCGGTCAAAATATCGTATTCATTGCGGTAACAAAAGACCGCGAAAGAAAATTAACCGGGCAACACATATTCAAGGGAATTTTATCAGTTAGGAATGCAAAGGACTTTGATACGACTAAAGCCCAACCGATATTAACAAGCAAAGACGGCAAGCTTAAACTTTATGACGTAAAGGACGCTCAAAAAATGGGCACACAGCCAGTAAAGGACAAGAGTGAGGAGGTTAAAGTTCAGGACAATTCAGGCTCAGGTGGTCAAAGTGGTACCAGCGGTACCTATCCATGGGATTGGAATGATGTCAAGTTGGACAGCCCGGATGCAATACTTCAATTTCTACAGGAAAAACTTCTTTCCATGACCAATGGTACAGTTAGTGGTACCAAGGTCAATAGAGGCACCAAGGCCAGAGAGGTAAAATTTGCACAGTTAATTCTTAAAGAAAAAGTATTCGTTGACAGATACGGTGATCCTGCAAAAAAGGTTCAGGATAAGCTTGGAGCAGCAGACGGCGATTTCGGTGCAAATACAGCGGTTGCCTTTGGAATGTTCTTTGACGGTAAGGATGCAGAACACAATGCTGTGACTGAAGCAGATACTACCTATCTTGCAAAATTCTGTAAAAAAGTAGGAATTACCCTAGATCGACTAAAACAGCTTTGGGATCTTTCAGGCAAAGGTACGTCCGGTAGTTCAGGCACAAGCGGTACCGGTGGAACAGGCGGAACAGGCGGAACTTCCGGTCAAGGCGGCTTCATCTACATTAACAAGCCAGAAGGAGCAACCTCTGCTACCGTGACTCAATCTGCACCTGGTGAGACGACTAATACAACAACAGCTGCTCCTTTAGCCGCACCGACTGGCGGAACTGTTACTACTGGAAAATAAAAACACTTAAAAAAATCTCAATAAAATAATGAGAAATATCAATATAACGAATTACGCTCTACTTAATGAAAATAAATCTTTGGGCTACTATTCATTAATCGAAAAGGATGCAGCAAAACCTGCATCAACGAGCGTCGGCGCAAAACCTGAGGGTTCAACAATTTCGATTTTGCCGACCGACTCAGAAGAGGTTAAGGCCTTAAAAAACGTCATTATTAGTAAAACTCCAAAGGAGGCATTTGATGCAATTGATTCTCAGGCTAACATTCTAGCGGGGGATGCTTCAAAAACTCAAGCTAAATTTTCAGTAAAAATTGGAGAGACTGATTACAAGGTAGTCATCAATAAGACCAATACTCCAGATAGTAAAATTGGAATCTGGATCGATTTTGACTCAACTGCTAAATTAATTGAAGGATTAGATCTAGACTACATCACAACGCAACTTAACAAATCAGCCGATAAAACTTTCTTGGGAATTGATTTTGGAACAGACGAAGAAAAAATGGCATCTGTTGCTGGTGCAATATACGCGTATTGTTACGACAAAAAAGCCCCAGCAAAAGAGGTACTGTTGGCGATTGGAGCTAGATACCAAGAGAGATTCGGAACCTCTTTACTCAATATGGTGGACGGAGAATTCACAGGTTCGCCTGACGTATTTGCACGAGGCCTGTTTGGAGCTGAATTAACACAAAGCGATATTTCAACCGCGCTAGGGGTTGATGCAATGCAGAGTTTATTAGTTGACCTAACAATCATGGCTGGTACTTATGCATTGACTGCATTTACTGCAGGCGGAGCAGCGCCAACAGCGGTCGCTTCAACAGCTAGGGTCGGATCAGCCTTTAAAAATATCGCAACATTAGGCAGAGCTGGAGCGGAAGTTAGAAATCTAAATACTGCGGTTACAGCCGGCGAAGAGGCATTAACTGCAGCTAAACTTACCTATCAGGCAGCAAAAACCGGTGAAGTAATCCAATCCGCTAGTAAATTAAAAAACCTAGGAACTGCAATTTCATTAAGCGCAGAAGAGGTTAATGTACTAAAGGGCGTCAAAAATTTCTCATCAATTGAAAGATTCTTGACTGCAACAAAAGGCGGCGCAATGAGCCTAAACGGAGAACGTATGGCAGCTGAAATGGCAAAAGATTCATCAACATTCTTTCAATCCCTAAAAGAGGTTGCAAGAGTTGCGCCACAAGCAGTTAAACAAGGTTTATCTCAGCTTGATCCAAAAACTGCTGCTCTAATTGTCGGCGGTGCTAGTTTAGCGGTCGACGCAATCCCAGACGCAGTTGCAGCAATGAAAGGTGGAGAACCGTTATCAGCGGGTGCTTCTGGTCAAATGGACGATAAAAAATTAACTGAAATGTGTGATGAATTGCACAAAGAGGCTAAAGGCTATACCGGCGGGGACGGAGAACTTAAGATTGCATTTGCAATGCTTAGTTTAACCCCAGACGTTTGGCAAAAGCTAAATGCTATCTGGAATAAAAATTACGGCGAGGAAGGTACGCTATATGATTATTGTGTTAGTTCCGAATTAAGCGGTGATCTTGCAGTGTTGGTTGACGGTTATCTTGGAGGTATTGGTGGAGTTGGTCCATTAGCGAACAGCGTTCAAACAATAAAGAATAATTTGGAAAAGGGCGCAGTTCCAGCAGCAGAAGCTCAACCGGTTAAGGAACAGGCCGTAATCACATCGTTTGCGGATTTCTTGAAAGCTAGATAATTAATACCATATTTTTTATAAAAAAGTCGGCCCTGTGTCGACTTTTTTTATTTTAGATAGTATAATAATTCTATGCAAACTGATTTTATTAAACTTAGAGAATTCATTGAAGAGATGAAGGCAACGTCTTCGACGAATGCCAAAAAAGAGATTTTATTAAAATACGATTCTCCGTTTCTACGAAAAATATTTAAGTACACGTACACGCCGTTTAAGCAGTACCACGTTACTTCAGCCAATCTTAAAAAGAGATCCGATCTAATTTCTGATAATTATTTAGATCTGTTTGAAATGCTCGATGATCTGAATGAACGTCGTGTGACTGGCCACACTGCAATACAGGCAGTTAATGGTTTTATCTTAAAATATCAGGAATTTGCAGACATCATCTATGATGTGATAGATCGCAACATAAAAACTAGAGCAACTTCTACACTAATCAATTCAGTTCTGCCGGGCACGGTACCAACATTTGAAGTTGCCCTAGCTGAAAAGTTTGAATCTGCCGAGAAGAAGGTGGACTTTGATTCGGGTATGTGGTGGGCAAGCCGCAAGCTGGATGGAGTTCGCTGCATCACAGTAATTGATGAGGCAGGTCAGATCAAGTTCTTTTCTAGACAGGGCAAGGAATTCTTAACCCTAGATAACTTACGTCAGGATCTCATGAAATTAGGGCTTCGATCCAAGGTTTTAGACGGCGAGGTTTGTATCATGCGAGAGTCCGGCCTTGAAGATTTCCAGGGAATAATCAAGGAGATCGGCAAAAAGGATCACACAATCGAAACCCCAAAGTACTATGTGTTTGATCTATTAGAGCTTGACGAATTTACCGCTGGCTCAAGTGAGATAACTCTTTCGGCTAGACTGATAATGCTAAACGGTTTCTTAATTGAATCTGGCCTACAGTTTGCTGAGCCGTTGCCACAGTTCAAATTAGTCGATCGCGAGCATTTTGAAAAGGTCGCGGCTGATGCAACCGAAATGGGCTATGAAGGCATCATGATTCGTAAGGATGTGGGTTATGAGGGCAAGCGCTCAAAGAATCTACTCAAGGTCAAAAAAATGCACGATGCCGAGTATGAGGTGACTGGCTTGGAGATGGGAACTCACAGGGTTATCGTAAACGAGCGCGAAGAGGAGGAGGAAATGCTAAAGGCCGTTTTTGTGCAGCACAGGGGCAATCAGGTTAGAGTGGGTTCAGGCTTTTCGCTTGAACAGCGTCGACACTATTTTCAAAACCCAAATGATATTCTAGGTAAAACAATTACCGTGCAATTCTTTGAAGAGACAACAGATCAACACGGAAATCATTCACTCAGATTTCCAGTTATAAAAACAGTATATGAAACACATCGCGAATTTTAAATGAAAAAGAGCAGAATCATCTTAGTTGGCCGAGGCGCAAGCGGCAAGGATCACATGCGCAAAACCCTAGAAAAAAGGGGTTACAAGTACGCCGTAAGCTATACAACCAGACCGCCAAGACCGGGTGAGGTTGACGGGCACGACTACATTTTTATTACGCCGGCCTCTGCTCAGGACATGATAGACAGTGGAGATTTTTATGAATGGGTCAACTTCAACGGCTGGATTTATGGAACCACAGTTAAGCAGTTCTATAACGACGACGTTTTCATCATGACCCCAAAGGGCTTGAGCCATCTTTCGGAAGAGGATCGCCGTTCAAGTTTCGTGATGTTCTTGGATATTGATCAGTCCATTCGACGCCAGCGTATGCTGGACCGTAACATGCCAGGTGACTCGGTCGAGCGTCGCATAGAGGCAGACGAACTTGATTTCGCAAACTTTCAAAACTACGACATAAAAATAACAAATCCAGACTTTTAACATGAGCAAATTTGATTTAACCGGAATCATCATTGAGATTTTTCCATCGCAAACTTTCAATAAGGGATTCCGTAAACGTGAATTCGTAATTGAGGTGGGAGATAAGTACCCACAAAAAATTCTATTCCAACTTGTGCAAGAAAAATGTGATATGTTGGAATCTTACTCAGTTGGCGACACCGTAACCGTTTCATTTGACATAAAGGGCCGTGACTGGACCGACAAATTAGGTTCGGTAAAGTACTTCACGACGCTTGAAGCTTGGCGAATCAGCGGTCAGAAAAAGAACTCAAACATCAACGTAACGGCTGATGCTGGCGACTTTGACGATGACGCATTCGGTGATCTTGACACAAAAACAAAACCTCAAGCCGAGACCAATTTCGACTGGAGCAATGATGATCTACCTTTTTAAAAAATATCACAGTATGAAAAATTCGTTAATTAAATTTGGGATTGTTGTACTAATTGCAGCCCTACACTCGTGTCAATGGCCGACCTCTAATAACAAGAGATACGTTCGACACGAAATGCACTCGCCAGAGGCGGTGCCCCACATTCAGGCAATGGAAAAAGCATTACGAATAATGCGTAACAAAAATTGCATTGATCCCGTAAGTTGGTACTATCAGGGCGCGATTCATTGGATACCGGACACAATTCAACCCAATCCGCTATGCGATGCCTATCAAACTCCAGCTGATTTAAAGGAGGCTTGGGACAATTGCACTCACACGCCAGGCGGACAGGAGAAGATTCATTTTCTAGTTTGGCACCGACTCTACATTCATCATTTTGAAAAAATTGTCAGAACCCTTTCCGGTTACAAAGATTTTGCGTTACCATATTGGGGTTATACGGGTGGGCTGAAAGATCATAAACGACTAGAGGCAACTTTTAGAGATCCTCATTCAAGCCTGTATGAGGCCTGTCGGTTCGACTCTTTGAATCGAGGCTATCCAATCTCTGGCGAAATTGAGAGAGCGCTATACCTTGGTAAACTATTTGAGTGCACGGATTATCGATCATTCAATCTGCAAATCAATGCGGCTCCTCACGGTGCAATGCACGACTACATAGGAGCGGGCAACGACGTAACGGGTAATTTACATTTTAATAATCCAATTACCGGCACAGTCACAAACACTGGACTGATGGGTTGGGTGCCGACCGCCGGTTTTGACCCCATCTTTTGGATGCACCATTCCAATATTGACAGAATCTGGCAGCAATGGACCAATTCCAGAAATGGACAGCAGGTTACTCTTGAAGAGTTGAAATCTGCACCGTGGCCCTATGTTTTCTTTGATGAAAACGGCGCTAAAGTTGAGTACACGCCAGAACAGATCATTGATATTCTGTATGAAATGGACTATGATTACGACGACACTGAGGTCAGACCTTGTGAGAATCATCAGCTTGCAAAATTTCATAAAGCTCAAGTGGTTGGACAGTCAACTCGCCCAATACGAGTAAACGATCAAATAACTGATGCCGTAACGATTAGGCCTGCCAAGTCAGCGCCGACTGTCAATAAGGCAATAATTGAAATTACTGTATCATTCACAAAGGTACCAAGAGGAGTTTATGAGGTCTATGTCAATGCCGACAAGGATTGGCCAATGCTTACGTCAGAGGGCTTTGCTGGCTACATGACTTTCTTTGGTAGCGATCACAAGGTCCAGGGCGAATCTTGCGAAAAGGGGTGCTGTCGTCCACTAAAGAACGGTCGACCTCTATTCACATTTGAATACACAGTGCCGGCCAGCGAAAAGTACGAAGTCTTTGTCTACAAGCACAACGGTCAACACCTCGGCGATTTGCAGATTGAGACCATTACTGTAAAACATTAGTATAATATTAAGTATGAAATACGTATCAATAGACATTGAAACAACTGGGCTAGATCCGGAAACCTGCCAAACCATTCAGATTGGGGCAGTCATTGAGGATACTGAAAATCTTGTGCCGATTAATGATCTGCCTAGATTCAAATGCCTTGTTGAACACCCACAGTACACAGGCAGTCCATTTGCGCTAGTCATGAACAAGGATATTCTTGCTCAGCTTGGCGAGTTGGAGCGCGCCAATAAAGAAGAACGCGCTGAGCTTCGCAAAAAGTACAATATTTTGCCCGAGGGTCTTGTCGCAAAGTCTTTGGGCATGTGGTTACAGGCCCACGGCTTGGGAGACCCAGAGTCAAAAACTGGCCAAGTTAGAATCACCGTTGCTGGTAAAAACTTTGCAACCTTTGACAAGCTGTTCTTACAGAAGCTAACCGGCTGGTCGTCGTCTATTCAAATCAGACAGCGCATGATTGATCCAGCAATTCTGTGTATGGATTGGGCCAACGATAAGGGCTTGCCTAATTTAGCCGAGTGCATGAAACGCGCTGGAGTCGAAGGTGAGGTAACTCACGATGCTCTACAGGACGCAATTGACGTGATTAGAGTAATGAGATCAGTAACCGTTGATTACACAAAAATAACCTTTTGACAATGCAAAAACGTCCAAAAATTTGGAAAATGATGTTGATTAGCTGGCTATTCGTATATCCTGTCATAAACATCATGTTCATAACGCTATTTCCATTGATTCAGAACTTTCATCCATTACTCAGAACTCTGGTTTTTACCATGATTTTGGTTCCTTTAATGGGCACAGCTATTCCAGCTCTGCACAAGAAATTCTGGCACTGGATAATAAAATAAGCTAGAGAGGACCTTAGCGTCCTCTTTTTTGTATATTAAACCTATGCAAAATTCTAACGTCAGACTTGGCTATTGCTGTATTAATCTGTCTCTAGCCGACCAACGCATCACTGCCAATCGTGGTATGATCAAGCGTACCTTTCAAGAAAAGGGCCCAGCCTACTGCGGCGAGCTTGCCCATCAAAACGTACGTGACATTCTCAAGATACTTGAGTGGAATCTTGCAAACAACATTATGGTGTATCGCATGTCCAGCGATATTTTTCCGTGGATGTCCGAATACGAAATCACCGAGCTGCCCAACTTTGACTTTATTTTACAGGACATGCAGGCGATTGGCGAGTTTGTGCTAAAACACAACATGCGTATCTCAATGCACCCGGGCCAGTTCGATGTTTTGTGTTCTCCAAATCCAGCGGTTGTTCGCAAAACAGTCAAGGATCTTGATCAGCATGCAGAAATCATGACCCTAATGGGCTTGCCGATTGACTATCAATTTCCAATCAATATTCATCTAGGTGGATCCTATGGCGACAAGGAAGCTGCTGCGGCCAGGTTCTGCGAAAATTTCAATCTGCTTAAGCACAGTACACGTGCCAGGCTAGTTGTCGAAAACGATGACAAGGCTGCCCAGTACTCGGTGGCCGATCTCTATTCAATGGTCTATCTTAAAATCGGTACACCCATTACCTTTGACTTTCATCATCATCGCTTCAATACCGGCGATCTTACCGAGGAGGCTGCTCTGCGCCTTGCCTCAACCACTTGGCACGGTCGAACTCCTCTCACTCATTACTCAAGCTGTCGAAAAACTTTCGAGGATCCAAGTGTTATTGCTAGGTCCCATGCCGATTATGTCTATGAGCAAATAAATACTTATGGACTCACTTTTGACATCGAGGTCGAGGCAAAGGCCAAGGATCTAGCTGTACTTAAGTATCGTCAAAATTCCAATAGTCTACTTGAAAACTACCTGGAATTTGATGATAAAAGAGCTTTTGAAAATACTCTAGTTTAAAATGTCAGAAACCACTCAGACTACTGAAGATTGCGGCTGCGGTTCAAATCAACAACAGACTCGACCCACCGTTCTATCAAGGATCATGAACAAGGTGTTTGTGTCCGATATTGAAAAGACTCGTCGCATGAACCTGTGTAGGGAGTGTGAGCACTTCAATCCAACATTTATTCAGTGTAAAATTTGTGGCTGTTTTCTAGAGGCTAAAACTAGACTGCAGGCATTTCATTGCGCATTACCGGATATTGGTCAAGAAGCGAAGTGGTAGGCCTAATAAATAAATCTTGAAGTTTCAAAAATTTCCTTGACTCTTAAATTAGATTAAGACTCATGAAAAAACAAAATCCTATGGACGGTGATAGTAGATACTTGGAGAAAAATTTTGCTGGGCAACCTAGCGACTTGGTGCATGATGATAGCGCTGTTCTTCAATCCGTTCGGGTTCGACGTGGTCCAGTACTGGCTAATCCAAGTAACTGGGAGTTTGTTGCGAGCGAATGTCGTGTTGTATTTTATAGCGGCATTTTTCTTTGGACTCTCTATCTTCTTTCGTTGGCGTTATAAAAAACAGTAAAAGATGCAAGATTCTGTACAATTAGAAGAACTTATTTTAATAAAAGACGGAATCGAGCACAGGGTTGCTGGATTTTTTTTGACGCCGTTAATGTCAACCTATATCAAGATTGCAAAGGTTGACAGCTCTACAACAGTAAACTATCCTTACGATTCATTTGAAAAATTTTTGAAAAAAAGTGGATTTGTACCAAAACCTTCTCAATTGTATTGGTATAATAGTAACATAAGTTCTTTAAAATTACGAGGGGAAACAGTTGAAGAAGTCATGAGCTTCAGCTGAGTATGTGCCAGAACAACCTGCTTGCAAAACAGGTAATGGTGTAGATTAGGAGGATGCTCCGCAAGGGCCGACTGTAAACGGCAGACCAAACGGTCAACTTGAACCAGCTAACCACTGGAATCTATGGTTTTGATATACATATAATGGTATTTTGCGATCGGCATACGGGTATACAAGAATCCCGTTAAATGGCTGAATAATCCTTCGCTAGGTGGGATAAAGCACTCATACTGTTGTGGTAAACACGATAGTGATTCAAGCGGATCCAACTTGCTTTGAGTCGCCTCTGACAGGAGGGTATGAAGGTTGTCGCTTAAACACGCAAGCTTAGCATCAAATTGAAGGTGAACCCTAATCCTTCCATACGTTTTCCCCACGATACCAAAGGTTAGCCCTAAAAAGCTAACCTTTTTTTGTTTAGTAAAGTATAATATTATTATGAGTTTCAACAAGTACTATATTCCTGAACCAACTGATCTGGCCCAATCGATATTAAAAAACGGTGCATCAGCAGTTGTCAATCGAAAAATTGATGCAATCATAGGTAACGAAACCAGCATTCAAATGTTTGAACACGCACACGATATGTTCAGTAAAGGCGAAAAGGATTCAATTATACTCAAGAGTCTAGTCGAGAAATTTCCAATCTATTTCACATAAAAAAAGGAGCGCTAAGCTCCTTTTCTTTTTTAGTCTCGGTCAACTTTTAGTCAATAAGGCCTAAGATTTTTGATTCTTGAACTGCTTCTAACTGGCAAGGCGAAATGCCTTGACCAAATCGATCCATTAGCTTTTGCTCAGCTTCTCCTACCGAAGATGCCTGTACCAAGTACTGTTCTCTAATCTTTTTGGTTTTGCCGTTGTCGTCCTCTGACTCAAAGCGTAATTTTGCTAAATAATACATGTTTTTAAGTTTTGATTTAGCCTATTCTACTTAAGAAACTAAACCAGTTTTAAGGCTTCTTTACGTCTTTAATCAAATCAAGCTTGAGGTTTTTCAACTTCTTGATTGCCCTAGAATTATCTTGGGGCTGTGCCTGCTCTGGTGGAGGAGGCATCATCATGGCCATAGTTGAATCCTGAATCATACGATAGTTCGCCTGATGTCTAACGGTTGGCTTCGGCGCAAGATCCCTTTCTAGTTCGTCTATCACGGTCAAAATTCGGCGCTCTTTGTCAATCAAGCGATTGGTGCACTCGCTCTCGTTTGAAACCAGTTGATCATTCAACTTTTTAATCTGGTCGGAGAGGTCCTTGATCTCAACTCTTTGCAAATTAATTTTTGTTGTTAGTTCTTCAGTATCTTTAGTCGTTGCATCAATTAAATTTGGGCCAAGCGTAATGATTACGATTGAGAGCAGGAGCACGCACAGCGCAATCAAGCGCTGCCCCGGCGTTATTGTTGATAGTATATTGGAAAGATATTTAAACATTGGTTACAGACTCCAGTTAGGATTTGCAATGATCAGCTTGCCGCCTTCGATTCTTGGAATTCGGCCAGTGTCATGAAGATCTGCGTATTCAATTTGATCTTGGCTAAAACGTTGGCCGTCAAACATGATGTATTCCTCTGAATCCTCTTTGCCGCGGTGACTATGACCCTGGCCACGTAGCGAATCGTGAGCCGCATCGTCGACTGTAGGTTTGGTCCATCTGTTCCAGAAACCCTCTTTTACGGCCTTGGCTGAATCCTTGATATTGTTCTTTTTTGCAAACATTTTTGCCTTAGCGATTGCCTTGTCCTTTTTGATACCACCCTTTGTGTATTGAGCAATTTTTGCATCAACGAAGTCAGTATCACCATCGCCGTCTTGGTCAATCTTTTTCTTCTCGTTTAGAGTGTATTCATAGATTCTCTCAAATGACTCAAAACCTTGAACATGCCTTTTCATATAGTATTTGGTATTTTTTTCTTAAATTATTTATCTTATGCCAGAAGGACCGGAAGTCAGACGTGTGTACGAGGATCTTAGAAAAGAGATCGGCGAATCCAGAGTAACCCAATTACAGGTATTTAGCGGCAGGTTTCTCAAGAAGCGCCCAATTGGGCTGGACCAGGTGATTTTGCCGAGCCGGGTAATAGACGGTGGAGTTCGTGGCAAGTTCATGTGGCTTGAGTTTGAAACTGGTGCAACCATGTGGATAACTTTGGGCATGAGCGGATACTGGTCAGAAGAAAGCGGTACGCATTCTCATTTTGGAATAGGTATCGAGAACTCCAGGGCCCTGTATTTTGTGGATCAGCGTAGGTTCGGCACCATTAAATTTTCTCATGACCGGGCTGAGCTCGATAAGAAGATTAAGAGCCTTGGTCGAGATCCTCTGAATGATGCAGATTTCACCCCTATTGAATTTAATCAGAGAATCAATAAGTACCCAAACAAAACCATTACAGAGGTGCTGATGGATCAGAGAGTGTGCGCAGGCATAGGCAATTACATCAAGTGCGAAGTGCTCTATCGATCTGGAATTTCACCCCACCGGCTAGTTAAGGACATTGACCCGGTTGAGTCGACTGTGCTCTTTGGCTGGATCAAAAAGATCATGCAGACCTCATACGACCAGGGCGGAGCGAGCATTCGCAATTATCAAAGAGTCGGCGGAGGCCTTGGAGAGTTTGTATTTGAGTTTGAAGTGTATGCTCAACCGCTTGATTCCAAGGGAAATACCGTTATTCGTGAAGAGACATTGGACGGTCGGACCACGCATTGGGTACCTGAAGTTCAGCGATAAATACTCTAAAGACGATTTTTAATTTTGAAGAACATTAAATCATTTACTGATTTTACCGATATCAATGAGATGGGAGGCTGGGCAACAACCAAGACACAGGGCACTAAAATAACGCCAGCTGTTTTACAGGAGGCAATAGAGACCCTTGAGTCAATTTTTGCAGAATTCAATCGTTGGAGCTCAGCACACGGATTTGCACCAGTCAAGGTGATTGGTCCAGGCGGATCTGGTGTCTATTTCAAAAAGGACCTTGAGGAGGCTCCTGAAAAAACTTATGGTGATGTTGATATTTTGGTAATGTATCCGCTTGACGAGCCACAGGGTCGTCGAGTTGAGATCGATACTCTTAAAAAGTACAATAGTCTTTTTTTACAGTGGGCAGCCGAGGCCAATCGCCCGGACCTAGACAAAGAAGAAACTGATGCCATCTCTGAAGGCAATCTCAAATTGGTCATAAATTTAAAAACTGGGCCGGTGCAGGTCGACGTCATTCCAACGTTCACCTACTCGGCGGATTGGGCAAAGGCTCGTTATACGCCAATTAGAGGTATTAAAGGTTTCGTGGTAGGATTTCTGTATCAGGCATTCGGTAATGCGCTGGGCGTTTCAGTGACCGACCGCGGAGTCGTAGCAAAAATAAAAGCCGGCGAACTTGTAAGCCCGGCATTTCGTAAAGACGTTGAGGAGCGTGTTGTTACTCGGGATTTCAACCGATTTCTGGCTCAACTTGCGGAATTCACGGATGAATTTACTCGTGGTGAGAAGAAGGCAGTACAGCTCGATCAATATCTCGAACAGCACCCCGGCATTGACGTGACCAGCTTAAGTCTTGAACAGATTTGTAATGGAATCTTGGGATTTGCCAGAACCTTGGAGCAGAACGGAACATTCGATCTAGCTAGGTCAAAATATCGTAACTCAACCGAATTCTTACAGGAAGTGGTTAAAATATACAAGACGAAAATAGACAAACACACGTCTTCTTCCAAATACGATAAAGCCCAAACTGATCTAGCCTTTCAACAAAGATCCAAAGTAATGAGTGACGCTGAAACCGCTTTTGGGTATGTTAGTACAAAATTACTAACGTGAGTGTTCAAATTCCACAAAACAAAATTTACGATCCAGCAAAAACCTGGTTCATAAGTGATCCGCATTTCGATCACAATAACGTGCTGCGTTTTGAAGAAGGCTTTCATAATTTCCAATCAATTGAAGAACATGATAATGAGATAATTTCTCGCTGGAATTCAGTTGTGCAAGAGGATGATACTGTTTTTTTCCTGGGGGATGCCTCAATGCATCGAATAAAATTAAGTTACCTTAAATGGATATTCAGCCAATTAAAAGGAAATATCGTTTGGCTAAAGGGCAACCACGATACTCATATTGACTCTCACTGGTTCAGGGAACTAAGTGAAGTTGCAAAGATCGTAGAGTTCAAAGATTACGAAGAGATTTTCTTTCCTGATCCTGAACAGAAAATAGGATTCCGTCGAGTTGTGTTGTTTCACTATCCAATCTTGGAGTTTAACGGCAAATTTCACGGATCATACCACCTATATGGCCACTCACATCAAGTTTTGCACCCAATCAAGAATGCCTATTCGGTATGCGCGTGCTTAACAGATTACACACCGGTTAATTTTGAATGGGTTAAACAAACAATACAAAAACACAATGAAGGACTTGATAGACTTGGGGAATCTGGTGTTCAACCATCTAATTAAAGAACATCACGAAATTGAAGAGTCCAGATTACTCTTTTTGTATGGTGTGACTACATCAACCAAATGGAGCGTCATAAACTCAAATAAGTGGATTTTGATAGAGCCCAGCGGCTTGAGCAAAAACTTTACAGATTCGGTGCTAGAATCGCTAGATTCGGAATGGAAGAATTTAAAATTGCAATTTGATAAAGCTGCAATTGATTTGAAATTAGCAAAAGCCCGAGCTGAATACGACAGGCCTCAACCCAAAGCAGGCGACACATTTGAATTTTGGTCTGACTCAGGTTCATTCAGGGAAATTAAATTTTAAAAAATGAAAGCCTTAATTACCTATTTTTCAGCAGCAGTCATTGCCTATTCGTTTATGGCATTTGGCGAATTCTGCAAAAGAAAATTTCCTAACTGGGGATTTTCAAAATGGTTCAATCAACACATCATTCACGATAAAACGCCATGACTCATAAAATGAATAATTTAAACTGGAAAGTAATATTTGTTGACATTGATCCGGATAGCGGCGAGAGATCACAGACTGGGACGATTGCCTATGCTGAGACTGAACGCGATGCGCAATGGATCAAATCAGCTATTGAAAAGGATTGGTACTCAATAGATGGATCATGCGACCCAAATCGAGAATTTTACGTAAAATATAATGAAGATGGACAGACTAACACAAATATCTAAAGAAATTGAAAGGCTTCAGCGCGAGGCCGATCATTTAAAGACCAGCAATGATCCGATTTGCGATAATTTCAAACCTTCATTTTTGGGAGAATACAAAATTGAAAATAATCAGAGAAAGTCATGGGCTCTATGCGTAAACACAGATGATACTTGGAGTAAAAAAGGTGATTTCTACGAGGTTACCGAATGGGCCAACGGCGAAGGTTGGGACATTACGATTGAGCGATCCCATAGTAAGGATCAAATAAGCTTGCACTTTACGGATCTAGAAGCTCTACTTAAATTGCTAATGACGGCTGGAGCAATAACGGACAATCAATTATTAAACAAAATAAACGAAGATGAATGACTCTGACTTAATAAAAGTTCAACAAGAACTTATCAACATTTACGAAGGACAAATCGTTGACCTAACGCTGATGTCAAAGATTGAACTTGGCGATGATGTAATTGAAGAAATAAAAAGATTAAAAAGTTTAATAAATGAACACTCTCGATAAGCAGTACATTGACCTACTTCATGCAATTAATGAGTATGGAGTGGTAAAAAAGGATCGCACAGGAACCGGCACACGGTCAATATTTGGATATACGATCCGTCACAACATGAAAGATGGGTTTCCTTTGCTTACAACAAAGAAAATGCACTGGAAGTCAATCGTAATTGAGCTACTATGGTTCTTAAGAGGTGATACTAATATCAAGTATTTAGTTGATAATGGTTGTAATATTTGGAATGGTGATGCTTATAAGAATTACCTACAAAATGCAGATTATAAAGGAATGCCACAAGCAGAATTTATCCAATGGATTAAAATGGATAAAGCGTTTGCTGAGGAATGGGGTGATCTAGGACCAATTTATGGTAAGCAATGGAGAAGTTGGTCAACTTACCCATCAGATTATTTAACCAACCCAATAGACCAAATCCAAAACCTAATCAACGACCTTAAAACAAATCCAGACTCAAGACGACTAATGGTTTCAGCTTGGAATGTAGGTGAATTAGACCAAATGGTACTCCCACCTTGTCATTATGGATTTCAAGTTTATACAAGAGAGTTGAGTGAAAATGAAAGGTATGTTAAATTAGTTGAATTAACTAATAGGCCTCTTTTCTTTTTAGACTACGGAGATGGAAAGACTAAAATGAAAGAATTTATGAAAGAGTGTGATAAACTTAATATCCCAACCAGAGCAATCTCTTTAATGTGGAATCAACGTTCAGTAGATACATTCTTAGGTTTACCATTTAACATTGCTTCTTATGGTTTACTACTTGAAATCATTGCCAAAGCAGTTAATATGGTTCCTGATCAATTGATTGGCAATCTTGGAGACACTCATCTCTATTTGAACCACGCAGACGCAGTAGAAGAACAGTTAGGAAGATACTATTCACCTGACGAAAGAGCCCAATTGTTAAAGGAAGCAATGGGCGAAGATGCGTATTCGACTGCAGTTAGCGAGCTAATGCCATTTGGCGGAGGGCTATCTGAGTACTACGCTAGTTATAAAATACCGTATAGAACCAGAGAGCCTTTCAAGTTACCGAAATTAGTTATTAACGATGAGTTTTGGAACCCTGATGTTGGTTTAATTGAACAAATAGAACATATTGAGATATCTGATTTTGAGATTAGAGATTATCAATCACACCCAACAATTAAAGCCCCACTAAGTAATTAATTATGAATGCAAGAATGAAACTAGTAGTAAAACCGTACTGTCACAAAACTTGGAAAAAAGGAGAATTTAAACAGGTCACACCAATTCCAAGCTTGACAATTTGCCATAATCCCTATGGCTGGTTCATTGAACAGGGGGTTCATACTGATCTATTTGTAATCGGGTTTGGATTTTTGATTTGGGACATTGGTCTTCAGTTCTATCGAGACCTGGAGATAAGGCCAGAATAAATAACCAAAAGAGTTAATTGGGTTATGAAATTCATCAAGGATTTTAAAGGATTCCTAAACGAATCCGACTTGGCAATACAACCAGATAGCGCTACCAAGGCTGCAGAAACATTCGGCCATGTGCTTGCTGACTATGTTGGTAAAAAAGAAGAAGGTAATAATGCCGGGCCAATGGTCAAGAAATTTCTTGGTAAATTGGGCTTAGGCGTAGGTAATCCCTGGTGTATGGCATTTGTCTACTCAGTATTTGATGAGCTTTGTTCAAATCTTGGAATATCAAATCCTCTACCCAAGACGGCTGGGGTCATGGTTCACTGGTCACAGGCTGACCCCGAAAACAAAATCACCGTGAACTCTTCAAAGTTTGATCCATCACAAGTTCAACCAGGTCAAATTTTCATCAAATCAAGGGGTGGAATTTCTTCAGGCAAGGGTCATACCGGTATTGTACTAAAGGTCAACTCCAACGGAACTTTCAACTCAATCGATGGAAATTCGTCTGATCGAGTTAAGATGAACACTTATCGAATTAGCGATATGGTAGGATTTGTTGACTACTTTAAGGAGATTAGAGCAGCAAAGGACACAGCCTTCAATAAAGTTCTTGAAACAACTGCTGATATTTTTCTATCCAAATTTGGATCAGATAAATCCGGTAAAGAAGTTTAGGCAATATCAGATTTAAGATCAGTTACCGCAATATCATTTGCACCCATGTGAGAGCTTGCAGCCTTTGAATCTTTTACTGCAGCAATTATCTCTTTTTTAGCTGTTAAATTATTTGAGCCGCCGGCTCCATTCTCTCCACCTGTGTAATAGTATTTGACTTTATCGGGATGAGCTTCGGCAAGTTCAGTATAGATCTTTTGCGTATTTTGATTGTTACCGATCCAGATATCAACTAGATAAATTTTATCCCAATTCTCAGCGGGCACCTTGGCCAAAAGACTCATACCTGGTAAATATCCACCTGAGAACAGGTAAAGAATCTTTTTAGATGGCGAGAGACCCAATTGAGAAATCTCGTCCCATGCCTTAACTCCATCTATCCTTGAAGAATTTGCAACAAATGTTGTGGTTTTGCCAAGAGTATCCTCTTTGAAATAATCGTACATGTAGTCTCCGCTGGTTCGACCACCAACATCAATTCCTCCAAATACAACGATTAGGGGAGCACTCTTATTTGAATTGATTGAAACTTTACCTTGTGAAAGCTTTTTAGTTTCACCAGAGGTGGTCGACTGGCTCTTAACCGGTTCAGCTTGAGATTTTTTAACCTGCGCCGGAATTATTCCGTCTTTCAAATAGCTAGTTAGTCCAAGCTCTTCAAATTTTTTAGAGATCATTTGCTTGTAAACTCTATCGAATATTCCAAGCTCTCCATCAACTGCCGCCTTCACGCTTTTGTATTCAGCCGAACCGTTTGCAGCAAGTTCAGCGTCAATTTTTGCAAGCTCGTCAGCCGATTGAATTTCAATGATTGCTTTGACTAGGGCCTCTTCATCAGTGCCAAAACCGGCAGTGGCTTTAAGAATTGCCTCAGCTGATTCGAATAGCCGATATTCTATTAAATATTTCATATTAAGCAGTTTGAGTTTTAGATAGAGTTTGAGCGAATGCCATTGCCTTTTGCAGGCCGGATGAGGTGACTGCTCCCGCAAGGGAAGTACCCCAACCTGCATTTGATTGAACGTAATCAGTTACGGCAGATTCAAGGTCCGAATAATCGTTTGGATTTTTACCCTTGCGCTTGAATGAATCTAGAAAAAACAGAACCGCGAATTCTGCGGCAACTTCAGGTTTTTCAAGTAGCTCAGGATTTTTAACAATATCAATTGATCCAAGTCTAGAACCCTCTCTTTCGTATATTCTCTGTAAATTTTCGTAATTTGATTTAAAAGTTATACCGTTAAAACCACGGCCTCGGTATTTTGAACCATCGCCCGGCTCAGTATTACCGTATTTTCCACCGTAAACAATATCCCAAAATTTAGAATCGTCCTTTTTAATATCATTGATCTCTTCGTCCGACATGCTGCCGAACTTACTTGGAAATACTTCTCTAATTCTGGAAGGACTTGTTGTTGAATAGCTTATCTCAGACGCAAGGTTTGGAGACTCTTTTGAAATAACTCCAAGAATTGCTTTTCTTGCGTACTCATTTGTTATACCGTGATCGTCCATTGCCTTTTCAAGAGCCTTCATGTTCTCAGCTGGAAAGCCTCCGCCTCCTTTGAATTTTGCACCCTTACCCGGTTGCAGGTCGGATTTTTTATCAAGGTCCTTTTGGCTAAAACCCTTTTCCTTTAATTTGGAAATTAACCGCTTAATTAAATCAGAGTCTATTAAAACTGCTCCAACCTTAGCTGATGAATCGGTTCCTTCCTTTCCGCCCTTTGCTGAATCTACGCTTGCTTTGTGTTCCCAGTGCCAAGGCTCTCTGGGAATGGTTGAGAATCCAAATTTTGAAGCGTTTTTCTTTAACCAGTCTTGGGCGTCTGAATCTAATTTGAGATCTAGCGCGCTACCCCAACCGTGATTTGAAGTTCCGGGTACTGCAGCAAGTCCGCCATTTTTATAAAGACCCTTACGTGCAGCAACACTAACTTGGGCTTCATAATCTCGATAGGAATCAGTTATTCCCCAGGTAATTCCGTCCGCTTCAGCAGCGGCTTTCATTTCTTCATAGGCTTTTGCGGCCTCCGCATTCAATTTATGATTGCCGCCGCTTTTGCCTAACGGTTGAATTGCAACCAAATCATCAGTATTCAATTTACCGTTGGCTGCCTCATTTAATTTTCCAGCAAATTGGTCGAATCCTTTAATCATGTTGGCTATCGGGTATTTTCTTTAGGGTGTCCTCATTAAATTTAACGATTGCTTCGGCCGTTTCTGGTCCAAAATAACCATCGACTCCGTATTTAGTAAGTTTATAACCCAAAAATTCCAGCGCAAGCTGAATGTCTTCAACCAGCTTAGAATATTCCATACTACCGGCCGCTTGGACCTCAATTGATTTATTTGAGTCCGCAAAATCTTGCAGCGTTTTGTAGTAGGCTTCAACTTGTGAATCGATTGGACCCTCTTTTGCGCTCGTTGACTTTTCCTTCTTTTCTCCCTTTTCGGATTTGCCGGTCAGCCAGTCCCAAAAACCTTCATTCAAGGTTTCATTAAATTCATCAAATTTCTTAAACATGCTAAACTTTAATCATATTTTATGTACTATATAATAGGTTTAATTATTTATCTACATGAACGAGAAAATAAAAAGAGTTGAAATTAATGGCTTCAGGTATTATCAGGTCAGCAATGATACTCATATAATTGGAACCTTTCCTAGTGTGACAACTGTCCTCGGAGAGACATCAGACAAGGCTGGTTTGAATGCCTGGCGAGACAGAGTTGGTCATCAGAAAGCAGATCAAATTGGCAAGGACGCTGCTAATCGTGGAACTGTGATGCATCGACTTTGCGAAATTTATCTTAATTTGCCAGCATCATTAAGCGCAAAGGACAGATTGGAGGAAACTCTATCTCTATCAAGACTGGACGATGAAATTGAAAAATTTGATAATAGAGCAAAAATAGTAGGCGGAACCCTATTCTATAATTTCATTAAATCCAGGTCGTTTGATGAGATTAAAAAGGTTATTGCACAAGAGCGTTTTCTATGGACGCCAAGGGACGGCGGATATGCCGGCACTGTCGATAATGTTTCTCAATTGATCACAGACGACTACGCGATTGTTGATTTTAAAACTGCTCGCAAGCCAAAGGACGAAAAGTGGATTGAAGATTATAAGCACCAGGTTGCAGCCTATTCTGTTGCAGTTTGGGATAGAATGCAGATAAAAACAACGCGTTGTCAGATTTGGATTTCAAATGAAGTGGACGACAAGCCGCAACACTTCACAATGACATCAGCGGAAATGAAGGAATACTATTTTAAATTTAGAGAGAGACTTGCTAAATTTTATGAAATGCATCCAGTCGCTGAGCAGACCTCAGCCAAGTAATTAGATTTCAGTAGGCTCTCCGAGCTTTCTGAGTAGATCAAGTCGAACCGATACGCTACGTTCTCCGTAACCGTATGCTTTTACGTAAATAAATTTTTGAGAAGAGGTATTAACTGTACCGTAATCGCTTTTTGCAAGAATACCAAATGCATTCTTATGGCCTGCGATGTAGTAATGCGTTCCCGCGCGCGCTCTTAATTTATCATCAACTGTTACTTCGCTTAGCGGATATGCGGTTAGACCCAATCCAGTAAACGGGGCATCGATTGTAAAGCCGGTCACAGCATCGGTCAATTTAACCGATTGTGGGTCAGTGTTTAACATTTCAAGAGTAGCAGGAGTTGGACGTCTTGAAGACCCTGTCCATGGAATGAATACTGGTACTCCAAATGAATTTCGTAGAGACTCTCTCTGTTGAGGTCCCAGCACAATAATCTGCATTCTATTGATGAAATAAGAGTCTCTAAACATCTTCAAAATACCTGAATTCGCGTTCGAACCATTATTTCTGGCTGCCTGTAAACGCTTAAGAGTATCACCGTTTTCAGGCACCTCACCGAATGTTTCTCTATTTCTAGCGCGCTCTTCGTTTTCACGACGTTCAGCTTCGCGTCTTTCGCGGTCAGCCGTCTCACGTTGAGTTCGTGCGCGCTCGGCTGCTTCCGGATTCATTTGAAGCTCAATGAAGGCTCTTTCGGCCGGGTCTAAATTAACTCGAGAAAGATCCGGAATATCTTCAATATTAACCTTTACCCAGGTCTCCTTTTGAGAAGTTGTTCTAGTATCCCTAGCGTCCTGAAATCTTAGTGTGCCTTGTGCAATCGCAATTGCCTCAGATATTTTGACAGCAACGTAGGAGCCATCGTTTCTTCGCGTAACTACTTGACGAATAGGAAGACCTGAATACGATGCATCAAACAGGTATGCCTTAACAACAATAAAGTCGCCAACATTCCACTCTGCATCCGGATCGGCACCGTACTGTTGAATTCTGGTTGCAAGTCTTCGACGTGTCTCGGCCTCTTCCCTGGTTCGACGTTCACGAGCCTCGCGCTCGGCTTGAGCTTGACGCTCTCTTTCACGGCGATCGGCTTCACTTCTTGAATTTTCAATTTCGTTGAATCTTCTTTCGGTTAAGCGATCATCATTAACTAGAGATTGTAAATAGGCTGGATCTAATTTAACTAAAAAGTCGTTTGGTAAAATTGCAAGCAGTTCATCATCAATGTCAAAACGGTCAGGCTGAGTACGGTTCAGACCAATTTGATTTGATATGAAACTTTCCGCAACCTCAATCTTTTTATTCTCTTGAAATTGCTTATCGATTGCCATCCAATTCGCTGGGCCAATGATTGCGTGTGCATCATCAACCGAAACAGAGCCGTCAGCATTTAATTTTTGATCAAGTAGAGAACCCCAAGCCTTGTCCTTTTCATCTGTTCCCGATCTATTTGAAGAAATATAGCCAACGTGTCTAAGCAGAGCACGATATAGTTTATATCCCAAGCCAATGCCTCGCAAGCCTTTTGGAATTCCGTCATTTGGAAAATGGCTTCGTTGCCAGGCGGATGGTGAATCAATGTTGAAGTGAATAGCGCTTGATGAATTAAATAGATCTCTCCATTTACCAAAATCCGCAATAAATTTATCTTCGCTCGGCGCAGCCTGTCTGGTCTTGTTTAAAAGTTCTCGGACCTGTGCGTCAAATTTTGGATAGTAGGTTCTTTCGCTTGAGCTTGTCTGAAACATTGAGATATCGGTTGATTTAATCTCTTTGAATTTCTGCACCAGCTCGGTTGCAAGTTCAAAATAGGTTTTGGGCCTCGGCTGACCCTGTAATTGACGAGCCCTGTCTACTGAAGACTGTCTTATTGGACCCATTTGGCTTCCAGAAAGTCTTTCTGGTCTTTTTATGCCCATTTCGTCAACCAGCCCGTCTTGACCAAGAGCTTGATCAGCTGACTCGTTAACCATTTGTATAAATGAATTAATCATTAAATTAGATTCTTTTGGTTATTTATTCGTTAGATCCTTACCAGTAAATGAAGTAAAAGACCTAAACTATAAATAACTATATGCAAAAAGTATCAATCAATAAAACTGGCATTAACATTTCATTCTGGGATGACCAATCTGAAAAATGGATTGAAAAGAGTCTGGCTGACTCAAATTTACCTATAACTTGGTTCATGAATTATGCAGTTGAGATTGAAATGGGCATGACAGTTAGAGAAATATTGGATCAGTTAAAGCCTCATGCTGAGGCTTTGAAATTTTATTTTGTGCAAAATCTGGGAGGGGTTGAGCTTGAAGAAATTTTCATGATCGCTGACCAGGCCAAAATTATCAAACAAGAAATTGCGGCAAAGGAGGTTTTTTTACTTAAAATTGCAGATCTCAAAAAGATCAATCAAAATGATCAGGCGATCGATTTTCTGTCAATTTATCCAGTTTTAATGGGCCTAGAGATAGTTAACGAAGAGGATCCGGAATCAGACGTGTTGCACCCACTCTCTCAAATTAATTTTGAAAATTGGTGTGATCTGCCTATTCTAGCAGATGACTGGTTGGAGATCGTCGATTCTCAAGACTCTTCTGTAAAATTTGAGTGTGTCATTAACTGGACTTTCAGCGAAATAATTTCAACCATCCTATCTCAAGCTGCAATTACTTTGCAGATAACACAGGCTGTTTCAAAAAATAGTACGGTTCAGCCTGTTCAGGCCGGCCCAGTTGAAATATCTCATGTTTGGGATTGGCTTCACGATCTTGACACAATTTTTCTAAATAAGTGACATCTTGTCATAAAATCAAGGTTGGCACACAATTTGTTGTATTAATTATTGAGTAACCTTAGGGTCCAAACCGCTCACCAATCGGGAGCACAAAAAAAATAGATTTAAGAACTATGACTTACACAACCAGAAATCTAGAGACATTTGATCTCTTATTCAAAAATTTCTTCAACAGCGATTCATTCTTCGCCCCAGTAGTTGAAGCTAAAATCACTCATCCTGTCGATATTTATGAGGACACAAAGGGTCTTCATCTTGAAATCGCTGGAACTGGTCTAGCCAAAGACGATATCGACATTCAAATCGAAGGCGATATTTTAAGAGTAATTTACGAAAAACCAGACGAAGGCTCAGAGCCGAAAACCAAATTTATTCATCGTGGGATTGCACGTCGATCCTTTAATTTGGGTTATAAAATTGCCTCAAAATTTTCACTGCAAAACGCTGAGGCTGAGATGAAAAACGGTTTACTGAAAATTTGCGTACCTTTCGCAGAGGAAGCCAAACCAAAAACCCTAAAAATAAAATAAAAACTGTTCCCAACAGGTTACTCATAGAGTCGGCCATTTGGCCGACTTTTTTTGTATATTATTAAGAGTATGAGACGCTTAAAAATAAAGACATTTTACAATCCCAAGCAGGTGCTAGAGAAGGACTCATACTCAAACTACAGTAAGTCCCCTCTAAAGCCCAAGCTCTTGATCGAGTATCTGGCCAAGAAGGGCTTACTCGATCATTTTGAAATAACTAAAGTCTTTGACCGTTTTGGCAATTCTGACTTTTTAGTTGCACACACTAAAAAATACGTCAACGACTTTTTTAAGGGTGGGCCCAAAGCTTCGTCAAACGGTTTAAGTTGGAATCATCAATTCGCGGAGTCGGTTCGCTATACGAACGCGTCTTTGCATGCAGCAATTAAAAACTCAATCCTAAATCCAGCTGAGATCAGCTTTAGTCCAACCAGTGGTTTTCACCATGCAAGACCAAGCGGAGGTAGCGGTTTTTGCACGTTTAGCGGTCAGGCGATTGCCTCAGTTAAAATATGGAGGGAACTGGGCAAGGTTGGCTGTTACTTAGATTTGGACGGACATTTCGGTAATTCAATAGAAGACACCAGATCCTTTCAACCTGAGCTGGACTTAGCTGTGCCGCCGGGTTTCAACTTTAATCCAAAATTTTCAAACGAAGAATATTATCAAGATTTGGTCAATTTTATCAAGACTCAACTTGAGCCCGCAATTCTATCTGGTAAAATTGACTATGTTGTCTGGTGCCATGGCGCAGACTCTCACGAAGACGATCAGTTAGGACATCAGTGTTCAACTGAATGGTGGGTTAAATGCGCAAATTTTTTCTGGAGCTGGGTCAGCGAAATGGACCTAATTCTAGGTAAACCATTACCCGTATCTTGCGCGCTATTTGGCGGATACCGAGATGACGATTATACTTCAGTATTGAGCCTACACACAATGGATCTAATTGAGTGCATACGACAAACGATTGGCCTCGACGTTAAATATACTATAGAGGTACAGCCTCGCCAAAAATACGGGGAATTAAATGCCATTGGATCAGGCCGGCGAATTCGCAGAGATGCGCAAGAAGTGTAAAGATTTAGAAAAACGGGGAATTGCTTCTCCCTATTGGTCAGAAATACTTATAGTTATAAAATGGCTTGAGGATCTTGAGGAGTATGAAACCTGCCAAGAGCTTTGGGAATATTATGAAACTATGACGGGAAATCCGTCTGTTTAATTAAAGATATGGTTTAGCAATCGTCATTACGGATCTGAGGATTGAACCAGTTTGCTCAAGCATGTACATCCACAGATCATCGTCTGAGTATACTTCGCGGCCTTCCTTCTTTACATCAATATCAAATTCGCCACGCTCTGACTTAATGAAGAGTCTGCAGTAATCTCGAGCTGAACTTCCAGGACCAATATGGTAGAAGTTATCAAGTTGAATGATTGAGCCATCGCTTAACTCAATTAACAGCATTGCAACTTCGCTACCTAGTTGACCTTCGATTCTGACAATTTGACGGCCCTTTGAATCGGACCACTCTTTTGCTTCAATTGATAGTTGTCTGGCCTGATCGCCGGCCCAACTTTCATCTCCATCCAGGGTTTGAATGTTAATCTGAGGTTCAGCAAGACCTAATTGGTGAAGCCGTCTAAACTTGTCATGATATGATTCAAACATATTATCGTCTTCATCATCTTCCTCCTCTTCCTCTTCGTCATCGTCTTCATCGGATTGATGAGTTGCAACGTATTCTTCCAGATCTTCCGCAACGCTGGTGTAGAGCATATAGGCGTATTCATTGCCAGCTTCGTCCCACCACTCCATGAAAGATTCACCGGCTCCCTCAATGTCTCCATTCTCAAAATAATGATCAATGCCCAAATCTTTTAGGGAATGAGAGTCGGTGTCTGGACCCTCAGCGTATTCATAGCCCTCAACCTCATAGACTTCAACGAGTAAGGAGGTCGTTATTGTAAATCCTTCAAGCAGAGAGGCAGCTGTGCCTAAGCCCAATTGAATCAGTCTTGTCAGCTTTTCTGGAGCCTGTTTAGTAAAGTTGGGCTGCAGCACCATCGTAAAATAGGAGCTGGGCTCAACTCGACCAAGTCCGCTAATCTTCATTGTATCAAGTTCCCAATTAGAGTCAATCTTAATTAAACCATTAGGTTCCACCGAAATATCTGCGTGATATCCTGCTCTACGCATTCCATCCGCGAATTTAGAGATCACATCAGTGTAATGTGAAGGCTGAGAATTTTCATTTATGAATTGAGAAAAAGTTTTCATCTGTAAAGTTTAGTGATTAAGCCTGCTCTTCAGTTTGTGAGGTTGCGGCTTTTTCCTTTTGAATCTGGTTAATCATATAACCTGACACTGCAAACTCAACGCCCGCCCAGATTAAAAAATCGGTCATGCTTAAGCCTTCATATTTTTTAAGTAGAAAAAAGATCATGCCCCATTGTGCAACAACGAATGCAATACCGGATTCAACTCTCTTTTTTGAGAAGTAGGAGTCCTTGCCGCTGTACATTGCGCCAAGTTCTTTAATCAACCATTTAATGTTCTCCCATCCGAAAAAGTATTTTTTAGCCATCTTTGTTTTTATTTTTTTGTTATTTATTTAAAATATCTCTGTAGTGCAGACTCTAATTTTTCAGTCCCAACCAGATCCTCTGAACTTTCTGAATAGTGATCCAGATAACGATCTTCTAGGATTTGGGCTGCGGTCTGATGACCGAGTTCATCCAAAATTCTAATCCCTAACCAGTCAGCTTCACGTTCTTGACGTTCATCGTATTCTGCAAAGTCACGATTGGATGAGGCGTGCTCTAGAATGCCGTGCGCAATTTCATGGGCCTCAATCGCAAGCAGGTGATCCTGTGTTAGGTTGGCCTCCTCAAGCTGAACTCCATCGACGTATATTGTCTGGTTTAGCAGATCGCCGAATGCAATGCCCAGATGATCAAATACTTTGGAGAGTTCAGCATAGCCGGAGTCAGTCGGCCACAGCACAATCACGGTCCACGCAGGATCTAGTTTGCTTTGAAATGCCGCAACCTGATCGGCGCTCTCTTCCAGATTGTACTTTGCCATTTTTGCAGCACGTCGGCCGGTTAGGTCCCTAAAGAGCTCCCTAACGTCTGGCTGACCCAACTGCGCAGTCTGCACAAGAGTGTAGAACTGGGCATCCGAATTCTGCATCATCGCAAACCATTGCTCAAGAGTCGGCATCTTATCAAGTTCGTTGATTCGGGTCTTAAGTCTTCTAAACATTGGAAAGAGCTCATATTCGTATCTTTCATGCTTATACTTTCGGTTAATGTCCAAATCACTTAACTTGATTAGGGGTCGGGAATTCTCAGTCAACCACGTACTAAATTGTAATAGTTTCATTATAGAGTTATTTATTCAAGGGCCGCAGATAAATAAACTAAAATAGTTAACTAAGAAATGATTTACAGGTATAATCAATGGCTTGAAGAATCTGAAAAGGTTGACGCGACTGTTCCAGCAATAGACGCCCCAGCCGCTGACCCTTCTGCCGCACCGGCTCCTCCAGCTGAAATGGACGAGACAGAACCAAAGAGCGTTGAGGAAATCGATGATTCAACCGAAATTGGTAAATTTAAAAAATTAGATCAGGCTCGCAAGGATGCGGTTAAAGCATTCAAAGAAAAGCAGAAGGAATTTTTAGAAATGCCTGAGGACTCTCGTAAGAATCCTACATCGGATGAGGACAAGCAAAAGGTTCAAACCCTAAAGGATGAACTTATTGCACTTAATAAAACAATGAAGGATGCTGAATCCGCTTTCAATAAATTCAATGACGAAATGCTGGGTCTTTCAGCTGACGTTGAGAATGCTGAAGGGGATGAAGATATCGAACCCTAATCAAAAAAAGAAAAACTAAAAATGAAACACCAAGTAAAAAGATTTACAGATTTCGTTAATGAGTATCACTCGCATAATCATCACTTAAGCGACATGGAAGACTCTATGTCAATGGAGAAGTCACCATGCTGTGATTCTGATATTGATACTGATGGATATTGCACAGAGTGCGGCGAATACGCTGATCAAGATGATTCATATTCTCACTACGACAGACAGCATAAAGCTGATCCTGATAATTATTTAGCCGCTCCGCCTAGGGAAATTCACCTAGATCCACATGAGCTTTATGAAGCAAAGAAAAAGGCTCAGATTGAAGCTCTTAAGGCGGTTGACAAAAAATTCGCTAACCTAAAACCGGTTGGTAAAAAGAAGGCAATGCCTGAAGAAGAGGAAGAGATGGAAGAGGCTCCTAAAAAAGGAGGTAAAGCCAAGCCGGCTGCAAAAGAAATGCCTTTCGGTAAAAAAGCAGAAAAACCTGCTGCAAAAGGAATGCCTTTCGGTAAAAAAGCAGAAAAACCTGCTGCCAAGCAGTCAAAGCCTTTTGGATTTCAGAAAAAGGGCGCAAACACTGAAAACGAAATGTAATTCGTCGATGGACAATAATAAAAGGAGCCAGATCAATCTGGCTTTTTTTATGTGAATTGGGTGGGCGTAAAATTAAACGACGATCGCTGGGTTGGTCGACATGAATCCCGATTTCTTCATAATAGTCTTCATTATCATGTCGTGTTCGGTGTGGCCAGCATCATCGGGTGCGCCCTGGATCTTGAACGGGGCGTTAAGATTTGAGCTTAAGTCCTTTAGTACCGCTTCAGTCTCAGCAGGAAGCTCGGATATTTTTTGGCCCGCATTTAGGTATGCCTTTAGAAAGAGGACTTTAAGTTCGTTATAGGTTATTGGCTTGCCGTTGCGAACATCATTGATTCTATCCTTAAAGTGTTTGGTGAATACTACATCGAGGCCAAGTTCGCTGAACAGCCCGTCCGCGTACTTTTCAAGCTCAACGAGCTGATTGTGATCTAGTGATTCACTTATGAATTGTGAGAACTGCTTTAGGTGTTTCATGGTTTAAATTTAAAGCCGGTTAATTTTTCAACGTCTGATACCTTAACCGCGAGCTGATCAAGCTTTTTTGTTTGATCCTTTGTGTTCTCAAAGATATAGGCTTCCCAAACTTTGGTTTTCTTTATGTAAATCACTTTCCAACATTTAGAAGGAACTGCGACCTCTCCAATTTTAGCAACGTTACCCACATTACCGCACCAAACTCTAACCGAGTCTAGTTGGGAGGCAAGTTCTCTGGTTCTAACCTCAAGAGTTTTCCAGACTCCAGCATTTAGCGAATGATACTGTGGAGACATATTTGAGAAATAAAAGCACTCGCGTTGCCAGTCCGCATTACACTGGTTGTCGGCGGCCGGGCACATGTGGCCTCTATCAAAGCCTGAACCTTTATAGTCGTCAGCTAAATCAGTTTCATTGGGTAAGAGTGGATCCTGTGCAAACTCGTCCTTTCGTGGAACCTTTGTGTCTGGACATACGAGTCGAGATTTGGTTGCCCACCACTCAACCTCGACCGGATATTTTAGGGTTGTATTATAGTGAGATACGTAGCCGGCATGTTTTAGGATAACGATCGGGGGTTTCGGCAGTTGAACCAGCGAAAATGATGTACCCAGGATAATTACGATTAGAAGTACTAACCAGATTTTAAAAGTTTTCATATACTTTATTTATTTTAGGTCAATCTGCCCAAATAGGTAGTATATTAATTACATGAAAAGCTTAGTATTCAGCATCGCAATCCTCTTCGCAAGCACCGCAGTTGCGCAAAATCATGAAGATTCTGTCCTGATCAGGTTAACCAATCAGGAAAGAGCGAAATTGGGTTTAAAACCCCTGCAGTATTCGATTGTAATGGACTCCGCTGCCGAGTTTCATACTCGCTACATGGTTTCCCATAATAAAATAGATCATACTGAATACGAACCTCAACCTGGCGAAACCCAAACCTTTTATGGAGGCCGTGACCGGGTTAAGAGATTTGCAAATCTATCTAATGATCAATTCTCATATCGATTAAGCCGCGAAGTTTGCGCAGCCGAGGGTATGAGTGATTCGCTAGTTGCAAATTTTAAAAGATTTCCAATCAGGTCTAGGGACCAGGTTGTGCAGGAGTTCTTTAAGGGCTGGATGAATTCACCAGGCCATAGATCAATCCTAATGGACCCAGAGGTTACTCACATTGCTTTCGGAATAGGCCTAATGACCGACTCAAAAACTTCAACCTGGTACTACTATGGAACCGGTGTGGTTTCTCAAAAAATAAATTAAAAAACTGGACACTGCATCGGATTGCCCTTGGTCTTTGGCGGTTTGCTTGGCCCAGGTCCAATACCGATGTGCGGTATGTCAATTTTTGGAGGTTGCCAGGTTTCGTCTCTCCAGCTAATGAAAACTTTCCACTTAGAGTTAGGAATTGGGTCCGCTTGAAAGGTCTTTTGTACAGGTTTTAGCAGGGTATAGGTAATTTCAAATCTGGCAAAGGCGTACTTGTATTTACCGAATTTGTCCTCATATTCCTTCATTAGGGCTTCTTGGCCCGGCTGTTTGCGATTCGCGAATTTGGTCTTATCTGCATCGGTCCATGCATCGCCAGCGTTTGCATTTACAACATCGCTAGCAGTATCTTCAGTTATTAGATTATCAGCAACTCCATTTTGGGCAAAAACCTGTTTCATCGCAGCCTTAATTGAGGCCAATCGATCTTGAGCTAGGGGCACGTTATGCGCTTCAGTATAACCCGAAGCAGGATTGGCTGTCTTTGAGCCCGGATCGTAGGAACTTGGTACGCGGCTTGTGCTTGAAATACCGGAGATCTTAACTCCTGTGATTTGGGCGCCGTCTGCCTTGATTTGATCCAGATAGGTTTTAATACCAGTTGTCATCTCTTGTAGTGCGGGTGCTTCTATTTGAATCTTATCGTCGCCGAAGAACTGTTTTGCTTTGTTCATTGCAGCAGAGGCCCAATCTCCATTTGGATTTTCTGGGTATGAACCGTTAATAATAATTGGTTCTGGACTAGGCTGAATTGTCTCAGGCGGCAGGGTTAGGCTTGTGCCGGCTGGCACAATATAGAGATCGGTCGCCGTTTTAATAGCGGTCGCCGCATCGACTTGTGCCTGACCAGGTTTTGGATTTGAATTTTTTCGGTCAACGTATTTTTGAACCCGTTGATTAATGTAGTCCGCGATGGTCTTCTTTTCCTCAAAGCCTAGGGTGTTATTTGCTGAAAAGTATTGGCTTAACTTTGTCTGATCCCCCATTGCTGAGGTCAAAGTTTGGACGTTCTGTTGAATCGTCTGTAGTGGGGTTGTATTGCCGCCAATCTGCCAATTACCTGAGCTAAAGGCATAAGAATTAGTTGTAATACCATCATCTGAACCCTTCTTAAATGCATCGTCAACCTCCTTAAAATAGGTTGCAAAAGGTACTCGTTGCTGAGAGATTGTAAATGAACCGTCTACCGCAACCGCAGGTATGAGCAGTCTAGCGGACTGTTGACTTAGATTGAGACCCTTGGCCTTCACCTGAGCGATTAGGGCAAGTACTGCATCCGCCTTTTGAGCCGCATCCTTCCAGCCCTCATAGCGTTTTTGTTCGGCCGGTTTTGTGAACTTTGCAACTGATGCTGAGATGCTTGGTGCAAACTGCTTTATTGCAGTACAAAAGTCCTCAACGTTCTTGACGTAATTGTATTGGCTTGCGCTGGTCGCCGCTGTGCCTTGTTTGGCAAAACCTCCCAACCAATAGTACATGCTCTTGGCTGAATTCTGTTTGTCACGCTTGGCCTCGCCGCCCGCCTTGAAAATAGTCTTCCATAGGTTAAGGTCCGGTCCGCCCTGGTGCCACCATTCAATGATGGCTGCGTAGTTGGGTAGAGCCTTGGTATTCGCATCATCGCTGGTGAGAATTCTTTGGTATAGACCCTCAAGATCGGTCTGCTGTAACAGAGTTTCAATTGGCGTGTTTGGATCAGCCGCCTCCCGCATGTATTGGGTTGACTCGATTAAACGGTTCCAGCCCTTGAAATCCTTTATGATTGAGTGCTTCATGTTAGAGATTTAAAAAAGAGTTTTTTAGAAGTCGGTGTTGACCGTGTACTGCATCGGCCCGTTTAGCGTATCAATGCTCCAAGATGAAGTATCGTTTGCGGTTCCGCCCTGTAGTTTTGCACGGGTCGATTTGTCAGCCGCCTCCAGCTTTGCAATGTTGGGGTCGCCCGCTCTAAGCGTCTTAACCAACGGTACGATCGTGGTCGTGTACCAGTTGTTGTAGGCCATACCGGCCGCAGACTCATCATCGTTAAAGGTACCCTTAAATGGTTTCCAAAACTCGGTTTCCTTGAATTTTGCAACGATCTGATCGCAGATGCCCATTGCAATTTTGTCGTCGTTTTGATTACGTTGATCAAACACAGTGCCTGCGGTACCTGCAGTGCCGGCTGAACCTGCAGCTGCGCCGGGCGTAAAGCCTGCCGCGATCTTTTCGGCAATTTTGGCAAGGGTTTTTGGCCCGATTGTGGTTTGAGTTGGCTCAAGCGTTTCGTCTGTGATTGAGTTAGCGGTTCTAAACTCCTTGATTTTAGCAATGGTGTTTGGCCCAACTTTACCGTCACATGATTTGGTGTCGGTGAGAGGTGCATTGTAGACAACAGCCTGCACCTTTTTAATATCGTCAGCGGTTAGGGCTCCGTCCGCACCTGTGATTGCGGTTAGCGGAGCAGCGGCTGCGGTACCGGCAGTACCGGAAGTACCAGCTGTACCGGTTGTACCGGCAACCCCGGCTGAGCCAGCCGTACCGGCTGTTTCAGCTTCAAACAGGCGGTTCCAGCCTTTAAAATCTTTAATGATTGTGTGTTTCATTTTTTGTTTATATTTTTGTCTTATTATTTATATTATAGCGAGCCTGATGCAACCATGTACTCAAAAAAGCCGAGATCGTCAATGCTAGCTTGATACATCCAATCAACACGCTCATTCCATTCACCTTCGTCCTCATAATCGTCTAGGTCAATGTGCTTGTCGATGATCTCGTTGGTCTTGGCCTTGAGCGTTGTGATTGCCCTATCAATATCGGGATCCGAGCCCCATTCATCCATCATCTCTTCCCAACGCTCATCGAATTCCTTTTTGGGTGCAAGGCCTAGCCCTCTTAATCTTTCAACATTGCGCTCACGCTCTGGGTGTTCCTCTGATTCGTACATGCCGCCACCTTCTCCAAAGCCAGAGATCGCGTTCCAGATCCAGTAGTTCCCAGCATCCTCGGCCCAGCTCCAGCCCATGTCGTCCATGATTTCCTGCCATTCATCCGACTCCTCGTCCGCTCTTGCCAGAATTGGAGCAAAGAGCTCTTCAACGCGGGCATCGATCTGCTGGAAGAGTGAGCTCAGCTGCGGATCATTTTGAAATACCTCGGATAGCTGGCTGAAAGTTTCCTGCGGGGTGTCGTTTTGGGAGAGGCCCAGTTGTTTAAGGCGGTTGAACTTATCGTTCTCGTTAATGTGGGCCAAGAATGGTTTTATTCGACTCATCTGTGTCGCGGTCTTTCTGGTTATTTATCAGCAGATCGGGGTTGGAAACCGCAAGCTCGTGAAGGCTGCGAACCCTTTCGCCAAGGTCGTAGTTGTTGGGAAATTTGGTGGAGAGCTCTAGCATGCGTTTTGCAAGCTCAATGAGCTGGGCCTCGGTTGGAGCCTTGGTATTTTTCTGGATTTTCATTGTTATCGTGGTTTTTTTTTTTGGGGTGGCGCGTCGGGGGTAACTAGGCCGGTGCCCGGCTAGGGGGTCTGGGGACCGTGGCCGCAGCCGTCGCAGTGGTCCGAGGCCCTAATATCGAATTGGAGTCCACAGTTTCGGCAGTGACGCCAGATCTCGTGGTTCAGGAGTTTGAGTAGGCCAATCATGGGTCCGTTATTTTAAATATTTTTACTCGCCAAGAAACCTCAATCCAACACTTCGCAACGATCAGGTTAAGACCAAACATCCATGATCTGCCAAGATTACCCGGCGAGAAGAGATCCCGACCCGACTGGTAGGTACCGATTGATTCCCAGGTTTTGAAAAAGACCCCAAGCGTCTTGGTACGGTACTCCAACTCCTGGGTCCACATGCTGCCGGGTCTATCCCATTTATGACGAAACACAAGGGTCAGACCCAGATGGCCCAACCCGAATCGTAGAACCCCCTGATTAGATCTTTTGGAACTCATACTGCTCTTTAATATTAGCGTTAAGGAATTTACCAACGGACTCTGCTGAGAGCAGGGATTCATAGACCCCTTGCTCAACGGCGAGATACCTGTATTGGGCGCCCGAAGAGAATTCAACGAGCAATTCCGATTTTTCTGGATTGTATCCTACCTTGGCGACAGTAGAGGATTTTACTGGTGTAAGTTCCATAAGCTGTAGTGTTTTTAATTAATATAGTCTATTATACAGCAAAACCGGAAAAGGTTCCAGCGGCCTCTCCAGCCCGGGGAGAAATTCTTGAATCCGAGGCCGGTGACTTTTCGAAACGCACACAGGCACTCCGTGGAACCGGCCGCATTGGTCCGGGGATGGGTCCCGAGGCTAGGGGATTTTGGAAAAAAAGGAAAAAGTCATGGTTTCTGCTCCCGGTATACTTTTTTATAGCAGCATAAAGTGCACCCGGGGCACCTCCAGGAGTCACTATTTGGTGACCCCGGGGCACCTGGGTATAGCTCCTGGAGTCATCCTGGGCAGCCTCCTGGAGTGACCCTGGGGCTGTACCCGGGGCAGTACCTGGACCCTACCGGGCTGACCCCTGGGGCAGTACCTGGCAGTAGCCTGGCCAGCCGTATCGGGTAATCCAATAGACCTGCCAGGTAACAGGTCTGGTCTGCCTGCTCGAGAGCGGGAGGTTGTTTGGGTTGTCTATTAGTTGTCTATTGGCAGTCTGCCCGGTCCGCTGCTTGAAACCTATCTGACCGGTAGAGTATAGTATTCTGTAATCCAAATAAATCTGAAAATGCAGGCAGACTTAATGTTAGACAAGGTTATCGTTGCTCTCGAGCGGGCAGGCCGGGACTGGGCTCGGATAGACCGGGTAATCTGGGAATTTAAACAGCATCTTATCCAGCTGGCCGGTCGGGAAGAATGGGGAACGGAATACAAGGAGTACCTATTACAAAGCTTCTATCGGGTGCTGGACCCCGCCATAGAAGAGGCTGTTGCTCGAGAAGAGTTTGAATGGGCAGAGAGCCTGGTCAGGCAGAAGGAGCTCTTGTCCGAATGGAGCCTACCGGAAAATAACTGAATAAATTTTTAAACCCAAATAAGATGAAAAGACCCAACTTAGAAATTGCAACCCGGATAGGAGTTGCTCTCGCCGCAATCCTGATTGCTGGTATCGTATCAATAATAATGGCCTTCCCGGTCAAGTGGCTCTGGAACTGGCTCTGTCCTGAGATATTTGGACTACCTGTAATCTCCGTGCTCCAGGCCTGGGGATTATCCATGCTCTCGAGCCTGCTGCTTAAACCCAATCCAGCCAAGCCGGAGAAAAAAGATTAAGGATGGCCGGCCAATCGGTTAGAGCAATGGGTAATATAACCTTATAACAAACTTAACTTCAAGTAACATGACAAAGAATCAAAGCAAAATAGGTATGACCTATCGCAAGTTGCCAATCACGGCAAAGATCGCAGTAATCAATTCTCGCAAACGCATGGGCGATGTAGCCCGAGTTGCGGAGAGCACGGGCTTCTCCCCTAACTTCGTGAGCGAAGTACTTAACGGATTATACCGCAACGATCGTATCGTAAACAAGGCTTTCGACATGACACGCGGTCGCAAGACGAACATGAGCTTGATCGGCTAATCCAACCGATTAAGCTCCACAATTGAAAGGGTCCGCGAGAGTAGACCCTTTCTTTTTTTGGTATTATAAGTAATAGAAGAAACAAAGAGATTATTATGGGACTAGATATCTACGCCTACTCCAAGCTAAAGGAGGAACACGAGTTCGGCGCACGCGAAAAGAGGCTTGAAGAGCTTGGCTTATCCGAACGCGGCGAAGAGGTAATAACGATCGAAACGTTCGATGAGCAGGCATTCAAGGGCTTGAGGCCCGGAACCTGGTACGCAACCGCGGAAAGCGAGAGCTTCTCCTTCAGGGCGGGCTCCTACTCGGGCTACAACCAATGGCGTAGGGTGCTGAGCCAGACCATGCTTGGAGTCGGGCCCGAAGGGGTATGGAACAACGAGACCGAATGGCGGGTCGCGCCGTTCTTTGGTCTAATAAACCATTCGGACTGCGATGGCGCGATAGGCGGACCCGTTGCAAAGAGTCTCTATCAAGACTTTGTTAAATACAAGCACAGGGCCGAGGCGTACGTCGGCGATCCTGAACGCGAGGATAACGGCTGGTTCCTGGAAATTTACCTTGATTTTCTAAAGGCGTTTGAGCTTGCAGCTGACGATGGGGTCCTTGTATTCAGCTAGAGAAATTGGTTAAAATAAATTTTTCCGTGTCAAGTATTTTGGTTATATTTGTATCCTAACCAATTAAATCTTTTTATATGTATTCATTAGACTGCGCCTACTACCAAAAGGAATTCCCAACCCTACCGGCCCTCTTAGCCGATATCGTCGAGAGCGGCCAGGACCCCAACTACGAAATTACCTTCAGGGGCCAGCCGACCGGCGAAACTGCCTGGGACCTCATCGGACCCGAGGCCTAGCCCCTATGGTAATATAATATTAACCAAACCACATTAGACCATGGAAAAGAAACCCTATTACGAGATGTTTTCAGACGCAGGAGAAAGAGCCTGCCAAAGTCTAGTAGACAAGATAACCAAAAAGATAATGAGCCAACGTCGCGTGACAGGGGTTGAGGTTCAGGATCTCATTAAGCAGGGCATGAAGAAGATCTCCTTGAAGCACGGCGAGATATTCGATACTGAGCCAAGAGGCCACATTGCCCATCAGATAAGCAAGGCTCTAAGAGCGGCGGGCTACGGCTTCTATTTCGATTACTTCATGCAGCTGACCGAAGGTCTCTTTGAATAAGACATTATTAACACCTAACACGAGAAGCATGGACAGATATCCAAAGTGGTTGAATAACCTGATCTACTTTTTGGCAGGCATTGGCCTTTACGGCTTGCTTATGCATTGCCTCTAGAAAAAGTTTAAAAGAAAATGACCCCAGATTTTTTTGTTTGGGGTTTTTTTGTTATATTTACTTAACCAATTAAAAGATCGATATGCAAGTAAAAGACCTTAAACCCAACTTCTCCATCTTCGGCAACAAGGGCAACGTGTGGAGTAACACAGCCCACATCTACAAAAGCGGACACGGAATCCTGTGCGGCACGCCAGCTCTAAGCAACAACTGGGCCAGGCTCTCCGGTCTCGAGACGATCGGCTGTCCGGCCTGCTTAAAGCTCTATGCGGAGCAGGAAGCGGAGTGTCAGCACAAGAATCAGTACGCGGCCGTTCGTCACGAAAGCGGTCTCACGCTTTGGCGTTGCCGGGACTGCGGCCAGAAATGTTAATAACTTTTGAAAAATAAATGACCCCAGATTTTTTAGTCTGGGGTTTTTTGGTTATATTAGCTTTAACCAATTAATTTATACACCATGAAAAAACTAGAAATCCTTGCCCTAGCAACAGTGTTCTTTGCGAGCGCTGCGGGTCTTATCGCCCTAGTCGTAACTCCCCAACCTCTAGAAACCTTGCCGATTCTGGCATTTACCTTCGCCGCGCTCTTCAGCATGTCCGCAAAAATGTTAATAACTTTTGGAAAATAATTCACAAAAAGTTTTCAGGTCTCAAAGATAATTATTATATTTACCTATGTTTAACCAATCAATCAAATCTACCATGAGCAAACCACAAATCATCGCCCTACGCGTAATGCAAGTCTGGACCGTATGCGTCGCAGCAATCGCAGTATCAGGAATCCTGTTCGCAATCGCGAACCTTGTAACCGGCAACTACTCCTCAACCTCAGCCTTCGAGTTCTAACGAGCCGGATAATCCATAGGACCGGGCCCAGCGCCCGGTTTTTAAGGTTCGATCCCCAACCGGATCGCAGAGGGTATACTCCGACCTGCACTTCAGTCCGCCAGTGTCCATAACTTTGTTAATAACTTTTGAAAAATAATTCACAAAAAATTTTTTTATTTGAAAGTAATTGGTTATATTTACTTAATCAATTAAACCAATCTACCATGAGAAACCACAGAAACATTCCCCGCCCGAACCTTAACCCGCTTGCCCTACCCAAGCTCGCGTTAGCCGGCCGTGCGGTGCTTACGTTCCGTAACCTTGCGGCAGGCACCCACATGACCGTGAAGATCAAGCAGCTGCGCGACAAGCAGGATCGCAAGATCAAGCTGCCGATCTATTACGTTGATATTTCCCTGCTTAACGACGGCCGACAAAGCTCGCAGTTCGCCGGCACTCTCTTTGCCGAGACAATGCACGTCAAGCTCGGCCGCAATGTCAGACCGGATTCACGCTTAGCTCGCGCCCTAGGCTGGGTCGTGTCAGCGATCAAGAATCCAGAGATTCTACGCGGTCGTGTAGGTCTATTCCACGAGGGCAGATGCTGCGCTTGCGGATTACCGCTTACCCATCCGGAATCGATCCACACCGCTCTCGGGCCTGTCTGCCTGGAGCGCATGCTCAACAGCAGCCGTTCAGGAGATTTTAATGTCAATGAAGTATTCGCACCGGTTGAATCTGTATAGATTCGGCCGGACTCCCTAGTAACTGTTAATAACTTTATTGTCAGGTCTCAACAAAAAATATTATATTTAAACCATGAAACTCAAACCAACCCTAAAGATCGCGCAGAACCTGTTCCTAGTCGGGGACAGGGTTATAAGCTACGAAACCCATGTTGCAACAGTAGAGTTCTTTGCAAAGGAGCTCGGCCGCAGACCGCGGCTCGTGACAAATGGCAAGTACAGCCGTACGACAAGCAAGCACATAAGCCGAGTACGTCAGATGCTGGACGCCAACCTCATCGACAGCTGGAACAGACCCGGCTTTTGGCGCTTTGAATTCGGCGCAAACTGCCAGATTCCAGGATCAATCTCCCCAGCCGGCTCTGCTCCTGTTCTCGAGGCCATGCGGCTTGGTAATCCAGTTGACGTTGCGCTGGCCATGGCCGCGCCAAGCATGAGCAAACGCGATCTAAAGATACTGCACAGCATGGCACAGGACCTGCCGGAATTGCAGGCCCGGATCGAGCGCATCCAGTTCTTGGCGGCGAAGGGTCTAGCCGGACTCCCTAGTAACTGTTAATAACTTTATTTTCCCGTGTCAATTAAAATGCTTATATTTAACTAATCAATCAAACCAAAAACTATGACAACAACCCTAGCATCAATGCTCCGAGAAATGAAAACGTGGATGGATATTCCGGCCGAGACGATCAAGTCCGCCGAGGAATCCGGCATCTCAACCAAGAATTCCAAAGACCTAAAGAGTCTGGTAGACGGCTGGTCTCGCGGCCGGTACGACGAAGATCCGGGTCTATTAACTCAATCGCTAATTCGTTTAATTCCTAAAGCCAAATGAAGCAGACCCAAACAGCCCATCAAGTCCAGGACCAGGCCCAAGCACAGGGCCCGGCTGGCATCTAATCAAGTAACCAATTAAATCCAAATAGACCATGAAGAAAATCTTTAAATCCCTAATCGACAGACTACAAGGTTTCGATCCATCAATCGGAGAACCCATTGACTTAACCTATGGCGGCGGCGCGAGAGCCCAGAGCACGGTTAATCCAGAGCAGGAGCTTGGTTACAACGAGTTCTGGGAAAGAATCTATGCAATGAACAAGACCATCACGATCGGAAAAGAGTAATATAAATCCTAACCAATAACCAATCGATCATGAACAGAAAAGAGATAAGAGAGAAAACCCGAGCCGAGCTCGAAACCCTAGCCAACAGCCTAATCGCGGGCGGATTAAAGACCTCTGACCCCGAGCTCATCCTAATCGGAAATGGATTAATAACCCTCCTGTCCGCAACCCAGGACGAGCGCAGCACACATGAGCTTACTCAACTGTTAATGCAGTTCTGCATGAAGCAGGTCAAGCGTCAACAGGGCATGTCAGACTCAGAGATAGAGTTAGAGAACCTGTTGCGAGAGACAGGTATCCATCTAAATTAGAAAATAAAATATTACTTGGTTGATTGATAGAACTGGGGTCCGTGGTAGGACCCCTTTTCGCTGTTAATAATTTTTGAAAAATAATTCACAAAAATTTTTCCGTGTCAAAGTAATTGTTTATGTTTACTTAAACCTAAAAAAACTAAAACTATGGGAAAAAGAAAAAAGATACCAACTCTCTACGCAAGCAATGTACAAGTAAAGGAAGTATATCAATTGACTCGCCAAATTGATGCAATGGCAGACAACATCTCTGACTGGAGAGAGGAGATGTACTGCGAGAGGCCTGGCTTTAGTGTTGATGTTCTACGTAAAGCAATGCTTGAAGGTAATCAGTCAATTCATAAATGGAATAAGAAGCTTGAACTTATCGAGACCAGACTCTCAAAGACCTACGGTAGGGACGTGCTTCGTGAAATGGACTTCCTATTTCGTTTCAAGAATTTCGGCCGTATGAAGTACACGGAGAAACGTAAAATCAAATTGAATAATTTTCTGTAAAATAAATTTTTTCGTGTCAAGAATTATTGTTATATTTACTTACTAACCAATCAAATCAATCATGCAGACATCAAACCTATCAGAAATCAAAAATCCGGAAATGAAGCGATTAATAATCGAAAGAACCGGTAGTTCAGAACCAAATCCACAGGGTCTATGTTGCCCTCACTGCGAGGCAAGAGAGGTCTATGCGGACCCACAGGAACCAACTAACTCGGACAAGTGGTCATGGATAATCAGGGCTTTTAGAGTCGACGATGCTTCTGAGTGCCGTAACTGCGGACAGTGGTTCGTATGTTAATAACTTTTTTGAAAATAATTCACAAAAAGTTTTTTACTGTCAAGTATTATTGTTATATTTACTTATATTAATCAATTAAACTAATAAACTATGAAAATGTATCTTTTAATTTCTTGCTCCGAGGATGGAGACTCTTACAATCTATTTGACAATCTTGACCAAGCAAAGGAATCCTTTAGCGAAGAAAAGAAATCTAGGTGGAATCAAATGGTTGTGCTTTGTTCGCCAAAACCCGGAGACTCCTTTGGCTTTGGCTCCCATGGATTTTATGGTTGTGAAGTAATTGCCGAATGGTCTAAAAAACGTTAATAACTTTTTTGAAAATAATTCACAAAAAGTTTTTACTTGTCAAAAATATTGTTTATATTTACATTATAATAATCAACTAAACCAAATCAACCATGTCGAAAAGATTCGAAACATCAGAAAGCCTACCGCAATACTTCAAGGATATTGCATCAGTAGCAGTTCCTCTCACCAAAGCTGAGGAGCTTCAATTAGCAGCACGTATCCAAAAGGGAGACGATCGCGCGCTACAGCAATTAGTACAAGCAAATCTAAAATTCGTTGTTACGCTTGCGAATAAGTTTATCGGTATGGGTCTTTCCATCGATGACCTAATTCAAGAGGGTAATGCGGGTCTTATCGAAGCCGCTCGTCGTTTTACCCCAGATAAAGACGTGAAGTTTATTACCTACGCCCAGTTCTGGATACGTAAGAGATTAAACCTTGCTCTTTGCGAGATCGGTCGTACCGTTCGAATTCCGGTAAATCAGGAATACGATCTTTACAAACGCAAGATGGCAGGCGAAAGCATCAACATGCGTAACATCCAATTGGACCGCCCAATCGGCGAGGACGGTGAGGATACGGTCGGCGATCTCTTGTTGAGAGAAGATTTCCAAGACCCATTCGAAAGTGAGGACCAAACCAGAATACTCCGTAGAGTACTTAACGTTCTTAAACCAACCGAACGTCAAATCGTGGAGCTGTTCTACGGTCTCGTTGGAGACGGGCTCTCCACCAAGGAGGTTGCGGAAGCCGTTGGTAAAACCCCAGTCGAAGTTAATCGCGCGCTAAAGGTTGCCCGCGCTAAAATGAGAAAGGAGGTAGGCGTATGATAATGACAACCCAATTTGAAGCCCGCTTCTGGGCCGAGACCGCAGTTGAGATTCTATTTTCCGAAGGCGATCCATTCGCGGGCCGGGTGGATAGGGACTCCCTAGTAACACAGATAGAAGCCGCAACCCTACTAAAGCTTGTTACGGAAGATACGCCAGACCTGTCGGAAGAAGAGTTTAACGAGTGTATTAAAAATTCAAAAACAAGAGCATGATAGGTAATGTTATACAGCGAGGTACTAGCCTCCAAATACTAGACGAGTCCGGTCAGGAAATTGGCTGGACTCAAATTGCGTCAAGCGCCCAGCTACAGGGATTCTGTTCGGATTTTCTGCTTGTTCGAGACGGCAGCTACGTCCTGACCCTGGACAGCCGTGGCAATCAGCTGGGCTCGGTCGTAATCGATAAGGACAGCCCGATCAGGAGCATAACCCCATCCGGCTTTCTGCTGCAGGTTGGAGCCAGCCTGCTCGAGAAGTATTCCCCGACCTGCAGCCATCTAGGTTCACAGTGGATTTAAAGAAAATATTTTAAAATAAATTTTTCCGTGTCAAGAAAAAGTATTATATTTACTTAAACCAAAATCAATCAAACCATGAAAAACCAAATCATTAATTTAGAAGGAATCAATCAGGTCGATTTCATCGGCTCTAGCAAAGGAGAGTTCAGAGCAATCGTTAAGGTGCAGGCCGGCTTCTTGACAGTTGTCGACGATCTTGGCGTGCAGGCCAATTGGCAAAGCGGGCCGGAATGGAAACGCGCGATCGATGTATTTCGCGGATTCAAGAAGGGAGCTCTGCAAACAATTCAATTCAAGGCCGAAGGCACGGATTCCTGGCTGACGGTGTTCGCGCGTAAGGGTAATAAGGTAATCCTTATGGATACTGAACTCTTCTTAACCATGAAGGTGGGCGACATAAATCAAGATTGGAGCAATACTAATCTATACAGCCAAGCCAACTACCGTGCAGCAGGGGCCAAGTCATGGGCAGACTATGCCTTTGTCGAGAACGTTTAATCCAAATAATAGTACAATCAATAATAATTAACTCTATACACTATGCAAAAGAAATTTTCAGAAAAAGAAGTTAAAGCGCTTAAGCGAGACGCCTTCATCAATGGCGCGCTGTTGATAATAGCAATCGCGGTCGTGTTGACCTGTATTCTGTTCTTTTATAAACCCTAAATCCAGACAAAGATGAGAAATCCAGAATTATTCAGAATTGAAATCTCCGAAGCATTCGGCCAGGTCGATGCTTATCTAGCCGAGCTTAAAGCTGAAGATGCAATAGACATAATGCGAGAGTACCTAAACGTTGACATCCAAACGTTGGACGATGGATCCGTCAGGCTGGACGATGAGTTTGTACCCGACGAATCGGTAGATCAATTGATCTCAAACTGCTTCCGCCTAATGGATGGGTGGCAGAAAATAAGCATCTATTCGGACATGATTCAGATCGACATGGACTTTGAGATGGACGAAGCGGGCTGGCCGACGGGATTCCTAACCCAATTCATATAGCGGATGCAATCCATTATTAAAGGGGTCTTGGTAATCCGAAACCCCTTTTTTAGTATTATATTATAAAGAGGATACCATTCACGCTGGGTGAATCAGAATAAAAAGTATAAATAAAGATATGTCAACTAAAAAGAATCGCAACTACCATGATATTCTGCTGGAGCTTATCCGGCTTCGAGAGACCGACTACGACGGATTCATGGACAGGCTTTACGAAGCCTTGGCCGGAGAATTCCGGGATGTTGTACACGACGGTGCCCCAATCGACGAGAAGAAGCAGGCTATCTGGACCATGATCTCCCACTTTGAGAAGAAGGAACAGTACGAGAAATGCGCGGACCTTAAGAGGTTAAGCGAAGAACTTGGGTAATATAAATCCAGTAATCAATTATATCTATGTGCGCGATAATATCCCTAATCTGTATAGGCTTCTGCATCTACTGCGTGTTAAATCCAGAAAAAAGATAAGTTAAATGCCTAGTCCAACCCGAAAAAGCAGACAGGTCTGGCTCCTTACCTCTCGAGCAGGAGAGACAGAGAGACCCGTCTGCGTAAGCGCAACCTTTAAGACAGTATATGCGCATGCTCTATTTGAAGGCCGGCTTTCCGAGGCTAGCCTGACCGAGCGCGCTGCTCGAGAAATCTGTAAACGCGACGGCCGGGTCTGGCTCTGGGACAGGTCAAAATACTCTTCGTTTGAGGAGGCCATGTGGTCGCCGATCGGCAGCCTAACCCGAATCGAAAGGGTTGAGGTTCGCAAGGCCTAGCCAATTGTTAATAACTTTTGACATAAAAATTTTTCCGTGTCAAATAAAATACTTATATTTACTCCATAACCTTAAAACAATCAGACCATGGCAACACTATCAAGTAAATCAGCAAGCGGCACTTCCTTTCACGATACCGTCTTTGTGTGTTCAGTAAACGACCTCATTGAAATGCTGGGCGCGCCCCAGTACTCGGATAATACGGGTGAGGACAAGGTCAATTTCGACTGGACCTGCGAGACCCGAACCGGAGAGGTCTTTACCGTATACGATTGGAAAGAGTACCGG